TTAAACTTATTTTTATAATTAACTTCGTATATTAATATAATACATTTCTTAACTACATTATATAATTATATTGGAATTGCCACTTTTTATTTTTTATTTTTTATAGACAAAACCCATATTTTATTTTATAATTTATATAGTTAAAATATATTTTATAATGGAGAAAGTAAGAGCTGAAAGAAACCGTACTATAGTTTTATCTGATGTAGAAAAAATAGAATTAAAGAAAGAATTACATCAACTTAATGAAATATCTAAAGTAGATGAAGTACTCAATAAAATTTATAATCAAGACTTATTTGAGATTATTGATTACCTACCTAAACATTTTGTAGACTTACTTATTATAGATCCTCCTTATAATCTATCAAAAGATTTTGCAGGATTTAAGTTTAATTCTATGGGTGATAACGCTTATATTGAATATGTTAGAAGTTGGTTGCCAAAAGTAATAGAATTATTAAAACCTAATGGGAGTATATATATTTGTTGTGATTGGAAATGTACAAGTGCTATCTACCAAGTTATGAGTGAATATGTAACCATCAAGAATCGTATTACATGGCAACGTGAAAAAGGTCGAGGGGCTAAGACTAATTGGAAAAATGGAATGGAAGATATTTGGTATGGCGTGGTTAATGATAAAGATTATTATTTTGATGTAGAATCAGTGAAACAAAAAAGAAGGGTGTTAGCACCTTATAAAGTAGATGGAAAACCTAAAGATTGGATAGAGACTGAAGACGGAAATTTTCGCCTTACTTATCCATCTAATTTCTGGGATGACATCAGTATCCCTTATTGGTCAATGCCAGAGAATACAGATCACCCAACACAAAAGCCAGAGAAATTAATAGCTAAACTTATTTTAGCATCATGTCCAAAAGGTGGAGTAGTATTTGATCCTTTTTTAGGAAGTGGTACAACTGCAGTTGTTGCTAAGAAATTGAGTAGACAATTTTGTGGAATAGAACTTAATGAAGAATATGCTATGCTAACATCTAAACGATTACGTATGGCTGATGATAATAAAGATATTCAAGGTTATTCTGCTGGTGTATTTTGGGAGAGGAATACATTAAATTTACAGAAGAAAACTCAAAAGGCTTCTAAGAAATAATAAATACAACATACAAAAAGATTTATATATAATGTCAAAGGTCAAAGTAGAATCTAAATAGTTATTTGAAAAACGTAATACCAGTGATGTTTTTACTCGTCTTATCATAATGGGGTTATTGCGTATATTAAATATGAAATTAAAATATACACAAGTATGGGAAGATGATGAAGAACACACTGAAGAAATTACGGTACCATTCTTTTATGATTTTAGTGGGGGCTCAGTAACATCTGAAAGATTTATTCAAGATAATTATTTAAATTTTACTGATGATGAATGTACAGAGATGGGTTTAAAAAAATTTGATGGGGATTTTAAACCTATTCCTTATGGTGTAATAACATTAGGAAGTACTTCTATTGATGCTGGTAATATTTCTAATAGATTTGTTATGGGGCAATATTAGAAACGTGAAAACAATGCATTAAAAAGTTATGTTTCTTTTTTATATTCTATTCCTTTAACTTATTCTTTTACTATAAGTATTAAAGTTGATACTATGAATACATTATGGAAAATTGAATAGGCAATACGAGAATATTTTTACAAGAATAAAACATTCCATGTTAATTATAAAGGAACTGTTGTTCCAGCTCGCGTCGGATTTCCAGAATCTATATCTAATGAAAAAAATGGAAATTATCAAATAGGACAAGCTAATGATGGTTATGATATAAAAATGTCATTTGATATTGCATGTGAAACATATCAACCTGTGTTTGATCCTTATAATGAAATTGAAGCTGAACATAATATTAAACAATTCGGTTTAGGTATTGGAGATAAAGAAAGCATGACAAAAGAAAAAGGTGATATTATTCCAATTACTTATTTTGATAATAAAATTATAACGGCAGGTTAGGATATATTTTTAGAATGGAAATATTTTTATAATATTGGAGATTTATTACAAGTGGAAATTGGATATGAAACAGAAGATGGTTAGCAACATCAATTAGAAACTGTAGAAAATCATAATTTTTATTATTGGACAGTTACAGATGATATAATTTCAGATGATAATATTATTATAGATGTATATGTACAGAATAATGATGAGTGTAAGGTTTATCAACAACCATTTATAAAATTTTTACCAAATCCAAATTCTAATATCATAGATAAAGATAATGTCGTAGTTATTAATAAAGGAATGTTCATTACTGATTTACCTGAAATAAAAGGTATGATTTCATATGAAGATAAACATGGTAATATAAATGAAACTGAAATAATCTTTAATATTAAGAATGGAATGATTGATGAAGACCAACCAGTTGTATGTATGAACCCATTTAAGTATGATAAAGAATTTAATTATAAAAAGATTAAATTATATGTAAAAGATACAGTAAATAATAAATTTGCATATCTTTCAAAAGATGTAAATAACTGGATTACAGTACTTTAACCTATTTTTTAGAATGACTATAAAATTTTCTAATATAAATAATAAAAATATTGAATTTTAATTTTAAAATACATATGCCTAAAATTACAAAGAAAGAATTTTTAAATAATATTGATAATATTATTAATGAGGGTATGAATACTAATCCTCATGAATATGATGGTACATAGTTATTTAATATTCACAAGTATATAACAGACCTCATTGTAGAAGGTTAGAAAAATCCCGGTTTAATGTCATATCTTATTGAATATGATAATGCACTTAAATTAGGTAAGAAGGATTTTTTATTATTTGAAAGTTTTGGTCGTGGTCTTTCTCGTTATGCTAAAGGTAATAAAGCCGTGAAAGATGTCATTAATGCAATGAATGAAACCCTTAATAAGTATGGTAATGAATTACAATCATATCTTATTATTGAAGGTATTAATGATCCTTATGCTAATAAGGTAATTAAAGATGCTTATAATACATATATTGCAGAACCAACACGAGATACAAAAGATAATCTATTAGAAGCACTTGATGTTTTATTTAAACAAGATGAAAGAACTGCATCTAAATTACATGTTTTGATTTCTGAAAATGCTGCAAATAATATTCCATTCTTTGATACATATTTAAATGAATCTGAATTTATTGATTTAGATAAACAAATTAATAAGTCAATAGAAGATGAAAAAATTAAAAAGGTATAGGAGAATATTCAAAACTATGCAAAGCAAGTATTTGAAGAAGCTGAGAAAGAAGCACAAGAATTAAAAGAATCAATGACATTTAGTAATATCATTAATTCTAATGGAATTGATTTGAAAGGTGCAATTAAGAAGATTGTTAAAACAGATGCAGCTAAAAATGAAAAGTTATTAACAATTGTTAATGAATATGCTGGAGCATTAACACAAGGTGCATATGAAGAAAGATTATATGAAACCTTTATTCATAATTTAAAGAAATTTGATTATCTTGTACCAGTAGAAGAAGCAATCTCTTATGTTCAAGAAAATGTAAAAGGTAAGCAACTACCTATCTTTATTACTAAGACATTAGAAGAAATGGCAGATTCTTCATCTTATTTTATTATTCCACTTATTGAAGAATCATGTGCTCGCTTTGTAAAAGAACCTAATCCTACTAATCGCGTACAACTCCGCCAAGCATTATCTTCATTTGCAAGTAATCCTTATGTATTTAAGATAATTGAGGCTATTGAACTTGATGATAGTAAAGGAAATAATACTTTATCTGAACAAGCAATAGATGTAAAAGATAAGATTAAATTAATCCGTCAAAACGCAACCATTTCTAATCTTTATTCTCCTGTACAATATATTAAAGAAAATGAAAGTGTATTTAATATTAGAGGACAATATTATGTAAAGAAAGGAAATAATATTTCTAAGATTGATGAAAGTTATGTTAATAACCTTTCACAAAAATTTGTTGAGCTTTGTAATTTAGTAAATGATCCTTCTGTTGTAATTAATGAAGATGTAATTACATTAAGTGAAAATGGTTTAATTGCAGAAATACATGAAGGCTATGCAGATATTAATGGTATAAGAGAATCTCAATAGACATTAAGAGACCTTACTGGTATGCAAATTAAATATCAAGATTCAGATGCAAGTTTCTTTATTAAATGTTCATGCTTACTTGAAAACTTTAATAATATAGCAGATATTAATTTTGCAAAGCATGTTTCATTAAATGAAAACTCACATATTAATTTTGATTTATTTAATTTAGGTGATCATATCTTTATAAATGCAGTAAATGAAGATATTGACCATGCTACATTCTATCGTGATGTTAATCCTATTCAATGTAAGAATATTATTAATAACCATATGGGTATTAATGTTGCATCATTATTTGAAAACCTTATTCCTTCACAAGAAAAGATTATCATGAAGTTAAATGAAACTCAAAATGAGTATCAAACCAATATTGATAAACTCGAGGAAACTATAGCAAAAGCTAAAGATGCTCTTAAAACCTGTACTACAGATGAAGGTAAGAAGAAGTTGGAAAAAGCGATTAAGTCTGCTGATGAGAAACTTTCTAATTTAAAGAAAGAATATAAAGAATGGCAGAAGGATGTCAAGAAGGTAACTGGTGATCCAACTGAAGAGGAAGATATTGATGACGATGATGAAGCATCAGATGATGGTGGCACAAGGGAAGAAACTACTGATGAACCTTTAACAGATAAAGAAGTTAAAGATGAAGAAGTTAAAGATGAACTTAGTTAGCCGATTACTACTAATGTAGATGATGACGATGAAGGAGACGAGGATGAATTTAATGTAACAGATGATGAATTTGCATCATATTTAGATGATGGTAGTAATGATACTGATACAAAAGATTCAGAAGAAGATGTAGATACAGAAGACATTGAAGATACTGAAGAACCAACAGATTCTGAAGATACTGAAGACGATGATGAGTTTGATTTTAATATTGCAACAGAAGAAACAGAAGGCGAAGATGACTATGATTTTAATGCCGATGCTGATACAGATATTTTACAAACTCGTTTAGATGATGATTCTGACGATACTACAGAGGATGATACAGTAGAAACCGATATAGATGATACGGAAGATACAGATGAAATTAATCCAGATGAAGCTACTGATATTTTCTTAGGGGATGATGATACCACAGTAGAAGATGATATAACACCAGAGGTTGAAACGGATATTATAGAAGAACCAGTACCAGCAGATAGAGATGCATATACTATTGCTGATGTATTATGGAATGAGAACTTTAAGACTGGTGAAAAATATAAATCAGGTACAGTTTCAATCGTAGTTCCAATGATTTCAGGTGATGGTCGTTTATACACTGATAATAAAACTTATGAATTCTATTTAGGCTCAGATAATAAACCTATAATAGATAATGAGGAAATGACAGTAGACCTCTATAAGGCTATTATGGATGCTATCATTAATTCACCTTCATATGCAGAATTTAAAGAAACTGGAATAGATGATCCAGAACATACAGAAGAAGATAATAAGGTTGATGATACATGTGTAAGTGGAGATGATTGTATTACTACAACAGAAACTGATGAAGTAACACCAATTATAATAGAACCTGATACTGATAGTACTTCAGATGATGATACAGAAGATACATTTGTATATACTGATGACGATACAGAAGATAGTACTCCAGATACAGAGGATGTTGATGGTTCTGAAGATGTAATAGATTTTGGTCATATTTTTGATATTACTGATAATGACGACGAATTTTCTGTAACATTAAATAATGATTCAGATGAGGTTGAAAGCTCTGATGAAACACCAGCTGATACTGAATTAGAAATTACAACAGAAGAAGAACCTAATACAGAAGATACAGAAGAATTTACTATTCCTACCTATACTGATGGTGAAACGGAATATGAATTTCCTGCAGCAAATGTAGATGATACTGAAATTCCAGAAATTACATTAGATGACGTAAAATCAGATGATAATTTATCTGCAAAAAAAGATAAAAAAACCATTAGTGTAAAACCAGTATATACAACAGAGAAGAAGAATTTTTTCGTAAATGAAGGTAAAGTTAACCCTTCTAAAATAAAGACTTCTTCTAATACCGCTCATAATGAAGATTTGTTAATCGAAAATTATGATGAAACATTAGATGCAGATGTACTTAAAGTAATGCGTAAAGAAGCTATGTTTTAGCGTAAATTACTATTACCAGAAAATATAATAAATGTTTCTAAAATTGAAGATTTTAATGGTGTTGAATATTTCACAATAGAAACAGAAAAATCTTCATATACAATTTATCGTATTGGTAATAAAGTATATTATCGTAATTCGGCAGAATTTTATCAGATATTACAAGATATTAGTGATAATGTTCCAGGAGTAGATATGGAATCATTAACTTATCGATATACACATGATGGCCCAGTTGATTATGTTAGTGCATTGAATCCATAGGATTGCAAACTTTTAATTATGACCATTATTAGCACTTATACAGGAATGACTCCACGAAGTAATATGTATAAGAGTGTACAAGAAAGTATTAAAATAAAGAAACCTACATTATCTAATGACCATGACTTTAATAAAAGTAAGTTAAAAGATGATATTCTTTATGGTGATGCTGATAAGAGAGAGTTTGAAGAAGAAGTTGAAAAAACTGCAGAAAAAGAAGGAATTGAAAATCCATTAGTACCTTCAGGTGAAAAAGAGGAAGAATCAGTAAAACCTAAATTACCTAATGTACATAATATAACTGAATCTAAAAAAGTGAATAAGAATAATAAACCACAATTCTTTTATGAACCAATGGATAAAGTTATATATAAAGGTGTAAAATCATAGGTACTTTCAGTTTCTGAAGACGGTAATTTAATTAATATTCTAACTCCTCATGGACAATTAGAAGTTAATGTAAATGATCTTGAACCAGATGCAGAGTATGTTAATCCATTACGTGATGTACCAAAGTAGTTTGATTTTGATAAAGATAATTTAACTACTAATTTAACAAATGCTGAAAGTGGTAAAGTTGGAGATTTAAATGGTAAAACAATAGACTGTAATATAATAGTTGATAATTTCCAATTAAACCTTACTGAATGTAAAGCATCTCTTGACGATATTATAGATTCTAAACGTTCTATTCGAGTAATAAATGAAAATGGTGATACTGAAACATTTGATGTTAATAATTTAGCATTCATAGAAACTCCATATGCTGTAGTAGTAGGAGAAGATGATAAACCCCTTCGTTCTATTCAAGTATATGCAGATAGTTATATAAATGCAGCTCCAGATGAATTAGTATTATGTAAGATAGACGGAAAAGATACAAAATATCCAAAGTCTAAAATAAAAATACTATCATAAATACACTTATAAATATATTAACCAAATGGGTGACAAATTGTATAAAACTACATTTGCCACCCATTTTATAACTTAATATATTATTAATTGTATGTGGGAATTTTTTATTAAAATCTTAGAATTTATAGGGGATATAAAATGGAAGAAATTATGGGATGAAATTTCAAACATGCCAAAATCCCTAAAAATTGCATTAGTAGCATCTCTTGTAATAGGTATTGTATATTTTACATATTAGAAATCCACAACAACATACAATATAAATAATTTACAGGAAGATGTAAAAGTACTTAATAGCAAAGTAAATAAATCAGTAAGAGATGATAATTATAGAGCACATTTTGTATAGTTTGTAAAAATATTACAAACACTTGAAAGTCAATAGTATTATTACTACTTATAGAACCAATAGCAATTAAAAGTATGGAAACGCTCTATAATGCATAATCATCCAAATGATCCAATATTATATGATATAGATGCAATGCTTGAACGGAATAGAACTGAATATATGATGATGTTCCAAGAATATAGAGAATCTATGCGTAGATTAGGAGTTGATGTAAATCCTAAAGAGCCTGGTATGCGGGAAGAAGAAGAAATATCGTAATTTAATTATAATAAATTATGCTTATTGCACTTTTTATCGAATTAAATCTGAAAACCTGTACGTTTGATGGTATAGGAACTCTATACGTTAATTTAGAGTTTTTGAAAATATAATACAAATCTTTTAGATCTTTAAACTCATTAACTTGTATATTAAATTCTTCCAACGACTTGATATACAAAGAGTTAAAGTCTTTAAGATTTGGTTGTATTATATTCTTTTGTATTTTATTTAATTTAGTTATATATTGATTATAAAATTCATAAGTGCGTCTTCCTATTTCTATACTTGATAATACCATATCAGGTAAATTCAAACTCCGAAATAAGAAGTTCCCTATGAATGATGAGTATTCAGGTTTAACTTTTTGAAATTTAAACCCATAAATATTACAATATTTTTCTAAGCAAGTTGAGAATTTATTTCTTAACCATTTATTATTAATTAAACCATTTAAATAACGCCCTTTACTTAAATTTTTACTCTTAATACTTAAATCTTCAATTCCAATTAATTGAACTTTATAATAAATTGCTTTCTTGATTATATTTTTAACAACTTGATATGTTTCATATTCAAGTTTATTATTTAAATGTTTTCGAATTTCAGATTCAGAATTAAATCCTTTTCCTTTTAAATCTTGAATTTTATCTGTTATATTCTTAAATGAATACACACCAGATTTAATTACATTAAATTCACTGCTTGATTTCCAATCAGTTATAGACCAACCAATGTAATTAGGATTCAAATCTAAACTTAAAACACGATTAGTAGTTACATAAGTTAAATTTAATTTAGAACTTAACACTGTAGATTCATCGAATGTGATGTATATATAATTGGTATCTATTTTATAAGTTAAAGGAGTATCATCTGATATTTGATGTTTATAAACTTGGCTTAATTTATATAGTAAATTTTTTGAATAGTTGCCAATTAAATTTAAATTAATTTTTTTATCTTTTAATTTTAATGTAACTTGTTTTAAATCAGTAGTTAACTTAAATTTTCTATTTCCATGAACAGATTTGGTTCCAGATTTCTTTTCACCAATTGAGCTTAATCCACTTAATCTATTCAAATTAAAAGTTTCTTTATCAATTTGGTGTTTACATCTCTTTAAAAAATTCTTTTTACCTCCAAAAATTATTTTTTTAGTTTTAAACCTATTATATAGCATTTTAGCATCTATCATTGCTGATGCAATCCACCAACTATCAAGTAAATCTATGTGATTTAATTTAAGTAAATCAACTTGCTTTACTTTTTCTTGGTTGTATAATTTATTATATGCAACACGAAATACATGAGTATATTGCTTCATGTATTTAAGAATTAAATCTTGATCACATGAATCTTCACAACTATATTTTAATTTCAATGTTATCATATATATTAATTATATTATATATAAAAACAATTTAATTGTTTTAATTTTATTAAATTTTTTACTTATTATTTATATAAAATATAAAAAGACTAATAAATATACTAATAATATAAAGTGAGAATATAGGATACATTTATTGAGAAACGAAATGATCCTTTAAATGAAGTTAAATGAAAGTAAAAATAAATAAATGGTTATGCCCTTACGGATATATAATTACATTATTTGGAACTATATATGTAAGGAATAAAAATACATATGATAGAGTAATACAACCATATAGTTACATATATAACCATGAAAGCATACATGAAAAACAAGCAAACCATCAATGGATAAAATTTTATTTGCTATATATATGGCACTATATTAAACATATACACTGGTTATTAATTAATAAAAAAGCTCCATACTTATTTCACCCTATGGAAATAGAAGCATATTACAATGAATAGGATATAGATTATCTATCAAAACCTAATTCAGGTAAGAATTGGAAAAATTATAAAAATATACCTTATTCAATAGTTAAATATTTCTTTAATAGTGGGTTAAGAGGACATCATGATTTTTATAATTTTATTCATGAAAACTTGAAATAAATAATGTAAATTATAAAATTTTTATAATTTTAAATGCAAAATAAAACAAATTGTTGTAAGAAAATGCTTATGGCAGCAAAGAATAATAAAGTAGGTAAATGTTATAATTCAGTTAGCTGTATATTATCAGTACTAATTATAGTTTTTGTAATAGGTTCAATAATATGGGATATGACTGTAACTAAACCAGCTATGCGTCAATCTATAGATGATATTAAAACTGAAGTAAAAGTAATTCACTCTAAACTTAATAAAGTTCAAGTTATAGAGTAGAAAAATTTACAGGATTACCCAACAAATACTACAATAGGACAATAATACAATAGCATTTTAAATTTATATATTTTTTAACATATATAAATAAAATAATAAAATAAAAATTATTAAACTGATTTAAAAAATCAGTCATAAAAGTCACATTATCAAAATCCTTTAGTGGATTAGAAAATCTGAGAAAGCAAAAGATATTTCATATTGTTAAATGTACTACAGTAAAATTATTAAAGAGATGTTAAGAAATAAAGAATGTCCACAGAACGATAAGTACATGTTACAATTAACAATAAAGGAACAGTAAATATAATCTTTGATAATATTGATTTTAGTATTTAATTAGCGTAATAAATATTACAAATTAAAACCTTTCAAGCTAATTAAATACAGCTTAAAACAAAATTCAATTAACAAATGAAAGATAATAAAACACAGGGTCGTAGTGTTGCTGATGCATATGCAGCATATATGCAGAAGACTTCTGCTAAAGATCCAGAAAAAATGATTACAGAAAACTGGGCTCCAATGATTGAACGCACCACAGGTGTTAAGGATGCAAGCAAGTTAGAGTGGATGAGTAAACTCGCTCACAATACAGCTAAGTTCTTGAATGAGGATGCTTTCCAAATGGGTTCAAATTCTTTTGCAACTCAAGGTGGTGTTTATGCTCCTTATAGCACATTGTATAACACTCCTGGTGTAGGTAATCCAGTTCCAGCTGGTGCTCCAGCATTAACAGGTGCAGATTATGCAAATAATGCTACACTTGGTTCAGGTGATAAATACCCAGCATTGTTACCACTTGCATTGAAGGTTGCAGCTAAGACAATCGGTTTCGAGTTGGTTAATACAATGCCTCTCGCAGGTCCTACAGGTGTACTTCCATTCATGGATTATGTATATGCAGGTTCTAAACAACCTTATGGTGCAACTCCAGCATATGATAAGGCTTCTGCTAATCCAGCTACATACAATAACTATGGTCATGGTGGTTCAGCTAATAATGAAGTTTATTCACTCTTTGGTCTTCCAACACAGTTCAAGGCAACTGTTATTAAGGATAATACTAATGTACCAAACAAGACAGCTACTCAGATTAAGCAAGACCTTAAGAAGGCTGATAACTTCTTGATGGCAGGTACTAAGTTGAAGGCAGGTGATCTTGTAGTAGAATTCATTGGTTGGTCTCGTATCGATGGTGATCCAATGTTCAAGGTTATTTCTGGTACTAAGTCACTTGGTGAATATTTTGATGCTGCTGTACTTCTTGAACCTGCTACAACAGGTGGTTCATTACAATGCAAGCTTCCACTTGCTCAACCTCGTTTGATTTCAATGATGGAAGATAACGTACAGGGCTTTACTGGTGCTGGTAAGAATGACCGTGATGCATGGTATGGTACATATCAAGATGGTACTACACTTTATGAACCAATGTCTCGTGGTACAGGTGAAATGACAATGCCACGTCAATTGTCACTCCAGTTGTTCACAAAGAATGTACAAGTTGGTACAATCATGGTAGGTTGCTCAGTTACATAGGAACAAGTTACTGACCTCCAAAAACAATGGGGTATCGATGTTGTTAAGATGGTTGAAAATGCAGGTATTAATGAACTTTCTAATACTATCAACCGCCACATCACATCTCGTTTGTTTGCTCTCGGTTGGAAGAACCAATGCAAACTCGTTGAAGTAGAAGGTGAAAATGCTAATATGAATATTACATTTGATCCAAACCCAGCAATCACTGCTGCTGCTCCTAAGATGACACCTGCACTCGCTATCCCACAAGGTAATAACGATGCAACACAGGTTAACTATGAGTCTCAAACAAATGTTTCACTCCCATATAAACCTGTTATTATCAACGATAAAGCACACTTCGAAAACCGTGACACTATGTTGAAACGTGTTGCAACTAACATCATGTTAGCTTCTAACTGGATCCAACAACGCGGTCGCTATGGTGCAGCTACTTTCGTTGTAACTAACGTAACTGTAGCTTCTGCTCTCCAAAGCAATGCACACTATAGCTTCTCTCCAGTTGATAACACAATTTCACAAACCGCAGGTAGCTTATACCCAATCGGTACACTCGCTGGTCTCACAATCTATGTTGACCCATTGATGTCAGGTGCTGACTGTCGCGTCCTCGTAGGTCGTAAAGGTTCTAAAGATGAACCAGGCGTATTCTTCTGTCCTTACGTTATGGCAGAATCAGTAAAGATTATCAGTGAGGGTACTGCGGCACCCAAGCTATACCTTAAATCTCGCTATGCATTGATTGATGCTGGTTTCTACCCAGAGACATAGTACTTAACATTCTGCGTTGATTTAGCAGGTATCTGATAAGATTGTAAGTAATTTATGACATTAAGTTATAGATTATAACAAATAGTTAAGGACTGAAACTTAAATTGTTTCAGTCCTTTTTTATTTTTATGAGTGTTATTCCACTTGTATATACCTTAAGGTACTTATCATTTTGTAAATATAAATTACCATTAATTCTATTATTCATATATGAATAAAAATACTCACTATTTGTATGTTTTATTATTTTAAAGTCATTTGGTAATTTATATAGAATATTTTCTGTACTTGTATTAACATATAAATCAATATTTAAGTATTCTTTTAATTTTTGTATTACCTTTCCATAGTTATATAATCTATTGAAGTATATATCATATAATTCTATATTATCTTTATTCTTAAAATAAACTGATTTATATATTAACGTACTATTATTATAAATTTCTATATAATGCGTATATTTATATATGGATAAATTAGTTATTACATTACTTTGTTTATATATTAAATTATATAGAATTTGTTGTATACTATCAGCATTATTATACCATTCATCCTCCCATATATAAAATAGTTTATAACCATTATCATTAGTATGCTTTAATTTATTATAGTGATAACTTTTATTTTTCATTTTATTACTATGCCAGTATATACCATTACATTCTATTATCAATTTTAGTTGTGGTAATATTATATCATACTCATGCTGCTTAAATATACGTTTGTTAGTTAATATCTTACCATTATATATAGTTTTGATATAGGTTAGAATATTATCTTCAAATAAACTTTTACCTTCTTTATATGAATCACAATTAGGACATAAACCTACATGTTCCCATAATTTTATTACTATATATTTTCTATCTGCTGTATTACATATTGTACCACATCTATTACATTTTAATATAAGGGAATCTTCTGATATATTATAATTAATAACTTTATAAGGATATTTAGTTTCTATATTATTAATGGTTCTGTTCATTATAAAAATTGGATCTTTCATGTTATGTTCGACCCCATGCTTACTTTTATATGTTTGTTTGGCTTTAAGTGTGATGTTAGTCAAATCTCTTTTTTGTAAAGCTCCCATACTCATGCCTTGTTTTTTGCATGTATCTGAACCACATGTAGCGAATAAGCCTTTATCAAGTTTAATAAATTGTCTTTTATTCTTATTACAATATGGACATAATTGAGGTTCTGTAATATTGTTAATGTAATAGTATAACCGCTCTGATATGGTTACATCTGAATAACTATTTAAGAATGATGTTTTATCTATTAATTCTTGTGATGCTGTTTTATTGTATCTTAATGAAACAATTAAACCATTTTTAGGTCTATTTTTATATTCTGTGATTAATTCATTTAATGTTTTCATTTACTTATTTTATATTTGGAAATTTATTGATTTCATTTATTATTTTTTCATTTGACCATGTCGGCCATATTTCAAGTAAGTTCAAATTGTTATCTTTTGCCACGTTTCTTTTGAGTGGGTCGTTTACAGTCCATGTTTTAATGTACATATCCCACCCATTATATGTTGTTCTTATATTTTGTTGTTGATTTCTTAAGTCTTTATTTTTTCTTTTTTCTTCTAAGGTTTTTAAGTATTCTATATCTTCTTGATTATTAGGATCAAATGGATGTGTGTGATGTGTATAATATCCTTGATACTCTATGAATAAGTCTTTACTTGGGATATAAAAATCACATAGAAAACGATGGTTATTATTGGGTTGTTTATATCTGTACAGTTCATCTCTATATTGCCAGTTTAAGTCTGGGTATAAAGACATTAAAAAGGTTTTGAGTTGTTTTTCAGGTTTTGAAGTCCAATGTCCATCTGGATTATTCTTGATGACGGTATCCCAGTGTTTTTCTGCATATTCAGGATTTTGCATAGGGTATGGGGTACCGTAATGTTCTATTGATGTTTGCTTTGCTTTTTCATGTATTTCTTCTATAGAGTGAACATTAGTAGTTCCGTATTTTTCAAGTAAAGTATGTTTACGGTTTTCTATTTTTAATATATTTTTATTAGATAGAACCCACCCAAGTGTACCATTATTTTTTAATTTATCACTTTGTTGTTTCTTTTTTATTACTGAGGGTGATTTCCCCGCACACTGGTTACAGCAGTATGTTGTAAACATTTTAGATGGCTTACCTATAAAGTTAACCGGTTTACCACATGTTGGGCATAACGGTTTTTCTTCTATATGAAGTTTTACTCGCTTTATAGTTTCTTCAATAGAAGATGAATCTTTAAATCTATTATTTAAATAATTGATTATATAAGGATTAGTTATATTGTTACCATATAATTTTTTATATCCTCTATGATCTGGATAAAATAACTTAATAATGATTTCATCAGTTATTTTAGTGTCTTGCGTTATTTCGTTTTCTTTCTATCTAAATAGTTGTAAATTATTCATAATTTTAAGATATAAAGAAAATGTGCATTATCATAAGTTATAATGCACATTTTTAAAATTTATTTTTTAAATATATAATAAAAATCACGTGGATCTACTATATGAGGAGATTTAGCTCGTTTATATTCAGAATTCCAATATCTGGTTTCTATAAGTTTAAATGAATCATGTGTGATGCCAGTATCTTTGATAAGTTTAGCATTTCTAATAATTACCCGAGGTTGTGTTATTTCAGCTAAAACTGTATCGACTTGTTCATATGTACATCCAGGTGCAATTTGTGCTAAATCCCCTCCAGCTTTAACTCCATTACCATCAGTTGGTGTTATATCACGAGCTTGTATTAAAGCTTTTAATTGAGTTTCAGTGAGGTCTTTATCATTATCAATGATCCAATTTATAATGGTATATAACAGTATATTGAGTTATGAACAATTTTATTCATTTATTCAATTTCTTGTTTCACTCTATCACTACTTTTTAGTATATTTCAAGTTCATCCATAGTTGGATAGTCCACAAGCGTAAATTCGGTTGTACTGCAACCTACTTATATATTTAATTAACCTTTCAGCATTCTTAACCCTTCATTGAGTATATTTAATGCTGCATTATAATCTCGTTCAATTATATTACCACAATTTGGACATACCCATTGGCGGTCACTCAATTTTAAGGTTTTATTAATATATCCACAATAATTACAAGTTTTACTGGACGGATAAAATCTATCAACAAATACAAGTTGCCTATTATACCATCGAGATTTATATTCTAATATTCTACGGAATTCTCCGAAATTCATTTCTTGTATAGATAATGCAAGCTTATGATTCTTTAACATTCCTTTTACATTTAAATCTTCCATACATATTATTTGGTTTTCATTAATTAATGTATTAGAAATATAATGTAAATAATATTGTTTTTTATCTGTTATGTTTTTATATAATTTAGCTAATTTTATCCTTATTTTATTTCTATTATTTGAATCCTTAACTTTTCTTGATAATTGCCTTTGTAATCTTTTAATTTTATTTAATTTAGATTTAGTAAAATGAATATTATTAAAAACTTCACCTTCTGATGTAATTACAAAATCTTTAATACCTAAATCTATTCCAATTGCATTATCAGTATATTTTATATTTTTATGTATTAAATTTCCATCTACTAATATTGATAGATAATATTCATTGCATGGTAATTTATTTAAAGTTGCATGTTTAATATTAAGTTTATGTTTTTGCAAATATTCTGCATATTTTTTACTACATCTGAATTTAATATTTTTTATATTGGCTAATGATAAATGATATGTTGTATAATCATTTTTCTTTGATATTGCACCTATTTCAAATCTGCAACTTAATTTATTATCTTTTTTAGATTTAAATTTTGGATAACCTGTATGTAAAGTATAAAAATTCTTATATGCTCTTAACATATCAATAAGAGCTTGTTTTAATATTCTTGTATTTTGTTCTCTTAACCATATATAGTTATCATCTTTTAATAATTCATGATGTATAAATTTACCTAAAGTAGATAGGTTTTCAGAAATTTTATTTTCATTATATGATTTTATTTTACGAGCAAGACATTGATTATATACAAAACGATAACAACCAAGCAATTTATTAAATTGCTCAGTTTGTGTTTTATTTGGATATAATCTTATTTTAATTGCTCTTAACATTACTCTTTTTCTATCGTCTTAATAAACTTCTTTTACCATAATATTTCCCAGAGAAACTGACTAATAATGCCATTAAATCTCTGGTTAATTCTTCAGCATCTGATACATCATTTTTATCATCTATTGCAATAATTTCACAACCAAATACATTATACATTTTTTTAATAAAATCGTATTGAAACCGTGTTAGTCTATCTTTATGTTCTATAATAATTTTATTAATATTTTTATTAATTACTAAATTTGTTAATTGTGTAAAACCTACTCGCTTATCATTTAAACCACTACCGCAATCTTTTATAATATGTTTAACATATAAATTATGTTTAGCACAATATTCAGAAAGTCTCTACGATTGCCGATCCAAATCGCCACTTATTTTTTGTTTAGTTGATGAAACCCTTGAATATATTGCACATATATCTTGTGTATGTTCTGTATTATCATTAGTATCATCCCCTAAAAATTTTTTAATATCAGATTCTTTATATCTTCTATGACCACCTGAAGTTAAAATTGGTTTAAATTTATTTTCTTTATCCCATATTCTTAGTGTTTTAGGAGTAACTCCTAAAATGTCACTTGCTTTGGTAATACTATATAACTTATCCATTTAATTTATTAATAATTTTACATATTCTTCACATTCATCTATAAGTTTTTGTAATATATCAATAGTTATACAATTTTCAACTTTAAATATAAAAGGGTACTATATACCATCATCTGTATAAAAAACCTATTTTTCTATATCTATATTCATTATTTTCATATATTATTTATCTGTAAAATTTATATATATATGTTAAAAAATGTTTAGAATATATATTAACTATTAATTGCACCTTTATTTTTACTGGCAACATTATATAAGTAGATCATTCTTAAACGTGCTTTAATGTTTCCATTTTGCAAAGTATCGTCATAAGTATTTTCACAGAGATTTTTAATAGTATTATAAGTATTCTCTATATCTACTACTTTACTTTCATTGCAAAATGATAACGCAGATAATGCAGAATCATTTTCATCATCTTTATTGCTATAACTTGGTAAGGATATACCAATCAATTTAAATTCAGGATGTTGCTGTACAATTTTATTTGCTATATATGCAGTAAGCGTAGAATCCAAACCACCACTTATACCTAAAACCATACTTTCTAAATGGTTTTCTTGTAAATACTTATAACCTCCATAAATAAGTGATTCTAAAATTTTAGAAATGTTACTACTACTATTTAAAAACATAATTATATAATAATTTTAAATTAATACTTTACATATATATGAAATAAAATATATTTTGTTTTATAAAAATATAAAAATTTAATAACTTATAAATTAAACTTTTTGCTTTATGTGGTTTATAAATTATAAAATATGATATAATCATGATAATTATAATTATTGCAATTCTAATTGGTCTTGCAATGGGTTATGCAATAGTAGATTTTATTAGAGAAAGTAAAAAATAAAAAAGTATAAATATGGGAACAATTTTATGGACATTAGGAGGATTTATAGTTGGATTTATAGTAGGAATTATAGTATGTGCTTGGTTAGACGGGCGGGGTAACGGAAAGGCAGAGTCTCCATATGGATATTATTAAAAATTAAAAATTAAAAATTAAAAATATGAAAATTTTATTAATTATACTTTGTATATTATTATTAATTTATATAATATATAAATTATGTGTATTAAAGTATGAAATACTTTTTTGGAAAGGTACATATAAATCAGGGAATGACCCAGTATATTTTGCGGGTGATCGTATAATGGAGGATGAACTTCCTTTTAATACTATACGTAATGAAGCAGTGCTAACAAAATCTGCCGGAGAATTATGTAGCTTTACATATTCTAAATATAAAGTATCAGGTAATTCTCCACGATATATTGTTTCATATAGAGTGTATAGAATTACTGATAAAACAGATGTTGAGTTTAAAAATTATATTTTAAATTCTTCTAAAAATATAGAGGAAACCCTTAGTTTTTTAATTAAACCCATAAAAATAGATAATGTACAAGAATATTTGTATTACATGGATCTTTTTAAAGATATAAAAACATATAGTGATATAGAAAATTATCATAATACATTAGTAAAAGAATTAATTGATAGGTATAATAAATTAATTTCTAAAGATTTAGAAAATAATTATTTAGACAATAGTAATAAAACTATAAAGCGAATATTGGATATTTGTAAAAATAGTAATAAGTAATTAATTAAAATGTAATTTTATGGAATTTCTATTAGTAATACTGTTACTTTCACCATTTTTAATAAGTACATTATGCACATTTATATTTTATGATGCACCATTTTATGTTAAAAAATCAATAGTACATGATATGTTATTTTTAAATTTTTATACAATAATGTTGATAGGTATTTCTATTTTAATACCATGTATGCACCCTATAATTATTAATAATGTAATATACTTTACTATATATGCGCTATTTTTATTTTGGCCTTATTACATTTCAATTTACTACTATTATTGGTTTTATAAACAGGCACATAAAGAATGTCCTAATTGTGGGAGTACAAAAACAGTTAAATTAAATGATTCTGATGGGGAGTTTAGTGACATGCATTTTCATTGTAAACATTGTAACAAAGACTTCACTATAAAGAAATCACATAGTGGATGTTGGCCAGATTGAAGTAAGAGTTAAAAATAAATAAGTTAAAACACAAAACACAATGATAGATTTTATATTAGGAATTTTTGTTGGTGCTGCAATAGTAGGAATTATGTGGCATCACTGCAATAATGCGCTTGATAAGTAAGCACAATAAAAAAGTTTATATAATTAGTATTTTTTAGCACCATAAATTTTTATGGTGCATTTTTATTTTATATCTTTGCATTGTAATTAAGAAACAAACAATAAACAAATAAAAAATAAAGTTATGAATACTATATTTAATTGGGTTATTCCTACTGCAATATATAGAACTGAAAATAAAGAACAAAAGAATAATGAATTGTTCTTTTACGATAATAGAAATGTTGCATCTATTTCAAACACTAAATTTAATAATGCTTCAAGTATTATTAAAATTGAGAATATTGAAACATTACAATTCCAATTATTAGAAGGTTACAAAGTAACTACAAATAATGATTGTTATGTTGAAGTACTTGTAAAGAACTTTAATATAAAGTTTAGAGTACGGGTAGATAACTTCATTAAATATACAATGCCATATATAACTATGGATGTAGATCGTAACATCTTAAATGATGATATGACACTCATCTTTGATGTGCGTGATGTTAATTCAGTAACAAATAATATTTGTTTAATCTCTAAACAAAGCCCATTATATACAGAAATTAGTAAGTTTACTAATAAGTATTATCAGCATACAAATGAATTTGTAAATACATTCGTACTGGGTTATACATATAAATTTAAGAAATCTGAAGGAACTTATATGTATATGGGTGAGCGCGATGTATGTGGTTATACTTTTGGAAATAAAGCAAATGTCCAGCAATTGCCTACTAATGAAGATGAGGTTTCTGTAATTCTTCCATTAGGTGGTTTCAATAAGAACTGGATTAATGGCGCAATATTTAAGAGAATTGGGGTTAAAGCTCATGTTTTTATGAAATCTAATGAAGATGGTACATATTCTGTAAAAACTTATAATACTTTGAATAATGTAGAGATGTTCTATGTAGAAGAGCCTAATGTAGAGAATACACAGGATAAGGTATTAGAATATAATAAAGTATACAGAAACTCTATATATTCTCCAATGACAGATGTTAATAAAGTTACAGTTAATAAAGTACTTTCTTCTGGATTAGCAGTAAAATGTTTTTATCCACAAATGACTGTAGAGTATTCAAATGGGGTTATTCAGGAAATGAGACAATGTAATGGCATTTTCAGTATTAGAGATATGTTCAAAGGTTTTTCTAAAACTGGTAATATGAACTTTACAATTTAATTTAACAAAAATTAGTACCATAAATTTTTATGGTACTTTTTTATTTTCTATCTTTGTATTGTAATTAAGAAACAAATAATACATATAAAATATGAAGCAGATATTAAATGACATCAAGGGGAGTTTACAACATGTACCATATACTTTTAAGCATATATGTGTACTATATAAACTTCAATTAAAATATGTAGGTTACATAAAGTTTCCATTCCACGATATGGATAAGTTGTTTATGTACATATTTTGTGGTTTTCTTGGTGTTAAAAAGATTTCAAAATTACATCGTAAATATGCATCACATGTACATATTTTATAAATTAAATAAGTATTTATAAAATATTTAAAGTTATAAAGTGTGAATAACTTATGGGTTGTACACGAACCCTCTGAAATCTCTTAGATCTGTAAACAGATCATTAGAGTTCACTTTTAAATCTAAAATATTTAGTTACTGTGCACTTATTTGATTCAATTTAATAAAAACTGTCTTGTGCGATCTCTAAAAGAACTAAATAACCATCTTGATTTTACACAACCTTTTAGATTTTAAAGTGCAACCATATATCAAAATTTCAAACAACACTTTTTAATTATTAATTATAAAACAAATATAAACATTTGTCTTATAAAAATTACTAAATTATATGTTATTTATTAACAACAATACAATCTAAAGATAAGAAAGTTACATATTCAAATATATTAGAAGCAGTATTAGACTGGGAATCTGCACGTTATACAAAACCGGATAAGCCACTCAATGCATGGGAAACATGCTTGAAGTATTATCCAGAATGGGAAAGTTTAGTAGATATTGTTTTATCCGCATATAACATCCCGAAGTAAAGTAAAATAGAAAGAGACAATGCTTAAAAATATCTAATAAGCATTGTCTCTTTCTTTTAGTTACTTACACATTAAACTGTTATGAGAGTTAACATAATGAATTAATAAATTAAATAGTATATTTGTTATATGGATAAGAGAGTAACTACCATTATAATTTGTATTATTCAATGTTATTTGTGCACAACCATTTTTAATTTCACCTAATTTATAATGATTCCCTAATATAGAACACAATTTTTCTGCATTAGCTTTATTAGTTTCTTCTACTATTCCATTAACTTCATCATCATATGTTTTATCTGGAATCACATATACTAATTTATATGTTTCTATTTTATCATCATCATTTTTATTATATGCATCTAATAGTATTTTTCTTATTCTATAATTTGTTAAATTAACATAGTGTATTTTAGGATAACATATTTCAAAATTCAAAGCGCCTAATATACCATTAAGTTCTTGACTATATATTGCTTCATACTTTAACATATCTATAAGTATAGTTTGAAACAAAATATGTGTCCATGAACGTCTACCTTGTGTAAGAAAATAATTTATATAAAGTGGATTATTGTAATAAGGTATACTATTATCTTTTTTATAGTCATTAGAACTTCCATATGTTGCAAGGTCTTTTATTATATATAATATTTCAAAAACATTTTGGGTTTGTCCCATTTCAACAGTTGTATTTGTTGCAGGGTTCTGTATATGTACGATATAAGTATTTTTACTATATGTAATGTAAAGAAATCGCTGATTTATATGATAATTGGAAAATTCATATATAATTGTATTGTCAATGTAATTATTATTTCCTGATACTTTGGTTAATGAAAACATAAGAGAATTATCACTATCTAATAATGGTAATAATAAAATATCTACCAGGATTAATTCACTTATATACCCGGTTTTATACCACCAATTATTAAAATGTGCATCTATTATATTTTTAGCTATATTATCAGTATTACTTATTATTGGTGATAATTGAGTATTATTAGTATTGTTTCGTTTAATCATAAAATAAAAATATTTTAATTAGTAACTTATTAAATTTATAAATAAACATATAACAAAAGTCTTAAAAATAAATACCTTATGAAGAAGAAATTTATAAAATATCTATAGAAATTAACTTTCAAAGATATATTAATTATACTATTGGTTATTTTAGTAGGAATGTTTTATATAACCAATAATATAACAAATAGAGAATTAACTAATATTAAGAATAAATTTATTGGTACAGATACTATTCAGCAGTATAAAGATAAGAAAGGAAATTCTTATGATATGATAGATACACCTATATTCATGAATAAGAAAGACCTAAAGAATACTGATTTTTATAAAGAAATAAAAGGGTTATATGATAATCCTTTAATTATAACAAAAACTAAATAGGTGTTTCATATAGATACTATATATGCACATTCTGATACAATTATTACCACTACTATGAATGATACTACATATCATGAATTACAATGGCATGTATCTGAACCTAATAATTGGTATTCTATGAATGGTAATACAAAGGTAGAAGGTAATTTTAATAATTTTAATACTACTATAATAGGATTGAATATAAAGAATGAACTTACATTAGATGTTATAGAGAAAGATAAACAACTTAAAGTAATAGCAAAGAATTCTAATCCTTATATGTCTAACACTGATATGAAGTCCGTAGTAATTGAACCTTAGAAATCAAAGGTATTAAAAGAATATTTTAAACCGGGTAAATTTAGTGTTGGACCATATATTGGAGTTGGTATAGATAAATCATTAAATGTATCTCCACAGATTGGTATAGGTTTAACATATACTATTTTCAGATTCTAATTAATTATAAAATTTCAGAAGTTAAATTAAAAAAATTAAATGGCTACATTTTCTAAATTCTATCAAGTAACTAATTAGATGTTACTTGAGTATAAGAGTGATCAATATAAAATAACTACATTATACAGTAATTCGGGAGGAGAAACTTCTGAAACTGTATATATGTATCAGGGTGGAGATGGGAATCAATATTGTGTTGAAAAACATAATATACCAAATATTGTATTAAATAGTTCAAGTTCAGGGGAATGTTATTATCCAGGAATTTCCTTTAAAGACTTTAACATTTATAATACATAGGATAATTTATATGGTTCTGAAATTATTGTTAATGGCACAAATTATGGTACAGTTATAAAGGACATAACGGATAACCACAATCAAATTAGACAAGTACAAGTTAATAATGATAAAATTAGAATTTATCTTATATCAGGTTATGTAATGAATGCTATTGCAGGTATTAATATAAAAGTACATGCACATGTATCATAGGTATAGAAAGAAGCTAAAAAGAAAAGAATTAATGATGATATAATTGTACTCAACTGGTTTATGCCAAAAGAACAATTAAAAGATAAAATAAATTGGTTAAAAAGTCCTCTCTATCTAAATAGTAAATTTTATGATCGTTACATTGAAATTTCATTTCCCAGTCCATATGATTTAGGACTTAATATGCGAAATATAGATTTTGTATATGAAGATATTATAGATGAAGAAAATAATATAATCGATATATACAGAGGCCAAGTAAATCCATATTCAGATATAATTGTAGACTTTAGTACAGTCCAACCGGAAAACTTTACATTAACTAATAAAACCAATACAACAGGTGAAGGTACTTTTACTATAGATAAACCACGTTCATTTGCATTAAAAATGGAATCTAATTCTAATTATTTTAATGTTAGAATGAAAGTTGATGAAGAAACTAATACGATTGTATATTATCCTGTATATGGAGATGATAGAACAGCCACCGATATGAACCTTGATAAAATGCTGGCTATAGAAACTGGTAATATCCCTATGATGGATTATAGTGAAATAGACCAAGCTAATGAGGGGATGGATGATTTTATAGAAATGTATGGAGATGAAACATTTAGATGGGTTATTATAAATGAATTAGCAGTTACATATTTTTATGATTATATTGTAAATCCAGATGTTCCAAATTCAAAAGTAACACGAACTGAATACTTTACAAATACTATTGATTATACTGGAAAAACAAAAGAACATGGGTAGTTCTGGAGAAGTAGATTTATTCCAACACCAGAAAAAATACTTAATATGACATTAAGCAGTATATCGGTAAAATATACAGCACACCTTTATAATAGAATGAATAACATGGATATTATAAAAACATGTTCAATGATATTACCTGGTAAACAATTTGTAGAACGAAATAAAAAAGTAGAATTACATAATGTTATAACATATAAAGTAGTTAATAAAATTAATAAAATTGAAAATACTCCTGTGAATATATCAAAACCTGAAGTTAAGGAAAAATATATGAGGAGTTATTATGATGTTACAGATTTGGTAGTGAAAGATGTACAAACAGGTTAGATGTATACACAAGGTAAAATGACATTACGTTTGAAACATTCAAGTTCTAATTATATGTTAAAATTGTATACATTAAATAATGCAAATACTCGTATTCCATATGATTTAACAGGTACTACTACATATAAATTAGTATTCCCTACTATACAAGGTACTGAAATTGAAATATATCCAAATCAAGATTCAGATGCAATGAATTTAAGTTTAGGGACAATAGTATTCTATATTACAAAAGATATTGCAGCTCGTGTAATGCAAGTTCCGGATAGTGAAAGATATTTTTCATTAATGAGTTACTATAATGATAACAGATAGGAAAGTACATTATATGAAGGTAAAGTAGAATGGTACAATTAAAATAAAATGAAAATGAACTTCTTTATAATTTGGGAAGTTCATTTTCATTTTCATATTTTACAAGTTCACTTATTTGCGATGTTTTATTAGCTTGGATAAATCTATTATAAAATGTTTCATAAACTAATGGTTTACAATAAACTTTAAAATTTACATTATTATTTATGAAAAAATAAGTACCTCTGTCTATTGATAAAGTTTCCGATTTAAAAATAAGAATTTTTAAGTTGGGATTACCTACAAATGTTTCGGTCTATATATAAGTAACTGTTGATGGTACAATTAGTGATTCTAAACCTGTTCTTGCAATAGTTCCATATAAAATTTTCTTAATGTTTGGTGGAAATGTAAGTACTTTCAATTTTGTGCAATTAATAAAATTATTTTTAAGATCTAACAATGAACCAGAACCTCCAATATATTCTATACCTGTGAAATATTTAAATTCATCAAAGTACTATATATCAGAGTTCTAAAAAATACCACTTATATTTTTATACTGTGATAAATCATATAATGTGATATTTCCCTATTTTAAAGAAGGCCTGTGCTAAATTAAAAGCTGTTCTACTAATGGATCTTTAAATTTAACAACATTATGGTCATTTAACTATTTCATTAAATGAAATCTATTTGTAAAATACATATAATTAAATAACCATACTACAGGTTCCAGTAGTATTTTTAATTTAAAAATATTTTAAACTGTACATTGAAAGTTCTTTAATAAAATAATTTGTATTTATATCATAGTAACCATTTGTCACAGCTCTACCAATATAAGCATTTACATTATTATTCCATGTAACGTCATTACCTATATCACATGCAATAAATTTATCAGTTACATAAAATTTATATTTGTTATTAACTATTACATAATGCATAGCATATGTATTATCTATAGGTTCTATTCCTATTGTAATAGTATTATCCTGATTTTCAATTAACATATTACTTATAGGAACGCATTTAAAATGTAAATAATTAATTGCTTGATTATAATAAAATTTAGGGTTTGTATCTATTACGTCTTTTTTATATACAATACAACAAGCAGCAGTATTATCAATTGTACCTATAATAGAAGCCATATCTAATAATACATAATTATTATTTGTAGTATTTTTAATATATTTAAATGTAATAGAAATTTCCCAATACTTTCCAAATGATTTATCAGTTTGAAATTTATCAGTATATAAGACATTTGAAGCAGAACAATTTATATACCCTGATGCCAAATTTAAAGTACTTCCATTTACTGCAGTCCAATCTACACTATATGGACTATTGACCTAATCCTTTAATATATTACCAGAAAGATATATAGGATTTGCATCCCATTTATGAATTAACGTTTTAATACTTCTATTATTAAAATATAAATGCCGTCTGTAAGTACTCATAAAATTAAATACTTATACTACAGGTTCCAGTAGTATTATTAATTTAATTTATTTTTAATAGTTAATTATTCATAAATATGATATGAAGAAATATAAGCATTATATAACTGAACAATTTGATTTTAATGGGGTTCTTGATAGTACTAATAATAATGATGATATTATTAATAATATTAGTAATACGCTTGCATTAGATAGTATAATTAATGTTATTAAAAATACATTTGAATCAACACACGATTATAAATTTTCCAAATTTACTATTTCTGATGATAAAAGAATTATAGTAGTTAATACAAAATTAATTTATAGTGAATACCAAAATTTATATACAAGATTTATAATAAACGATGATAATACAATATATGTAGATTATACAGAGTGTAAATCTATTAAAGATTCAATAAATATTACTACATTAATTAATTAGATTTTAGAGAATATATAGAAACTATTAGTAACACCAGTTAAATGTAAAATTCGTATATTAATGTCATATTATAATAAAGTACATTTTACAAGTCTAAATGAATATGGAACTTTAGCAGTAACTTATAATGAAATATGCTTTATAGTAGGTATGATTAAAAAAGGTTATAAAGACATATCTATTTTTAATAATTATATGAATAAAATGACTATTGATATAGATAAAAATACTTTATAGCCGTATGTTTTCGGAAATATTGAAATAGATATAGATAATGGGAAAATCGATATTATTAATAATGATATTATAGCAGAGTTCATAAATTATGCACAATCTTATATGTTACCTGAAAACGGATATGTATTATTTAAAAAATTACCAATATATAGGGATACTACATTAATTATTACTTATTTAGATAAAGTTAAATTATGTAAATTTAATGATAAAGATACATTATCTACCATGCAACATATTAAATTTAAAATAACTGACGCTGAAGTTAAACTAATGTGCCGAAATATTTTGTATAATTATACAATGGATTTAGATAAAACTATAGATAAATTAACTTTTAAAATACCTCGCGATAAAATGGATAAATTTTATGCTCGTATTGTTTTAGCATGTATTATATCTGGAAATATATCTATTATATTAGATGAATATAATAGATATTCAAGACATAAAGATTTATTAGATCCATTAGTATTAAAAGCATATTATAATTATGTTATTGATGATATAAAAAATCATGGTCCTATATACAATCAAATTATTAATTATAATGTTTAATTAAATTTATAGACTAATCCACAATTTTAATATATAATAATAAGAAAGATTTTATTTTATAATCAGTAAATGAAAGATAATAAGAATAATGAAAAAGATCTTGCATCTTATGCAGATCAAATAGAAGAACCTAAAGCATAGAATTTATCAGATATGCACTTAGATGCTGTCGGTAATGGTGAGCTTATAGATTAGTTAAGAGCTGATGCTACTGCAAAAGCAACAGCATTGAATGAGTATACCAATGAAGAAGAACATGCCGACCGCGTAAAACAATTACAGGAATTTAATAGAACGGCTGGGCATGGTTTCTTACCTATTAAGGTTGAAGATCTCCCTACTAAAGGTTTATATTATCCAGTTGGAACTCGTATTAATATTAAGGCTGCAACACTTGCTGATATTAAGCATTGGTCATCAACAGATGAAACAGATCCACAAAGTATTGATACAGCATTAAATAATATATTAGAGAGTTGTTGTTATGTTTCATTCCCTCAAGATGAAGGGAGATATGCGACATATAAAGACCTTATTGATATTGATAGATTTTATATTATTCTTGCAATCCATGACTTTACCTTCCCTGCCGGAAAGAATGATTTAAAGGTAGTTATCAATGAGAAAGATGAAGTTACAGTTAAGAAAGATAATGTAGAATTCTTAAAGCTTAGTGATAAGTTTATGAAATATTACAATGCTGAAAAACGTTGTTTCTCATTCCCTGTTAAATCTTCATATTATAAGTCAGGTATGATGGATATATACATGCCTTCTGTTGGTACAATTAAGTGGTTAAAAGATTATATGTATACTCGTCAACAACGTCGTGAAGGTTTTGACCAAGATTTTATTAATATTGCTGCATTCCTTGTTAGTGATTATCGTTTCTTGAATAATGACTATTATTATCAATTAGTAGATATGACGACAGAATGGACTTCATATGAATGGGCATTAATGACAAAGGTTCGTTCTACTATTGAAAGTGCAATTGTTCCGGTTCTTAATTATACAGATGATGGAGGTACGCAGCGACAAGCTCCGCTTGAATTTCGTGGAGGAATCAAGAGTATCTTTATGGAACACATTGATATAGACTTCTAAAATTGATCCAGTTTTCCAAATTTGGTATAGTTGTTATAAGAATAAACATCATATCAATAGCATGTTTATATATTTTCATGAAATCCTGAATCCATTACCTACATTTAAGGTATGGTATTCAGAGATTTTATAGATAATATATTATATGGTAAAAGAATGTCATTTCACGGATATTGGTTTATTACATGAATTTGCATTCTATGAAGTATGTGATTTATTTGATATATACCAAAAAGAAATAGAAGAAAAGAATAAACAAGCTAAGAAGGATAATGAACAGATGGAAATGGATATGGCCAATATGCAAAGTAATATGAATCGTTCTATGACTAATAATCCGATGAGTAATATAAGCATGCCAAAAATGCCAAATTTACCATCTTTATAAAAAATAATTAAATAAAAGAAATGAGTAATAAGACAGAAGAAATAGATAATACTACAGTAGTTAATGAAGAAACTCCTAATACTGTAGCAGAAGATACAAAGGATGAAAAGAAATCAGATTCATTTAATGAAGAAATTATATATGAAGATGATTCTGAAATGCCAGAACCTGAAACAAAAGATTATCGTCAACGCCTTAAAGTAACACCTAAATTCATGGAGTTATTTTATATGTGTACAGGTAATATGAAATATGCTACATCACTTACTAATAATCAAGGTTCAACTATTAAGTTACTTGATCTTGTAGAATATGTAGAAAGTACGCAAAATAATATGCCTGTAGAAGAAATGAATATAGTTCTTAGTTTCCTTGGTAGTGCAGAATTTAAGTATGTTAGACCTATTATGGCACTTATTGAAAAAGGTAAACAACATGAATTATGGACATTAATTGATAATAATGAAGATACTGCAAATTAAAAATATATAAAATATAAGTAAACAAAATGACAACTTACTCATATAAAAAGTAAGCTGTCATTTTATGTTTAAAGTATGTTTAGAGCAATAAAATTATATCTATATAGACGTATATTTGGAAATCCAAATATGCCAATCATTGTAAACCCGAAAGAAAGTTTAGTTTATTTAGAGTATAAAGTAGATGAAAAATATTTTAAGTGGTATGATAAAGTTTTAGCATATTTTATAAATAATCCACAACCATTATATACAATATCTGATATTGGACAACGTACAAATGATGTAGTTAAATTACTTGTAAATAAAGCTATAACTGATACCGAGTATGTACCTATATCTTATAAAATTGAAAAGTTATTTCTAACAAAGATTCCTTTAATTAAATTAACAGATGATCAGTATACAAAGATTGTTAATGAATTTAAGGATAAATTAAAAACTTTACAAGAGGTAGAAGATTATAATAATTATTTAGCAAAGTATGTAGTCAATAAATATTTGCTAACTAAATATACTCCCCAAGATTTGTATTATATTAATACTGTAGATAATCTAAGGGGAACCACTGTAAATGAAGAAAGAATAAAATTTTTACAATCAGAATTTTCTGGTTGTGCAGCAGTTTTATAAAATGGAAAATATATCAAAATTATTAAATGCAAAACGTCTTGATATAAGAGGCATATTATCATCTCCTGTTACAGTTTCTATTAAAGAAGATGGAACGGCATTTCAAGTATATAATGTAAAACAAGATGATGGTACTATATGTACAACATATCATAAACGTTCAGATAGACCAAATGCAATAGGGCAAGAAATATCTGAAATAGAAAAGATGATTAATAGTAGTTATTATCATGCTATTAAATTTACAGAACAATATAAAGATATATTAAATGAATATTCTATTATTAACTTTGAGTTAATGAATGATGAACATTTAATTGATAATAATGGCACAGACCGTATAGTATTATTATCTGCATTTAATTATAATGAAAAAAACATTGAACATGCTTCATTGGAAATACTTGCTGAAAAATTGAGTATTTCATGCAAAAAAGCGTTGTTTTTGGGCCAGTTTTCTAATGAAATCGTCGATTTTTTGATAGAAAATGGCTCAAATTTTGGGGTCAGTACCACCCACCTGGAATTTCTTAAGAATTTGGGAAATATTGAAGGTTTCGTATTTTCCTTTAATTGTGGAGATAAAAACCGTAATTATAAGCTTATAAATCCAAAGTTTAAGAACTTATTAGATGAACATCTTGAAAATGAAAAAGAAGATAGAAAACGATATGATTGTACATATAGTTATAAATTAATTCTTAATAAAACAGATAAAAATGTATTAGATATTACTATATGGGATGATTTGGCTAATCCATGTCATAGAATATGTTATTGGTGGGAATCATTATTATATACATTATCAAAAAAAGAACTTGATAATATATTAACTGAAATAGGTAATATACCACTTATTAGGAAAACAAAATTAAATAGTGAATATATTACAGAATATAGTGATCTATATCAAATGTTAATATATGATAATGATTCTAAATATCTACCTATCTTAATATTCATGTTATATGGATTTATGAATGAACGACATCAATATCCACTCTGGACTTCTTATAATGTACAAGAATGTTTAATTAACCCGTTCGTTCGACATATATATAATACAAATTAAGTTTTTAACATTTTTTAGCGGAAAATATTTTGTTATTTCATATCATTTCTATATCTTTGCATTGTAAATATAACACGAACGTATAATTAAAATAAGATATGAGTAACATTAAAAGTAAAGCAGCAGAGAAAGCAACAAAGGTAGTAAATGAGTTCTTAACCAATAGAACTGAAAAGAACTGGGCTAATTTACAGGAACTATTTTGGTTCGGTTTAAGAAAGTTTGCGTTAGGTTATGTAAGAACCTTTGACGATGCTGATGATATTGTTATCAGAACTTTTGTAAGAGCCTATGAACATATAAATGAATATGAGCCTGAAGTTGCTGCATTCTCTACTTGGTTGTGGACCATCTGTAAGAATGAATGTCTTACAATGTTAGCAGAAAAGAGAAAGATGCCAACAGTGGAAGCTGATATTACAGATTATTGTGCATTGGCAACTCCATCTGTATTGGTTAATAATATACAAGATGACATCTTTGAAACATCTGATGAGGAGCTTAAAATGTTAACTCCTGAAGATGTAATTACAAGGATATATAATGCAACTGTTCATGAGATCAATTCTCTCCCTGATACAGCTCGTACTGTTATTACAATGAAGCTCATTGATAATAAAAAGATTAAGGACATTAGTGTAGCTCTAAATATGAATGAATCTACAGTAAAGAATTACTTGTATGACGCAAAAAGAAAACTTGATACATGCATGAAGACTAAATATAAGCATCTTTACAGCTTGTATGTAGATTGTAACAATGCAAAAGCATGTAGTAGTTTTTAAAAATAAAATATACTATATAGTGTTAGAATGTTTAAATTTTTCAAAAACATAAAAAACTTGTTTATTGATATTAAAAATAAACGAGAATTCAGAAAAGAAATGAAAAGAGAAGCAAGTGATGTAGCGAGTAAGTTTAATGCTTACAAGCTCTCACTTGACCCAGACTGTAATCATATTTCTACTATTGTTAATGTACCTACTGAATTTCAAATTTCTGGGTCTGATGTAGATATAATGAATAAACTACAAGAAATTGTAAGACCTATAACCAATTACTTATGTTATGAATTATCATGGGCGGAATTCATATATGTTCCAGAATTTTATCATATAGAAGATTCTGATACTACATCTCCAAGAGAGAGTAGAACATATTTGGTTATATGGAAATATGCACCATTAATAATGGATAATAAAAAATTCTTAACTACTCTTATTCTTAGTACAATAGGATTAATAACCCTAATAGGATTTGGAATAAGTTTAGTTTTATCTATTCTGTAAAATAAAAAGAAAACTTATATAAACAAAAATGAAATAGAAAATATACAGACATATTTTTGTATAGGACAATAGTTTACCTGATTAGGGATTAAATACTGCATATTATTCGGGATAGTTGTATTTTAATGCAGCAAATATTAAAAATATTAATGAATTATATAATAAAGATTTAGACTTATATATTACATGTAATGAATGTGCCAGTAAAAAATATAAGTAGTTTACAAAAATAAACCGTTACTAACTCAAACTTTTTTATATAAACTTTATATAATTAATAAAGTTAATTAAAAAAATATTTTTGTACAAAAAGATAATGACTAAGAAAAAGAATAATAAAGAAGCTATTAATATCGATTTGAATCGTGATATTAATGAAGTAGATCCTAAGGTAATTGCAGAAGCTCGTGATAACATGAGAGCTGAAATGAAGGAGAAGTTTAATAAGTGGATTACTGTATATGATGAAGATGCTACTGATGATGATCTTCAGAAAGCAAAGCAAGACTTTAATGATAAAGTTGCAGAATATACTGATAAGAAATATGAAATTTGTGCAGCAGGTTCAGGTAAGAGCGTAGCATATGCAGAATTCCTTAAGAAGTTTAATAATCAAGCTAACCATTGGGTTAATGGTGCATGGAAAGGTGTATTGACCTTTGATAAGGTAATTACAAAGCATATCGAGGAATTGACACCAGATAAGGCATTTGAAATTGATTATTCTACATTGTTCTTCCTTTATAATGCAATGCAACAACCAGCAGGTGTTGGTGTAGAATCTGCAAGAGCAATGGCTGAACTTGAAAATTATGATGAGAATACAGGTAAGGTCCGTGAGGATGATACAAATCCTGTAACATATAGTGGAGTTCTTGAAATCCTATATGGTCATATGAAGAAGCTTGAAAATGTAGATAAGATGCTTAAGCTCTATCGTGAAAGAATGAATATTGCTGCAGCCGGCGTAAAATTTGATTTTAAGATTACAGATCTTGAGGAATTTGTTCAATTCTATGATACATGGTTGGTTGATAATGTTCCAACAGATCCTAATCAATTAAGATGATAATGTTGTTGATAAATAAGATATAATTTTAGTAAAATTTATAAGACAAATTTATATATTTGTTCTATAATTAATAGCTAAAAGTGTTCTTGGATGTATTGATATATGGTTGCACTTTAAAATCTAAAAGGTTGCGTAAAATCAAGATGGTTATTTAGTTCTTTTAGAGATCGTACAAGACAGTTTTAATAAAAATTGAATCAAATAAGTACACTGAATTAAATATTTTAGATTTAAAAGTGAACTCTGATGATTTACTTTAATGTAAATTCAAGGGATTTCAGAGGGTTCGTGTACAACCCAAAAGTTATTCACACTTTATAACTTTAAATATTTTATAAAATATGTACATAAGAATTTTATTTTTCATAAAAATTAATTAAAAATTGATATTAAATTTTAATGTGAATTGCTTGTGAAAGTGGTTCACATTTTCTTTTTTAAATATAAGAGTAAATATAACAAATAGTTTGTAAGGCATAAACAATTTATGTAGAAAAATAATATGAAGATGTGTGTTATCAAGTCTGTAACACCATTACATAAGCTTAATGAGAGCTCTGAAAATTCTCCATCTGAGAAGTATGTATTTCAAGGTGTATTTACACAATGTTCAGTTCCTGGTCATGTTGTAATTAACCGCAATAAAAGAATATATGCAGAAGATGAAGTATTAAAACATCTTGGTTATTTACGTGAAACCATTAAAAATCAAGGTAGTTTATTAGGTGAGTTAGATCATCCTGAAAAACGTTTTGATATTCAATTAAAAGAAGCATCACACAAGATTACTGATTTATGGTATGATTAGAAAACCCACTGTGTTATGGGTAAACTTGAAATCCTTGATACACCTAATGGTAAAATAGCAAAAGAGTTAGTAGATGCTGGTTATCCATTATTTGTATCTTCACGTGCTGCTGGTGATGTAGATGAGCGTACACATGAAGTAGAAATTGCACAAATCTTTACATATGATATTGTATGTACACCAGGTTTTGCTGAGGCTCGACTTGAAAGAATGAATGAGGGTTTATCAAATAATGCTTTATCATTTATTAATGAATCTATTTCAGTAGCAAAGAAAAATAATAATAAGAATAGAGTATTGACAAATACTCCTAATGCTGAAGTTTATTTAATAGATGAAAATGTAAAAATAGATGAAAATGTAAATAAGTATATGAATAAAACTGCAAATATTAATGAATTATCTAAACCTTTATTAGAAGAAGATAATACAGAAGTAGAACTCCCTACTGCTGATACTAATCCTCATACAGTAAGTGATGAAGATAAGAAAGAAGATAATGCACCAAAAGATACTAAGAAAGTAGATGCTTCAAAAGATGATATATCTGAAACTGATGAAGATAAGGAAGAAAAGCGTTCATTAATATTAGATGTTACCGGTGAAGATAAAGATGGTAATGAAGCAAAGGGCGATAACAACACAGAAGAAAATTCAGATAAATCTGAAAAGAGAAGTTTAATATTGGATATTCAAGCAGAAGAAACCTCAGATGACGATGCATTTGAAGATGATAATCAGGATAAAGAAGAAAATAAAACTGATGATAATTCAGTTGAAAAACCTGAAGAAATTGATAATAAAGAAGATGATGCTTCAGAAGAGGTAGATAGCATGGATAATAAAAAAGACCGTATAAAGAAAGAAGCAGAAGAAGAAATTGCAGAACTTGATGCTATCATGAATAGTGTAGTTAAGACAGAATCTGTTAAGGAATCTATTATACGTCGTTATCCATTCGCAATATCATTATCTGATAAGAACTTTGCAAAGTTTGCAGCATTACGTCCAAATCAAAAGAAGAAATGTGCAGACTTTATTGTTGAACATGCAATTTATAATGTAGAAGCAATTAATGAATTATGGACAACACCTCTTAAAGAGAGTAAGAGAATGCAACAAAATTGGTTAAGATTAGCATCTTCTACAGATATTGATTTATATTGCAAAGCTCCTCTTGAAGTTCAGAATGCTATTGAAGAATCTGCAAAATATGTAATTCTTGAAACTCAACAAGATGTAGATGAATTCTGGCGTAAAACAGGACTTCGCCAAGCAGAAGCTCAACGTCGTATGAATGAACAATTTGTTTCTGATTATAAGAAGAATGTAGCACGCCAAGCTAATGTAGAAACAAATCCATTAGGGTATAATCTTGATTACATAAACTTAACTGAACAATGGTTCAAAAATAACCTTTAATTTTTGAATTTACTATATATTAAAAATGAACAACTTTTTAGTTGTTCATTTTTATTTTAATTATTTCGCTATCGAAACAGGGGTGTTCTTATTTTTTAGTAAATCTATAGTAAATGTATTTAATATTGCTTCATTTACTTCTATAGGTCTATGTATATCATTTATATCATTAAACTTACCTGACTTTGTAATATAATCAACTTCATATAAAGATGGTTCTATATCTACATTAATATATGCAGGATCTTTTAATAAAGTTTCTCTATCTGTACAATAAGTATATTCTTCCCATTCAACAGGTTCACCTTTATAATAATCTACATCCTCAAAATGTATTGTACCTTTATATAGATATAATAAATTTTTAGGATTATTACACAAATATATTTTACCATCTAAATATGTTAATATATTTGGTATTGTTTTATATGGAGAATATAACTTATAAGAAATCATTTTAGAAATAAATTTAATTATTTTAATAGTTATAAAGTAATTATAAAATAAAGTTTTTATATAAACTTATATAAAGTACGAATGAATTGCTAAATATTTCTAATTACTTATATTTTCGTCCCATTATATTTTTATATTTAAGAAATATATATTATCTTTGTAGAGTAATTAAAAAATAAAAATTATATGAAACCAGTAATTATATTAGTCCGTGGAATTCAAGGTTCAGGTAAGACTACACTTGCAAAGAACCTCGTAAAATATGATAATAAGTTAGTTCGTATTAATCGTGATGATATACGAGCTATGTTGTGCACAGAGTGGTCGTATGCTTTTGAAAAGGTAGTTATCAAAATGCAACTTTCAATGGTTAAAGATGCATTAGATAAGGGTTATTCAGTTGTAATTGATGATGTTTCAAATCTTAATGAAAAAACAATTAATCGTTTGAAACAAACTTTTCCTAATACTGAAATTCAGTTAAAGGATATTTGTTTACTTACTGATGTCGAGGAATGTATTAAACGAGATGCACTTCGTGAAAATCCTATTGGTGAAAAGGTTATCAGAGAAACTTATAACCGATATATTGATGTCATTGAACACTATGTTTCTATGAATAAGTAAAAGTAAGAAATAACCGATTAAAAATAAAACATTATGTTTACTGCCAAATATAATACAATAGAGGATTTTGCAGAGAACTTTACAAAAGGTTCTTTTGGTTTGTATGCCGTTACATATACACCTGTAAAAGTAAATGTAAATCCAAGAGATAAAGATCGTAGTGAAGTTACGTCAGATGAAAAGAATAAGTATACAGATAGAGTTATGAAGCTCACTGTATATAGAAATGCATGTACTGGTATTGATTACTATAATGCAGTTAAGGGTGAGTGTGAACGTGAAGGTATTACCTTTAATGATAATGAATTTGAAGTTGCATTTCCTAAAAAGGAAACTTATACTGAAACTATCAGTACAAGTTTAAAGAATATAGTACTTCAAAAGAAGGACTCGACACAGCGCTATTTACGTCTCCTCTGTGGCCGTAAACCTACAAAGGTTAAGTCTTTTACATTTCTTGATGGACAGCTTGCTACAGAAGAAGAAATTGCAGATATAAACCGTTATATCGCACCTCATAAAGAATCTGCTAAACTGAAGGCTTTATCTATGCAAAATATCATAGGTGTACGGAATGTAAAGTTAGAAAATGTACTATTCCTTGGACAAGGTTCAAAGTATTGGGAAAATCCTAATTATGAAAGCGTGATTACACATGAATCTTTATGGCAAATGTTTCAGTAATTAAATAACTATGTCTATAAATAGAAAAATTAAAAATAAAGAGGAGTTGGTCAAATATAAAACATTTGACCAACTCGCTTATGAAGAATTTTATAATAAATTTAAATATGTTATTAATATTGAAGCATTACTAAAAATTATAATGCTAAAAATTAATGATGACTTTGATGTTTTTTACATTTATAATGAGCATTTACCATTAAAGCCTGGTTTTAATTTGACTAAAGGTGATTTATTGGTTTTAATGAGAAATTTAAGAAGTTTATTTCCGCTATATAACATTTCTATAAAATATGAGAAAGATAATAGGGATTATAATATATATGAAAAACCTAAAGGACTTCAATTTAAATGTAAAATTTAATTTATTAAAATAGTAAAAAACAGAATTCGAAATTTTTATATTTAATTTTAGGGTGAGTAAATAACTTAAATAAAAATTAAATATGGAAGATCTATTAGTTAATAAGCAAGAAATCTTGCAACACTATATGGATTTGGTCCCATCTAATGTATTGCAAAACGTTAGGGACTATATCATTTCACATTTGAAAAATGATGTTCCTAATGTAAATGTACCATTCTCTGTAATGGGGCAATATCGTAAGCAAATAGAAATAATTTACAGCTTACAATGTTGGAAGATTGAAATTAATTATATGACAGATTGCAGTATTTTTAATTTTCCTAAATAGAATTAAAAAATAAAGAGGACCTATAATTAAGTCCTCTTTTTATAATAATGAATTTTCTCTTTGAAATTTCACTTTTTGCTCATATACCGGGAATTTCTGTTCTAAATATATTTTTCGTCTCTCTTTATAATGTTTCCACATATAATTATCACCATAAGAATCTTCTCTCTTAACTCTTAAATCATCTACAAAATCATATAGTACAGTTTTATCTTTACCTGGATATTGTCTTAAACCACGACCACATATCTGTCTAACTAACCTTTCAGATTTAGTAGAATTAACTAAGAATATAGACCATATATTTTTTATATCTATACCTTCACCAAATGTACAGATAGATGCTACTAATACAGTTTTACCTTCTGTATCATTTTCACATTGTTGTTTATAATAATCTCTATTCTTATTAGGTGTGTAACCATCAACATAATATACATTCTTATCTGAATTTTCGTTTATATATTCATATAAACGTTTGCCATATCCACCTTTAATATCTCCAAATAATATTAATGTATTCTTTGCCATCTTAATAGCCATATCACCAATATATTTCATTCTTATATATGCACTATTAATAAAATCAGTTTCTTGTCTTAATAATTTAGCGCCAAATGTAATATCATTTCTATTTTGTGCAAGTTGTTTAGCCTTTCTCATTTGGTATAATAAATCTTTATTTTCATTATCACACCAGTCCATTATTTCAAATATTGTATATATAGGTGTTGCAGATTTTTGTTGATTAATTAAATCATTTGCACTTAACTTATATACTAAAGGACCAATATAAGATTGAATATTATAATAACCTATAGTTTCTTTACGAGGGAATGTACCTGTAAAGGATATAGCATATTTAAGGTTTGTACATTTATTAATAATATTCTTCATAGAATTTGATGAGGCTAAGTGGTGTGCTTCATCTACCATAACAGCTTCAAACTCTTGGAAAAATTCTAATGACTTTTTACATAATGATTGAAATGTACCAAATAATATTGTACAATTATCTATTGCTTCTTTTTCTGCTTTCTTTAATCCAGATCTTAAAACACCGGCAGACCATTCTTTCTGGTTTTGTTCCATCAAATATGTTTCATATTCATTATAATCATTAGAAGATTGATTAGCTAAATCTACAGATGGCACAATATATAATATTTTCTTAATATTACATTTATCAATAAGATAACGGAATATCATAAATGAAATTAAGGTTTTACCACCTGATGTAGAAATCTCTCCTGATGCAAATCTATATTTTAATAATGCATATGCAGCATCAATTTGATATGGTCGAGGTACAAAAGGTGTACCAGGTTCATTTGTATTTTTTGAAGGTTTAGTGCTATTTTCAAAAGTAGTTTTAATATAATTAGTAAACCATTCCTTATCTAAATCAAATTGAGAAATATATTTAATAGTATTTTCTGATAATACAAATGGTATATTAAATTCTTTGCAAATATTAATAACATCCAACCATAAACCAATAGGTACCATACCATAAGAATTTATAAAACACCGCTCTGTGTTTATATGAGGCTTAGATTTTTTTAAAATCCATGCATCTTGTAACTCACGAGTTAGTGCATTCTTTAATATAGTATTCTCTTCTGGTTGTTCAGACTAACATACCAAAAATTTATTATCAAAAGTTATATCGATCTTCATAGTTAATTATAAATAAGTTATATATTATTATATGAAATAAATATACAAATGTTTATATTAATAGCTTCATCTAATAATTATATAAATTTTAAACATTGTGAAAACAATTATATTAGACATAACTAGTGTTAATAATGATGTAATATTAAGTACTCAAAAGGTATTTAATAATATGATTCGTTATGCTTATAATAGATTGGTTGATAATAAAGAGTTAAAAGAAAAAGAGTTAAGAGCTATTGTAACTAAAACCTTCAATCAACCAAGTTGGTTAACACAATGTGCAATCAAAGATGCTATATATTTATATAGAGCAAATAAAGCAAAAGGAAGTAATAAACCAGTAATTTTTGGAGGATTAAAAAATTTAAAAGACTTATTATTAAAAAGGAAAACTAAAGAACAATATAAATTAGATAAATTATTACCTATAACATATCAAGGTGAATGTATGTATTATGGCAATAGAATGTTTAACTTTAATTTTAATAATAATGAATTAATTTATAAACCAACTAGAAAACAACATTATAATTTAACTTATAAACAACCACGTAAAAATATATTACACGATTTATTACAGTTACAAGAATTATGTAAACAAAAGAAAATTGCAATTACTGTTAAGTTAAATACAGTAACTAAAAAATTATATATAATATTTGATGAAAGTAAACTTGAATATGAAAAATATACAGATTTAAAATCCAATAGAATAATTGGTATAGATTTAAATCCAAATGCATTTGGATTATCTATCTTAGAATTTGATAAAAATAATTCTGAATCTTTTAAAGTTTTACATAAAGAAATTATATCCACTTATAATTTAAATAAGAAAACTATAAGTAATAATAAAAGAAAGTTTGAATTAATTAAAATTTGTTATCATATCGATAAATTACTTAAAACTTGGAAATGTGGTAGAATTTGTTTAGAAGAATTAAAAATTAGCAGTTCAGATAAGCAAAAAGGTAAAGAATTTAATAGGTTATGTAATAACGTATGGTGTCGTAACTTAGTTATCAATAAGTTAAAGATGTTAAGTAATATTCATGTATATTTTATAACTGAAATTAATCCTGCATACAGTTCTGTTATAGGCAATATTTTATATGGTAACGAACATACACCTGATATGGTAGCTTCAAGTATTGAAGTTGCCAGAAGGGCATACAATAAATTTAAAAAAGGATGTTTCTACCCACCTATTCAACTTGACCACTTAAATGAGCAGTGGAAGCAAACATTAAGTGGTTTGAATAGTTGGAAAGAAATATTTAATGAAATTAAAAAATTGAAATGGAAATATCGATTTCTGCTACTTGATTATATTCAGAATGCAGTTTTCAGTAAAACTTATATAAAACAGTGTATATCTCTGTATACATTTTAATAAGTTTATATAGTTTTTATATTTTATAATAGTAAAAATTAAAATTGTTTATAATTATGAAGGGCCATTTAATTTTTTACTTGTCTAACTTGTAAAGAAACGATGCCTAAGTATATCATAAAAGCCATAAACATTAGTTTCTTTATTTTTTACTGGTATTAATGAACATTTTAAAATATCTCCATCGTAAATGTTCATTTTATAAACTTCTACAGGGAATGAGCTATTTCTACTTTTATAAAGAAATATAGAATGGTCTTTCACTGTATCACTGTATTCAAACTTATATTTAACTATCCCATTATATATAAGCTCATTACTATATATAATAGTTATAGGATTAGAAATATCTGAAGTAATATTTACAAAAGTACTTTTAAAATTATATTTTAAATATGCATTTTTAATAACAGCTGGGTTATAAACATACTAAATTCCATTTACAAAACCAAATAAATCTGAATCACTACTAGTACGACAACGATATATAATTTCCACCGTAGGATTAATTTGAATAATATAGTCAGTATCAAAATAAGCACCAGCCTCATTTACTATATATTTTATTCTTTCATATATAATTGGTAATAAATTATTCTATTGATTAATTAAGTTTCTACGCAAATAACCCATATACTATTTACTACTGAAATGAAAATAGAGAATTCCATTTATAAGAACTCTCTATTTTAAATTTTTTATTCTGCTCAGGTAGTCTATATTTTCGCTTTATAATCAGAAATCACCTGTTCTAATTCTTTTATTTTTAGTTTATAATTCTTACATTTTGTTTGTAATGTTTCATTAGAATTAAGAACAGCGTTATTTTTGCTAATCATTTTCTTAATCTTTGGTTTTAGCTGAGTAACTTCTATTGCATACATACTGCTTCTTTTCAGAATTTAGTTTTCCTATTTTTTCTCTAAGAGATGTTATTTCCTTATTAGCTTTCTTAATAGTAGGATATACCATAAGATCTTCAAATAAAAGCGCATAGCGGAAAGTAGTTTTCAAAAATTCTTTTACTTCTGCAATACTCTTATAGATATATGTGTCATGTTCCATAGTTACAATAATATCTTTTGTATTCTTTGGAAATACAATACATATATTAATATCCACGATATTAACTCCTTTTGCAAATTGAATATGGTCACTAATCCTTAATGTTTGATTAGTTCCATACTTAAAGTACATACTACTTTTACTTCTGTTGTTAAAAGTACTTTCTTTTATTCCATATTCTTTACTAACTGAACGAACCCACTTAGAAAGCAAGCTTATGTAATACTTTTGATTGACCATAATTTATATCTTTATTTGTTTACTCTACAAAATTAATAAAAATATTTTAATTATGGAAATTTTAGAAATAAAATTAACTAAATTTAACAATTAATTTTATAATGCAGTTATATATCCTGCTGCGAATGACATTAACTCTGGTAAAGTTTCAGTTACCAAACTCGGAACGCATAAAATAATAGTTAATCCAATCGCCACTAATATTAATAATATTAATATACTATATAGAAATAATTTCATAGTTATTTCTGTTTTCTATATTTTTAGAGACGAGAATGGGGCTTGAACCCATGATTACGGTTTTGCAGATGTACATATTTTATAAATTAAATAATTATTTATAAGATATTTAAAGTTACTAAATATTAATAACTTTTGGGTTGTACACGAACCCTCTGAAATCTCTTGAATTTACTTTAAGTAAATCATCAGAGTTCACTTTTAAATATTTACGAAGTATATTCAAAGATGCATTTATATCTGCATTTATCTTAATTCCATTCTAACTACAATATAAACCCCTCTTAACGCGTTTACCCCTAAAGATATAATTATTTTTATCATCTTGTTTATATGTAGGTATATAGTCATTATCTATAAATGAAGCTTTAGATGTATAACTTTCTTCCTATATTACACAATTTATCCCAAATAATTTACATTTATAAGATAACATTTGAATTAATTTATTGAACGGTATTTGAATAAAATTTTGGTTAGTTCTCTTTCCAAGTTTAGTGTCTTGTTTCCAGTAATTGGTGTGCCCAATTACAAGTGTATTTATGTTATTAGAAACTAATTGATTCACTATGTATCTTGAAACCTTGTGAAAATAATCTTCAATTTTATTTGTACGCTTATAATTTAATTTCTATATTCTTTTGCTTGTTTTGCAATGATTTACAGTTTCACATATTGATTTATATTTTGCAACTTGCTTATTATAATATTGATTTATAGACTTAACTGGTTTACCATTTACAATGAAACTGTTAATTACATTAGAACTACAACTGCATAAATTGGTAATACCTAAATCAATAGACATATATTTTTTATTATCAGTTTTAGGTTTAATATCAGGAACTTCATGTATAAATTCTAAAACTATATAACCATTTTTAGGTACTAACCTAATTTGTTTGATATTTAACTTACTTACATCTAACCCAACTTTAATTAATATTTTAGTTGTAGGAATTTGTAAATAACCTTCACTTAATTTCTTTTTAGCCCATGTATCAATTACAATTTGATTTACACCATCAGTTTTTAAATATTGAGGTATTTGTATAGGTAGAGTATACATACCTCTATTTTTCTTCTTTAACAATGCAAAGAAACTACTAAAATTATTATCAACTTGTCTAACTACCTATGCAGCAATATGATTTGGCAATGCTTTAAAATCTACATTCTATGTAGACATCATCAAACGCCAATTCGCATAGTAATTTAAGTATTTATATTTAACTGTGGTATCATCTTTAGCTTTGAAGTAGTACTATCTAACATTAAATAAAGCAGCATTATAAAGATTTTTAGAAAGATGCATCATCTATATTAAATCTTTATAATACTCATTATTCTACTTTATTATATGTTTCTATACTAACCTCATTTTATATTTTATTTATCTTCAAGGTATTAAATACCTAACTTATTTATTTTTAATATTTTTATGTTAAATATAATTTTTATAAGCTTTGTATAATTTTTATCAATAACTTAACCAAACTTGGCTATCTCGTCATATATAAGTCTTACTAAATAAAAAGACTTATATTTTATTTTTAAATTGCTATTTCAGCTTTAATAGATCCATATATATCAGGACTTTTTTTAACTACTTTTAATAGTTCTCGTTTTTTATTATCACTATCATCTATTAAAGCATTAAGATAAGTATCAAAATCACCCCATATATTATTATTGTTATTTAATACAATATGTGTATTAGAATCGATAATACCTTCAATGTTATTATTAGTATTTTCAATATACTATTTTGCAGCATCAATATGGTTTGTATATAAATGAAAATTATCACAAGTCATATATACATTACCTACAATATATTCTTTATTATCACCTTTTTTATTCTCTTTACAATTAGTACAATAATTACATATAATACTCAAGAAAAATGAATCAAAAATAATATCATATGGTAAACCAAGAAAACTATCAGTAGACCTCATATGTGCATGTAAATGTACAAAGTATTTATTATTTTTACCAGCAACAGGTTCACATGTAAAATGAAAATCATACTAACAAGGTTCTAATGACATCTCTTTTAAATCTACTGGATTCCATAATGAAAGAATAATACGGCGAGACATAGTATCATGTAATAATCTATCAATAATTAATTTAATTTGATCTACTCCATTAAAATTACGAAACTAATAACCGTATGACTTGCCAATAGTGCCATCATCCAAAACCCACTCATCCCAGTATGTAACACCACGGTCATTAAGCCATTTAACATCTGTTCTACCACCAAGCATCCATAGTAATTCTTTTAATCCCATATAAGGGTACATCTTTTTTCCTCGTAATAATGGAAACTAATTCTATACATCATTTGCTTGTAAGAACATATGCTATCTTACCAATGTATCTATACCTGTTCTATTTGACTATCGTGTTATATCAGTGTTATTAGTATCATTTGCATGTACAAAGTCTGATATTGCACTTGCATACTATCTTTCAAAATTTACCATATATCTTTTCTTATATCTTCTTTATTTTTCGCTTATATTTTTTAGTGTTTCCTCATCTTGTTTATTTAAGTACTCATAAACACTATCCATAAACATATCAATACTTCCATTATTATAAAATGGATCTTTTACTGTACCTGTAATTTTTTCACATACAGTAGGTACATATTTATATGCAGCATTATAGTTATTAAAAATATGGTATAATATTTTTAATTTTAAAGTGTTATAACTCTTGGCGTACTACACACCTCTATTCCATAGCATTCATCAAATGCATTTGGAACTGCTTTCCTCAATATATTTAAACTACCATTCAAATCCGCATTTATTAATCTACCACTTGAACTCTTATATAAACCACGTTTAATCCTTCTACCGCTGAATTTATAATTTAATTCAGTACTTGATTTAAAGGTGGGAATAAAATCATTATCTATGAAGCTTGATTTACTTGTATAGCCCTCTTCCTATATAATTACATTTATACCTTCTAACTTACATTTATATTGGAGTTGTTCAATTAATTTAATGTATGGTATTTGAATAAATTTTTGATTATTAACTTTACTGATATTTGTTTCTTGCTTCCACTCCTTATTGTAACCTATAATTAGGGTATTAATATTGTTTGAAACTAAATGATTAACAATATATCTGCTTGTTTTATGTAAATAATCATTTAATTTATTTTCTCGTTTAATTCTTAAAGTTCTTAACTTATTTGTATATGCATTTTTATATTTAGTATCCTAAATAGATTTATATTTTGCAACTTGTTTATTGTAATATTGATTTATTGATTTAACAGGCTTACCATTTATTATTATATTATTAATCTCTTTACAATTAGTTCCAAGTGTACATAAATTATTGAAACCTAAATCAATAGACATATATCTTTGATTATCAGTTTTTAATAAGGATTCAGGTTTATTATATAATACTTCAACTACGATATAATCATTACCATGTGGAACTATTCTAACTTGCTGTATAAATTCTTGCTTTGTATGTATAGTAGTCTAAATATTTTTACCAAATTTAATAATCTTATTTGTTTCTAATTGTTTCTTAGATATAGCTTGATTTGTAAAAATTAATAAATTCCTCCCATCTTTTTCTTTATAATACGGTAATGAAACTCTATTTGAATATTCACCATTATTTTTAAGTTTTAATAACTTAAAAAATGAAGTCATACTTTGATCTACTTGATAAATTACCTACTATGAAACTTTACGTGGTAATGCTATGTAATCTATTTGTTTTTCTTTTGTTAATTGATTTATTAGTTGAAATTTATTTAGATATTTTCCAGTATCAAAGTAGTATTGTCTAATTCTATATAATGCGGTATTATATAAGTTTTTAGATAGAAAGCATAAATTATCTAATTCATTATATTCTAATGAATTACATCTAATTATATGTCTTTCTACTAAAATCATAAACTCTTAAATTTTATATGTTATTTATCAGTAATAAAATAATATAATGTGTACTATAAATCTATTAACTTATTATAACACAGGATATTTGAACCGTGCATTACGATCATCTGCATATATTTTTGAAATAATTTTATTTATAAAATCTGCTTTCATATATAAGTTATAAGGGAAACAACTAAAATTGTTTCCCTTTAACTTTACTTATTTTTTAATTTTTGAATTTCTTTCATTAAATCAGTAACTTGTTGTATTAATGTATTAACTTGTAATGATAACCCTTTATTAATATTACTTAAATTATCTAATTTCTCTTGTACTGATATAGAATGTATTTCATTATCTTGCTTATCTTCATATGCAATATTTTTAGATTCATGTTTATAATATAAACCTTTTACTGAATTTGTATTTGCAATAGAATCATCAATATGTGAACTTAAACCAACAGAATCTATAATATTATTAATTTGAATATTTAATGAATCATCATTGATTTCTTTTATAAGATCTGCAATTTCATTAGATGTAGATAATGTATCAGGGAATGAAATAACTACAGAATTTGACCATTCAGAACGTAATGGGTTTTCAGGATAACCTGCTTCAGATATAGACCTAACTTTTATTTCAACCTTTTCTCCTTTTGTTATAGGAATATCGATTTGGTTTATATTAATTTCTGTTCCATCTGCTACATTTTCGGCTTTCCATTCATATAATCCTGTTTCATTATTATATGAACGAGTTTTCTATTTGCCTATAATCATAGACCAATCTGTAAATGTACCTGTTAATTTAGATTGTCCATCTGTTCCTGTATATGTAAATGTATTTAATTGTGTACCTGTGTTATCTTCACATATATATCGATATGCAATTTCAAATCCGATTATTTCTTCAGCTATTGTATTATCAGCATCTCTATATTTTAATTCTGGTATAGGGAAGAAACCCCTGATATGATATTTAGGTGTTACATTTAATGCTTGATTATCTTTAACTATATTTTTAAGATTACTAACTAATGTTTGATAACTTACCTACATATTCTATAAATCTACAATATTAGTTGCAATCTATTGTTGCATAGAATCATATTCAGATTTCTTTACAATATTAGCAAGTTCAGTTTTCTATGATGCTATTGTAGATTTAAGTGAATTTATCTGAGATTTTGTAGTTTCAATTTCTGCTGCAGTATTCTTAACATCTGCTGTATCTATTGCAGCATTAATTTGTGTATTAACCTATACAACTCTCAAATCATTTGCTAATAAACTTGGAGCATTTGGAATATGACCATATAGTGCTTTAAGTGTTCGTTGTTTAGCATCTGCAATCATATTTGCCCCCCAATCCACAATATTAGTTGCATAGTAATCAGCAAACCTTACATTATTATTAGCTTTATATACAAGATTATCACTATCAAATTTTATAGGTGTTGACCATGTATCTGCAATTAAATTATAATCTTCATTAACGGCTTTAATATAAATAACATCAAATTCATGAGCACCAAATCTAACCTTTATTTCTTTAGTTCTAAATGGATTATCATAATATTCAAAAGTTGTGTATATACCAGGTATTGCAGAACCTTGAATAACTTTTATTTGTATTTCATTAGTATTCTAATTAACATTAGTTACACTAAAAATCGTATCATTATATAATAACTAATCTCCTATATTAAGTATACCATTATTAGATTGTGTATCTGTAGTTACATCAATATTTTTATAACTTAATGTATCTAATTTATAAAATATTCCATCTTGACCTGTATGTGTTTCAGGATCACTTATAATTTGGAATGAACCTATCTTTGTATTATGTACAAATGGTAATTCAATAGTTTCTTCATCTTCTGAATATGGAATATTATTATAGCTTAGAATACTCTTTAAACCATCATAATCATATGTATTATTTTGTAAATTAGATTTCCAAAAATTTACGGTTTCTTGATTTCTTGAATCTAATATAATACGAGAAACTTTAACCCTATCTGCATCATCTGGTATTTTACCAGTTAAATCTATTGTAACTGTTGCACCAGGAAACATTAAATTTTCAAAGAACCAATTACTATCAAGTTCAAAATTAACAGGATCAGATAAATTAGTTATAGGATTTGGTGCTTTAGGTGCATTCTATAATTTTAAAGTTCTCTATACATCATTACTATCACTTAAATGTATAATTGCCTTTCCAGAGCTTAATTCCTATATAGATTTTTCTAATGCTTGAAGTCTATTAAGTAATGATGTATATGAAGGTAATTGAAATGTAGTATTCACCCCATTACCCTAATCAAAATCATAATCAATAAAACTATCATTACTGGTCATGGATTTCTATAATGACTATAATATACCTAACATATTATTCTACTATGCTAATGTATGTTTTAAGTTCTCATTAAAACTACTAATTTGTTTCTATGACATAATTTATTGTTTTATTAATTATTTTTAATTTTTTTAAGAATATCTTTAAGTAATGAATGAATATTCATTATATCAATATTTAATTTTTTAAAATATTCAGTAGTTGATATATAATCACTATTGTTACCTGCGTTTAATTTCTCAATATTTAAATCTTTTAACTCTAATGAATCTTCTGTATACTGTGATTGAGTATTTCCAATAGAGCTTGTGATATTTTGTAAGTATGCAATAATATGTGGTACTAAACCAATATAATTAATTTCATTATTACTATTCTTTAAATATCCTAAAAAATTTGTTGCATTCTATGAAAATATAGGACTTTCTGCATCTATATATAATTTATTATAAATTGCATCATGCCTTAATGAATTAGATGTAGACCATTCATACCCTGACTATTTTTTAACCTTTAAATTATCCCCAGAAAAAATATTTAATGTAGCCTTTGGTAAATGATCTGTAACTTCACTATCACCTGTCGACATGGTTGGATGAACATATAGTGAATTGGTTGTAATATCATTAGTATATAATGCCCCAATATTAACACCAGATGTGTCTATTGTCATTAAAGGCTTTAAAGAAGTATCATTATTAAGGTTATGTGAGAATACTCTTATTCCTTCATTATCTATAGGAAATAAATTTTTAGCATAGATTTTATCTACATTAAGTATATTAGATAATTTACCTTTTACATAGTTATCAACTTGCTATGATAATTCATCTATTTTTTCTGAATTATGTTTATAAAATTCTTTTATACTCTTATAATCTGATTGTATATTATTAATTATTTTTGTATTATTAGTTAATACATTAATACTTTTATTTAATATACTTACAAGCTCTCCTGTTTCTGTTGCAGTAATTCCCGAATTAGTAGTTGAATCCTATATTATTGCATCTGTATTATCATATATAGGTAATGTATTTAAATTTACTCTAAATGAAAAACTATTACCAAATCTCTATTCAGTAGATTTTGTTTTCTTATGACTGCTTATATAATATAACTTATCACCTGCTTCATTTGTACCAGCTGACTATGGCGCATCTAAAAATAAAATACCAAAAAGATTTATAGCTTGCGGAATTTTAGAAGTCTTATTATTAGTTTCATCAAAAATAGAATAATATAATAATATAGCATTAAAATCAAATTCAGTATCAACATGCAACTGATTATGCATATCAATATTAATATCATCATATGACTATATTAAATCAGTATTTATATTACTAAACTTATCAAATTTTTTTAAGTCTCGTGCTATTATAGTTGGGTCTTTTACTAAAGATATAGGTTTTGGACTATATTTTGTTTTAAATCCAATAATATAATGTTTATTTTCATCATAAAATGGCTTATCATAACCTAAATATGACATGTATTGATTAGTGCCTAAACCTTCTAATGTATCATCTATACTTGATGGTATATCATTTATATTTGTAACATTCTATGTAGAAAATAGAACAGGACCTGCTCCATAACTTGTAGGTATTGTAATATAAGTTTCATTATACATACCAAAGTTATTTTGTACATTATTTCCACCTGATATAGAACCTAAACATTTTACTACAGTATTATCCTGTTTATTTACATCATTATCATTATTATATGAAGATTCATAAAAAATATTATATATACTACCTGTATCATACGTATATATATCATTACTCAATTTCAGTAATTTGGTTTTACTTAGCCATCTCCAAAAAACAGGTTCAGCATATGTACTATAATTACTATAATTATATGCATGCTCAGTAGTTTCTTTATTCTACCAATTCATTATAGCAACATCACAATTCATTGCATAATTTTGCAATGACATAATAAGAGCTCTACTAAAACCTTCTGGTGTATCTGATATATTTTCCCCTGTATTTAAATTAGGATCTGATGTAATATTAATATTAGCTGTACCAGATTCTGCTGGATTCTAATCATCATCTTTAAATAAAATCTACTTTATACTGGCAGGTGGAATATTTAATAAAGCATAATGGGAAAGATTAACATTATTAACCCCTCCATTTATATTAAGGCCTATATCTTCACATGCAGAAGGAAATACATATAAACTTCCTCCTGATGAACCAGTTGAACTAATTCTTAATGGTTTTAATAATGGTGTTATGTTCTTTCTCATTAATTTAATTTGGTAATTTCTATATCATTTTCATGTAAACATGAATAATTATAAATGTCCCATTCTGCACCATAGGTATCAGAATAATCTGTACATTTAAGTTGAACTCTATTAAGTTTATCTTTTGATACTTTTAATAAGTCATTAGTTTTCCTTGATAATAATATATAATAATATTGTGTAATTCCGTGATTAATAAATTTCAAATCAGTTACTACTCCAACATTCAATGTTTCTATAATATTAATATTATCATCACTTATATTTACATTACCATTATTAATTTTATGGTATGTATATAATTTTCCATTTTTAATATCTTCTAAATGTAATGTTGGCAAGTTTTTTCTCTTTAACTGTAAAGGAGAAGCATAAATATAACTTTTATCATAACTAAAATCTATATTAGCTATATTATCTTCAATATTATCATTATTATCTACTGTTACCCCATATACAGCAGGCTATGATGATGAAGTTGAAGAATGTGGTGTAGATGTATGTAATTCATTATAATTATTTTTTAAGGTACTAACATCATTTAATAATTGTGTTAATATATTTTCAACTGTATTCTCTTTATATACAATAGAACCTGCATCATGTGATATATTCTTTAATGAAATATATTTCTATTCATTTTCAGGTGTTGAAAATCTACTTCCTATAACATTATGCTATACATGTTGAATTGCATCTTTAATACTCCCATATAAAGATGATGTATCTTTAATAGTTAAATTATCTACCTATATATTTTTAAATTCACCTATATTCGCAATAACACTACCGGTTGGATTATATAATGAAATAAGTAATCTATTTAACTTATCATCATATAATTTATTAAATTCCTTCTATATATTATCATTGTTCTTGTTAATTACCGATGGCAACATACTAATCGGCAATGACATAGAAACATCTATTAACTTATTAATCATTTATATTTTTATGAAATAATTGATTTAATTATTTATTGGCGCACAGAGAGTTAAATCAATTTTATTCATTTAATTATTATAAAATAAATTATGGGTTTTGCCTATAAATTTTAACAATAAAATTGAAATGGAAAAGTGGCAATTCCAATATAATTATATATATCAGATAATGGAATTAATAATATAATATACTTAGTTAAATAGTAAATTACATTTTAATTAAAATATAATTTAATTATATAAAATTAATTTTTATTCTTACTTAATTATAAAAAATAAAATACTCTTTAAATAATTAATTAACTTCGTATATTAATATATTATCTTTCTCATCTTCATTATATAATTATATTGGAATTGCCACTTTTTTATTTTATAATTAATTACCTCTTAAATATAATATTACTATATATTCATACTACTGATGTATACATAGTTTATTTCTTCTATAATGTATTATAATTAAGTAACTGTATACTTTATAAGTATTTTACATTTTAATATGTTATATAAAGAATAAACATATAATTATTAAAATTAATTAAATTAAATTACTTTATTATTAAATAAAAATTTAATCAATTCAAAATACTTCTATATTTTTTAATTAACTTCGTATATTATATAATTACATTCAATTATCACATTATATAATTATATTCGAATTGCCACTTTTTCGTTTCAATTTATTTTTTGTTGTTTTTCTTTATATATACATAACATCATATATACTGACTATATATAATTTATTTCTTCTGTATCGTATTATAATTAATTATGTGTATACTTTATAGGTATTTTATATTATATAGCTTTATATAAAGAAAAAACTATATAAATTAAAATATTTTAATATCATTTATAAATTAAAATTTATTTCATTCAAAATATTCTTTAATTACGTAATTAACTATGTATATTAATATAATACTATTCTTAACTACATTATATAATTATATTCGAATTGCCACTTTTTTATTTCAATTTTTATTCTTAATTATAATAGACAAATTTTTATTTTTTATATATAATTATATAATGCACAGAGAAAAAATAATTAAAATATAATGAAAGGTTAGATAGGTGTAACAACAGATAATATATTTCCAGTAATAAAGAAATTTTTATATAGTGATCATGAAATCTTTATTAGAGAAATAGTTTCTAATGCTGCAGATGCATGTTAGAAGTTAAAGGTTATTTTATCAGATAAGAAAGATACTACATATAATGTTAATGTAACAATAGATAAGGAAAAGCATACAATATCAGTTAGTGATAATGGTATTGGAATGAATAAAGAAGATATTGAAAAATATATTAATTAGATTGCATTTTCAGGGGCAAGTGAATTTTTAGAGAAGTATAAGAATACTGATAATATAATCGGCCATTTTGGTTTAGGTTTTTATTCCAGTTTTATGGTAAGTGATAAAGTACATATTTACACTCGTAAGTATGATACTACAGATAAATCAGATGGTTGGCATTGGTCATGTGATGGGTCTACTGAATATGAAATTGAACAAGTAGATATAGATGATATTGGAACTACTGTTATTATGGAAATATCTGAAGAATACAGAGAACAATATTTAGATTTTAATACATTAAAAGAACTACTCACTAAATACTCAAGATTCTTACCAGTCCCTTTAACATTAAATGAAGGTAATACTCATAGTTTAATTAATGATATAGAACCAATATGGTTAAAGAAACCATCATCATTAAAAGATGAAGATTACATTAAATTCTATGAGAAGATGTATCCAGGTGTTGATAAACCTGCATTTTGGATTCATTTGAATGTTGATTTTCCATTTACATTATCTGGAATTCTATATTTTCCAGTTATTAATACACAAGTTGATATAAAGAGAAATAAAGTTTATTTGTATTCTAATAATGTATTTGTTACAGATCATATTGTAGATATATTACCAGATTATTTAACTTTATTACACGGTGTTATAGATTCCCCTAATATTCCATTGAATGTATCAAGAAGCTATTTACAAAGTGATGCAGAGGTTAAAAAGATTAGTAATCATATTTCTAAGAAGGTCGCAGATAAATTAAAACAACTTATTAAGAAAGATAGAAATAAGTATCAAGAGATATGGGATAAAATAAAAGTATTCATTAATTATGGAATACTTACACAAGATGATTTCTTTGATAAAATAAAATCCGCATATCTATTTAAGACTACTGATAATGAATATTACACAATAGATGAATATACAGATATAGTGAAAGATATTCAAAAAGATAAAGATGATAATATAGTTTATTTGTATGCTACAGATTTAACTATGCAATACAGATCTATAAAAGAAGCTGTTAATAAAGGTTATAAAGTAATTTATCTCAATGATAATTTAACTACACCTCTTGTTAATATGTTTGAGCATAAGAATGAAAAATATAAATTTGTTAGAGTAGACAGTGGCTTATTATCAGATATTATAAAGGAAACTAAGTCTGAAGATATAACCGAAACATATACACTTGAACAACGTGATATGGTAAGTTATGTATTCATGCAAAAACGTCCAATAGATGCAGATTATGATATTTTTGTAAATGCTATAGAAAATCATTCTACTAATATGCCATGTGAAGTAACATCAGATGAAACAGTTAGACGACTAAAAGATATAGAACTACAAGGAGCTGCAGGGCAAGTATCTTTTGGTGATATGAAATATAGATGTACATTAAATATTAATTTATCTAATCCTTCTGTTAAGAAAATTGCAGATAATATTATTAATAATATAGGTGAAGACTTTAATAAGATTGCAACTATTATTAAAGATAATAATAAGAAATGTGCAGAACTTCAAAAAGATAAAGATAAAGAACAAGAAATAAATTCTATATTAGAAGAAAATAAAAAGCACCTCGATGAGTTACATAATATAGTTATTAGTTATAAAGAAGATGATGACACTATAGCACAATTATTTGATTTAGGTTTAATTGAAGTTGGATTATTAACAGGAGAACGTTTATTACAATTTATTGAAAGATCTGCTAAATTCTTCTAAATAAAGGAAACAATTTGATTAATTTTTCATATATAAATAAAGAATGCTAATTATAAAGTTAGTTCTTTGTCTATATAATTTTAATTAAAGAAACATGGATACAATAGTAACAGATTTATCAATTACTAATAATGTAAGTACACCTCAACTTACTGGATTTGATTATAATAAGAAAATTGCAATGCTCACGCCAGATGAGAAAAAAGAATATGCCGTTATTAGTCAATCATTAGATTGCCATAATAATGGTTCACTTCAACAATATGGTAGTGAAGTTTCTACTATTATTGCTCGTAATGGAAGTGTATTATTAGATACTGTAAAGAGTTCTAATAACATTGAAATTGTTAAGTATATTAATGATTTGGTTGTAGAACTTGATGGTTTCGATGCAGATATTGTAAATTATGCTGATAGTGATAAAAGTGTTTTCAAGAAATTCTTATATTCATTACCAGGTTTTAAGAAACTTAAAAAAACTTTAAACTCTGTACTTACACAATATGTATCTGTTGCAGAGAATGTAGATAAGATTGCTCAGAAAATTTCATCTGCAAAAATGGTAGCACTTCGTGATAATAATACGATTCAACAAATCTTTGAAAATAATCAACAGTATATTCAAGAGATTCGAAAGTATATTATTGCAGCTAAACTGAAGGATGAAGAACTGTATCAAGAAATTATGAAAATGAATGCAGAAGGGGCAGATCCAATTGAACTTCAACAAGTAACAAACTATCATAACAGATTAAAGAAGAGAATTACAGATATGCAAACAACTGAATATGTATTCTATCAAAACCTATTTCAGTTAGCAGCACTTCAAGAGAATAATAATGCAATCGCAGAAAAAGCAGATAACATTATTACACATGTAATTCCACTGTGGAAGAACCAACTACCTACTGCAATTATTCTTAAGAATCAAAAAACAAATATTGAAGCAACTAATCTTATTTCAGAAACTACAAATAAGATGTTGCAAAAGACTGCAAAAGATTTGAAGATGTGCTCTATTGATATTGCAAAAGCTTCAGAAGAGAGTATTATCGATATTAATACTTTACAGTTGACTACACAAGACCTTATTGACACTGTTAATGAAGTAAAGGCAATTCACAACAATGCTAATAAGGAACGTTTGAAAGTAGAAGAAACTCTAAATCGTTTAAGTCAAAACATTGAAGATACCGTTATTGGGTTAGATCGACGACTGGAAAATAAGGAAGTTATTTAACTTTCTTATTTTCTAAAATATAAATAATTAACTAAAACTAAAAACTCAAAAAAAACTTATATGAAAAAATATAATAGACCAACAATATAGTTAGTAGAAATTGAAACCTTTACATTATTAAGTGGAAGTGATAGTAGTGGTTCTGCTACAAATGGAGGTTTTACACCGGGAGATAAAAGTGGTGGTATTGGTATTGTCAAAAATGATCCACACCATGGAGGTGAAGATGAACTATAATTAATTTTTAAACTATAAGGAGATAATTTAAATGATCTCAATGCAAGATAGAATACAATCATTATTAAATGGTAATAAACTACCTACATATCTTAGTGATAAGGTGGTAGATCTACCACCTTATAATGAAAATATACAAGAAAAAGAACCCAGTACAGAAGATGCTCTTAAAATTATTAATACGCATACTTCTGTATATCAAGGGGTTATTAATAAAACTCTAAAGAAAGATATTAAACATAAAGCAAAGAGTTTTGTTAAACAGAAATTTATAGTAGGTAAAGAATATTTCCTAAAAAATAAATCTTTATTGGGTAAAGTTACATATAATAAGTTTATTTGTAAGAAATATATTTATAGTATTAATGATACTATTGTTAATATGGTTATTATGAAACCTATTGATAATAAAGTATATAATGCACATAGCCTTACTAAATATGACTGTTTGATATATCATATTAAGTATGAACCTAATTTATATGTATTTTCAATGAAATTAAATTGGTTTTCTAAGTAAACTTTTTATAAATTTTTTCTTATATATAATTGTTTATAGAAATAAAAAATATGTCTGAAATAAAAAATAACTTTATATTAGTACACGATGATAATGATAATTCTCCTATTGCAATTAATGAGGATTATATCATTAGTATATACTCTATTCCTGGAAAAGAAACATTAGTAATAATGAATACTAATGTATGTAATGAAAATGCCATTGAAAGCATTGGTATCAATGAAACACCAGAAAGAGTATATAATCAATTAAGTAAATCTAAGTACATTAAAGTACATGATATAAGATATAATAAAGTAATAGTAATCTCTATTAAAGATATTATTACTGCATATAAACATACTGATAGTTATAGTGGTAAGAAGAATATAACTAATATCGAGTTAAGTGATAGTAATAATTTCTGCGTAAATGAAAGCGTAGAAACTATAATGAAGTTATGTAAAGGAAACACTTAATTTACAAACATTATATAAAGATATTTTACCGGATTTAGATTAGTATATAATTTATGGAGTTTATAATAGATCAAAGGATATAATAATACAGAAATTCATTAAGATATAGCAGAAAAGTAAGTTGAGTATCGCCATATTATATATTAGAAAGTCATGGTAAACAGCTTTAAGTATTCAGTGTATTTTTAATTGGTTTTTGAAGTTATTTGTTGGGTGAAAGCGGTATATGCCTAATGTATGATATTGAGTTATGTACATTAACTGCCCCTTTATATGTAAGTAATTTGACAATAATGGATGGAATTTAATTAATTTTATATTTTGAATATTTAAAGCTATTTTTATTTTATAAAATTTCAGACTAAATTAATTAATCACTTTACAATAATCAAATTTATATTGCAAGATAAACTTATGCAATTCAGAAATTTAATTAAGAGTAACATAAAGAACATAGATCCAGAATTATATACAGCTACACAATAGTATATAGAATATTAGGATAAATTAAATGGTAATAATAAATTATAGAAATAGTTTTAGCTATTATCAGATTGTATGAATAATTATGGTAAAGATACAAAATCTGTATATCGTATTAACTATAATTTAATGGATTGCCATATATCATCTTAGAATGATACTGATATTAATAAAGTATTAGATAATACAAATATATTAGATAATATATCAGATCATATTGATGCTAAAACTACTTATGAATATGGAATACAACAGGCTGTGTAGTAGTCAGAATAGTTTATTCGTAATATTGTAAGTGTATACGGGGACAAAGGAATTAATATTATTAAACATCCTAATGGTGCTGATGCCTTTCCAGATTTTGATTTAACTTATAATAATGAAACCTATCATGTAGAGATCAAAGCTACATTATGCAAGTAGTCACCAGAAGAAGGTAAATTAATAGGTACATTTAATAATGGTATCAATAACAAAAATGCTGTTCTTGAAGATATAAGTAATAAAGATAGTTTACTTAGAAATACATTATGTATGAATATCTATTATTATATTGATATTGAAAATAATGCATTTGTTTATGTTGGTGTTGATGTATATCCTATTGTATTGGCAGTTAAATGGAAATATGATAGTGCATAGAGGAAATTAATTGATTTAATGACTCGCTCTGCAGGTGAAAATTCAACAAATAATAATGCTTTAATTTCAGCTGGTTAGTTAAGAGGGTTAACATCATATAATAAGTTTGAGCTATTTAATGCTTATATTAATGATAATGTTTTATTATCTGATAATGATTTATATACTATTGAAACTATAGAAACTAAAATAGTAAAGCTAATTGATTTAATATCTCAATATAATATTATAAAAAATTCATATACTATTAAATCATTAAAAACTACATATAAAAAATTATGTTCATTAATAAAGCAAGCATATAAATTAATTAATAAACTTGAAACCCTTATTAGTACTTTCAATATTAATAATATTAAAGCACAAACTATTAATTATATAAAAGATACAAAAGAATATATAGACAATGAAATCTCTAAATTTAATATATCATTAGGATAATTATGTATAGTCCGATTTTAGTGGAACTATAGAAGGATGTGATATATCTTTTTATGTTTCTAATAGAAGTAAAGAAGAAAGAACACAGATTCCTGAAACAAGTGGAATATATGTTCTACTTGGTAGATGTCCTATTACACAAGTGTATATAGGTGAAACTATGAATCTTAAAAGACGAATTGGTGAACATAATCAATTAAAGGAGTTTTGGGATCGTTGCATAGTTTTTTATAAGAATGATAATATTGATAACTTTACAAGTACAGAAATAATGATTTTAGAAGCATTACTTATTTCAAAAGTTTAGCATCATGGATATGTAAATGTATTATATAATTCTCAAGTTCCTTCACTTGATAATATGCCAGATACTATAATACGACGGGTATTATGTGATTATTTCTCTCATGTTGAGTTTATTTTAAATGCACTTAATATTCCTATGCTTAAACAATTATATAGCGATACAGATAAAATAAACAGCATCTTAGATAGTAATAAAAAACCAATACACTCTATTGGTAATAGAGCTAATAAATTAGATAAGGATTATACAAAGAATGTTGTTATCACTGATAGAATATCAGGTAATGACCAACTTACTACAGCCTTTTTATAGGATTGGGATAATATGTATTCAGATGAAACATTACAATACACATTAAAGACAGATGATGTGTATGTAAATGGTACATTTACAAATTATACAAAAAATCTATTCTGTATTTTTAAAGGGTCTGTTATAAATGTAACAGAAAATAATAAAGACTTTTTTAAAGATCTTGATTATAATAAATGTATACTTAAAAATCATATTGTTATAGATTTATATAAAAACATAGATTTTGGAGAGCCATGTTTAGTAGATCGTTTATTTCGTTTTTTAACTATGGTAGTTACAGGTATTAATGAAAATGATGAATTATGTAAACAATTACAAATGACATGGACCTATAAAAAAATTTTATCAGAAGACAATGGGGAATAGTAAAACATTAGGGCTACTTTTAGGTGCATCTAATCATACAGATGCTGTTAGGTAGACAGAAGATTTTTATGCAACAGATCCAAAAGCAGTTGAATTACTTTTGAAACATTATAATGAATTTCAAAAGGATATATGGGAACCATCCTGCGGGATGAAACACATGGCTAATGTTTTAGAAGAACATGGTTTTAATGTTAGGTGTTCTGATATTATTGAACGTGTACCGGGAATAGAAATACAAGATTTTTTAAATACTAATGAGAAATGGAATGGTGATATTATAATGAACCCTCCATATTCATTAGCAACAGAATTTGTAACACATGCATTATCTTTAATTAATGATGGTAGTAAAATTGCAGCATTTCTTAAAGTACAATTCTTAGAAAGTCAAAGCAGAGAAAAACTTTTTAAAGAATATCCACCAAAATATATGTATGTTTCTGTTAATAGAATGAGGTGTGCAAAGAATGGTGATTTTAGTGGTAAACAAGGAGAAAACGGTGGTAGTGCACTTTGTTTCTGCTGGTACATCTGGGAAAAAGGTTATAAAGGTGAACCTACCATTCGATGGTTTAATGGTAAGGAGGATAATGAATGGTATCAGAATTTCAAGAAGTCTGAAAATAAATTATTTTAATTAAAATATAAAACTATATGGCAGAAGAAGTAAAACTTGTAAATCAAAAAGAGCTAAATGTGAAATCAACACGAACCAGTTTCAAAGTTGAAAGTGCGTATGATAAAATCAAGAAAGATGTAATCCAGTCTATTAAACGAGACGGTGGTAAATTTGTAATCTTTGATACGGGGGTTGAAGGATTATTATTGTGTGGTAGAGAGCTTAAAGATGCTACTTATACATTAGGAGATAAAACAATAAAGGAAGACGTACTTGATTACATTGTTTTAACACCTAATAGAGAATTACGAAATGCTAATGCTGATATGGGTAAGTATAAGATTAATCATAAACTTTCAAATGAATATAGTGTACTTCTATACCTATTAAAGCATGATAAAGCTGCATTAATTGATAAAGTAAATTACTTATTGGATAAAGCTAATATTACACCATTTACAGAGCTCGGTATTAAACTTCAGAAAAAGAAGAGTGATAACTATTCTAATAAGAAGAAGGGACAAATGCATTATAAGAATCAACGAACTAAAAATGCATATCGACATTAATTAAATTATATATAAGTTTTACTACTTATATTATTTGGTTTCATAACTTAATTTGAGTTATGAACCTTTTTTATTTTTACTAATTAATGTGTAAAAAATTTGAAGAGAAATTATACAAGTTCTTTTCTACTATAGAAAAAAAGATACAATAAATAGTTAAATGTTAATTTATAAAATATAAATGTCATTAAATCCAGTTAATTTTAAATATACCAGTAGTGGAATTCACAATTCATCTTATAATGGTGAGTCTATGAGTATGACAGATGTTAATAATACTAATAATAGATTACGTTATATATAGAGTGCTGAATAGCGTACAAATCCATATGATATAATAATAGATAAAGAGAACCAAATATTAATTACACATAATACACATTATGATTTTATGCGTTTAACTAATATAAGTGATATTTCATTAGGAAAGTTAGAGAGAGATTTACCCGAAGATTTAACAGAATTTAATGCTAGATTATCAACAGTACTATTGTATAATATTAGTAGATTAACTGACAGGAATATAAAGGCATTACCAGAAGGTGTTAGTATTGAAGCATTTAATTTCTGTATGCAATATGTATTAACATTAATAGGTAAAGAGAAAAATACAGGTTATTATCCAAAATCTTATGGCACTGGTATATACAAATATATTGATAATTGTTGTGATACTGTTAATAATATATTAACTGATATTAGTACTAAAATAGGGCATGATGAAGATAAACCTAATAATATTAATGCAACGGGTATTTATAAATTAATAAGAGAAATGGTAGTAAAAGATCCAAGTTTATAGAAGTTATGGGATGATTTTTATTATCAACCTCCTGTACCTATTAATTATACAGTACAATTAAGTAATCCTACATTCATGTATGGTAGTAAACCTGATGTTCATTAGACTATTACATTAACAGTTAATAATTATATTGATAATTTAACTAAAGTTGCATTAGGTGATAATCAAACATTATCTAATGGTGGAAGTAATATAAAAGATACTATTAAAAATAATACTGGACATAATTATACAACAAATTTTAGTGCATTATAGAATATACCAACTTCAGATATTCGCGTACCTGTAATTATAGAAACTAATTATAAAGATGCTAAAAATAATGGTCCATCTAATATTAATACAAGTGTAACAATGAAAATTATAAAACCACAATATATTACAAAAGATATACACGGTTTAAATACTATTACAGATATACAAGGTAGTAGTGATATATTAAAACCTACTAATATCTTAACATATGGCCGTGTTGATAATACTACAAAACAAACTATTTCATTAGGGGAAGGTCCTACAGAGTATTATATCTATATCATTTCATATCATAATATAGATAGTGATAAAACACAAATTTATGAAACAGGTACAAGTCCACTTGGAACTGGGGGTTTAGTAAATTTAGGTGTTGTTAAATTAGATTTAGTTAGTGATTCAGATAGACATGAACCTGTAGATTATTATGTATATCGTTCAGAAAATCCTTTAACTGGTAATTGGACAGTAATAGTCTGATAAATATTTTAACACAAATATAATTAAAAACATTATTTAAAAATACATGGCAATCAAAGTAGCATCTACTCTTATCCCTGGAAGTAAAACTTACCCTATATCTATTGCAAATGATATATAGGGTGGATTGCATACTATACAAACAAAAGCTGAATTAAATGATATAAAACCAGCTCGCTTACTTAATGGTATGTTAGCTTATGTAGTAAGTGAGAAAAAATATTACCAGTTAGATGGTACAGAATGGAAACTATTTTCTTCTGGTGGTGGAATATTATAGGTAGATACATTAGATGATTTAGATGGTATCGATACTACTGATCTTAAAGACGGTACATTATGTTATGTAAGTTCATTAAAGACTTATATGGTATATAATGCACCAGAACATAAGTGGAACGTATAGAAGAAAAGTTTTTCTGATTAGATTATAGTAGGTGATACCGCACCGCAAGATACCTCAGCTTTATGGCTTGATACTACAGGTGATAGATTATCTAATGAATTTTATACACCATAGTTAATAAACAGTATGGTGTCTGATATTAGAGCATTATAGAAACAAGTTAATTACTTTAAATATGCTTTTGAAAATCAAATAAACAGTGGTGATTTCTTTAATAATACAGCAGCTACATTAGGATCTGTTGAAACTCCTCCTGAATCTATTATAGATGGTTCACATGTTATATATGAAGAAACACATGGGTTTTCTGTAAAGAAAAAAGAACTTAAATTTTTTTATGATGTTAATGTAAAATATACTGCATTTCTTACTTCATTTGATAAAACTTATATGACAGATGAAACCATTTCTGATGTTATTATAGAATTAAAAGTAGGAAATGAAACTTTTGCATTATCTAAAGTTAATAATACATTAAAACCAGAATCTGAATTATTCGTTACTTCTGTTAGTGCATTAGATAATTATAATCCAGATGATATTATTTTTTCATTAAAAGGTTATGCTATTAAAGGTAATTAGAATATACCTATTGATTTTTCATGTATATTTGGTTATGGTGATGCAATTACATATGAAATCAAAAATTGGAAATATAATAATGGTACTGCCCCACTTGAACCTACTGAAAAATATATCCCTAATGTAACACATGTTTGTATTAAAGCCGGTAAAAAAGAAGATATGCAAGCAAATAAAGCATATTTTTTAGATAATGAATTATTATGGTGTACAGATACAAAACAATTATATATAAAAACTCAAGGAACATTAAAATTAATAACAGGCAGTGGTGGACCCGCTCCAATAGACCCTGAAAACCCAAATACAGAAGATCCAAATACAACTATTATGAATACAGAATTTTTAGACGTTAGTACCTATATAAATGTAAAAGGTAAACCTACTGATACCAATCCAAATGGTAATGGTGATGTACGTATAGAAGATGGTAATATATCTGCTACCAGTGCTACTATTAAATAGTTATTAAAGGCAAACTCTATTGAAGTTAACTACCTTAATATGGGCGGTGGACAATACCAAGCAAAGGTAGATGAAGACGGTAGTATACAAGTATATCCATGGAGTGATATAAAATAGAAAGTTTCTGATGATTTAATTACAGGCCTACCATCTGAACATCAACAAGATGGTATGAAAGCAACTGGCGCAGGTACAGGAAGTGCTATTAAAAAGGTATATATTAATAGTGTATTTGCAGGTGGTAATGCAGGTATACATGATTATCGTAGATGTTCACATAATTATGTAGAGTTAAGTAATGTTAATGATGAAGATATTTCACTAAATGGAGTATCTTTAGCATATACAGAAGATGGCATTAAATGGGATGTACTTGAATTACGTGGAGTTATTAAAGCTGGGTCATCATATCTTATCAGAGGTGCACAATGTTCTGTAATTAATAGTAATTATACCTTAATTAAAGTTAAGAATTGTGATATTGAGTGGAAAGTTGGGAAAGAATTAAAGAAATTCTCTGATGAAAAATGTGCATTTTACTTATTTGTAGGTGATAAATCTACATTTGAAGCATATTCTCCATCATTTAAAGCAAACCCGGCAGCTGGTATCTTAGACTGGAATAATTCAACAATAGTTCCACGTGGTTATGTAGAAGTTGCAGGTTTTTATAGAACAGGTACTGATGCCATTGCGGTAAACGAAGGTGGTGCATGTGGTACTTTTGGTAAAAACCGTTTAATGTTTAAGTATTATCAATTTGATCCTACCACAGCTGCAGATAAAATGGGGTCATTTAAGAACCGCAAAAATAGTACAATGTGGACATATATTGACTTAGATAAAAAAGATTTACCATTATTAAATGTTGTAGATTATGGTCCTAAGGCATCTAATGAGAAAAAGAATATCTATACAATGAAATCTAAATTTCGTGATGATATTCCTAATTATGTTACATGTACATTTGGTAGACAAGCTACGGTGCCAAAGCAATCATATAAAGAAATTGTTAATGGTAATGAAGTTACCTTAACAGGTGCAACTCGTTGTTTTAATTGGATTTCAACAAGTTATCAAGATGAATACCTATGGATTACTCGTGTTGATTAGATGGGTAAAAATAAAATCTTCTTAGATAGAAATGGGATAGGATATAATGAAGATTAGGTATGGGTAGATGCAAGTAAGAATAATATCCGTCGTGATGATGTAGGTTGTGGAATGTGGAATGGTAATCCAGGTGTTATACAATCAATGGATGGTGAAACTTCTAAAGTACGTGCAGCAGCATATAATCGTATTCATATGGAAGGTGTTGACGGTACTAACTTCACTGTACATAAAGTAATTATTAAAAATTTAACGCCAGGTGTTTATAAGTATAGAGTTGGTACATCACTTGAAAATTATATTAGTGAAGAATATCAATTTGAAGTAAAAGATGATGCAACACTTGAAACTACTGGATGGAACTTTGTATAGATAACAGATCAATAGGGTTTTAACTGGAATGAATATGAAATGCATCGTTTATCATGTGAAAAAATTGCCCAATAGGAAACTAAAGGTGGTAATGGAGTATGTGGAGATAAAGGTTTTGATTTCACTTTTAATACAGGTGATATGACGCAAGATGGTAATCGTTTATCTGAATGGATTGATTATTATAATGGTAGGTCTTCATTAAAAGATTATGTAGAAATGTGCGTTATTGGTAATAATGATTTAGGACCAGGTAACTTATTTAATGAAACAAAAGGAACCGATGCAGAAAAGATTAATTATAATCAATATAGATGGTTCTATACATTCGAGATTGATGAAACTAATCCACCTCTTTTTACAATTACAGATGGTAAAAAAACAGTAGATGCCTTTATTGATTCAATGTATTCATTTAATTATGGTAATACTCACTTTATTTGTATGAATTCTGAAGTAGTAGATACAAAGCGTGCCGCAATTGAATCTTGTAATGTTATTATCTATGGAATGGAAACAGGTACATAGAAATTGTTAATGCCACATATTAGACGTTGGGCATATGCTGATATGGCTAAGGTTAATGGGGGTAATAATGGTAAGACTAATAATAATCCAATTAGATGGAGAATTGCTACAGTACATGATTGTCCTTTCACCATTATGACGTTTAAGAAGATCCAATCTTATTTTACAAGAGACGGACAACAAAAGTATCAAGACGCTAATGGTAATATAGGTATAAAAGGTTATCGTTCAGGTTCACAATTAAATTACCCTTATAATAATACATTCTGGAATAATCCATTATATGATGATAATGCTAATTTAAATACATTCTGGTTCTCACGTTTTTGTCAAGAAACTGGTATAAGATTATGCATAGGTGGACATAAACATACTCATGCAGTATCTAAGCCAGTATATGAAAATATTGCAAAAGACGGAAGTGGTATATATAGTTACCGTCCAATTATTCCATATACTACAGGTAAAAGTGCTGATTTAGGGTGGTCTGATTATTTTACTAAATGGACAAATCACCCAGAAGATACAGATTATAAAGTACCTGCAAATGATCCAGAAAATACTAATTTAGATGCATGGGATGACAATACACAAGATGGTAAAGTTAATCGTGCATTGGGTGCATGGAAGCAATTCAGTAAAATTACAGCTCCTGGCTATGTAACATGTCAAGCTACTGGTTATAAGCATAAATCTAATAAAGAATTACCAGGTAGATTTATTCCATGGGAATTTGAATATACCCCATATACTGAAAATAAACCTACTGGACAAAAGGAAGATACTCGCGAAAATCCGGCGCAGTGCCGTCCATATTATATGACATATAAAATTACATAGGATACATTAACATATCAAAGTAATGCATTGTCTAATATATGGCAAACTGATTCAGAAGGTAAGGGATTTACATTTAATAGTTATCCTACATTATAGGATATTGGTAAATATAGCCCAACTACATTATATCCTGCTACATTAACAACTCCTTCTAATAAGTATGTACCTATTGTAATGGAATATGCATCATTAAGTGAAATTTATACAAACTTAAAAGCTGCTGTACCATATTATGCAAGTAGTAATACACATATTAATTTAGATACATATGCAGATAATATGAAGACTGAATATGCTTATGCTGCATTTAATATTAGTACTAATAGTGAAACTGTTTCAAATGGTAGTACTGTAACAATTACAGTAACATATATAGGAGAATCTTTAAAAGGTGCTGAAGTATATACATCTAAAGATATGACTCCAATGCCAATTGATGATTCAACTAATCAAATCACATTAAGTAATGATAAAGTGTGGAGAAATGATGATGGTTATGTTACAGTATATGTACGTTCTACTAAAGTTCCAGATTATGTTAAAACTTTGAGCATAAGAAGTACTCTTTAACACATAAACCTACTAACTAACGTAAATAAAATCACAGCGAATTATAATAAATATAAAAATTCGTTGTGATTTTTATTTTTATATGATTTCAAAAGTATACAATAAAGATACCCGGCAATGGGAAGCTATTTCAACAGAGAATAGTGATAATATAGCCGTAACAGATTAGCTTATATTAGAAGATCCTAAAAAACATGAGCAATCACTTACGGAAGTATTATTAGACTTAAAAAAAGATATTAAACGAACTAAACGTAATTTAAGTTGGGTCGTTCAAAATGGTACACTCGGCGGAAGTGGAAATGGCAACGGTAACGGAGGTGGAACTACAAGTAATGCTAAATTTAAGATATTAGGTATTACCGGTGCAGCAGATCAAGTACGTCAAGATGCAGAAGGCCAAAATATATTGTATACTACAATTCAATATAACTTAGAATTGAATTATTTTATTGATGATGCAAAGACTAATACATATACTTTAAATGTATATCTTGATAGTAATTTTAATGCCCCTGTTAAAAAGGTAATGACTGTGTCAAAACAAACTAAAAGTATTACCATTGATGATTTAACTAAATTTGATGCTAATGTATTATATCACCGTTTAGATTTTATTTTAGTTGATAGTGAAGATAGTCAAATAGATTAGTATACTGTTATTGTAAAAGATACTGGTATGGCTGTTAGATTATTAGGCCAAACCCCTGTTACTGTTATTGCAGGTGCTAAAAATACATTATCATTTAACTGTTTCTCTAAAATATATTCTAATGATATTACGCTTGTATTATGGAATAGCACAAATGGTGGTGATTTTGATACAATAGGTTCATCTCTTGCTATTAATATAGGATAGTTTAACAGTACTGCGGGTAAGCCAATTACAGTAGAAATTAATAAAGAAAATTTTAATATAGATTTAGTAAATAGTAGTCAAACCAACTATGTACTAAATGCGATGATGCGTGCAAGTACAGGTGAAACTTCTGATAAGTTAACAATTCCTATCGTAAAAGCAAGTTCAGATACATTAGTATTATCAGTTTCAGATTTGGTACCAGAAGAAGTTTATACTGTTTCACGAGATGCAGCATTTACAGATAAAGTATAGACTGCATTGGGTACTATGTCTTTCAGTATCTTTGCTGCACAAACAAATGTTCATTCATTTCAATATGCAGTTATTTTACATAATATGCGTAAAGATACATATATGGATGTAGTAGGTTCATGGAAATCATAGAGAAATGAAAATTATAATTCAGAAATTGAAAAAATATATGCATTCCGTAAGGACGGTGTATCTATATAGGCAAGTACACAAAAATTAGTTCCTGTTTCTTTTCCTTATTCTCGATTTGAACCTGAAACTGAAACGGGTGATGTGTATGAAATTCTTATATATGCGCTTGCAGAAGGTAAGCAAACATTATATACTAAAAAATATTATTTAAAAGTTAAGCCAGGTGGTAGAGATATGTTCCCTATTACTTCTGGTGATGGTGGTTTATAGTTTGCTCATTGGTAGATAGAAGATGATGGTTGGTTAGAGGTTGTTAATCGTGAAAAAAGTAATCCTAAGATACAATGGACTTCTAATGTAATATATGGTAAAATAAATCCAGAACGAGTTACTAATACATTACAATCATTCAATGTTAATGGAACTGACTGCGGTTTACTTAATAATAGTACTGAGTATAACGGTGATACTAAAAAACGCAAATAGTCTAAACTACGTTATCAAAATGAAACATATGGTATAATAGATATGCGCCCATGGAGTCCAACCGATAACTGGGCTCGCTCTGATTCATATACAGGCTTTACAATGTCCTTTACATTTAAGGCTGATAAAATGCCATATACACATGGTACTATTGTTTAGATAGGTTATTTTGACCGTGCTAATAGAGATAATCCAGAAGGAACATTCCATGGTATTAGAATTACATTAAATGCAGTAGAAATAAATCTTGCTGACAATATTAAATACACTGCACCTATTACAACAGATGATGGTGTCAATACTATTGATATAGTTTATGATAAAACATATAAAGATGTTAATAGTGCTGATATTACAGATACATCTTCTATTATAAAGATTTTCTGTAATGGTATTATTGTAGGTGCAATTGACCTTACTTCTGCTACAGGTGATGTAATTAGACCTACCATTAGTGATAATACATAGATTTATTTAGCATGTCGTTATAATACAAACTTAAGTGCAAATACAAATTATAGAGATCAATATGTAGATGTAAATTTTTATGATATTAATTTTTATAAAGAACCATTAAATGATCGTGATATTGTGCTTAATTATTTGCATAATAAAGCTATATCTAATAAAAATATTGCAGGTATTGCTGATTTTGATACATACTTTAAAGATTTAGCATTAAATTTCTTTACCAGTACAACAACAAAGAAATGTGGTTTATGGGATAATCAATCAAACTTCTATTCATTGAATAGTAAAGGTGGTTTATCATGGAATGCTTTGGTTGGTATGGCAGCAGCATGTCCAATGCCTGTTGTATATCTTAACTGTACCAATAGTATTACCAATGAAGTAGCTGGTTAGAAATTTACAAGAGAATATTATCATACAATTAACCCTAATACATATAAATTCATTAATGTTGAATTTAATATGTTTGACCCTGCTACTGGTAATACATTACATTTAACTGACTGTAATGTACAAATTCAAGGTACATCTACAAAGGGTTATTATTCAAAGAACTTGGAAATTGGTTTTGGTACTGATGCTAATACATTATAGCCACGATTAGTACAAGTTAAAAATACATGGTTCCCAGAAAATGCATATACATTAAAGTGTGATATGGTTGATTCTGCCCATGCTAATAATGCTACTATTGGACGTTGGATTAATGAAGTTGCAGCTGGAACTATACTTGAGCAACCACCTGCATATAATGTAGTGGATGCTAATCCTCCTATTGATACACATAAACCAACACATAAATGGAAAACTCAACGAGATTCAAATAATCAAATCTCACAATATGGACCAAGTGTTAAATTAACACTTGAAGGTTTCCAATGTATTGTATTGGTAACATTTGCAGATTCCACACAAGAAGATTGTTTAGGTATATATTCATTTAACCTTGGACGTGCATCATATTATAATATGGGTTTCCAATTCTTTAAAGATTATAGTTTCCGTTAGGATGCAAGTGATCAGAAAGAATATCCATTACCTGCCGTTGTAACTACTTACCATACATATAATGCAGATGAAGCAATATCTGGTGGTGGTAAAACCATTATACCTAATTAGATATTTTCTTATGAGATTAATAATAATTATATGACTGAAGAAATGCGCTTGTTTGCACAAGAGGATATTTCAATGGTTGATATGTGGGGTGATTGGAAATATGACGGAACTGCGCAAGGGCCAAGTGCGGGTAATGCAACAGCCAGAGCATCTATGGGTGCATTAACAAAATTAATAGCAGGTACTATATGGAATAACTCTGAAACACGCCCATAGTATTCTGTAGCATGGGATGCAAATGCTCGTAAATGGAATGTTACTAATAAAGGTTATTCATTAACATAGTCATCATTTGAACTTATTTTTGATGAATTAGTAGGAGAACGCTTATGTATGACTAATGTATTTGGTTATTACTTAATTGTAATGTTATTCGGTCTTGTTGATTCTCTTGGAAAAAACTGTGTATTCCGCTCATGGAATGTAGGTAGTAAAGTAGATACAAATGGTAGAAACGTACCAACCGGTAAATGGTACCTAAGTTTTTATGACCTTGATACAGCTCTATCTATATCAAATACGGGTAATCAAGATGTACAGCCTACGGCATATACTAATGTATATCAACCAGTAAATGATAGATATGGTTCACAAGAATCTTTTAATATTATAGATGGTAGTATTGATGGACAATTTGACCAAGTGAATGGTTGGTTATGGTAGATGTTTGAAGATTCTGGTAGTTTATATTACCTTAGAAATTTATATACTAATATCTATAATGAAGATGGCCATGGTATTACATATAAGAATTATTATGAATATTTTTGGGGAATTATACGTACTACATTATTAAAGAGTGTTGATGATTTTATGAAATACTTTAATGAACAAGTAGGTAGTGCTGGTGAGTTATTATATAATGTTGACTATAATATTAAATACCTTGCAAAATATGATCCATCGGGTTCAGGAGGTATTAAGAGATTTGCTAATATCGGTATGTTACATGGTAAACGTTCTGATAATGTACGTGAATGGTTAGATAAACGATTATTCTTCTTAGATTCTGTATTTGATATTAAAACAGAAACTCCAGATGTTAAGTTTGATTACTTATCAAACAGCTTATTTACTACATATGGCGCATCTGGTGGTAATAGTAAAGTAAGTGATGAAGCATTTAATACAGATACTGGTATACAGTTAATTATGAATGTTTCTAAACCAGGTATATATCGTTTCCAACGTGGTAATAGTTCAGGTTCTTCTGATATTAAATACCGTTTCTATATTAAGAATGATGTAGATACAAAGATAAAATTACCATATTTTAAGGATTCTAATAATACACAGATTGCAATATACGGTAGTCCAAATATTCAAAAATTAGAAGGGTTTGCGTCATTTGTGATGTAGAACCAACATGATTTATTTGGTATGTCTTCTATAACATCATTAGATTTTGCATATCAAAAACGTTTGGATAGAACAAATGCTGTTAACCTTAGTGTATATTCATATAATGGTGAAAACTCATTAAGACATATAGATTTAACTAATGCATAGTTTGCTGAAGTTACGGCTTCTGATACTACTACAAGTGCTCTTGAACTTGATTTAAGTGCATGTAAGAAGTTATTGACGTTAAATGCAAGTAATTCATGTATTACCAGTTTAACATTACCAGAATCAGGTGTAATGCAACAGTTAAATGTTACTAACTGCACAGCATTAGGTTCTATTACTATTAAATCATAGTCATCTATAGATAATCTTGATTTCACTGGTTGTACGTCATTACGTTTATTAGATTTATAGTCAATATTAAAATTAAAGACTTTAAATATTAGTAACTTACCAAACTTAGCTACCTTAAATATTGGTTCATGTCCTGCATTAGATAGTATAATATGTACTAATCATCAAGTATTAACATAGGTTAGTTTAACTAATTTACCTAAATTAAGGAATATTAATTTCTCTAATGACTTTGAACCAAATGATACTACCGTTTCAGTACGAGAATCAGGAGCAGATGCTAATATAAATCTTGCCGGTGCTTCAAATTTAAATAGATTAGATTTGCATAATGTAACGTGGAAAGTACCTGTAGTAATATATCATACTGCAGTAGATTCATGTTTAACTGATTTGGAATATCTTAATTTAGCAAATTCTAATGTTTGTAGTTTAAAATATAGTGCTATAGAAACTAATGATCCTACTACATTATTGGATTTAACACCAATGAAGTTTATATTAGATCATATAAACTATGCTAAAGTACCTGACTCTACAATTCAAACAGATTATTTAAATTTAACTAATAATACACAGTTAGAATATTTGAGATTCCCTAATACGAAAGATACACCATTTGTACCTTATCCTACACAATATAACAATACACGTGTAGAACAACGTTAGGGCTGGCGTTTCATGTATAATATAAATAACAGAATAAAGCGAATATATGGGCATATTGCATTATAGAGTAATACTTTTAATCATTTTAGAAACTTGTCTATTAATAATAATTATAAAACATTAATTCAAAAAAATAAGCAGGATATATTAGCTAATAATAGTAATGATTATTAGCTTGCAATGATTAATGATGGTGATAAAGTATGGTTTGAAGGAGATAATGTTACAAACTTTACAATATGGGGAAGTGTATTATATTGTACATTCTTTAATTGTGATAGTTCAGATATTTCAATAGATGATGTATATTATATATTTGGTAGAATGAAACCTGCATGTACAAATCAGAATTTATCAGTTACTGATTTAAGTAGAATGTTCCAAGATTGTGATAGCATTACTACAAATATTCAAAAACCATTAAAGCGTTAGTTATTTAAATGGTGTAATGAAGTTGTAAGTATTGAAAGATTATTCCAAGATTGTGGTGTTTGCGGACCATTATATAGTCACTCATTTAGTGGTAATAATATGTCAACTCGTAAAATTAGTAATATTAATTATGACGGTTTATTTGCTCCATTAATTAAGTGTACTAATGTAGCTTACGCATTTTATTCATATAATAATCCTAATGCAACTACTGTTTATATTGATAGATTTTTATTTGATTCGCCAAGTGCTACAGTTAAAGATTATCAAATTACTAATATTGATTGGATGTCAAATCGTTTTTATACTGTAGATAATACTAATAACTATAATGGAAATAGAACTAATGTAACGAAAGGTGCAATAGTTTTAACTGAATTTTTGGAACATTGCCCATATATAGAAAACTTCGATACTGTTCTTAATGGTACAAATGTAATTGTATATTTTGATTAGAAATATGTAGTACGTGGAAATGATAGTGTATTAAGAGTACAAGACACTAAACCTACTACCGGGGAAACCTATATAGAAATTACTCCATTATTTTATAAACATCCTAATGTGAGACATGTTAATAATTTTATGTCAGAAATTACGGGTATAGGTAAAATGATACATTATTTTGGTGGTGATAGCACTGGTATGTTAAATGATGTTACAGTATCAAATATATTAAAATTACCAAGTACTTCATTAATTTCAATATCATAGAGTTTTAATGTTTTTAAATTTTTATCAGATAGTGAAGGTGAAGGGCGTAATATATTAAATGCATCTGGTATAACATCATAGGCATTAAACCCAACTGGTACAAAAGCATTACCGATTTTTATTGATAATGATTTATTATTACCATTAACTAATTTATAGCAAATTACATATAGTAGTAATGCTGCAATAACCGGAAATGATTATAATGATAGAGCCACATCTTATGTTTCATTTTGTGGACCAGCCTCTCGTAAATGGTTTTTACCATTAGCATCTGAAACCAGACCTCATATGAAGTTATTTCCATATGAAATATTTAGAAATAATAAGTAGATATATGATATTCCATAGTTCTTTATGGGTATGAGATACGGTGGAGATTCAGAAGATAATGAGTTGAATATTACATTACCTATACCTTCTGGTACAGATCAGGATAATCTACATGGTTAGGATTAGAGTAGATCTATGTTTGCTGGGATGAAGAACCTGCGTGATATAGAAGGTATATTTAGAAATCTTGGATAGGGTTTAGATGATGATTATAAAACTTCTGATTAGAGATGGCATGTTACATTAGTACCTTATGGTTTTTATGATTGTAATATTACTAATTGTGCATATGCATTTACTGAAATACATGAAGTGCATAATAATCATGATTGTTATGTTAAAACTGGAAGTATTCCATATGGTTTATTCTATTAGAAACGCCAACTTAGTAGATAGGCTAAAAATGGATATGGTCCTGGTGTTGTTAATAACGGTATATTATATGGTTTGAAACAATTTGATATTAATAATTATGAAGTGGTAAATAAATCTTTAATTGTAGTAGTAAACAATGTAGTATATAAAGGTTGTAAACTATATAAGTTAAAAGGTTATAATACTTAGAATTATGAAAATTACTGGTTATTAGTTAATAATAAATGGTATTTCAGGGGTTATGCACAAATGAGTAGTGATGCTACAGTATTGAATAATTTAAGTTATGATATACCTATTAATAATATAGTTACACCGGCATAGAATAAAACTACATTCTTAGCTGCACATTCAGAAGTAAGTGCTACTGAATATGATAAAGCAGTACAAGATTATTAGTCATTATTTACAGATGATTATGGCTGGTTCTCTACTAAACCTACATCTTCTGATTATGAATATGACATTAGGAATTTAGGATTTACTATAGATGGTGTGAAATATGTTAGGGATGAAACTGTAGCTAATCTATCAGGGGCATCAACACCAAGTATTGCACCATATAATGTAACTAAGCCTATTATAGCTAATATGAAACATGCTATATCTAATTTCTATGGTAAGAATACTGGTCCTTATAAGTTAGTTAAGAAACCAGAAGACTTAAAGAAATTAAAATATATTACAGTTAATCCTGAAGTTACTAATGGTTCATTACAAGATGAAGGTACATATATTCGTGATTTATATATAGATAATCCTAATTATGACCCTATTGAATATATTTCAAAAGCATAGAATTTACAGATGTATACGATGAGTATGATAAATGTGGGTTCATAGGTAAATCCTAAATATAAATTAAAATTAATCGTAAATGCTGGTTACTCTCCTACATAGGTTAGAAAGAATGAGTCATATGATCCTTTCCAATTCATATTTAATAAGAATAGACATGATGGAAATCCATTGAATATTGATTTTATAAAACAATCTGAAATTTATAAAACTATTCAAAGATCATCTACTAAAGGACCGGATGGTAATTATACATCAGTTACTCCTATTGCAAGTAACATATTATTTGGTGGAAATGTAAGTAGTGCTTCATATACAGTATCACCTGAATTATTTGAAGATGAAAACGATAAAAAGTAGTATAAATCTACAGTAATTACAAAATCAGGTGATGAACAATGGCAAGCACCGAATGGTGATGTTGATAAGTTCTATACTACATATTACTTATGCCCACCTGATTACTTTACTGGTTGTACTTAGGATGCTGATATTAGAAATGCATTTGAAGGTAGTTCAGGTTATTGTACAGTTAATAATATTAGTAATATGCCAGGGCAATTATATAATGGTATATCACAAGCTGGCAAGTATGGTATATATGGTAGAATTTGTCCTTGGTTATTTGACCCTGTAATAAAGACTCGTGCCTTAACTAATGTATTTTGTGGTGTTAATATTGCACCGTATACATGGTATCAAGATACTAATGATATGAATGCAGTCATATATCCAACTACATTATTTGATAAATTATCAGAACTTAGTACAGTAGATGGATTATTTTCATATACTCCAACATTCTGGCAGGTTTATATTAAAGACTTATTTAAGAATAATACTAAACTCGTTTCTGCACAATCATTATTTGCACATATGATATATACTGAAGTACCAGATGATAACTTATTTGCAAATACATTAAGATTAGCAGATATTAGAAATATGTTTGATAATTATAATTCAAGTGGAACGGGTTTAACTAAAATACCAACTTGTATTGATGTAGGTAGATTACAATCATTTACTAATGTTAGTGGCTTTTTGGAATTCCAATCTAATGCTAAAGGTGCTGTTCCTGAATTCTGGAATATTCCACGCATTAAGAATAATGCAAATACACATAGCAGTACATTTAGAGGTATGCGAGCAGCAAATATTACAAACTGGTCTATACTTAGAACCTTATCAGATGACTGGTTATGGGAGATTATTCAATAATTAATTTAATTAAAAGAGTTGCTTATAAAAGAGTAGCTCTTTTAATTTTTTTAATATAAATATTTAGAAATACCTTATAATTTCTAACCATATAAAATGAAACCAATTGTAACATATATAAATCCATCAACATATACTAATATTGTATATTCTCGTTAGCATGATTCAGATTAGTTATTACAACAAGAATATGCTAAATAGGGTGATATTATATTAGAAACCTCTACTTTTAAAACTGGTATATTAAGAATACATAATACAAAATTCTTATTTGCTGGTCATATACAATATGATGATAATGGAAATATAATTAGTCAAGAAAGTTATGATGATAGGTATTTAAAAGTTGTTACAAATTCTAATACTGGTAAATCTTCTATAGATGCTTCAAATGGTACATTAGATATAGATTCAGTTATATTAAAGAAAATATATTATAAAGATCCGCATGGAAATCTAATGCAATTTGGTCATAGTGAAGGAGATTCTTTTATTATTGATAATCCATTTAAAATAGAAAATTTCTATGTAAATGGCAATAATTTTAATAGTACATATTTAACTAAAACTGATATTTCTAATAATTACCAATCAAGAACAGATGCTAAAAAGGCAGTAGATGGAATAAATTAGAATATAGATAATTTAAATACTTCAGTTAATAATAAAATATTAGAAGTTTCTACGTGGTTAAAAGAAAATAGAGATTCTGTAGGTACAGATCTATCAGCAGTATATAAAACAATTCATGATGAAAGTACGTATCTATATGATAATTCTACTGGTATATCAGTAAAAAATACACCTGTTACTGATATAACATCTCTTAAAAAAGCAATAACAATATTATTAGAAGACAAGTATTATGTTGTACCACAAGCAGTGAGTGTAACACCACGAGTTGTACCTTCTTCATTTATTAATGGTAAAAATGAAAACATTACATTTGGCTGGACTTATAATAATTATAATTATCCTGATACATCTAAATTAATTACTAAATATGATGGTCAAATTACTAATGTAGTTTAGTATAATGTATTAACAAGTGGTAATTCTAATAATATAGTGAAGAGACTTGAAGTTAGTACGACATTTAAAGATTCACGTAATGTAACACCTTCTCCTTATATAACAAATATGGTATGTACATGTAATACAGAATTATATTATATGGTAGATGAATCTAATACATTATCAAATACAGATATAATTAATATATTCAAAGATAACAGTAGAAGGAAAAATATAAATCTTTCTGGTAATAAATTTGCAACTATTATTGGTAATGATAATAAACATGTATATTTTACATTGTATAATAAACCAGATGCTATTTTTTATATATATGAGTAGGGAGATGCTAAAGGCTTTGCTGGTGGTGTAGAAAAGGTTGGTCAAATAAGTTTACAATTATATGATTATCCAGTACAATATACATTATATCGTACAATATAGAAACTTAATACACGTAATAAAAATATAATCATTGAATTTCAATAAAAATGGCAATTAAAGTAGGAGATATATTAAAACCACAAAATGAAACATTCCCTATTACACAATCAGAAGATGTAAAAGGTGCAATGAAATCTGTAGATACCTTTGATGATTTAAGAAATATCCCGGATAATAGATTATATCCTGGTAATATATGCTATGTGAAAGAAAATGAAACATATTACATGTATTATGTTGGTACAGCCCGACAAACTGGTTGGTATCCAATAGGATTTTCAGAAGTCGCTGTACAGGATACAGAACCATCTTCTAAAAATATATTATGGATTGATACTACAACTGGTATAATACCTGCAACTCAATCTCAGTATGATTTATTAACTACTCAAGTTGCTGCATTACAACATCAATATGAAAAAGTTAGTGGTATAATTAATAGCGGTATTATAGCTGGTGATTATACAGTAGGACAACATTCTTCATTTACAAATCAACCACCTCATACTGTAACAAATATAGGTATAAAATATGGAAAATTTAGTGATTTTCAAAATAATCCATTAAATTTAGTAAATGGTGAAATTATATTTGCATCTAATGAAGATGAAAGTGAATGGAAGTTGTATGTGTATAAAACAAATAAATTTTATGAAATATCTGGAAACCCAACAACTATACATGCAGTTACACCTACTACATATAGTGCAACATTATCTAAACCTGAAATTGATGTTACTGATGCATTAGCTAAACCTACACCTAAATTGAATACAGTAATAAATGAAAATCTTAAAATAACACAAGTTTATTTAGGAGGAAATACAATACACCCTGATGCTGCATATGATTATGGGTTTATTGAATTATATAATACATCTGAAGATAATGAGCTTGATATTACAGGATTATACTTATTATATGTAAATGATAAAAAGGAATTACAATACCATGAATTAAATGGAATTATAAAACCTAATAGCACTTATATTATAAGATTACATAAGAGTGGTATACCATCTAATATAACACATAAATTATCAACTTATAACGAAGTATGGAATGATATTATAATAAGTAATAACTATGAAGAATTTAATATATTCTTATCATATCAATATGCGGAAATACCAAATAGGAAAGTAACAAATCGTATCAAGAAAGCTGCATATATAGATAAATTTATAGTAAAATCTAATAATAAAGTATTAAGTAATTATAATGCTATTATTGATGAAAACTATGGTAAGATATATCTAAAACAGAATACTAACAATGATGATAGCATTTGTGCATTATATCCATATTTTATGGATAAAGCTCAGAACAATCTTATAATTCCAGGTTCACGAAATATAACAAAATTTGATGCACCATTAAGTTTAGATAATGCTAATTGGGTTAGTATTATGTCTGTTAAAAATATCATACCAGATTTAGATGATCCATCTTCATATGTAATTACATGGACTATTATAGGTTACTATCCATGCCGAGTAGCATATGATAATTATAATAATGTAAATGTTATTAAAGCTACATATGAAAAGTGGTTTTATAATAATATGTTAGTTACAACATATAGAGAATATATACAAGTAAAAGATAATATTACATTTTCAATAGAACAAACTCCTGAATTTAAAACCATTATTGGATATAATATAGATATAAAGAAATTATCAAGTAATGAGGGGTTAAAAGTATATATAGATAATACACATTATGAATGTTCGGATAATGTTTTTGGTAATAATATGTTATTTGATTTTGGAGTGGAAAACCAATCTGATAGTACAAATTATATCATATTCAATGTATATAATAATTATGATGATTTTGCTATTAAAAATAGTTTAAATGAAAATATTATATCTTTACCTATTTTTGGTTTAGATATGTATAATCAATTATCAACTATTAAACGAATTACTATACCAGAAGATATAAAATACAATATATACACAGTTGCTTATGGAGATATTCTTATAACTGTTATAGGTGAAGTAGATAATAATGATATAGAAAATATACAAAATCATATTAATGATGTATTAAAAAATAATCCTAATTATAAACATATAGTTATATCATATGATAAAGATAGATTAGACTTATCTAAATATGAAAAGGTCATATATTGTGAAAAGGACAAAGTTACAGAAGAAAATATAGTGAAATAAAATTGATTTATGGCAAAAATTAAAGCATACGATCCTACAAAGCAAGAGTGGATTCCATGGGCAAGTAATGAAGCTGCAGGAATTATTACGCGAAATCCTTTATTATTATAGGAGGGTAATACAACTGGTAGTACAGATGTGGAAGAAATATTATTAAGATTAAAATAGAAATTATAGAATTATGAAACATTAGTTAATAATGCTTCAATGACTGGTAATGTTACAGTTTGGGAAGATATACCAGCAGTATTTTGATAATTTATAATTATTTTATTAATTGCAGTACCCTCCACCTGGGCTATAAAAACTGAGTAATTTTTCCTAGAATATTTAAGTTTTTACTATATTTTACTTCCATTTTACTATTAAAATAGCTCAAAATCGCATGTTTTTCATAGTTATACGATAAACTATAAAAACATGTGATTTTTATATATAATAAATATATTTGAAATTATTTAAACTATAATTAAAATATGGCAAGAGTTCGTAAATCTACAGACATACGAAGTAATGCACTTGATAAACAAACAGAAAAAGAAAAACGATAGAAAGTATATTCAACTGAAGTAATCAATAATATATTAAAGGATAAAACTGGTAAACAAGATCTAAACCCTTTTTGGCATGGATAGATGCAATATAGAGATGCTGGCATAATATTTGATTATACTGATGAAGAAAGAAATGTACTTGAACATTGTAGTATGGATTGTTTATACTTTGTAAAACATTATGCAAAGTTTAAGAATGATAAAGGTCATACTCTTGTTAAATTACGTGATTATCAAGAACGATTAATACATTTATATGGTTCAGAAAAGTGGGATACCGTTTCTGAAACCATTGTACCTGCATATCCAAAAATTATTGTAATGTCATCGCGTTAGTCTGGTAAAACTACAACAACTGCTGCATATTTTGTATGGTTTTTAATATTTCACCGTGATAAGACTTCATTAGTAACTGCAAATAAAGCAACGACAGGTTAGGAAATTATTAGTAAAATTAAAGATGTATTAGAAGGTTTACCATTCTTTATGAAGCCTGGTATCATAAATTTAAGTTCTAATAAAATCAAATTTGAAAATGGGTCTTCACTTAAAGCTGCTGCAGCATCTAAAACACCTGCTACTGGTGATTCTATTCAGTTATTATATGTAGATGAGGCTGCAGTTATTGCACCTAATATTATAGATGAATATTGGGCCTCAATTTATCCAACAATGTCATCATTTCGCGGAGCATAGATTATAATGTCATCAACCCCTCGTGGTAAGGGAAATTTATTTTACAAAATATTTTCTAAAGCAGTTCCATCTGATATGGCAGATCCTGAAGTTATTGCAGAAACAAAATAGTTTGTATCTACCAAAGTATATTGGTGGGAAGTTCCAGGAAGAGATGAAGAATGGGAACGAGCACAACGAGAAGATTTAGGTGATGAAATGTTTAATCGAGAATTCGGATTATCTTTTGAATCTAATGCAACTCGTCTTGTAGGTTCTAATTATATTCAATTTATGAATAGAATTAAATAGGAATTCAAACCTATTGAATTATATGATACACCGCCTGAAATTGCCGATAAAATATTATGGTCTCCAGATTTTAATCCTGAACGATTAACATATTATGAATTACTTCATTCTGCATTTTTATTTGTAATTGATACTGCACAAGGTATAGAAGCTGGAGCATCTGGTAAGAAAGATGCAGATTATAATATTATTAATATATTCAAAATTGAATTATTATCACCTGCTCGTATAGAAAAAAATAGAGATCATCAACATCCTATTAATATAACAGATGTAGTTAGATATAGATAGATTGGATTATATGCAGATAATCATAAAGATGAAGTATAGTGTGCTGAAGCTGCAAAATATATAACATTTAATATATTAAAAACAGGATTTAATGATATAGATAATGTTCGTATCTTATTTGAGAGGAATTTTAATGGTAGTAACTGGTTAAATCAATTCATGACACATCCAAGTTATTATGAAGCAGTAATTATAAAAACACCAAATGGTGTAAATCAACCAGCAGATGGTAAAATAAAATATCAATATGGATTTAGAACTACCACTGGTAAACATGGTAAAAATTATTATTGTGAACTTGGTGAAAAGATGATGAGAAAACATCAAACCATTATCAGATAGTATAATGCAGATCCTAATATATCATCTATTACATAGCTTGAACAGTTTGGGAAGAATAGTAAAGGTGCATATGAAGGAACACTTATACATGATGATATATCTGTAACATGTTTATTCTTATGTATAGCTCCTGAACAAACTATGTTTCAGAATTGGTTATTAGATTGGTTAGAATAGTAGGAACCTACTGCACATACATAGATAGTACAACGAATGCTTGAAATATATGTAGAAAAAGAAGCAGCTGTTAGTGATGAGTAGTTTGCAGATTTCTATAGAATGTCTGCACGTAGTTTAGGTAAATTAACTACACCATTACAATCATATAGTGGATTAGGATAGAGTAATGGAGGATATGGAGGATATGGAGGAGGTAATTCGATGTATCAAAATATCCAAATCCAAAACTACCACAAATACAATCAATAAATAATTATATGACATAGATAGTACATACAACCGTTATAAATTACTGCACAGAATGCCCAAATTGTATTTTACATGATCCACATGATGGTGATAAAGAAGCATACTGTAATGCAGTAAAAACAGAAACAGGTGCAACCTTTATAGCACCTATGTATAATCCAAATGATATTCTATAGATACCTTCATGGTGTCCACTTAGGAAAGGAAAAAAATAAAAGGAAATACTTTGAGTGTATTTCCTTTTATTCATTTATTGGTAAATTGATGCATTACCTAAACCCCAACCTTTATAAGTAAGAGTTATATCCAGAGTATTAGGATCTGAACCATAACCAACGTTTTCTTCTGCATTAAGTTGAAGGTTCTCTTTAATTTCTCGTGCAATAAACTCTTTAAGTTCATCTCCAAAAAATGAAATTACTTTCTCCTTATATGCATGTAAAGTTTCCTGCTCTACTTGTGCCTTAACACGAGATAACTCTTCTTCATGCATATCTTTTTCTTTTTCAAGTTGAGACTGAAGTTCATCAATCTTGTTTTGTAGTTCTACTACTTGTGCTTTAGTTGCCATAATTTTATTTGTTTTATTATTATGGTACAAAGATAAAAAAATAAAGTCCATAAATAAAAATTTTATGGACTTTATTTTTAGGTATTAACATTATTTAGCATTTCAATCAATAAATTCATCAAATGTGAACCACTTCTTAGTAATACAAAGAATAATAAGATAACCAATCAAATCAACAATATCATTCTTTCGTAATACATCAGAGTTCTTAATTCTCTTTAACTTATCATCAATTCTAATTCTAAGTCCTTCTTCTGAATTTCCCTTAAAGAACATATTAGATGGTTCTAATGCAGAATTTCCATATCTTTTATTCTTTTCTTTTAAGAATTTACCTATGCTATTAAGAATACTGTTAAGGTTCTTTTCAAAAGTTGTTGTAATAGTACTTCCATCATTATTTTCGAGAAGTAGTTTATTAATATCATCTTTTATTTTATCTCCTATTGATGTATTAACATTATTATCAGGTTTAGTACTAATACCATCATATTCTCCATACTCCCAAGGCCTGCGGTCTCTATGAAACGTTTTAGTAGGATCAAATGGGTCTATCGTTAATGGTGTAATATTAGGATTATCTACAGTTAATGGTGTAATATTAGGGCGAGACTCAATAATAGTTTTATCTTCAACGGCGAAGTCAATAGTCATATTCTTAAGCTTATCAGAAATTGTAGTGTCTCCAACTGTAGGAACATCCGTATTAGCAATTACAAATTTAGAAAATATTACATCATTTTCATCTTCAGGAAATGGAATAAGTAACTGACCATCCTTATCAACCTTCAATTTTGTATTGATATTCATATTACTTGTTTTATCCGTATTAACTTGCTTAAAAGGGTTTTCAATCTTTTTATTATCCTTCACTGCTTCATGTGGAATATGCCTCTTTACATTATTGTCACCTTTATAGCATGCATTGAAATACTTAATGAAATATTTAAAAGTATTTAATAATTTAGTATCTTCTATATTCATTTATATAATTAAACATATGTATTTTATAATTATAAAGTAAAATTTCTAATAAGTTTTTTAATTTCCTTAATTTTCTATATATTGCTGACATAACCAGTTATATCGTCCCTTTATGTCATATAAAACATCTTCTACCTTTCTATTAAAATGCTTTGCTAATTTCGACACTATATGTACATCCTGCTCTATAGTTTCTACCAATAATGTTCCTATCATAAATTTACACATATATATCCGCACAAATCTACTTATGCATACATCATAATTTTTATAATACTCGATACGTCGTTTTATGTAGTTATCAAAAAATATAGAATTTTTTGTATCATTAAATTTACATGGAATTGGAGGTACACCTTCAAACATTGAATTTTTAAAATATCCCTTCATTGATGATATAATATTTGGTAATTCTTCAGGTTTTACTAAAGTACTAACTAAATCTACTATAACATTATACCCCATATGTTTGTATAACTCACTATTTTCAGCAATAACTGTATTGATATATTTTATATCATCAGCTGTTGTATATGTAATATTAACATGAAAATAATACGGCTTAACAATAATTGTATATAGTAAAGAATTAACTTCAACCCTTATGTTATTTGAAAATACACCTTCATTTATAAATACCGGTTTAATTTTATATAAATCATATAATTTGGAAATTACATAAAAAGCGGTAACAGATAATAGTGTATTGTATTATTATAATTTTTATCATCTAAATCATTAAACGACTGCATTACATATATATTTTTTGATATATTAAATACCGAAAATATTTCAGCTATATCCCCCACTATACTATCAAAATGTTCAATAGTTTTTTCTAAACTTGTAGACCTTCTCATTTTTCTTGTACTTAATGGTATTGCATCATACTGGGTATATCTGTTATATGTACTCTCTTTAACATTATCCTCTTGAATTAGTACTTTAACATTATTATTAGTATTTTGAATATGTACAAATATCTTATCTAATTTATACTCTATAGTAATACTATTATCATTACTATAAGTAATTACATTAGATTTCCATTTCTGCTTATTATTATAAATTAATGTATTTTTAAAACTTTCAAATGTTATTTCCGAGATAATACTATTATCATTAGAATTTTTAACTATGTCAAAATCAAATGCCATATAACTTTTTATTTTTTAGCCTTATATTTTTTAATTAAATCATTTAACTTATCTACATAATTTGTACATATCCAATTATATCGTGCTTTTATATCATGTAGAACTTCATCTGGGTGTTTATTAAAGCGGTTAGCCATTTTATAAACAATCAAATCAGGATCTTTAAACATGTACTCTTTTTCTTCTCCTCTATGTATATATAATAATTCTTTTACTTTATAAAAAAGGGTATATATTATTACTAACCTGCTTACTGCTATGTCATATTCCTCTTCTGATAATGCATACACCAAAAAGTTTAATGATGCTTTTTTCTTACCTATACATACATCATCTTTCCCTTTAAATGTACATGGTATAGGTTTTATATTTTTAAATTGTGATGCCTTCATATATTGTGTAAAAAGGCGATTATCAGATGTTGTATAATCATAATTATATGCATAGAAATTATAATAATCATCATTATATGGAAACCCTGATAATACATTATAATTATGTTTTATATATACATCATTCTCTAAAATGATTACAGTAAAATAATAGCATTCTTGCATTTCTAGAAAATTTGGGTCACCCTCTATAGAGGTAATAAATGGAAATACATAAATAGTTTCTAATTCGGTATTAATATTTGCATTTATATCTATAATACTATTATCAAGTGTCTCTAAAATATAAGGAGTTCTTAAAAATATAGGTTCTATTCCATATGTAGTATATAATTTGTTAATTATATAAAAGTAATATGGATTTAATCCGCATATATTTTTCATAGCATAACTCATGAACCGCCCTGCTATACAATGGGTAATATATATCTTCTTATCTCCTACACTATTATAAATTTTACTAATATTTTTAATAATAACATTTAGTTCTGAAATTATTTCATGCATAATTGGGTGAGGAGTTCCCCCCTTTCCATGAAAAGGTAATGAATTATCTAAAACAACTATTACTTCATTATCTTTAATAGTTAAAAATACCTCTATGCTATCATAAAGTTGCTTATAAATTATTTTATACGTATTATCATAGTTGGGATATTTAATAATAGCCTTTTCTACTGTGCTACTCTTTAAATTATTAAAAATATTTTCAATAATTAGATTAGTACTAATGCCATTAATTGTACTATTATTCTCTTCTATAACTTCTTCCTTTACTATATCAAGATCAAATTGTCCCATTACTTCTTATATTTTATCGGTAAATTATTTTGTGAATTACATTTGTGTGCATAATAATAACATAAACAATCATGAAATGTTATTATATCTTCACTTATTTCAGAAGTTGATTTATTATATTTTTTTGCTAATGATAAAACTATATTATTGTTAGTATATAGAAATTTTAAAATATTATAATTACAAGCTTGAAAAATATACATAGCTGTAATAGTAATTGCATATTCATATGTACATGTATTTAATACATATCTCTCTACATCCCTAATATAATTATTACCATGTAAAATGTTTTTACATATTAGTTTTTCTGTATATGAAATATATGGTAATAATTTTTCTATATTTAATTTATATCCTTTAACAGAAGTCTCTATAACAGACATTAAATGAAAATATGGATTTTTAATAGATTCTGTTGAATTATTAAGTATTCCTATAGTGCCATATAAGGCTATTGAGTGTAGTAAAAATATAATGTTTTTATTGTACTTTTTACATTGTTTATATACTTGTACTAACTCGTTTACTTCTTTTTCTAATATATCATTTCTATATAAATTTGTGTCTATTGTTATGTTACTTACCTTAATTTCTTCATCCCATGGTAAAATGCGTTTAAAAGATAGTTTCCACTCAAAATTATAAGATGATAATTTTATCAAAAATCTAATGTCACTCATTTCAATATCATAAGTAAGAAAATGCTTACTTACTTCACAATAAGTATATTTATATCGTATTGTAATTTCATTACATAGTATATCAGAGTTTATTAAATTTTTAAGTAACTTTTGTATTTTATCATCTCTTAAAGAATCTTCAGCTGTTTGTAATGTCATATATGGGATATACGAGGTGCTGGTATCACTTATAATTTTAGTAAGACAAATTAAATCATTAGATTTATCATAATAAATGTAGTAATTCATGGCGCCTATTTCATATAGTTCTTCATGAACCTGATGAGCACTATACAGAATATCCGAATATGTACTTAAAATATTTTTCCATGTTAAATAGGCATATGATAATCCTGCATTTTTTAATTACTTATTAATATCATGTTGTCCATTAACTATATTAAAATCAAATCCCATAATTAATTTATTTTTAATCCTCTATAAAATAATCAACTTTATGTACATATTTTATAAATTATGTAAATAACTATAAAATATTTAAAGTTATAAAGTGTGAATAACTTTTGGGCTGTACACTAACCCTCTGAAATCTCTTGAATTTACTTGAAGTAAATCATCAGAGTTCACTTTTAAATCTAAAATATTTAGTTACAGCGCACTTATTTGAATCAATTTAATAAAAAACTGTCTTGTGCTATATCTAAAAGAACTAAATAACCATCTTGATTTTACACATCCTCTTGGTTTTTAGAGTGCAACCATATATCAATACATCCAAGAACACTTTTAGCTATTAATTATAGAACAAATATATAAATTAGTCTTATAAATTTTACTAAATTATATACATTTATCTTCAACACTATAATCACATAAGAGGTTATAAGCTATCATAAAATCTTCTTTTACTTGGTTGTATGATAAATTATAATATGTACTTATGATATGTATTATATCATATGATGATGTATACTTATTAATAGTATCTTTTTCATATACCAATTTATACATTTGAAAATGTTCCAAATAATAAGTAGTTATACTAAAAATTATTTCATTATATGAATATAACTTAAATATTTCTTCAGAATAAAGTTTGCCATCAAAAATTTTCCTAAAAAGTATAACTTTATTAATGGCACCAGTACCCTTTATATTATTATCTTTGAATTTACTTGCTTTTAAATAATCAAGATATTCATTTTTATCAGAAATTTTAGGACATGTCCCATTAGAATTTATTGTAACTATATTTATGGTAGAATTACACGCATTTATTACTTTATTAAGTTGAGCATATAATTTATTATTAAATGATACATCTCTTAAGGGAACGAGATCTAAATATAATGTTTTAATATTATTATTTACATTATTAATATTAAATGTATCATCAAATGGCTTTACATCCGTATTTTTTAGAAATACTGGTTTAATTTTTAAGTCTTTATATAAACTAATAATTAATTGTGCAATAATAATACTAATATTCGTACTTTCATTTTCTGTATTATAAGTATTTAAAATATAAATGTTTCTATTACTAATGTAAGTATTATATAAAAACTTTATATCCTTTATAATAGTATTTTTAGTATATTCCATTATCTCTTGCATATCTGCAAAAGTTACTATACTTCCTATGCTGTTATATTTAGTACTTAATACTATATATGGGTCTCCACTATTATTAACAAGGTAACATAAGAACCCTTTGTAATTCAACAATACATAATCTCCATTCTTTATATGTTTAAGAGGTGTATATGTATGCAATGTATTCTTAAATATTAAATCATATGTAATATCTTTTAACACACCAACAGTATCTGATTGTATGAGTTCCTTTGAAAAATCAAACATAACATTATATCTTTTAATTAGTTATGTGCAAATATACAAATAATTTTATATATAAAGAAACTTTATATAGTTAAAAATTACTAATTAACTTATTTAAAGTTTCTACTGGATAATTTCTAAAGTCATTTTCCCAAATTATATAAACTTCTTTTACACCCATCTGTTTTATTTCATTTTCTCGTGCTTTATCACGTTTCCATATTTCACTAGCTCTCACTCCTAATATGCTATCAGTTTCCTTATATATAAGTGGATTAGCATGCCAGAAATCTCCATAAAATTCAACTGCGATATTTAAAGTTTTGTCATAGTAGTCTAAATGATACTTTCCTATAAGTTTCTCTCCTGTTACTAATGCATGTGTGTATATTTTATTTTTCGAGAATTTATCACATAATAACTTAAAAAATTCATCGGCTATATAAGAAAAACCTTTACCACCACTGCCAGTTAACCTCTTGTCTGCAAATTCTTTATACTTTATAGCTCCGTTATCTTCACCATATTCCTATATAAAGTATTCTAAAGAACAAGTGTAACTTTGTCGCTCTATATAGTGTTTCCAACGAGCTTTTCCTTTATCCTCTCCATAACGTTTAATAAAGTTATTTAATGTACAAGCCCTCGATTTGTTATATAATTTGAACTCTTCTTTAGACCACCCATATTTTTCTTTCTTATAGTCATATGTATTTGTAAGAGATTGTTTATAACAATAATGCTTCCATTTTTCTTTACCTATAACATCACCAAATTTCTATATATATGTTTCTAATGTACGTTTACATACATTATTAGTAATTGATTTAAAATCTTCATCATTGACATTATAAAGTACCTTAGATCGATTTGTAGCAGGATTTAACGGTGATCTTCTATTAACTATTTCAGGAAACAACTCGCATGCACATTTATAGCAATATCCTAAATGATAAGAATGACCATTATAAATTCGAGGATTTAAGAATGTTGCAGTTTTTGTACAACGTAACTGACCAAATAAACCATCATTATCTGAAGGCTATTTGGTCAGAAAATAATCTGCATTGTTCCATCTAATAAGTTCACCACATTTTTTACATGTATATAATCCCTTATCTACATTTATACTTTCAAGGTAATTTATTACCTACTCATCAGATAAAATTCTATCCTAATTATATCTCTTCTTGTGTGTATGGATCTACATTCTTAAATACTTTTTTTAATGTAACAAGTTTGTCAGTGTCTATATTAATATCTTTCGCTTTAATAGAAATTAACTCACCATTTCTAACTACCATACATGAATGATCACCGGTAACTTCTACCTTTTTACCACTCTTAGATGTAATTGTAAACTTAGGTTTTGTTACTTTATGCCTCATAATATAGTTTATACTATTAAATTTACAATTTAAATCATTATCTATTGCCAATGTACAACCACCTTTTACTGGTACCACTTCGGAGCCATCTGCACATTTAATAACAATATCTTTATTTAAAAATTTACTAATCTTAAAATAATTATCAATTCGCATTTGACTAACATCTTCTACATAAATCATTGTATCACCACTGACACTATCAGTATCGCCAGCACAAGTTAGGGATTCATCACCTTTGAGATAATCCAAGTCAAGTTTTTTCATTGGTGTAGTTTTACCTTTATCTATTGTGACTTGTTGAGCAGCTTCTGTAGAAATTCCAAGTTTTTTATGTAGTTCTGTATCATTTTGGAATATACCACTGAAGTAATCATTTACAGAATTTTCTGAGTAGTGGTTAAGGTCTTGACCTTGAAGTGTAATAGATTCTGCAATATCTGTATTATGTGCAATAAAGAATTTGGATGCTGTTGCACCGTATACAGAGTTAATGAATTTTTTAAGTGCAAGTTGTTTAGTTTCATAATATCCTGATAATCCTTCTAATCTTTTAACTTCGCTTTCAAGTGTTTCAAGATCACATGTATAAGGATCAATATCAGTGAATCTTCTTTTTTTATCTTCCATATATTTTATTTTGATAATTCTATTACTAATGGTTTATAAGTCATTTTATAATGTTCATTTAATAATGATACACATGCAGTTTGTGTACCATCATAATTTATTAATTCATGTGAAGATGAATGTAAATGACCTGTAAACTGGTATAAAGGTTTTTTCTTTTTAACTACTTGTAATAACTCATAATTTCCTATATGATTATTAGGTTTTGTCCATGGTGCTGTTTCTAAACATACATCATTTCTACCATAACATGCATCATGTGATAATACAATATCTACATTATATGGCATTTTATTGAAATGAGTAGTTTCTGTTTCTGGTTCATACATAAATGCCCAATTACCAAATATATGGCAATCTGGTGTACCAAATATAATCCATGTTGTTACACAATCTTCAGCTAAGTATTCATATGTTTCATTACATAGATAATGTACTTTATTATATGATTGTAATAATTCTTTTACTTCTTTTGGTTTTCTCTCAAATATAAAATCATGGTTCCCACCTATAATAAAAATGTCTCCTGTGATATTTAATGATTTTAACCATGGCATAAATTTCTTATTTAACCATCGTAACGAATCACATGAGTTAGTTTGGCAATATAGTGGAACAACATCTCCACATATAAAGAGACATTCTGCAGTTTCTGTAATATTTGGTAATTGACCATGTAGGTCTGATATTGCTATAATTTTCATATATAATTATATGATAAAAGGTTAAATTTGTCTACTATATATAAAAAGTGAAGAAATGTTTACTGCCATTTCTTCACTCAACTTATATAATCACCTACAATTATGAAAACAAATTTTATTTCTTGGTCTTCTTGTTTTTATTCTTATTCATTGCACTAAAAACCTTAGGCTGTTCAGTCTCTGCTACAGGTGCTTCACTTACATTGTCTTCATCCTTTTGTGTAATTTCTGCTATTACAGAATCATCTGGTGTTGCTGCCGCAATATCCTTTATAATCTCTGTTTCTTCCTCCGGTGTTGGTACATCAGGAGAAGCATTACTTTCAACCTCAACTGTATTATTATTAATTAGTGCTTGACCCAAGTTTGGATCTACATATGATGAAATTTGTGCCATATCTATTTAAATTTTATGTAAATTTTTATTAAAATCAAAAGTTTCTCTTAAGTTATAATTATTATAGGTTATTTTATGCACAGTGTCTATATTTAATGGGATTATTTCATTATCTATTTTATCTTGTATATATGCATATATAACTTTTGGTTCTTTGCCTGCATCTATAGTAGGATCATAATATAATCTTATAATTCTACCAGTGTGCTTTTTATTATCATATGGACATATACCATATACTTCTTCCCCTGGATATACTTTACAACTACATTTTGTAAATCTATTAGTTTTCTTATATCGTGTACCTCTCTATAAATTAAACTATAATGGTAATATAGAATAATTAAAGCCCGACATATTTCCAACATGCTGGGTAACGATATGAGAAGGCTAAAATAATGGCCGGTTATTTGGTATGTTCGGTACTAATGCCATAATTTATTTTTTACTTAGAAAGTCTAAAATTATAGATTGCGGTATGAATAGTCTTTATAATATCAATATTCATTAATTCCATTCCTTTATATTCTACATCATCTTTATGGTAGTCTACAAAGTTATTAACACATTGTTTTAATTCATTAACAACTTCTAAAGGATTATCACTAATAGGTAAGTTTAATTTCTTAAACATATCATTAGTTAATTGACCTATAATAGATTGTACATATTCTGTAGCATTATCAATATAATATCCTAATGCAAAATATAAATCTTGTATATGCTTACGATAGACTTGGTTCTTTTCAGTCTTTATTAACATATCAAATTTATATTTGAATGCATGTAACTTTACAATATAAAGTACATCATCAGAATTTTCATCTGATATAACAGGGCTATTAGAAACTGCATCATACACATTAGAAACTCCTGCTACATATTCAGTTTCTTCTGGTGTAATAGATGTAGTTATATATTTTATTGTATCTTTATCTATAATTGGAACCATTTATATAATAATTAAACATTATTTAATTATTTATTTATATAAAAATGGAAATATTTAATTGTTAATTACTTTTTTGTAGAACACGGTATAAGAGCACTTCGTTGATAATAAAAAGGTTTAATTTTATTATTGTATACTGTGTAAGAAATAAGTTTTAAATTTATATTTACTGATTTTATAAATTGTTTTATATCTACATTAGTTTTTGATACATTATGAGCAATTAAAGGTAAACCCGTATAGAAAATATAAAAATTTGTACATGTAGTTTCTACATTTAAAATAATGCAAATTGCAGCATTATATAAAAAATATGCAATATATCTGTTTATATTCCTAATTTTTAAGTTGTTTATAAATGTATATATATTTTTTGGACATGTTTTATCACTTAATAATCTGTCTAATGGCATTATATAATTTTTAAAATTTTCTTTATTAAAAATTGGTATTTGAAAATAAAATTCATTAATTTCTTTTTCAATCTCTTTATATGATCGTGGCCACCATGCATTATCTGTATACTTGCCTATTATACATAATAATGTACGATGCATCCATTTATTATTTGAATATATGATACCACCATTTTCAGTATTATAATCAGTTATATATTTAATTTTAAACTGCTTATTTAATTGTATACAATTATCAGATAAAATATATTCAAGTGGAGTTTCTTTATCTAACTCCTGTAAACTTATTAAGTTGGATTTATCATTTTCTTCTGATAAAATATCACTATCAAATATACTACTCATAATTATTTTGGTCTGTACTTGCTTTGGTTATGTATGTATCACTCGAGTTAAACATATTAATTTTATTAAATTGCCATTTAAAATCAGCTACACTAATGGGTTTTGAATAACTATAATCATGTATAGTAATATACTCAAAAAGGTCTCTAAATATTTTAAAGAATTCTGAATTATCTGTTTTTATTTTATATTTAAGTTGTTGCCATTCACTATCTACGTCAAAGTTGTATATTATTAACTTACTACAAGCTTTTATTTTTTTACCATTAATTTTTGTTTTATAATAATAACGTTTTTTAATGTCATAAAAATCCCGTATATTTAAATCATTAATATAATACAAAGTATAAGACTCCCCATTATAATTAAACCAAATAGAATGAACTCTTGAGCATATTTCAAATCTATTACATTCTCGTTCATGATTATTTGCATATATTTCAGAACTAAATGCTGTATTAAATATACTTGTTAACTTTTCTGACGGTGATATAGTACGAATTTTTTTAAGACCTGCTTCATTGCCAGTATAAAAAATGTATGTATATGCAGGGAAGTCTTGCGCCGAATAGTTTTTTCTAAAATTTTGGTTTATACTGGGAATGGCGAGACATATAGATGCATTTTCTATAAAATGAAAAACATATGTAATACCATTAAAATTATAACCTCTCAATATATCATATTTTATAGTCCACAGTTTTTCGTATAATTCCAATATAGGAGTTATTACTTCATTTTTTATAGTATTAACTTTTAAATTTGAACATATGTTATTAATAAGTAAAGGTAAGTCATCCTGGTAATTATAGTTATATTCATATTGTGTATGAGTTGTATTTTGTTGGTGATCATAATAATCAAGTACATAACTTATAATACGTGAACCTATATATTCATCTTTTATTACTGCAACATCACCATATGCATTATATGTTGGCATAAGTTCATATTGTCCAAAATATAACCCTCTTGTAGTATATAAATAATCAATTACATTATATGTATAGCAGTATGTACGGAAATCCAGACACGACAATATAACATCATTAATTCCTTCGTCTACATTACTCTTCAATAATTCATTATTATCAATATCAAATATACTACTCATAGATTAAAACTTTTTTATTATATTTTTTATATAAAGAAAGTAATTATAAAAGTTTATATAATTGTAAAGCTAAAATATGTAAAATACACAAAACTATACTAAATGGAATGACAAACCTATAATTTTTTTATATAATAGGAAAATAAACAAACACAATTTTAATTAGATGAGTAAAAAGATTATTATTGCATGCATTGATACAATGTATGGTTTAGGTAAGAACAATGATTTGCTATATCATATTCCTGCTGATATGAAACATTTTAAGGAAACTACCACTGGTAATACAGTTATTATGGGTTATATGACATACGTTTCATTAGGTTCCAAACCATTACCAAATCGCCGTAATATTGTAATCAGTGAGCAACCCCTAACAGCAGAGGGTATTGAAGTTGTAAGCACTTTAGATGAAGCATTTAAGATTAGCGAAGATGATAAGAAAGTATATGTAATTGGTGGTGCTTATACATATAAACAAGCAATAGAATTTGTTGATGAGTTGGATATTACACTTGTTGAAACAGTAAAACCGGCAGATGTATATTTTCCAGCTATTAATAATTTAGTGTGGACTTGTGTAAAACAAGATTTTCATAATAAGAGTGAGAGTAATTCAGGTGGGTATAATTATGTATTCTGCACATATACACGAAATGTTTAACTAAAATAAAATAAGTTATGACTTGGACTTTTTATCTATATGGATATTTTATTGCATTAGCCTTAAGTTACACTATTATCAGATATTGTGATCTTTCTCAAGTAAAACAATTTAGAGAAAATACACCAGAAGATGTAATATTGCTTTCACTAATTATTATAAGCTTGTTAAGTTGGGGTACAGTAGTATTTTGCATATTTGACTTGATTTACTGGGGTTACAGTAAAATAACTAAAAAATAAAAATTTATGACAAAGCAAGGAGTTATAGAAGTAGAAGGTATGATTATAGAAACATTGCCTAATACTGTATTTGAAGTAGAGCTTGATAATGGTCATATTGTAATGGCACATATTTCAGGTAAAATGCGAATGAATAACATTCGCCTTATGACGGGAGATCGAGTAAAAATGGAAATGAGCCCATATGACTTATCTAAAGCTCGTATTGTTTATCGTGTGAAATAAATTATGGACAGGCAATTATTTATAAGTATAATTAAATATCTGGGTTGTGTTGTTAAAGATACTGAATATAGGAATCATCTATATGCTGTAGGTGGGTGTATACGTGATTTTTATTTAGGTGATGATACTATCAAGGATATAGATTTGGTTTTGGATATTGAAAATGGTGGTATAAAATTTGCTAATTGGCTATATGATAATAGGTTATTAGCAAGTAAACCTGTTATATTTGAACGGTTTGGAACGGTAACCTTTATACTTAAGGAATTTCCAAATATTCAATTAGAAGCTGTACATACAAGGAAGGAAAAATATGATGGTAAAACTCGTAAACCTATTCAAAGTTATGCTTCAATTGTAGAAGATGCATTAAGAAGAGACTTAACAATTAATGCATTATATCTAAATGTTAATGATGAAGTATGTATTGAATCTATAATAGATCCAACCGGCAGAGGTTTATATGACATAGAAAATCATAACATCGATACACCTACAAACCCTGTCGTTACATTAAATGATGATCCACTTCGTATTCTACGAGTATATAGATTTGCTGCTAAGTATGGTTGGAAAACATCATATAGAGTAGATAGAGCATTATCTTTAAATATGGATAGACTATCTATTGTATCACAAGAGAGAATATATGATGAATTCATTAAAATGGTAAAGATGCCATTTTATAATGACGTACTAAAACTTATTCCTTCTACTTTATTAGAAATAATTTTTCATAATCTAACTAATTATGATTATAATGTAAACTACACAGAAGAACTTGGATTAGTTGGTTATATTGCATTATTATTAAAAGAGAATTACGAGGATGATATTTTTATGTCATTAACTTATGCAAAATTCCCAAATAGTTTAAGGGATAAGGTATGTCAAGTTATTCATTATTTGCATTATAATTCTATAAATGATTATGATATTAGAAAGTGTGCATTACAAGATAAAGAATGTTATAGAATTTATTTAATGTGTACTATTATTGCATGTGAAAAAAGATTCAATAATCGTATACCTTCATTAAAAAGAAATCTAAAATTATTTGATAATTATGTAGAACTTTTCAATAATTATAAATTGCCAATAGACGGTAATGACATTATTGAACAATTAAAATTATCAGATAATGAAAAACCTTTAATTAAGGAAGTACTTAATTATATATATGATTATATTTTTGCTACAGGAATTCTTTTAGAAACTAAGGAAAGTTGTTTAGAAAAAGTTAAACTTTATAAGGATCTTTATCTATAAATGAATAGGTAAAATAATTAAAAATATTTTATAATGAGTAAGAAAGATAAGAATTTGGTGGATTTTCAATTTGCATATGGTACTAAATCAAATATTCCATATATTGTAGTATATCGTCGTAAAGATAAAACTACATGGCATATCTTAAATGAAAGGGTTAATCATTTCACAAAAGATAATAGTATTATGCCTGTATTTAAGTGGGGTATTGATAATGATAGTACAAAATGCTATATCTATTCTGAATTGAAAGAAACTATTAAGAAATATAATAGTAATAAGAAAAACCCATATAAGTTATATATGGTAAATTCTAATAAACTTGAAACAAGTGGCATTACTATTGAACCACTTGAAATTTCTAATGTACAGAAACTTTTAAAGGGCATTATTCAATGAAAAAGTTAAATAATAATTTTGAAGAAATTAGAAATGAAAACCGCTTGTTATTTGAGTATACGAGAGGTTCTACAGCATATAATTTAAATACACCTGAATCTGATGTAGATACAGGTGGTATTTTTTTAGCCGAACCTTTTGAATATTGTACATTAAATCCAACTGTACAAGTATCAGATGAAAAGCATGATACTACATGGTATGAATTATCAGAATTCATTAGATTATTGAAAAAATCTAATCCTACTGTATTGGAAGCATTATTTGTACCAGATGACTGTATACATTATATACATCCATTATTTAAGGAATTAAGAGATAATAGAGACAAAGTATTATCTAAAGAAATATTTAATCCATTTTATGGATATGCAAAGCAACAAGTAGTTAAAGCAAGAGGATTAAATAAAAAAATTGTAAATCCTATTGAAAGAAGAAAAACTATATTAGAGTTCTGTTATACTTTCCGTAAGCAAGGGTCTTATACTATTGAGGAATGGAGTAAGGAATATGATTTACCTTTACAATATTTTGGGCTTGTAAATATTCCAAATATGCATAATATGTTCGGTGCATATTATGATTGGGTATTATATTTTAAGGAGCATACTACTCGTATTGATAATATGTTTATTGAACAACCTTCTACTGAAGATAATAAATTATTATCATTACTTAATATCGTATATAAACTGAATCTAACAAATAATAGTGTAGGCTTATATATGTTTAAGAAATGGCTAAGTGAACAAAAGGTTCAAAATTATTATGGACTATTAAAAAATGATAGTTCTACACAATTACATTTATCACCAGTAGCAAAAGGTGAAGTGCCATTGTTGTACATATCATATAATGAAGATGGTTTTATATCTCATTGTAGAAAATATAAAGAATATCAAGAGTGGGTACAGAAACGTAATCCAGTTAGATATGCATCTAATCTAAATAAAAATTATGATTCTAAAAATATAATGCACTGCTTTAGATTAATTCATATGTGCAAAGAAATTCTATTAGGACATGGGTTTAATGTTAAAAGAACTGAAGACCGAGAATTTCTTATGGATATTAGAAACCATAAATTTGAATATGATGACTTAATTGCACAATTAGATACAAAAGTAAAAGAAATTGAAGAAGCATATAAAATTTCAACATTACCAGAAAAACCTGATTGTGAATGGTTAGATAATTATTTGGCTAAAACCATAAAAGCATATATAACTAATTAAATTTTGAATTAGAGGGCTTAATTTTTTATAATTAAACCCTCTAAATTTTTTATAAATATACTATGAAACATATTACTGAAGGATTTGACTTTAATAGTGCTATAAAGGATATTGATGATAATCATAATACTTATAATGAAAAAGTATACGGTGATTATGTAAAAGATTAGACAACTAAAACATTACAATGGATCAAAGATAATGCCTCAATATATCGTGTTAATGATATAAAATTGGAATATAGTAGAACTAGTGATAATTATATAGATTTATATAATATAACATCAAATAATAAACGAGATATTATTAGTATAGAGTTCGATTTTAAAAAATATAATAAGATACCACCATTTATATTTGATGAAGTAAAAGGTGATATATCATTAAAATTTTATAATATTAAAGATAATGTAGAAATTTTACCATATACTATATCTGATGGAGGACCATTATCTATGTTAACAATAAAAAATTGTACACTTTTAGACCCGTTCCAAAATATAAATCACCCAATTAACTATGAAAATGCAAATATAACAATTTCTAATTCTGCATTAAATACATTAAAAGGGTTAAAACAATGTAATAACTTAGTATTAAGATATTGTGATAATATAACAGACCTTAATGATTATATTCCAGTTATTAATGAATCATTAGTAATAGAATATTGTAATAATTTTAAACTTACTCCAAAATTAATAAATTCTGTATCAATACCAGATCTTCAAACAAGTAATATAGATAATTTAGATAAAGAAACATGTAAAGTATTAAATAACCATAATACTATATTTTAGTATTACAAATCAGAATTTAATGACCCATCTATAATAGATTTAAAAAAGGTTTTAAAAGGTTTTAGAGAAAGTATTGGTTATAATGATTATTTAAATTCATTATTTGATAATTATCATAATTGTGATGGAGAAGAAGTAGTAATAGAGCTTGAAGAAATAGATGAAATTATAAATACTGATATAGAAATACATCTTATCGCTACATGTGAAATGGATTATATAAAAAATCAATATCCAATTATATCTTTTGATAATATTAAATTAGAAGTAGATGGTGAAGATGTACTTAAAACTATGTCAAAAGAAGATAAAGATAAATTCATAGATCCTATTATCGGGGATATGGAGGAAACAATATTTGAAGGTTATAAGGATGAGATGGATGAGTATGAAGATTATGGCGACGATGATTATGATGATTATGATGATGACTAAATATAATTAAGAAATTTTTAAAAATTATATATATATATACTATATATGAATACAAAACAATTAAAAATGTTAATTGAACGTGAAGTTTATAAGGCACTAAAAGAAGCAAATAATAAAATGTCACGTATTAATGAAGCTTATACAGGTGAATTGATTGATAAGAGGTCCTTTATGAAAAAGGTAGTAGGCATTATTCAATTAGTTTCTGAAACATCTGTAGGAAATGAAGGAGAATTTGCCTTTGTTCCTGCTGAGGATTATAATTATACCGGTGATTTTGAAGGTATATATTCAGAAAATTTTGATGCGTGTAATGGTAATTATACTACTGCCCGTGAATATGCAGAGGAATTATATAATTATTATATAGAAAATGGGCCAGGCATATTAGAATTTACTATGTTATTTAACAATGAGGATCTTGTATCAGTACTTAATAAATTATGTAAAATATATCCGTCTATAAATTATAACGTAGAGGATAGTACAGTAGCTGAATGGGATGATACTCCAAGTGCTGAGGGATATATGGTTTTTAACGATACTCAATTTGATATTGCTATAAAAGTATTGAAGAGACTAACAAAATTTATTGATAAATTATATGATTAAAAACTAAAATAAAAAGCAACTATTTTTATAGTTGCTTTTATTTATATAAATTTTACACTTTTACAGTTTATATGCATCAATGAATTTATCAAGTTTACCATTAAGAACTTCTGTTGGATTATTACTAACAACCCCTGTTCTATGATCTTTTACTCTACTATCATCAAGAACATAACTCCTAATTTGACTACCCCACTCTATTTTCTTTTTACTATCTTCTATTTTCCTTTGTTTCTCTCTTTTCTTTTCAAGAGCTTTATTATATAAGATAGATTCAAGAATACGGCGAGCATTATCTTTATTTTGCCCTTGCTTCCTATCTTCTGTATTTTCAACAAGAATTTCTTCTGTTTCTCCTGTATCAGGATCTGTATACATATATCGTGCACGTACACCAGTTTCTACTTTATTTATATTCTGCCCTCCAGCACCACTAGATCTGAAATAATCCCATGACAATTTACTTTCATCTATTTCAACATGTATACTATCATCAATTAGCGGTGTTACAAATACACTTGCAAAACTTGTCATTCTCTTACCTTGTGCATTATAAGGACTAACTCTCACTAATCTATGTATACCTGTTTCTGATTTCAAATGACCATATGCATTAGTTGCAGTTGCAGTATTTTCAACTCTAATTGTAGCTGTTTTAATACCGGTAATTCCTCCTGTATCGCTATATATTACCTCAACCTTATAGTTATGAGCTTGACAATACATTATGTACATACGGAGCACCATACTGGCCCAATCTTGAGCTTCTGTTCCACCAGCGCCTGCAGTAATCTTTAGGATACAATCCATGCAATCAGCTTCATCCGTAAATCGCATAGATTGTTTAACATCCTGTAATATATCATATAATTCAGTATATGAATCATCTATAATATCATGCATACTTTCATCTGGTAAAACTTCTATAATATCATTAATACCCGAAATAAGTGTTTTAATCTTATTATATAATGTTTCCTTTTCCTTTACTTGCTGATACAATTTTCCAGCATCTTCAAACTGTTGATTAGAAGATGCTGCATTTGCATGTAACTTAAGTTCCTCAATTTCAATTTTCAATTTTTCAATATCTATTGAGGATTTAAGTTCATTGATATTATCATTTAACCTATATATGTCTTCTTTAGTTACTTTCATTTTCTTTCTTGCTTATACTCTGAAATACCTCCACATTTATCATATTGTTCATGTATAATCTTATCAACTTCATTCCATGATACTGGTGTATAATTATTATTATCAACACCTACATCATATTGATAAGGAAAACAATTTACTAAACGTGGTAGGTCCCTTCCAATATCACAATTTGGTCCACTATGTACATGTCCATGTAATTGATATACTGCATTATTTTCAATTTTACGATATGAACCACCATAACATAAAAATGGATAATGATTCAAATATACAGTTCTACCATCAATTTCCAAATGAAGCTGCTGAACTACTGCCTCGAAATAAGGCTCTAAATTATTCTTATAATTTTTAAAGTCATGATTCCCCAGGACTAATACGATATTACCATGTAACTGCTCAAGTATTTCTTTCCATTTAGTAGTGCCACCAAATACCATATCACCCAGAACAAATACCAAATCATGCATACCTACCTTATCATTCCAATTCTTAATAAGAGCTGCATTCATTTCTTCTACATTTGCAAATGGACGAGCACTATAACTGATTACTCCCGCATGCCACCAGTGGTCGTCTGAAGTAAAAAATATATGTTCTGCTTCAGCTTTTGTATACTTATCTTTTAACATCATATAAATTATAAAGAATAATTAAAAATTTGTCTTTACTTTTCTTCAGAATTTAAATGTACTACTTCAATGCCACACTGTTTCAAGAATTCAAGACCTGTTGTATCTTTATATGTACGAGTATATACAACTCGTTTAATACCTGCCTGTACAATAGTCTTTGCACAATTAGGGCATGGAGATAATGTTACATATAATGTTGCATTATTTGTACTATTACCATAACGAGCACATTTACTAATAGCATTTGTTTCTGCATGAAGTACATCCCATGTAGTTTTACCATCTTCTCCTTCACATACATTAGGAAAACCGGACACTGTACCATTAAAGCCCTGTGAAATTATCTGGTCATTCTCTGATACAATAATAGCACCAACCTTCTTTCTCTCTGCATATGATAGCTCTGAAAATGTTTCGGCCATCTGTATATAAGTACGATCAAATAATGCTCTTCTTTCTGGACTATGCTTCATATAACCTAACTCATTCATAACTATTTGATACTTTAGAGGTTAGACATAATTAACTTGATAATACGATATAGAAGGTAAATTCCAAATACCCATGCAAATGTAGTACCAAGGAAATAGAAACCTATCAATACTAATGGAGTAAGCCAAATGAAGAACCATACCTTATTCTCTGTTGGTGGAAATACTGCACCAATGAGAACCCACATGCATACCAATGTTATAATCAATAATGTATCCATAATTTTTATTTTTATTATTATGGTACAAAGATAATAAAAAAATAGCATCCTAAAAAATTTAGAATGCTAAATTATGTTAAAACTTAAAAATTATGGGGAAACTCTTACTATAGTTATTAAAAATATAGTATAATATTTTTAATTTTAAAGCATATAGCTTATAGCGTACTACACACTTCTATTTCATAACATTAAAAAATGTATTTGAAACTGCATTTTAAATGCTCTAAATGTTTCAGGCGTCTCACTGTAAATGTTTGATTCAATTTAAATTATATTATATTGTGTTCAAAATACTTAAAAATAATTTAAACTGTCTTGTGAAACTCCGTTACCCTGAATACATACCATCTTGATTTTACACAACCTTTTGGATTTCAAAGTGCAACCATATATCAATACATCAATGAACGTTTTATAATTATAAAATATTTATAAATAAAAGTCTATATAATTAAATAAAATTCTATATAAATATTAACTTATTACTATACATGTTTATAATGTTCGATAAAGTCTTCTACACACTTATCTGCATCTGATTCACATTTACGAGAAAGCGCATAATTCTCCTCAAATACTTCATATGGTATAAAGTCAATTGCCTCATCAGATGCTTTAACTTTTCCGTAAATAATACCATCCACCAAATAAGTACTTAATTCCTCAGATAATACAGAAGTATTATCTTCTATAAACTGAGCATCAATTGTTTCAGGGAAATTACTCAACTTACTACTAATAGTTTCTTCCAATGTATGCACTGGCTGTACACATTCTGGATAATGCTTTAATGCATCACATGAATCAGCTGCACAATCTTCTCCGAATGCACACATATCATCGAAGTTGAATTTGTTTCCTTTATATGATAAGAAACAACGGAGATATTCGTCTTCATCAAAGTATACTACATAATATACTGGAATTTCCCAATCACCTCCCATTCGCATTATAACATACTCTACACCATCAGGAGTTTTATTTGGGCTAATATCTGGATTCACATCAAAATTTTCAGGGTCTACTGAAATTATATTAATGTCGTTGTTTGCCAACTTTGTAAGTGGATGATTAGAGGTATCATTCTCTCCATTAAACAAATACCTAAGCATATTATCCACTGTAAGTTCCTCACCATAATCATCAAAGAATGGTAATTCTGCCTTAACTTGATTATAAACTTTTGTTAACTTTTCAATAAACTTTCCTTTACGTGAAGGTTTAACTACTTGTGAATTAACTGGAATACTCATAATTTTTATATTTTAAAATTAGTAATTATTTTATTATGCTACAAAAATAATTATAATTTTTGAAATATAAAAATTATAATTACTAAATTATGTTTAAACTTTAAATCCTAATTTCTGACAACTTTCCCTTACCTTATCCAATATTATAGCTTCATATACTTGTAATTCAGGATGATCCATAATTATCTCTTTTGCTAAACCAACAGCAGTTAAGTATTCTGGAATCCACTCCTATGTATAATGTATACAATTAGCATCAATTACAAATGCATCATAATCTACTGCATATGGTCCTTTTCTAATAGCATATTGCAAATGGTGTTTATTATGCATAATATGCCAATTATTAGTTTTATCATAATTACCTTTCCATCTCCATAATAAAAATAGTTTGTCTACATTATGAAGAAAGAAAGGTAATTTCCAACATCTACATAGTAATGCTGTCATCTAAAATGCTGCCCAATTGGCCATCCAACACTTATATGTACGTCTTTCACTTTTTTCAAATTTCTTAAACATGTTTTGTTAAATCATTTCTACTTTAACAGTAGACTGTTGATTCCATTCTGGCAACTCCAACCAAGTTGATAACAAAATTGGTCTTGCTTCATAGTAATTACAGCCTGTGTCATATTTATATGACATTTTAATGGCATTTATTTCTGAGCCTGACACTGTAGAAAGTGCGCCATGTATCTCATAAAACATAACTGGGGTATTACCATATTTTGAGCGAACTGCTACAGTACGGGTCATATCTGCACCAATATGTGACTTATGACCCTTAACATACTTAAATTTCTTTTCCTTTTTCAAACGGATATAAGTATATGAGAAATTAGCTTTCTTTAATTTCTTCACATTCTTATTTAGAATCTCTCCCAACATAGTAGCACCTTCAATATGAAGCACCTCATTCATTGCACATTTTACATCCCATACAGTTTCAAACTTACCTGCACTATATCGTGTTGCACAGTAGTTAAGTACTTGTGTATATAAAGCACTTGTATGCTTTTTATTATCAAGGTCTAAAGTACTCTTATACGTTCTAAGTACTTCTTTAATACCTTTTACAATAAGTACTTCCTTCAATGTTTTAGGACTTACAAGCTGTTGGATTTTAAATTTAGATGTTGCCATATTTTTTATTTTTTATTTGTTTTATTATTATGCTACAAAGGTAATAATAATTTATGAAACTTAAAAATTTTTATTTAATTATTTTCCAGAATTTAACAGTTTTTAATAAATAACATATGAAATAGTTAAATGAATCATTTCAATCATAGGAAATCAAGGATATAATAGAAAATAATGACTTCTTTAAATACTATATACCAGAACCCTTTTTTACTGTGCCTACATTAAGTAATCTTATGGTTTTTGGTGAAAAACATAGTAATATGTTATATTATAAAATACATTATAATATTGTTAAATTATATCATACTTACTTAAAATTATTTAATGATGAAACGCAAGATAAATTTATAAATACTAATACTACTACATATTTCACAAAAGTGCTTTAGTTATTCAACCCTCGTCAATATAATAAAAAATAGAACCCTAATTTAACTACAAGTGATAAAGCTAAAATATATAGAGATATTAATGTATATGTAAAGTAGTTATATTCTTTATTGCAATAGGTTGTAAATCATTCTAACTATGAATCAACTGCAGTAGATTTTCTATTTAGACGTTATCAATATTCAAATTTTGGTGATATGTGGGAATTTAATGGTAATACCCCTACTATTAATAGTATACCTACGAATCTAACTAAATATGAACATAATGATATGTCAGAATTAATATATAATTACGAAAATAATGATTTTGATGTAGTATTTTTTTATAATAATAATAAATTAACCAGTATATTTAATACTACTGGAGTTTTACTTACAGATATTAATTATTTAACAGATTAGTATAAAAAAATATATGATACATTAATAAGTAGTATTAAAAATATTAAAATTGATATTTTAACTACATTAGATAACTATAATATTTTATATCTTACTAATTTAGAAACATTATTTAATAAAGATATTGATATTAAAAATATGTTATTTAATGGTAATAAAGAATCTGGTAAAACAAATATTGCATATAAAATAAATTATATAAATGATATACCCTATGATTATGCACTTGTTTCATTAAATCCCAAAGAATACCTCATAAATCCGTTGTCACATAATCATTATTATGCAGGTCCTGGTAAACATAAAATAAATGATTATGGTAGAAGGAATGAAATAAAAGTAAAATATAATAGTATAGATTATAATACAGAACCTGAATTTATATCTAATATTGATTATAATAATATAACATTATTACGAAGTCCTATATCATTGAGTACTAATATATAGTTTTGTAAACAATGTGATATAGATTATAAAGATCGTACAACAGGAGAAATAGTACATAAGTTATTAAATACATTAGATACAGCATATTCTCATTATTCCGGTGTATATAGTAAATATGTTATATTATATAATAAAAATCGTGTTAAAGGGAAAGAACATTATGATTTTAATGCAGCATAGAAATATGTAAAATATATAGGCATGTATAGAAATATATTAGAACCATTAGTATAGAAGGTTGTTGATATTATGTATATTATAAAACATAATATACCAATAGATAAAAGAGTATTAGAAGATTCAGATATAACCGTGGTAAAGTAGGATATAGTAAAGGTTATTGAAGAATTAAATAAATATAGAGCTCGGCTATTAAAGTTTAGAAATACGGTTTATTCTAACACAAAAATAAAATGAAAAATTCAACAAATGACTATTGATTTAAGAATTTTGATACAATATATACAAATACTTTTAAATATTATACAAGGATATTTTATATGGTTATTTAATATTATTTTTAAAAATACTTCAATAAATGCACGTCGGCGTTTATTGATATGCAATAAATGTATATACAATAAACATGGAGTATGTTAGTTATGTGGTTGTATTATAAAAGCAAAGGTTAGAGTACATTTTTAGATAGATGAAAATGGTAAATCCATAGATGGTTGTCCATTATAGAAATGGTAAAAATATAAAAGGCATTGAATTTATAAAAAATAAAATTCAATGCCATACTTTTATAATTAAAAATAATATAATAAGTACCTTAGTACTTCTGCTTAGCCTCAATATCTACTACGCCTGCAGTAACATCCTTACCTTCCTTTTCAAGGAACTTTGTACACTTTAACTTATATGCTTCTGCTACAGGGTCATTATCAATACGAATAACGACACCTTCACGTGGACACTTATTTCTGCAATGTACTTCATTTTGTTCCATGCCAAACTTCTTCTCATTCTTTAGAAGTTCAAGTACATTCTCATGCCAATGCTCCTTAGTATCTACATCAGGATAAAGGTCTTTCAATGTACCATGATAAAAGATTTCAATTGGCATAATCTTATCCTTAAGCTCTGGATGCTTATTAATAAGGTCCATAGTGAAGTCATATACTTCTGATACATTATATTCCTTCTTTGTACCATCTGGCATATCCTGTACAACACGATAGAACATTACCTTATTTTCATTAACTGCACAACCATAGTCATAAGGAGTTTGAATAAACTTACCATTCTTACCAGTATATCCAAAGATTTCACCATACAACATAATACCCTCTGGAATATAATCCTTTAGAATATTATACCAATGTGACCAAATATCTACATCATAATAACCGGTACCTCTATCATTAATGTACTTATTCTTAATCACTGTACGTGAAGAATAAATTACATCATATACCTTCTTCTTTGACTTCAACTTTTCTGGTATTTTACTATATACATAATTCAACGCATTATCAATTACATTGATACCAGTCTTAGAATACCAGATATAATTAGTTAGGATATTACCAATAATCAATGAAGAACCATGGATTTTATTAGTAATTGTAACTACATCAGTAGGCTTAATAGCATACATATTCTTATTAAGCTGTTGTGTATCATAATGGAACTTAAACTCACCTGGAATAATACGATTATATCTAAGGAGTTTCTTTTCCTTCTTAGTCATTCCTGTGCCTGTATGATGTGGTTCCTTCTCAGGTAACATATATACCTTAATGAATAACTTTCCATTAACTGTATCAAAATCATAGATACCTGAAGGATTATCAATTAATGATTCCAAATCTACATCCTTAATTTCCGGACAGTACTTTGCCATTGCATCTTCAGAAAACAAGAAACCATAAGAAGGGCACTTTCTCAAACGAATAAGCTTTACTCGTCCATACTTATTGAAGAAACCAAGTTTACCCTTAATTTCAGCATCAATACATCCGGCTGCTGTATTATCACCAGTAGACAATGCAAATTCTTTCTTTTCAAGTAACTTATCTACTTCTGCACTATTTGCATTCATTGTATAACATGAACGGTCAAATAGGTTATTAGCACCAACAAAATCAGGATCTAACATTGTTTCATTGGCAGCATAAAACATAATATCCCCTGTTTTAACTTCATCCTTTCTAACAACTACATTAAAACCTGCAATCTTTGTTTGTACCAAAAAATCAGATCCTTCAATAGGTTCTAACTCTCCTACTCTAATAACTGATGCACAATATTCATGTGACATCCCTTCTGTTGCTGTTAAAATATTCTTCATAATTTTTATTTTTTATTCAAAATTAGACTTGTCTACTTCTGTTTTATGTATACTTATATACATTACCAGACTTGATATATTTGATTTTAAAATAATTTTATCATTTTCATCATGCATTTTATAAGTATCGTCACTAAATCCATATTCTTCTATATAATGATCAGCACATAATTTCATTTCTTTAGTCGCACCCTTTTTATTAGTAAGCGTACCTTCGATTTCAAGACCATAATCTCCATCAAAATATGTTTCAGTTGTTACAACAAATATATTTTTACTAATTTTCTACAGTATTATTATGTTAAAATAATTGTTCAGATGCACTTTCATCCATACGAGCTTTCATACCTTGATTTGTATAATAATCCTCTAATATAGCTTGTTTCATTTGAGGAGTTAATACATTTTTATATACATAATCATAATTAAACTCATAGAATTCATTTATAGCGATAACCTCTTCTATTGCAGTTAAAGTTTTAACTTTTTCTAATTCTTTACGTGTATAATTAAATACTTCTGCAATATCTTCCTTAGGTATCTTCACTACATTATATGTATCCGGTTTGTATTTGTCTGAAAATTTAGACTTTTTAAATATTTCATAGATCTTTTCAGCAGTATCTTTTCGTTCATTTAATAATACAATATCATCTGTAACTGCATAATCATACTATTCAGATACTGCTGAATGTACAACCATTGGTCGCTATGAATTATATTCAGTTTCCATCTTCGTACCTTCAAAGTACGAATTATTTAAGACTTTACTGGTTTGTATTCGGTGTTCCATTTTAATTATTTCTTTACATTACATTTTAAATAGGTCTGCACCCGTTAATTGAGATTCTGAAATTCCCAATTGTGGTGTTTGTATTAATGGTGTTCCTTGTTGAATAGGTGCAGGTTGTTGAGGAACTTGGTTATTATTATAGCCTCTATTATTTTGTTGATATTTAGCAACTCCATTTGCAGTTGCAGATACATATATTGAAGGAATATCGACACCATCTGCAATTATTTCTTCAGTTAAATCTTCTGCAAGTCTAAGATATGTATCATTAAATGTATATCGTTTCTTACAGCCCATTAATGGAGAATCACGCATTGCCACGGCTTTAAGATAATAACAACCTTCTGCTCTCATCATAGTAGTACGAATAATACCAAATAATGCATCTACTGTAGCGGTAAGACCTGCAGATTCTGATACATCAGTCATATTAAGATCTGAAGATTCTGTACCTCCACGATTAGTTTGTGTTACTGATATTACACACCATTCATTTCTCTGTGCCATTGCACGTACATCTTCACATATAGATTTTATTTTTAGATATGTATTTTCAGAATTAGGATTTTTCATATCTCTCATAATATTCAAATAATCTATATATACATTATCAAACTTAAAATCCTTACCAGTTAATGCACTAATTTCCTCTTGCTTTTTAATAGCAAAAGCTTCAATCATTTCGGCTGTAGCGGTTGAGGTTGGAAATTCTTCTAATATAAATGTACCAAGTTTACCTAATTGATTTGTTCTAAATTCTTGTACTTTTTTAGCAAATAGGTTATTATCCTTCACTGTTTCATTATATTGTGCCATAGGAATATTAAACATATTAGCACCAATGCGTTGAGATACTTTTTGATATGGTAACTCTAATGTAATATATAATGTATTATAACCATTCTTAACAGATTGTGCTGCTAAATTACATAACCACATAGATTTACCAGTTTTCGGACCTCCCATTAAAACCACCAGAGTTTTATTAGAATAACCCCCATTTAATGATTTATCAAGGAATGAATATCCTGTTGTACGAGTATTTAATGCAGCTAATGTATGTGTACTAATATCAAAGAAATCATGACCCTTTGAAGTATTCGTTGTAAATGCTGCACCAATAGTAAAAAGATTTTTAGCCTTTGCTATATACTCTGCTGAATCTTCAAAAGACATTGTAGGCGGTAAAGATTGTACATAGGCAATAGTTTTTTCAAGACCTGTGTAGAAGCTTCTCCATTTGCACCAGTTAGGTATATTAGTATCTAACCACTCCTCATCATACTGTGCTAATGCAGTTTTATTATTCCATAATGAATTAACTGTATCTGCCGGTATAACCGTAGACTTTCCTTGTAGATTTATAATCTCTATTATCTAAGCTGCAGATGGTTCAGCTTTGTATTTAGTTACAAAATCCTTTGCAATATTAAAAACATTCTTAATAGTAGGTTCACTAAAGAAATCTGTTTTAACAGTAGATATTAAATCTGGATGTTTTATTGCATAGAAAAATGCGATAATTTCAAAATATATGTTATTCATATCATTAATTATAATGTGCTTTTAGAAAAAAGTCGAAAAAACCTCCACTAAAATTTAAAATAAAATTTTAATGGAGGAAAAATTTCAACATTAATTTGGCAACATCAATGTTTTAAATTATATTTTAATTTTATTTACTCATCACTAGTAAGTTTTTCCAAATGCTCTGTTTCACTCTCATACAATGACTTAAATGAATTTGTTGAATACTTGATTGCACTTGTAAAATCTTCAAAGTCCTCAAGCATCTTATTCAAGGTATTACGAGCTGCTCTATATGCCTTCTCCTTTGCGCGAGATTCAGCAATCCTCATACCAGTAGTGCTATTAAAACTATCATTTTCATGACACTTTGCTACACCAGTGAAAACCATACCATTAAAAAGGTCATCATCAAAACCCAAATACATACATGGTGCAACCTCATTTGGATTGTATGATGGTACTAAACCTGCAGTCAACTTACAAATAGTTGCATTGTTATTCTGAATAAACTCAGTATTAGCAAAAACCAAAGTGAACTTAAAATTCTTAAACTTACTTTCTCTCTTGAACATTCCCATTTTTATAAAATATTTAAATGTTAAAAATTAATTTATTTATATATGTTTATAAGTAAAATTATCAAATAGTTTACTTTTTCACATTAAAATTTTTGTCATATTTCTTTATTTCAGAAATAAGATCATTATATATGTCATTATCCTTATTATGACGAGGGTCTAATAGAAATTCTTTTAATATATTATTCCTAACTTCCATACCATACTTATAATCAGGTGAGTATAACATTTTTATAATATTCTCATAAGATGTAGACATATTATAATCTATATTATCTCCAAATATCATGGTAAGTATTTGCATAATATTATCAGTAATTTTCTCTTTACTAATAGTATATGCTTTCTTACACATTCGTGTCTTACCTAATGTACTTTTCTTTCTTAATTCAAGACCATTATCATATGTTAATGTATACTTATAGAATTCTTTTAATTCTCCATTATACTTACCATCAAAATCTTCATTAGTATAATATGTATTTGGGTATATATTTTTATCTAATGGAATATTACCAGCACATATAATTAAAAGATTAGTTCTATATAATCCCTTAAATCTTGATTCATTTTTAGTATAATCTGGAGAATAATACATAAATTCAGAATACAAAATATCTTCAGTAAACATAATATCTATTTGATGAACTAAATTTGTATCTTTATCTATGTAACCATATGATACCAATTTAAGACCCAATGATACTACAACTTCATTTACAGATAAATGTTCTAACCCATATTGTTTTACCTTTTCTACATTCTCATCAGTCCATGGTAATTGTATCGCTATATCTATATCACCACAATACATATCATCTGATTTTTTCATAACTGAACCTAAAATAGTGATAGGAACATTAAAATATTCATATAAACTGTCACTTATATCTGTTGCTATCTTTCTCGCATTACGAACCTTAATAGGCACACTATTCTTAATTGCATTACCTCCCATAAAATATAAAAATTAAAAAGAGTTGACTTATTATTTTTGAACAAAATAACAGTTTCAACTCAAGCTATGATAATTATAATTGTCAATACCAATTATTTCTTAATACACATACTGCACCTTAGATACAGCAATCTGTAAAACCTTCCACCCACCCATGAGACCATCCATCTGCTTTGCTACCTTATGTTCAACATCTGCAACATTAACACCGTCTACAAGGTGAACTTCCTTTGTCTTCTTAGGCTTACCTGTTTCCATATCATCTGTTTCTACCTGTACTGTTACTTGGTAAAAACAATTCTTTGCTTCAATTACTTTGTTCTCTTCCATTTTACAAAATTAATTTAGTATTATTACTTTTCTTATTTTCTATTTCCTTAATATCTTCATCTGCTCCATCTGTTGCATCCTTATACTCTGGCATAAGTTCACCACATTTAGAGCAATAAAATACATCAATTGGTACTATTTGATCCTCTAATCCTTTTCCTATTTCTAAACCTGGTATCTTCTTAAATACATATCCATGTACAAAGACTTCATTACCACATTTATCACACTTAATAGACTTGTACTTTAGAGGATTTACTGCAACAGTAGAATTCGCTCTACTAATTGCAGTTTTATCCATTACTTCGCTCATTTTTATTAGGTTTAAATCTTTTCCGCTAATGCATTAATATCGGTTGCACGAGCAGCTTCATCAGCTTCTTCTTCTGCTTCACGCTTCTTAATTACAGCGTCGCGTTCTGAAGTAGGTACATCAGAAAGAATAATACGATTACCTTCTATGCTATGAATATAAACTGTAATAGCCTCACCATTCTCTACTGTACCTTGACGCATTCTATCACGAAGTGCATCAGAAACAAGTGTCTTATGAAGCATACCTGTAATATACTCATCAATCTCAACAAAGATACCATAATCAGTACTACCTGTTACTGTACCAGTGAATGTAAGATCTGGATTTTCCTTGAGCTTCTCTACAAGTTCATGCAACTTAGTTGGTAACATAGTCTTCAAATACTTCTTACGAGAAACTACAAAACCATTATTAGGATCATAAGACTCTACCATAACTTCCATACTCTTACCAACCATACCATCATAATCAGTAATCTTATTTGCAGCTGCTGCAGAACCTGGCATAAATGCGGTCAAAACTCCGGAAATCTCTACTACAAAACCACCACGATTTGTACCTGTAATCAAAGCATTATAAGCAGTAGTAGGCTTAGTAATTTGTCCAATCATCTCCTTTGTTAGTGATGCAACATAACCGTCCCATATAGAGCCCTTCTCTACATCCGCTCCAACCTTTGCAGACAAATCCATCGAAAGAATTTGTTTCTTAATTTCTGGAACTTTAATACTTTCAATAAAGGTATCTTTTGTCATTACATCCTTACCAACAGTAAGAAGACTAAAGAACTTAGTTTCCTTATTAAGGTCAATTATAATATCATTAGCACCATGATTAACTGTAGCCAATATAGTATCTTTATTCACTACCTTCAAATCTGAAATAGGTACAATTGAATCTCTCTTCAATTCCTTTGTTTCTGGTACTACAATACCCTTATACTTATTATAAGTAGCTTGTGCATCAGGTGTAAATGAAAATACCTTATCAGTAGCATCATTTTCTACCTTTACACGCTTATTTACGCGGAGATTATCTACATTATTTGCCTCGAACATCTCCCAATCAAATCCTTCAATTCCTTCAGAAGGAATATTAAATTTCTCTTGATACGTCATTTAAATTATTCGTATTAAAAAATTATTAAAATTATTATTATTAAAAATTAAAAAAATTATGCTCCAATGATTGATGCTACTACCACCTTAGCATCCCCGCAACCAATTAGTAATTTAGCATTACTTGATTGATCTAATGTAATTTGTAAATTACTATCAATACCCTTTACAGCATTAATAAAGTTATCACGTGAAATAACTACATAAGTATTATCACACTTAGCATCACCCTGTAAAGTACCTAACAAATAGTCATATGCATTATTATCATAATCATAAGCATATAAACATATTTTATCTTCATGTGTCTTTGTATATAACTTAATTGAGTTCTTGCCAGCTACTTTAGTAACAGAAGAAACCTTAATTAAATTATTGATTGATTCCTGAGCTATATCAAATACAACTGGGTCTTTCACTGAATATACATTATTAAAAAACAACTCATCTGTACATCTATAGAAAAATTCAGAAATTTTTGAACCTGCTACATGAATTGTTAATAGTTGTGATTTAAATACTATATCAGTTACTTGATATTCTGGATAAGGTTTTCCATCTTGAATATATTGAACTTGCTTACATAAGTCAAAATCAATTGTCATTTCAAATGGTACATCATTAAACAAATTAATATAGTTAATAAAAGTTGGTAGCATTTCATATAAACCAATCTTTACACGATTTCCTCCATCAAACTTACTACCATAAGTTTCACTCCAATTTTCAACTGCATTCTTTTCATTATCATTAATATATAATAATTCAAATCCTGCATCTTCAAAAGATAGTTTAGAATATCTTACAATAGACTTAGATGAAGGAAAACACTTTGCAATAAAAGCATTTTCAACTAAATCAATTTCTAATAGAAGGGAATTCTGTATATCCTTAAAACCTTTTAACCAATTACTAAATTCACTTGCGTTTTTATTATTCTTAAATTGTAACTACATATAAAATTATTATTTAAAAGTTAAACTTAAATTAAATTACTTTTTTCTTACTTTATAAATTATAAACTATATTCAAAATAAAGTCTTTCATTTTCTCTAAAATTTTTTCTGGATATGTTGGATCTACTAAGGCTGGAGTATTTATCATTTTCATATATAATTCATCATTATTATCAATTTCTTGTATTTGTTCTAATACTTCTGAAAATTTATTACATTTACCTGCATTAATAAATGAATCTTTATTGAAAACATTTTCTACGTAAGGATCACCTAAATAAATTGGTATTGTATGTGCGGCGAAGGCATCTACTATTTTTTCCGTACAATAACCAGCTTTCATTCTATTTTCAAAACATAAATTAAACTTACGTTCCTTTAAGAAATTATGTTTTGCTATAAACCCTTTTGGTAATTCTATAGAGGTATTATGCAATACCTTACCTGGGCAATCTACTGTTTTATAATTTTTAGAAACAAACCCGCAAAAATTATCTCTAAATAAAACTTCTGTGCTTGCAACAAATGAGCAAAAGCCTGATTTTGTATGTAATATATTATCATTATTAAGGTGCTTTTCTTCCATTAACATAGAACGTGATTTATCATAAAGTATAGGAAAATCTCTATCATATAACCATAATGGCATATAACAATGTTTTTCTTTTTCCGCAGATGTACAAAATTGTTCAATAGATAATTCATATGCCGAACGTTCCATATCAATTACATAATCAGGATTTCCAAAATCAGAACCATATGACTCACCATTAAATAATACCTTAGGTACATGTTTATATTGTTCTTTTCGATGTTCTATACCAAATAAACTGTAAAAAATAATATCTGGATTTTCCTTATCTATCTTTACATAATATACATCAGATATGGTATTAATGAATACATTATTACATAATTGGAAATGTCCATCATTTGGCCAAAAATCAAGTATTGCAATTTTTATTTCTTTCATGATTCTTATTTAGTTTTCACTTACAACCCAGTTTATACCACTTGCTGATAGCATTAATAAAACTTGGTATATATTAACATCTTGAATATTCGTATATCCTTTTATATCCTTTAGATATATTTTAAGTAAATCTATATCAAAAGTTTTTTTATTCTTAATTTTTTCCACTGAATAATCAAATATATCAGAATATAATCGTTTCATTTCAAATGGAATATCATCTTTAGACATTATTATATCTTTTATTTTATATGATATTTCTTCATCTGAAAGTCCTTCTAATGATTTAGTCCAATCATCATAAGACATTTTATTTTTTTGTGCCATGCGTTAAAAAATAATAAGTGTGTAAAAAGACCATGTTTCCATTATGATCTGGATGTCGTTCTGTATCATAAGTTTCAAGATCATATTTAAGACAATTAAAAAATTGTTTATATTGCACTGTTAACTTAGCAAAAGACTTATAAGTAATTGAGTTTAATAACTCTATGTCAACTGGATTGATAAACTCTTTCTCTATATTTGGTAAAATATATTTTTCATATAGGTCTTTAACCATTTTATGTAAATATATGAATATATTTTCAGGTATTACGTAACAAGGTTCATTAAAATAATTTAATAATGTATCTTTATAATTGGTTTCAACATCCCTTGCCAATAGCTACCGATGCTCCATATATTCCTTGGCATACTTTGGTATTTTGGTATATTTTCGTTTCTTCTTTACTTCTTCTTCCATAATTAATTAATTTGCTTTAGACGTTGTACAAAGTTTTCTGGATATTGTGCTCTTGTTTTATTATAAATGAACATAAAACTATTGTCTAAAATAAATGTTTCACAATAATCAGATGGTGTTCTATTACCTCTACCTATTGCCTGTATAATTGTATTACTTGTTTCTGAATAATACCAATTAGGGAATAATTCCATTTTAGATTTAACTAATTTATCTCCAAGATTAGGATATGGAATTTTCATAATTATCATAAATCTACAATGTTCTTCATGTAAATCTATACCTTCTACAAGTGTAGGTCCTATTAAAATACCATTAGTAGAATCTTTGAATTCCTGTAGAACTTGATTTTTATCTTGTGAATCTTTATAAATATGAATTCTCTTTTTTACATTATAGGGTAATAAGTTCATAAGTGCATAAGTATTTTTATATGACCCTGTATGAATAATTCCCTTTACATTTTTATATCTTTCACTTGTAATTATTTTATTAATCATATTAGCCATTTCTGGCATGTTTTTAGTTATATTTTGGTGATTCATTGATAACCTATTTGAATAATAAATAGGAGATTTTGAAAAATCAAATGTACTTGGAATTATGAACTCTTGAGTACTACTATGTTCATTCTTTAATCCTATATTATCACAAAAAGATTCAAATAATCCAACTGTTGCAGATAACATAATTTTCTTTGGTGCTTTATCTAATAAGTACCTTGATGATAATGTATCTTCTTTAGAACATGTTAGTATACAAGACCTCTCATGTTCAGCATCTATAGCAGTATTCTTTACAATATACTTTATGGCATCATCTTCTGTATCTGCACAATTCATAACTGCATTAAGATATGTAGAAAGTGTATTATATAATTCAATAGCATGGTTAATAGCACTAATAAGCTTAACTTTCTTTCTATCTTCTTTATTAGTTTTTATATAATCTTGTGCTTTTACTGCACAGCCTTTAATAGTTAAATATATATCTTTTATTTTTAACAAATCATCATATATATCTTTCTTATCTTCATGATCATATAAATCATTAAAATGTTTCATGAAATCTTCTAACATTTTATCTACATTATAATTAGTTACATATATTCCAGTTTCATTTACATCATCTTCTACAAATAATGTGTTATCCTCATTATGTAACTGTCTATATCCATATAGATTAATTTTAAAATCATTCTTAATAGTGTATTCTAATACATCCTTTAATACTTTAGTTGTATATTTAGGATATATTGTAGGCTGTGCATACATTTGAATAATATTTGGAATATTATGGCACTCATCACAAAAAATAACATGTCGTTTCTTAAATGTTTGTGAATCATGATTCATAAAATTTAACCATAATTGATATGTTAATAAAGTTACATCTGAACTAATAGCACTTCTATAATCTTTAATATATTCACAATTATTAGCACACCCAAACCACTTTGATTTTTCACACCATGATTCTGATAATATATCTTTCATTGGGACTTTCCATAATTTACAGTTTGCAAATTGAAGATCATTATCTACTACATGACATCTATAATTATTGCGTGAGCCTTTTAGCATTCCAAATGGAAGTTTAGCTGCTTTAATAGCATCTTCATATTGTTTATACAAATAAAGATCTGAACATAAAATATAAGATGGCATATCATAATATTCCGCTAATACCCCCGCTGATATTAAACATAAAAGGGATTTTCCAGAACCAGTAGGAGCTTCAAGAACCAATGTTTCATAATTACTTCCTTCCCCTAAGCAATTTGAAATAATTCCAACTATTATATTTTCTTGGTATTCTCTAAATGTAAAAGATGGACCCATGTATTTACGTGTCCATTCTTTTACATTATTTAAGATTTCATTTTCTTTATTTGTCATATATTCTTATATTTTAATTTGATGCACACATTTCCAATAATGGTTTTCTATATTTTTCCATATTGAATTTACATAATTCATTCATAGCAAATTCCTTAGTAATATGTAGTTCTTTATTCTTTTTCTTACCTTTCTTAGAAGGCATATCAAACATTGCATATGTCATAATATTTTCAACAATACCTCTCAATGCACGTGCACCTAATTTATTTTCTTGTGCTTTTTCTACAATATATGGATATACATCATCATCAATTTTTAATGTAATATCATCAAGTTTAAATAACTTTTCATATTGTTTAATAATAGAATTTTTAGGTTCAGTCAAAATTCTACATAACATATCATCTGTTAAAGGATCTAAATATGTAATAATAGGTAAACGACCAACAATTTCAGAGATAAGTCCATATTGTTTAATATCTTCTGCATTTACATATTGTAACATATTTTCTTCTGTTACATCTGCTGTATCTTCATTAGGTCTGATAAATCCGATTTCCCTCTTATTCATACGGGATTCAATAATTCCCCTCAATCCATCAAATGCACCACTACAAATAAAGAGAATATTATTAGTATTAATCGTGACATACTCATCTGTTGGGTTTCTACGACCTAATTTCTTTTGTACACTTACATCTGCACCTTCTAATAATTTCAGTAATCCTTGTTGTACACCTTCTCCACTAACATCTCTTGTAATAGAAGGATTTTTACCTTTACGTGCAAGCTTATCAATTTCATCTAAGAAAATAATACCACGTTCAGCTTCTTTAATATTACCATCAGCAGCTTGTAATAATTTTGTAAGCATAGATTCAACATCCTCCCCTACATAACCAGCTTGAGTTAATGATGTAGCATCTGCAATAACAAATGGAACATTCAATAATTTAGCAATAGAACGGGCAAGTTCAGTTTTTCCAACGCCTGTATCACCAATCATTAAGATATTACTCTTTTCTATTGTAACTCCATCAGATTTCTTAGATTTTTTATTTGAAGCTTTAATAACTCTCTTATAATGATTATATACAGCAACAGATAAACGTGTCTTTGCCATATCCTGACCAATCACATGTTCATCTAAATATTGTTTAATTTCATGTGGTGTTGGAACAATAAAAGATTTATCTTTTTGTTTAACTTCCTTATCCATGGAACTTATATTATTTTGTTCAAGAATAGAATTAGCATATTTAACACATGCATCACAAATATATGCATCATTCAATCCGTTAAAAAGTGCATTCACTTCGTTTGATGAACGACCACAAAAATTACAAGTCCCTAAATTTTTATTTTTATTTGCCATTTTAATCTTTATATTTCTTTCATTAATAAGGTTTTTCATTTGTATATACTGTTACCATTGGGCATTTTATGATTTTATCTTTATATGTCCACCCAGTATTCAATGGTTCATATTTTGCTATTATATCATCCTTATTGGGATCTTCATTATAAATTAAAGATAATGCACAATGTACGTCATAGTCAAATTTAGTTTCACCCTCAATTACAGATATAGGCTTTATCTCAAAACTATTTAGAATTTTAAGTAATTTATCATAAACAAGATTTAATCCCTTTGCAATATCATCCCCCTCATGGAGAGTTATCATATGTTTAAACATATTTGCAACTTCCACTATTTTAATTGCAAATTCTTCATTGTTATACTTATTAAGATTTTCTATTTCTAAATTATGAATTCGCTTTATATTTTGTATGTCTGCTAAAAGTCTGAGATTTTTGTCTTTTAACTCTTCATTTTCTTTTAATAAATCTTCTATGCTTAAATTATTTTCTTTGTTTTCTTCCATTCTATTTTATATTAATTATTACATCTGGTTTTCTATTAATTAATCCTAATACTTTATTATATGAAAACGTATCTAAAAAGTTATCACTAAATTTTAATTGTTTCTATGTATTATCATTCTTAAATAAACCTGAATATATTAACATTCCATTATTATTATAAACGATCTTAAAACATTTGTCTGGAATTAAATTGTTAAAATCTACACCACCACAAATAATAATTAAAGTATCAGTCTAACTCCACTTCCTAACTTTAGTTTCAATAGATTTCCAATTTCCTCTATTTAATTTAGGGCTCTATGGTATACAATTTACATAATTAAAAGTAGATAATAATTTTTCTTTATTATATGCAAAATCTTCAGCATCTGCTAAATGTCCTTTATCGTAACCACTATTACTATAATTAAAATGTGGATATGTACCTGTAAATGTCATACCTGTTCTTTTTATATTACCACCACCTTTATAAAGTTTATAAATTATAAAGCTTGGTGCTTTTATTTGATATGAATAAAATGATTTATAAGTTTCACCTTGTAATATTTTATCATATGAGTGTAACTTCTATGCATATAAACTTAAAGCTGTAAAAAATAAAATAATTAATAATACTATTTTTTGTTTCATTAAAATTCTAATTAACTTTTAAATATTTACATATATTTAAAAAATAATAAAAAGTAATTCATTTTAAAACACACTTAAAAAATGGCTCATTTTCTATCAAAATAGGGTTAAAATTGTGCTAAAATTTAATGAAAACACTCAAATTTACTCAGTTTTTAGCTCAAGTTTTTAGGGCCCAGTACTTGGCACTTGGAATTTTATTAAAATAATTATAAAATCTTAAAATTTAGAAAAATACTTACTTAAAATGAATTGAAATAAAAAGTGGCAATTCGAACATAATTATATAATGTAGTTAGAGAATGTAATATATTAATATACATAGATAATTAGTTAATTACTGTAAATGTGAATGAAATATGTTTTATTATTTTTATTAAATAAAATTAAAATAGAAAAGTGGCAATTCCAATATAATTATATAATGTAGTTGAAGAATGTAATTATATAATATACAAAGTTAATTAGTAATTTAAATAAAATATAGTTATATATGTAATTTACTTAATCTTATTATATATAGTTTATTCTTTATATAACTCATTAAAATATAAAATACCTATAAAGTATACATATAAGTAATTATAATACGATATAGGAGAAATAAACTATGTATACATCATCAGTATAATGTATGTTATATACATAAAAAATATTTTAGTTGTAAATTGGAATGAAAAAGTGGCAATTCGAATATAATTATATAATGTAGTTAGAAATTGTAATTATATAATATACAAAGTTAATTATAAAAATTAAATTTATATAAAAGAAAAAAGAAACTTTATATAATTAAATATAAAATTTCTTTTTATTATTTTTATATTCCTAAAAAATTAGAATTTCAATTTAGAAGGATAACCTACTTTATAATTATATTCATTAACTGCTTTCTTAGTAGTTAACTGCATCACTGCTGCTTTATGTTTCTATGTAATAAAGAATGTAGCATCAGCATATAAAAGAACAGCAGCTAACATCTTCTTTGCTTCTTGTGCACTTACTGTAACCAAATTATTCGCAATAGGTAATGTTAATTTATCTTGACCTATTGTAATTGCAGCATCTACACTTGCAGCATATTTAACACGAGTATCTGCATCAATCCATGCCTTAGCACCTTTGAACTCAAATTCATTAACTTCTGATGACATTGCATATTCTTGGATTTCATTAATCTTTGCTTCTTTAACATCATCTAATGTTTCTACTGGTGCTGTTTCTTCTTCTTTTATATAACCTGCTTTGATTAATTCATCTTCAGTGGGATTAATGACAGTAAAATCACCAATAACTGCAGATATACCATTAAAGTACTCTTTATTACCATCTATTTCTATATAATATTTCATAAATTAATTTAATTTCTTTTTAAGGTAATGTTACAGAACCCATAACAATAATATTATTAATAATTGAAGCTTGATAAATTTTACCATTTACAACAGGGACTGTATAATCATTATACCATTTAATAGTAGAAGGTAAAGCCAAAGATGTAGGACTTCCTGTTTTAGGAGATGTAAATTGAAACATATATTCATTTACTATATTAGGATTTTCAATTGCACCTAATTGAATAGTTAATGATGTCATTTCTCCCCATACATGCATTTCATTTGGTGCAATCGTTACATTAGTATCACTTGCCTCATGATTAACTAACTTTGAACCTCCACCTGCACCACCAATTTCATATTGTTTACCGCTCTTCTAAAGATGTGTAATTTTCTCCATTCTTTTTAATATATCTTATATTTTATATTTATGCTTTACCAGGTTTAACTTCTAATTGTGTGTTAGCTTCATCAAATGAAACAAAATCCATATCATTTTTCATTTCAGATAATTTAGATGGTATTGATTCTTTGATTTCACCTATGCTGGTATTTATTTTTGTAATCTTTTCAGATTCTGAACTTAACTTTGTAGATACATCACTAATAGCACTATTTACTGCGCCTATACTTGCATTTACCATAGTTTTAATGCCAGTAATTTCCATAGCAGTACTTGCTGTTTTGGTAGACACATCATTAATCTATGTAGTAGCAGCTTTTAGCTTTGTAGATACATCAGAAACTGAATCAGATGTAGATTTTAATTTAGTAGAAACATCTGTAATCTTAGAAACTGCATCGGTTATAAGTGCACGATCTTGATTATCCTTTAATGTATTTGCATCTATCTTCTGTGAAACATCACTTAATAATGTACGAACCTGTGCATCGTTCTAAGTATTCGCTTCAATCTTAGATTTATTACTGTCAATAGAATTAGATAACTGGGTTAACTTCTATTGTATCTGTTGTATAGATTCAGAACTTATACCACTTCCACCTGTACCAGCATTCTATAATTCCTATTTAATAAGCTGCAAAATTTCTTCCTTGTTCATTTCTACCTAATCTTCTGTTATGTTTTCTTTATATCCCGGAACCCACTAATAGTTATCTATATGTGTTCCAACACCAGGAATATATTTAGTTAGTGACATATAAAAGCATTAATTTTTATATTTATTTGAATTAAAAAACTGGCAGTTCGAATATAATTATATATATCGGATAAGAGAATATATTATATAATATACAAAGTTAATTATAAAATTAAAGTTTAATTAAATTTATAATTTTATATTTTAAACAAATAAAAATAATTAATTAATGAATTTATTTTTTATATATAAACTAAATTACTAATTATATTTGTATATTAATATATTACATTACCTAACTACATTATATAATTATATTGGAATTGCCACTTTTTATTAATATAAGTAAGTTTTTATCTATGATATTATCATGAATGTTCCTATAAACATAACAGGTTTCATTATTTTTTCTTTTCCATTAAAATAGGTTAAAAATTTTAATTGTTTATTATCATATAAAAATAAGTTACCTGTTTTTAATTTAGAAAAATAATCTTTATAACGTTCAATACCAAATATATCTTTATATACATTATGTATATTATTATCATTTATTATTCTATGATAATCATCTATAGTAGGTATTTCTATATGCAAACGTTTTAAAGATTTAGCACAAGGCATCTATTTAATAAATTTTTTTGAATATAAATTAAATTTCTATAATATACCTTGCACATCCTATGCATGCACTGAATCAGGTTTACATAATAGATTAGGAAGTAAAAATGTAGTTTTCTTCTGTACTTCATCATACTTATATGCAATACCAATTGGTATATATTCTGTTTTATAAGTACTATCAAATAGATGTTTATAATCTACTATTATACGTTTACTACTTATATTAAGATATACTATACAACCATTGTTAATATTATTTTTATATTCAATAGTTTTATTAGTATTTAATTGTTCATTAATACTTTCCTATGGTATAATATCATTAACTATATTTTCATCATTTATATTATCATCAAAGAAACTCATATAAATTATTTAATTAAATAATTAACTTTGTATATTAATATATTACATTTCCCAACTACATTATATAATTATATTGGAATTGCCACTTTTTATATTCGATTTATAGTCTATATACTTTATACTGATGATGTATACATAGTTTATTTCTCTTGTACCGTGTTATAATTAGTTATATACATACATTATAAGGATTTTATATTTTAATGCTTTATATAAAGAATAAACTATATAATTAAATATATTTTTAATTAATTAAAGAATTAAAATATATTTCATTTAAATTAATTTTAAATAACTATTTAACTATGTATATTAATATATTACAATTCTAAACTACATTATATAATTATATTGGAATTGCCACTTTTTTATTTCAATTAAAATATAGACAACATTTATAAAATTTTTTATAATTATAAAATAAGTTATAAGTTACTAAAATAAATTAAACTACAAAATTTAATTAACTCTATAGTAATGTAATAGTTATATTAACTATATTAAATTTTTAATTTAATAAAACATTCTATTTGCATATTTTATTTGCAAAAAAATGTTAATAGAAAAAATTTTTATTAATAATGTAGTAAATAATTTACCTAACTTATGAAAGATGTTTTAAGTGGAATGAATTATAATTAGCATAATAATTAATTGAGACATGATTTTATCTACTATATAAAATCCCCATTTATAAAGAATATATAAACCCCCTAAATTATTCTTTAATTGTAGATAAAATTGTGTTTCATTTTTCTACTTAATTCATTTATAAAAATAAAAGAAAAATTAATAATATAATGTCTGAACAGGTAAAAAAGAAAAATGATTGTTTGTAGACCTTTAATATTTCAAAGGCAAAGAAAGCATTAAAATGTGCTATGAAAATGGGAAGCGGTTAGTATTTCCCTCATCTTATAGATGCAGTAACTAATGAACTGGATGACTATGTTAAGAAATATGATTAGCCTATAGAAACATCAAAAATAGATAAATTTATTTTATCGCGATTACATGATTATGGACAAGATGCAACGGCATCATCATATGAACGATTTAAGACACTTAAGTATTATAAGAACTCAGAGAGTATAATTGATAATGAAATACAAGGGCTTATTCGTGGTACAAATGCAGGTGTTATCAATGAGAATTCTAATAAAGATGCTCGCATGATTTCAACACAACGGGACCTTATTGCAGGAATTGAATCTCGAAGTTATGCTGAACGTTACTTAATGCCAATAGATATTCTCCAAGCACATAATGATGGTCTTATACATGTACATGATACTGATTATATGATACATCCGGGATTATGGAATTGTTGCGTATTCAATCTCAAAGATATGTTAATGAAAGGCACTTGTATTAATGGTAAAAAGATTGAAACCCCTAAATCTATTCAGACTGCAGCCACAATCGCAACACAAATTTCACTTCAAATTGCAAATGGACAATATGGTGGTCAAACATTCTCAATCGCACACCTTGCACCATTTGTGAGAGTTTCATATAAGAAACATAAAGAAAAGTTAATAGAAGATTATAAACAAACAGGAAAAGATATTGACCTTGACTTAATCGAATATCAAGCTCAAAGAATGACACGAGATGAGGTTAAAGGAGCAGTTCAAACTATACAATTCCAAGAGAATACTTTCAGTAGTAGCAATGGTTAATTTTGGCCCGTATTTATAGTAATATAAATATTTGAAGTCCGTGAACCAATAAATGTTGGGTGTATTTTATTAAATAATAAAATGCTAACGGTGAATGCCAAATTAGATATTATGCTTATATATAAAATAACTAATACAATAAATAACAAAATTTATATCGGTCAAACTACTTAGTCTCTTGAGGATAGATGGAGAGATTACAAATATTCTGGTGGTAAAATAGCCATGAGACGTCCAATTATAAGAGCAATTCATAAATATGGTTTTAATAATTTTAAGATAGAAATTATACAAGACAATATATTGAATAAGGATGAGTTGGATAACTTAGAAAAATTTTATAATGCTACTAATAGAGAGTATGGCTATAATGTTGAATTGGGTGGTAATGGACGAGGTAAACATGCAGCAGAGACTAAATTAAAAATATCTATAGCACAACAAGGAAAGTTAAACCATATGTATGGTAAAAAAGGAAAACTAAATCATTCTTCTAAACCTATCATAGATATAACGACAGGAATAATATATGATAGTGCTACAGAAGCAGCAGAAAAGTTAGGTTTTTCTATAAATAATATTTCAAAAGTTTGTAGTTGTGCTAAAGGAATTAGAAATTCTGCATTAGGACATGTTTTTAGATATTTAGATAAAAACAATTAGCCTATTTATGTAGATTTACCTATAACCGAAAAAAATGTACGTTATGTATATAATGAAACTTTAAATTGTAGATATGAATCTATAGAACAAGCATCACAATTATTAAATTGTACCCAATCTAATATTGATTATGCATGTAATAATGAAAATGCTACATGAAAAGGATGTAAGTTAAGAATGGGAGAGTACCATAAGATTACATATAATAAAGGTAGTAAAGTTTTCGATAAAGTATTAGAAAAATATAAGTATTTGGTTAATACCGTGCCAAGCTTTTAATAATAAAGAAGGTGTAACGACTATTCCTGAAATGGAAGTAGATTTAAGGTGAAAGTCCTTATTTCGAAGTGCGGACTACCCGACCAAGTAATGTTGAGGGTAAAGAGATAGTCTAATCTGTATAGTAATATACAGGGGGAATGCAAACCCCGTTTGTCAGTATCTTTATGTATCTTAATGATGAACCTGAATACATAAAAGAAACTGCAATGTTGATTGAGGAAATGATAAATCTCCGTTATAAAGGAATGATGAATGAAGAAGGTGTTTATGTAACTCCTGCATTTCCTAAATTATTATATGTCCTCGATGAAAATAATGTACCTGTAAATTCAGAATACAGATGGTTAACAGATCTTGCAGTTAAATGTGCAGCAAAACGAATGAACCCTGATTTCATTTCTGCTAAAATAATGAAACAAAACTACGAGGGAAATGTGTTCCCTTGCATGGGTAAGCGCAATACTATAGCTCATGTAAAATCTTTTGAACCATGCTTAATGGGTGTAGCATAATAAATGCTGCTAACGGTTAGGTCCTCACCACGAGTTGGACATAGGATGAGACCGTGCTAAAGTTTAATAATTATAAAATAAAATTATTATCCTAAGTGTATCGACTATCCCTGATGAATGTAAGGGAGTAGGACTGGAGATAAGCACCAGTTCGAAGCGGAAGACAATATAAAAAATTATATTGAAGATATAGTCAGTTCTTATAGTAATATAAGGTATAAACGTGTAGAAGCTTTTTGAGTCCTTGGAAAGATGAGAATGGAAATTACAAATGGTATGGTCGTTTCAATCGTGGTGTTGTAACACTCAACCTTGTAGATATTGCACTTTCAGCTCGTAAAAATGAAGATGAATTCTGGAGAATAATGGATGAACGTCTTGAACTCGTTAAGAAAGCACTTATGATGCGATCTAAACTCCTTGAAGATGCAACATCAGATGTTTCTCCAATCCACTGGCAATATGGTGGTATCGCCAGATTAAAACCAGGAGAAAAAATTAATAAATACCTCCGTGATGGATATAGCACAATTTCACTTGGTTATATAGGATTTTATGAAATGTGCATGGCAATGTTTGGTAAATCAAATACAGATAAAGACTGTCACGACTTCTGTGTTAAAGTAATGAAACACCTCAATGATAAATGCACTGAATGGAAAAATTCAGAAGTACTCCTACAAGGTTGTGGTGTATATGGAACACCTTCTGAATCACTTTGCTATAAATTTGCACAAAAAACAGCAAGACGATTTGGTGAAATAAAAGGTGTAACAGATAGAGATTACTTCACAAACTCATACCATGTAAATGTAAGAGAAAAAATTGATGCATTCAATAAACTCAAATTTGAATCTGAATTCCAAAATATGTCACTCGGTGGTGCAGTCTCTTATATAGAAGTTCCTAATATGAATGATAACCTTGAAGCACTCACAGATATTGTAAACTTCATGTATGATAATATACAATATGCAGAAGTCAATACAAGAGGTGGTGACTATTGCTCTTGCTGCGGATATACAGGAGAAATCACAGTAGATCCTAAAGATAATAAATGGACTTGCCCTAAATGCGGAAATAAAGATTTTAATAAAATGAATATTGCTAGAAGAGTATGTGGCTATATTTCTACCGCGCTTACCAATACCGGTAAGCGCCAGGAAATGGGCGAAAGAGTTTATCATATTTAATGTAGACAAATTATATATTTTTTATTATAAAAGTTTAGGAGAGTTACATCTAATGTAGCTCTTCCCTTTTATAATTTAAAATATAACTATAAAATATATGAAAGAAAAGCATATACGAAAGAATAAGTTATTTTGTGAAGTATGTAATGTTTCAAGTGATACAAAATATGTGCATTATAGAAATGATGTTAAACAAACCTTATGCCGTAAGCACTATAATCAATTTCAAAAATATGGTAAATTCCTTGATAATAATCCACGAACAATAAATGATCCTAATGAGGTGAGAGTATTTGAAGATTATGCCGAAATTGACATTTATAAATGCGACTGTACTTTATTTAAAACATTTAAATTTGATAAAGAATATTTAGATATTATAAAATCAGGAGGTAAGTGGACTGCTGGTAGTGACACACGTATATTTTGTAAAAAATATGGTGATTATGTAACCTATATACTACAAGATGAGAATCCAGATAAAAAACAAACTATTGTAATGGATACTTCTATTGATGATTTACGGAAATATAATTTATGTGTAAAAGATTCAGATAAGTATACGGAGTGGATTAAGAGTAAGCAGAAAACATATTTTATTGATAATAAACCAGTGTTAAAAACATGTGAAGCCTGTGGTATAACTGCAGATTATCGTAGAATTATACATGTAGCTTTACCTTCTGGTGAGAAATCTTATTTATGTACAAAACATGCCACACAAATTGATAAGTATGGCAAGGTAATGGATTATAACCAAAGAAAAGCGCATGATCCTAATGAGATAAGAGTATTTGATGACTATTGTGAAATTGATACTTATGACCAATTTGGTAATGTAACATATACATTTAAATTTAGTCCATGTGACTTAGAAATTGCAAAGTCTCGGAAGTGGCAGTTATCAATGAAGGATAAGGGTATTAAGCCTTATTTGAATAATAAAGATACGGATTATTTTCATCGAGTTATTTTAAAAGATGAGTTAAAATCGGGTTTAGAAGTAGACCATATAAATGGAGATTCAGCTGATAATCGAAGAGAAAATCTAAGAATTATCAAGAAACATGAAAATCAACAGAATATGAAAATTGCCAGAAATAATACAACTGGTTTTACTGGTGTATATGAGAGGAAAGATATAAACATGTGGAAATCTGAATTCCAATATATGCGATGTTTAACAGTTTCTACAACATATCCATATAAAGAAATGGCTATATACTATCGTTATATGTTAGAGTTATATTTTAAGAAGAATTTAAGAAATAGTGATAATGACAAAGCAATAAAAGAAGCAATATCTACGTTAACTGCAGAAGAGAAAAACATAGTGGATAAGGACATTAATTTTTCTATTAATGAAATTAATCAACAATTAAAAAAGAAAAACACATTATAGTATAGTAATGAATTATCATAATATTAGAAAATATGACATTGCGAATGGAAAGCATTTGAGAACTACAATATTTTTTACAGGTTGTAGGTTCCATTGCCCAGATTGTTTTAATCGTGAAATATGGGATTTTAATTCTGGAAAACCATTTGATGAAGAAGCAAAGAAAGAATTATTTACACTTTGTGCAGATCCTCATTGTGCAGGTTTAAGTATATTAGGGGGTGAACCTATGCAATAGGGTATGGAGTTATATGATTTATTAGTAGAATTTCATAAATTATTTCCAGAAAAGGATGTATGGTTATGGACTGGATATTATTTAAATGAATTAAATGAAGACCAAATGAAGATTGCATTGCAATGTGATTATGTAGTAGATGGCAGATTTCAAAAGGAATTACATGGTACTAAAAAATTATTATTTAGAGGTTCTGAAAATCAAACTATATGGCATAATGTAAATGGTGAATTTATAAAAGACCCTATGAATGAACAAGCTTAAATATATAAAATAAATGTAATTTAATTATATATGGAAAAGAAAACTAAAGAAATTACTACCAATATAGAAGAGGCAATAGAAGATAATTCAGAAGAAGTACAAGAAGAAGTTAAAGAAAATCCATTGATATATAGTTGTAGATAAATATTATAAATTAATATAATAATTATAGTTAAAAGGTAAATAATTTAATATAAAATAATAATGAAGTATGTAGAGGTATAGATAATATCAAGTAATAATAAGCATTATAAAAGGTTATTAGATTTGATGCATAAATCTAAAAATCTTTATAATGTTGGTATTTATATTGTTAGACAACATTATTTTGATGCAGTTAAAAATGGAAATGATGGCAAATATTTAAATTTTTATGCAACATATAAATCACTTACGCAATCAAATAATGTAGATTTTTATGCATTGCCACATGTAATTTCAGTGCAAGTTTTAATGTAGGTAGATAGAAGCTTTAGGTCTTTCTTTAAATTATTAAAAAAGAAACAATCTGGGAAATATAATAAACCTATAAATTTACCTAAATATTTAGATAAAGATGGTTATAACTATATTACTATAACTGAAGATAAATTAGGAGTACAATTTAAAAGAGATGGTACACTTACTATTCCAAATACTAAACCAAATAAAATATAGTTTAAAGTTAAAAATTATGAACATTGCACACAAGTTAGATTTGTACCTTGTGCAGGTTATATAAAACTTGAAGCTATATATGATAGAGAAGAAGAATTAATGAAAGTTGATAATGGTAATTATTTGTCAATTGATTTAGGTATAGATAATTTATGTGCATGTGTAAGTATAGGAGAAAAAAGAAAGTCTTCATTTTTAATAGATGGTAAACGTTTAAAATCAATAAATTAGAGATATAATAAGCACAAAGCTAAACTTCAAAGTAAGCTTCCAGAAAATAAGCATTGGTCAAATCAATTAAGTGATATAACTAAAAAGAGGAATTTTAGAATTAATAATTATTTACATGAAGTTTCAAAATATATAGTGAATCATGCAGTTTCGAATAACATCAATACCATTATAATAGGGTATAATAAAGGATGGAAACAAGACACTAATATAGGCAAAGTTAATAATTAGAATTTTACATAGATACCGTTTTATAAGTTAGTTCAGTTAATTGAATATAAAGCCAAATTAAAAGGTATTAATTTTAAAAAACAAGAGGAAAGTTATACAAGTAAAGCAAGTTTCTTTGACAATGATGTAATTCCAAATTATAAAAAAGGTGAACTTATTAAATATAAATTCAGTGGTAAAAGAATGAACCGTGGTTTATATATAACGGAGTTAGGCTTGAAAGTTAATGCAGATATAAATGGAAGTTTAAATATCCTCCGCAAATATCTTAAATGTAACAGTGATGTTATTATATAGCCAGCTGATAGAGGGTTTGTTGTTAACCCTGTACGAATTAAATTTTAATTGCGTATAAATAAGTATTTGTAAATTTTATAGTAATATATGAAATTTATGAAAAAAGATACAATATATAGAAGGTCCTCGTAAAATTAAGAAAATGAAATTTGTAAAAATAGAAGAGGTGTAAGCATATGTTTGATTTTAATACAATACTGGATAATATACAAGACAATATAAATCAAAGTAGTTTAAAAATTACATTTGACAATATTTTTAGATCTTGTTTAGTAAATATAAATCTTAATAATGTGACAATAGCTTTAGCTCCTACATATCCATTAGATGATTATGAACATCATATAAAATGGGAAGATGATTATACTGTATATTTTTATAATTTGTTTATGAATCAGAAAGAGGATAATATATCATTAGATACATTATATAGATATAAATTTGTATTTGATAACGATTATAAAAGTGTTTCAATTATAAGTAATAAATCTATATATGATAATATTCAATATATAATAGATGAGCCTATTTATAGGTTTATAAATACATCTCCTATTCCTATTAAGTCATATAAAATTAATCCATTAAAATCTTTCACATCGGTAGCTCCTGTAATATATCCAAATAATTATATTATTCCATTTAATATATATGAAAGCAATAGAACTTTTTACTTTAATGTTGCTCCATTAAATGAGAATAATGTTTTATCTTTTTTAACTTATTGTAATACTCATAAATTCGAACGAACCTTTATCGATAACTTTCCAACTGAATTATCACCTATAGGATTAGGTTTTAATTATAAAACAAAAGGAAGTTCAAATTATTTTTTAATAAGAAATATGTTTGATAATGATGAGGATTTCCTTAAAATACTTAATATATATACAAAATATGGTTATTCTATAACAGATGAATACCTTAATATCTATGATAGATATGTAGAATATGATAGTTTTCCATTTGATGTAGAAAAAAAGAATGAAGAATTAAAACATAAATACCAAGATATACTACATAATAATATTGTATATTTTACTGATGACACATGGGAACATTTAAATTCTATTCTTAAAGTATATAATACGTTAAAAGAAATTAATTCTGCTCGCACTGAAAAGAATTTATTTAATAATAAAACCATAATAAAAATATCAAAAGAAAATTCATTTGATTATACATATTTAAAAAATATTTTTACGAAATATTATAAAGACAATGAATATTATGTAGATTTTAATGATTTTATATATTCATTAATTTTAATGTTAGTTCAACAACAAATAATTATTAATAAATTAATTCCTATTAGATATTATACAGATTCTACTAAATTTGCGGTTGGAAAACCATATCGAACTAATTATAGAACTATATATAATAAACTTTCATTTAATACTGCATTTGATATATATATAAAACATCCAAATGATTTATGTACAATTTTTAATTATGTAAAAAATGCAATGATATATTTAAATGATGATAATACAATGAAAATGATATTAGCTACATCATTTTTAGAAATACCTGCCCCATCATATATGGAACTATTTAACGATATATATGATTATATAAAAACACAAAATATCCCAGATTATGATAAATCCTTATTTAATAATACTACATTAAATAGTACTGTTAATAATATGATAAATTATGCATATAAAAAGGCTGTTAAAAACAAGTTACTTCAAAAATAAAGAAGTAACTTCTTTATTTTTAGACATTTATAGTGAATTACTTTATAATTTAAATAAGATAAAATAAAATATAAACATGCAACAACAATTATTCACGGAATTATTTAGACCTAAAACATTAGAACAAACTATACTTGTGCCTCGTGTAATGAATGAGTTAAAGAAAGGACTTGTAGATAATATATTATTATATGGTTCACCTGGTATCGGTAAAACTTGTTGTACTCGTATTTTAGCAAAGACTGGTACCGATCCTTTATTCATTAATGCATCACTTGATAATGGTATTGGAATTATTAGAGATAAAGTAATTTCATATGGAACACATACTACTTTATTTGGAGGTGAAGAACAAATGAAAGTAATTGTATTAGAAGAGTGTGATAATTTAACTAATGATGCATGGGATTCTTTAAGAGCTACTATTGAACAATTCCATTCTCATGTAAGATTTATTGCAAATTGTAATTATATTGAGAAAATTCCAGATCCTATTAAATCTCGTTTTAATTGTGTATGTTTGGATCCTATTAATAATGATGAAGAAACATATTTAAAGAATGCCTATATTGTTAGATTAAAGCAGATCTTAAATGCAATACATATTTCATATACTGATGAAATATTATTACAATTTGTAAATAGTTCATTTCCTGATTTCAGAACTTTAACTAAGAAAGTACAACAAATGTATACTAAGGGTGAAACTACTATGACTGCAGAAGCCCTTGGTGCAGTATTTGATTGTGCAGATTTATTTAATATTATATTAACACCAAGTAATACATGGGATAATTATAAAAAAATGGTAGGAGAATGGAGTACTCGTGCATCTGAAGCTATATTACAGATTGGTAAGCAATTTCCTGATTACATTATGAATGTATGTCCAGATAAGGTTGCAAAGATTCCTATGATTATGATTGCAATAGGAGAAGCAAGTGTACAGGTTAATACATCTATTGATAAATTTATTACTTTACTTGCATTGGTTTATAAATTACAACAAATATGTAATTCCTAATAAATAAAAAAAGTACTTTTTATACAATTTATTGTATAATAGATTAGTAATATATGAATTCTTATTATTAGAGAAAATTTCCATATGAATTATCAGAAGATAGATTATCATTATTAAATGGTAATGATCGTGCTATATATGAATATGAACATTCTATATTTTTTGATGAATCATTTATTGAAGATACATATAATTAGTTTCAACAATAGTTAAATGAATATAATACTTATTATACTAATACTATTAATAATGATAATGATTATAAAAATATTACACCTGAAGAAAAATAGGAATTAGTTGAATAGTTAATAAAATCAGATATTCAATTATTGTATAAAGAAGCTGAATTCATAACATTACCTTTATTAGAGTAGGTTTTAACAGAAGATGAATATAATCAACTTAAAGAACACACTTTAAGTAATATGAATAATATTGTTCATTATACATTGAATGAAGGTACTGCACCTGGTAAGGCTTAGGATTATTGGTTACCCGATGGTTGGTTTGGGTGGATAGGTAAAATAGGATTTGGATTATTATCTACAGGACTTGCCGGTATAGTAACATTATTTATGGCAGGTCGCGATAAAATGGCGGCATCTTAGTTATAGCGATATATGAATAAGATAGTAGAACTTATCGATATGGGATTATATAAGAAAAAAAGTATTTTTTCATGGTTTTCCAAAAAGTTAGGTAAATGGAGAGGAGATTAGAGTAGAGCATGCTTTAGAAATGTGCAAGAAATAGTAGAACGACAAATGTGTACAAATACTATAATTGCAGGAAAAGCCATAGGTTTATTAGGAAATGATGCTATATCAGATGTAAAAACTGGTAATATCTATAGTGGTGGTTTAGCAATGTTTAATGATAAAATTGCAAGTAAAATTGATGAGTTTATTATTTGAAAATTATGGTTAAAGTTAAAATTAAAAATACACAAAAAATCAAAAGTATTACAGAAGCTGGAAATAATAATGCTCCTGTTACAGCTCAACCTGTATAGTCTGCACAAAGTACAAATATTCCACCAGTATAGGGAGTTAAACCATAGTTTTCAATATAGGGAGATGTATTAAAAGGATTAGTAGGTAATATCACAGAAGAATTTGAATAGAATAATACTTTAATAAAAATAAAATTAACTAAAAAATTTCAAGATATTATTAGATTTCCTGATGCTCCTGCAATGTTAGATGCATTAATGTTAGCCGCACAATTTCCACCTAAATTTTTTAATGTACATAAAGCTATAGCGGCAAATCCACAAGAGATGATACAGAAATCACCAGATTTTGCATTTAAAGCATTTACAAATACCGAGTGGGATATTACACCAGAATAGAATAAAGATGGTTCTAATAAAGTTAAAGTTAATAATTAGAATGAATCATATAATCCTTATATAAATGAAGGTGCTATTGGAACTGCTGCTGGTGTAGTAGGAGGTGTAGCATTAGGTGCATATACTATGGGTGTAGCAAGTGTAGCATTTAATAGTGATCATGGTGTATATGTAACTAATGATTCAGAATATAAAAAAGAATATGAAACTGAAAGAACTGTTGGTGCATTAAATAGTACATCATTAGTAGAAGGTATAGATTATTATTTAACAAATATAAGTAAAAATCTTAGTGTATTACTTCGTTAGTGTACCTCACCCAATAATAATAAAGAGATTGAAGATTTTTTAAATACTATTAGTACATTATCTACTCGTGCAAATACTCGTATTAAGGCATATTTAAATGATAATAATGAATCATTAAGAAAAATACAAGAACTTGAATAGAGAGAGCGAGAAAACAAATATAGAGATAAAGCTACATTAAGTACTGATATTAAAGATGCAGTATTACAATGTATTCAAGATGGTAAAACAGAAGCTTTAAATAAATTACAAGCTGTAAGTACACGACAACAACTTGAAAGAGTTATGAGAGAATATGGTATTAATGAAAGTAATTAGTACAAATATTCTAATTATATAAATGAAGCATATTCAGATGGTGATATAATAGAGATGGATCCATTTGATGCAGATGCATTATATAATGAAGTTCGTGGTAATTTACGTGAAAAGATTATAAAGATCATGACAAGTGATCCTGAAGAGTGGACTGATGTTAAATGGGCTCGTCAACAAATGGAACAAATGAAAACAGATGTTGATAAAGAAATTAAAGAACGAATAAAATTAGTATGCCGTATGGCAGATAGTGGTTAGATGGGTTTATCATCTAAACTTGCATCATTTGTTTCTAAACATCCACTCAGAGCTGAAGGGCTTACAGGTATATGGAATCGTCATTTAAGAGATTTAGATGAAAGAATACAACGGAGGATTAAACATATATCTACACCAGAATCAGGTTCTCCTATTGCGATGACTATTGAATTTTTATAGGAAACTATACCTAATGTTATTGCTATGATGATAACATATAAATGTTTAGCACAGTTATTATCAGATGCAAGAACATAGATAAAATATGTAAATGCTAAAGTAGAAGAAGAAGATAAAGATGCATTTATTAAACAAGAATTAAGTAATATTCCAGATATATTGGAATAGATGTTTGCAACACATGGACATAACTTAAATGTAAATGATAAACCTATATATGATAAGTAGAAGCACGATTTTACAGGTAATAGTATGGATTATCTATCTATTTTTATGTATAAGATTTTCAGTAATAAAATTACTCCATCAAATATTAAGGTATTTACAAAAATTGTTGAAGATCTTTTAAATACATAGAATAATGTAGATTTATTTTTTAATAAATTTATTTAGATACTTACAGAAAATAATTTAATTAATCTTATTACTAATTTTGAGTTAATTAAAGTATTTTAGAGTGTACATAATAGTGAATTGCCTAAAATGCAATTAATTTCTACCACTGCATAGTATATTGATTCACATCCTAATTTAATATCTGAAGATAATAGAAGTATATTTAATTTTGTATTATCTCGTATTTTAGCATCTGAAGGTACTGTGTTAAATAACTTTAAAATTAATAGAGATGCTATTTTATCAGGTAAATCAACTATTGAATAGGTTAATGATTTATTATAGTTAAAGAATATACCAGAAGATAAAATAGTAGTATGGACTAATTTCTGTAAATTATTAGATCAAGAAAAAGATATTAAACTAATATTATCTATAAAAGATCCTTATATAAAGTTATTAAATATATACTATACATATAAATTAAATATATGTAAAAATTATGCAGATCGTTAGATTATAGGATTTAACCCAGAGTTAACTGTAATGTTCATTAATATGATAGCATCTACTGCTATATAGAATTTAGTAATTAATCAAATGGACATATCAGATTTAATAAATTTGAATGAATCATATTTAGATATTGATGAGTTCTATACCGCATTACATGATTATGTAGGTGTAAACATAGAAGATAAGAGTAAAATAGATTATACCGATTTATTAGAATATCAAAAAGGATTAGTACCTATATTACAATCTACAGATTTATAGATAGGACAGTTACTAAAAACACTTCAACTTAATAAGGATGATATTAAGTTATTACATGGAATTAATAATATTAGTGATGTTGGTAATATTATAGGATTAAAAGTTGATACATTAGAGAAGTTTATAACATCTTGTACTAAATTATACTTATATAGTATTACTGATAATGATAAGGTTAGTAAAGCTAATAATATATTTAAATTGATATTAAAAGCAGTTATCTTAAAATATGATAAGGACTTTAAATCATATGATATAACCTCATATAAGGATTTCATAAATGGAGATAAATCTATAGTAGAGAATATAAAAGATATTACATTTGCAAAGTTCTGTACAGATTATCATATAATGTATGATATTATGAATAAACCGGCTAATAAGAATTTTACAAGTAATATTCAATAGATATTATCTAATATAGAAACAAAAATTAATCAAGCCATCATAGATGCATTATATAGTAAATATCAAATTAAGATGGTGGATGGTTTTAATTTATTTAGTATTAATGGAATATTGTATAATATTGGAGGTGCAAATTATATTGATGAAAATAATTATATTGATGCTATATCAGGTATTAATGTTGAAAAAAATAATATTCAAATTCAAGTAAAAGATGATATAAATATAAAGACCATATTATGTAATTTTTTACCTATCATATTCAAAATGAATACTGTAAAACAATTAATAAATGCAATATACAATAAAAATGGAAAATAATTTTTTAAATAACATATATTTCGGTAATTCATTATATGGTAATATACTCAATGAAGCAAAGGATGATGCAAATCCTATTGATAATTTTGAAACATATTTTGAATAGTATGTTGCAACGGGTGAGTTTGAAGAACACTTGAAAAACATAGAAAGTAATATAGGTAATTTACATGATGATAATCCTTCAATAGAAGATTTACAGAATAATATTAAAGATGTGAATAATATAAATCCAACTGAAGCTAATAAGTTAGCTAATGCAACATAGAGTATGAATAATGCCGCAGATAGTTGGGAAAATTTAATGGATGATTTTTTAAGTGATGATAGTAATAAAGTAACAGATATATCTAATAAACCTGAGTCACCTACTAATAATACTAATACCCCACCTAAACCAATATAGCAACCACAAGAGCAAAATAATAATCAACAAGAAACATAGAATACAAATTCTGTAAATAATACAACTACGTAGTAGAATATTTCTACATAGGCATAGGAAGAAGATGATATTCTAAATGATATGTTCTAAAAATTTTTAAAATAATGTAATGAACCCAGATATATAGCTCAATTTCACAGATAGTTTAAAACTTGTTATAAAGGCTCATAATGAAATTATGGATCTTTATAATGAGTATTTATATGAAGAAGGTTGGACTTCAGATACAGTTAAGAAATTTGAGTAGTTGTTAAACATTTATAATAGAGAACTCACCATAGTTAAAGACTATAAAGATCAATATCAATGGTCAGATGATGCTAAACGTGCAAAATTTGAGCATTTCTATAATGATATATTATTACCTGATAATACAGCATATAATTATGCAAAAATAAGACATGACGCATATCTTACATATAGAGCTAAACGTAAATCTATTATAATGTTAATTAATGATACATTACATTTATTTACTAATTAGGATATTGAACTATTAGATTACTTCAATGATAAGTGCGCTAAAGTATAGTTAGAAACTCCTGATATATACCATACTCCAATTTTAAAAACATGGCTTAAATAGAATTTATCTACAGTATTAAATGATATTAAAAACTCATATAGAATAACTGGTAAATATTCATCAGAAACTATTGAACGTGCATTTTTTAAATACGTAGAATGTAGAACTATTGCATATCAAATATTTAATTTATTGACTTCATCTAATCCTATTAATGGATATACTAAATATTCAAAATTTTTAGATAAGTATGTTAATGGGAACCTAAGTAATGCTATTGTAAAACATTTAGCTCAATCAATTAAAGATGAAGATGATTTTATAGAATTTGATGATACTCAACAATCAATGGATTAGCATGCATGGTCAACTAAAGGTATATTTGAAGGATATGATTACTGGACTTTATTTAATCATGATTATAAGAGAGATAAGAAATCTGTTAAAAAAATTGATATGATCCCATCTGATGCTAATATATGTAAAGTATATTCTGATGGTAAATCTGTATATGCTCAAAGAAAATTCTATAAGGGCGATATTATAGAAATATGTCCATGTAGAGAAATTTCAAAACAATCTTTATATACAAGTGATATACGTAAGTTAGTATTTGAAGTTGTACCTAATGAGCAATATGTAATTCCAATGGGATATTGTCAATATTATGATATTTCACAAAATTCCAGTAGCCTGGTACTGGAAGGTAATTGTGAGTACATTTGGGACCCAAATCGCTTAGTTATTGTGATAAAAGCTACTAAAAACATAGCAAAAAACGAGAAATTAATACTTAATTTATAAAGTTCATGAAAAAATAAAAAACTTGAATAAATAATTCAGTTGAATAAATATTGTATAAAATACTGTAATAATTAAAATAATGAGAAAATTTACCGCTGTTTACGAAGATAGTAAAAAAGATACATTGCAGATGAAGGCTGCATTGTATGAAAAACAAAAATAGGCAATTGTTTCCATATTAAAAGAACAATATATGATTACTGGTAAAATTGAAAATTTACCAATAGAAGAACAGAAACAAATGGCATATCGCCTTATGGAATATTGGTCTCCTAAAACAGGTATTAAAAAGGCTGGTATTAAATTGTTAAATGAGAATGAGATTGTATTAACTCCACAATCAACTAAAGAAGATATTAAATTATATATTGAGCATCAAGTTAAGAAACATATTAATGCTATTACAGAAGCATATAGAAATAATAATGTACATGCTGTAACTGAATCATTCAAGGACAGTATAGAACCTCGTATACATAAAACATTAAAGGAAACATTTATTAATAATACTGTGTGGAATCTTATTGAACATCGTATTAAGAATGGTATATAATAAATTAATTACAGTATTTTAAAAATATAAAAACCTGAACATTTTTATTGTTCAGGTTTTTCATTTGTTGCATTTGTGTAATTATTCTTCATCTAAGTTCTTACAAAATTTGCAAGGGTCTAACCATTATACATACAATTTTTATCAGATAATGCAGTAGCGGTGCTATCTATAATGGCTTGTATATGATTATCTATATTACTTGTAGATGACTTTATGATAGTAGTAGTATCTAAACCAGAATCTTCACCGAAATACATTCTACCATTTCTTATAGTAACTGCAGTAGTTCCATCTTCTGATATATATGGTACGATATAATCACCTTGTAATGTATTAGGTACAACTGCAGATTTCATTTCAGTTTCTTTTAATTTATCATAAGAATTGGAATCCCTTTTATAATCTTGATTAACATACTTATAAAAATTCCTCACTTGCTATTCTTTAATATCGTTTTCTTCAAAATCTGCTTCTACCTATGTTGTTTTTGCTGCAGCTTCTCCCTCATTTGGAATCATTAAAATATCTTCTTCTGATAATGTAAATGGATTTGAAATTCCAGAAAACTTTAAGATAAATTCTGTAGATTCAGTATTACCATATTCTGCATTTGCTACAAGGTCAGGACGCATTTCATAAAAATTTGTCATCTTTCTAACAGTATACGACTCTATCTAACCTGCATTACGTGTAAACATAGATTTACATAAATCTACTATCTAATTTCCGTTTTTATCTATAATAATTGGTTTACTATCTAATGAATACTAAAACATAAAATTAACTTGTATATTTTCTTGTTATTGCCATTGCCTTAATAGCAGGTACAACATTATTTGTCATATATGATTGACGAGTTAATTCACTAACTGGTGTATTAGCATAAGATAAGGCATCACTATTAAATTTAGTAACTATTTGTGTATTATAATTACCAGTATTACTTGGGATATGCCCACCAGAAACTCGATATATATTCTTCATAAATTTGTGTACTCCATTTTCTTCTTTTATCCTATTTGCATGTATAAAAGCGGGCTATCTAAATGCAGTGCCTCCTGTAGTTTTATCTACATGTGTTTCATATTCACTTGATGACTTTATATAATCTGGTAATTCATATATTGCACCCATACCACGATTAAACATAGATTGTATAGCGGGTTTATCTCGTTTCATGCCATGCTATAATGTATATGTAACTGTTAAACCTGTAGGAAAATCATCTGGTCCTAATTCATCATTCCACTGTACTTGCATTTTTTCACATATTAAATTACCTACTACCATAATAGGATTTAATGGATTTCCTACTGTTAAATGCCACTCACCAACTGGATCTCCAGTTAATAATGAATGCATATTTCTAATAGAAGGCGCGACAGATGCAGCAAGAACTTTATTTCTCCACATGTTATTCAAATTCTTGAACATATTATTAGCTTTAACTTTAGCAGTTTTTGCACCACCCTAAGTAACTGCTCCTGCACCTTTATCTAATAACTATGTAAATACATTTGTACCTTCACCAAATAATGCAGAAGATACAGAAGAAACAATAGAGCTAATACATGCTAAACCTGTACCTAATATATTACCAAAACTTGTCATTATATTATCCCATGAAAATTCACCATTCTTTGTACCAAATCTACGTACACCGGATAATACATATTCCATCGCTCCTCCATGTCCAAAGACTTTACCATCATATAATTTCTTCATAAAGTTATCACGCCATGAACCATCATGAAATGGATAAAAATGAGGAGATAACATAAATCTATGTCCTCCTCCCCAGAACACAGCAGTAGGTGAAACCATTTCCATACAGTTACTAAGAATATCTAACATTGCAGCTTTAGGATTTATACCACCAATAGATTTAGTAACATATTCACATTTTATAGTAAATGACTAATCAAATATAATACCCTCTTTTCTTCTTTTAATCTCTTCTATTCTATTTAATGGACCTTGTATACGGTTTGCATATGTACCATCATTATATGGATCCATCTATGCTGCTAATCGTTTATCACCAGCACCTTGAGAATGAGTAACTGTACCATTAATAGCAGTAGCCATTTTACCAAATGACATAATTTTATTAGTTACTAATGTACCTAAATCCATTAAACTGTTTATATATGTTTTTGTACCATGACCAAATCCACCATTCTCAAACATTGAATCTATTGTAGCCTATGGATCATCTCCGTCATCACCAGATACTTCCCATATTTCACTCTTTGCATCAATCCAATTAATACCAGTAGAAAAACTTAACAACTCTGAAAATTTATTACCTGTATCATCACCTGCATATGTAACTACTGTACACCGTGGTGCAAAATAAATTCCATTATGATTTGCAGGTGCAGCAGTTAACTATTCATTTTTTGTATGACTATCACCATACATCTACTCAAATTGTAAATTATCTCGTGTTGGTGCATGGTACCGTCTTAAAGTGATTAATCTATTATTAGGTATTAATCCAAAATACTTACAATATACAAAATCTTGATATGTGTATGGAGTTCTTCCCCATCTATCTTTATTTGCCCATTCTATAATATGTGATACAGTAGGAGATAAAACCTAAGTTGGATGTTCATTACTATCAGTAATACCATAATATCTTCTATTATCTCTAATATCATACATATAATTACGAGGAGTTGAACCTACTTCATCTCGTATATTAGAAAATGAACCCACTAAACGGGTTAATGAATATGGATTCATTAATGAAGATGCACCCCAAAATCTGCTATCAGTATTATAAAATTTCCGAGGGGTTATAGGATATTCAGAACGAGCATTAGATGCTTTACTATGTTTTCCAACTTCTAATAATGTATTAATCTCTGCTAACCTATCATTATCTTTATTATTACCTTTTGCAAATAATTGTTTAGCCACTGCTAATGGTAATCTGTATATCATATTAGAAAATGCAGTTGCAGCAGTATTAGATGCAAACGGTACAATAGCTGTAGCGCCTCCTTCAGCATTCATAAAGAATGCATCTAATCTTCTTAATCTTGGATCCCATGCCTATAAATCATACATTGCCTGATTATTTTCAGTTGAAAATATAGTAGTATCATTCCCTTCTGGATATTTTGGTGTATTAATAATAGGATTATTTAAGAACTCACTATTAATGTAATCTGTAAAATATTTCTACTATTTAGATGGATCTCCTTCACCTAATTTTTTGTAATTATTAGGTGATAACCAAGTCATTAACTATTCTGATGAAATTCCTTTAAATTTATTATCAGATTTATTTAGATTCACTTTGCTTAAATCTGGTTTTTTTGCTGGTTGATTCAATATTTTTGTACCATCTATAGGTGTAAACTATGCAGGTACAATAGGATTAATATCTCCCATTAATGCATTTAAATCATCAAGAATATTATCTTTATATTTGTTAATATCCATATTTTTTATCTAACTGGGCTAATAAAGCTCATATCATTTTTATTTAATGGTGTATCTACAATTATTAATTTACTTGCATTCTATACTAATTGTGAATACATATCCATTTGATATTCATTTTCTATAGAATATTCTGAATTATATATTCTGAAATTTGATAAATCTATATCTATTGTATTAAGAGGTATTGTAATTTTATCAAAATTTAATATAGTATTAGAAATATCTATATTATTTTTATCTTTATATAGAATTACATCTTTTATATTACCATTTATTGATGTTTGTAACTATGATATTACAGTATATACAGAGTTCTAATATATATCTATTGCTATATAGGTCCAATCATTAAAATTAAATTGTTTACTAAATGGAATATTAATAATAGAATTATTATATACTAAATTTATACCTCCTGAATTAATAGTGCATGAATATACATTATTAACATCATTATACATATTTAATAAAGTATATTGATTATCTGTACTTAACCTCCATATACCCTTAGAATACCACCAATTAGGAATTTTCTATGTTGCTTGTAATACATCTGTTGTTTTAACCTATAATGTAAAAATATTTTTACAATTACCTTTATCATCTATATCATTCTACATAGATACAATTCCAGGTATTAATAAAGTATTTCCTCTCTTAATATATATGTATGTATTATCAGGAATAGAACCATTTAATTCTTTTTCATTATTAACTGTAAAATACCAGTAATCTTTATCTTTTGTATATATACCGTTAATTTCTAATTTATATTGTTTATTTAATGATTCATTTATTTTAAACCATGTACTATATATCATGTGATTTTTAGATATATCTATAGAATCATTTATACTATATATAATAGGTTTATTTGCATTTTTAAATGAATAATGTGCTTCTGATATAATATTTCCTTTTGCTCCTATAATATGTTCTGTAATTATAGAATTTAAATCACATAATTTAATAGGATCTACATAAGTAGAAATATTACCGGTTTTTTCTGCCGTCATGACAGAATCTGCAACTTCTTTAGAAATATCATCACCAAACATTTCTATTTGATTATTTGCTAATGTATCTACTTGTATTTGGAATTCTTCATTTTCACGGCGTGATGCCGTTCTTTGATATTTCCTTAATGAACATTTAAAAGATGTAGGTAATTCTCCTACACCATAAACTACTGTTGCTGATGCTACTTCATATGGTCTATGTAACATCTAAATAAAAACAATATCTCCTTTCTATGGCATTGTATTTTTACCATATATAGCTTCCCATGTTTTTATATCAACACTAATATCTAAAGGATTTTCATAATTAACACCCCACAAATCTACATTATAATTACCAGGTTGATAATCATTTTTATCTGTAACAATTCTTATATTACGAGGACATTCTACATTAGATAATGTATATTCTTGTACAATAATATCTTCACTATTTTTATGAGGAATTGCACGACACCACTATGCATCAAGACCTACCATATCTGTAGCAGATTTCTATAATTTTAACATTGTCTAATATATAGATGATGCCATCTTGTTAAGATCTATAACTTGTCCCATATTTATATTTATTGAAAAAGGAGTGACAATTTTCATTGCACTCCTTCATATAATAATAAATTAATTTCATCTATCTGACGTTCTACGTCGTCTTTTGCAGATTTACATTGTTCTGGTGTACGCCTATCGAAATAAGAACCTTCATCTTGATATTTTATGAAATTATTTATTGTTTGAATATATGTATTAAATAACTACTATAATCTCTAAATATCCTATGCTATTTCTTGTACTTTATTATGTAATTCAAAATTAAAATTATCTGAATCATTATTCTAATTCTTATTAAGATATTCTAAAAACTTATTATTACATTCTTTAACTTTATCTATAAGTTGGTTACGCTCTATTTTATTTGCTCTTACCTATTTTTGTATTCTGGCGTCCTCGCGTTTTTTTTCTAAATCCTTCTAATTACTTTTATATAATTCTGTATTATACTAATCAGTATCTGCTATAGGAATATCTTTAAGTTCTTCTAAATGTGCATTATATTTAGTAATCACTGGGACATATCTTTTAAAATTTCCAAATTCATCCTATTTCCATTTATAACGTTTTTTTGTATCAGTACCATCATATCTTTCTTTTCGTCTACCTGAAATATCTTTAGCATTTAATATATTTTCAGAGGGACTACATATATAACAATAATCTGTTGGATGTATACCCCAATTTAATTCAGTATACAATCTATTTTTTTTATTTAATATACTATTTAGAACTATACCTTTTTTAACACCATAATCGTAATCATTAATAGTTGCACCAGGAGAAGATGTACTATTACAGATTTGGTTTAAGTTATCCAGTAACTCACGATTTAGCCCTAATACCGGTAAGTCCTATATAGTACATAATGTTATTATATGCTTACTTTTATCAATATTTTTAATTTCATTAATATAACGGTCATTATTATATAGTGTATACTTAGAAATTAAGCTATCTTTTGAACTTACACCTAATATTTTATTATTATCATCAAAGTAAAATACTAATAAAGCTTTTTTAATTTTTTGATATACCTATATATTCTTAGTTACTTCTTTATATGTATACTTCTCAAAATCACTGTCCTATATTAGGTCTAAATTAAACTGACTTTTAAGGTAATTATCTGTTTTGCATGTAATAAAGTTCTATAATAATACATATGGATCTATTGATGAATTAATAATTCTATTTAACTACATATTTAACTAATATACAGTTTTATTAATATTATTAATACATAATACTATTTCATCTTTTGTTTTACCTAATTCCTTTATATAATATGGTTTAATTTCCGTATATATAGTTGAAAAATATATAGGTTTTTTACTATCTCTAATATATGATGGTAATAATAATTTATATAATGATATAAGTTTCCTCATTAAATCCTTACAAGCTTTATATGTATCACTATCATACTAAAATTGATTAAAAAATGAAATATTTTGTTTATTATTAATAATATCTCTTAAAATATTAGAATTTATAGATTCATTTAAAAATTTCATATTATAAGTTATCTACACTTTATATTATCATATTTATTTAATTTTACCATACCTTAGCTCTATCTTCTGGTGCTATATATAAAAGGGAATTTGGTTTTATATTAAATACATCATACCATGGTGTAAATAAACTTAGTGTTCCATTAACTCGCAAGTAACTAATAGAGTGACAATCATTTAATGCACTGTATTCTAATGATTCTTGAGTTTTATAACTTGCCCATAGATTTGCAAAGGCAATAAAGAATTTCTTAAATTCTTCTTGTTTATTTGATTGAGGTGAATTTAATGATTTAACATTATTATGAGTTAATAATGTATTTAAAGCATTATATGCAATTTTAACTCCACCATAATCTGCAATATTTTCATTAATAGTTAAATTACCATTTGTAGTAATGGTAGTATTTTTAATATGTTGTTTATCAAATCTATTTAATGTATTAGTAGTTAACTCCTTAAACTTTGTATATTCTTCAGGTTTCCACCATTCTTTCATATTACCTTCTTTATCGAATTGTGAACCTGCTACATCAAAACCATGTGTCATTTCATGCGCTATTACTGCACCTAATGCACCATAATTATATGCATCATCTTGTGTAATATCTAAAAATGGAGCATTCATAATACCACCAGGAATACAAATTTCATTGTTAGATGGATCATAATAAGCATTAACTGTATAACTTGACATAAACCATTCCGACTTATCTACTGGTTTATTATAGTATTTTTCTTTATTATAATTAAACATATATTCTATTATTGCAAGCATATTATAGAATAATGAATGCTCTTCAGTAACAGGTATATCAGATAAATCATCATACTTATCAGGATATGCAACTTTATAACCCATTAACTTTAATTTTTCAACAGAAAATTGTTTAGTGTCCTCTGACATCCATTCCTGTTGCATAATTATATCATGAAATGAATTCTTAAGGTTATTAATCATATTAATACCATATTCTTTTATTTCAGGAGATAAGTATGTTTGTGCATATTGTTCATTAATATAATCAGAGAATATACCTTTAATCGTTTTAATACTTCTTCTTTCTAATGAATCTTTTTCACTTTTACCTGCAAATTTAGAATTAAACCTAAATGCAATATCATACATTTTATCATCTAATATATTAATAAATGATATAACTGTTTGGAATGTATAATATGCTTTAAGTATATTAAGATCATAATTCATTAATACATCACATGCAGTTATAACGGCAGGCATCTGGGTTAATATAATCTCCTGTGTCGCATTATAACCAAATAGATTAAGAAACTTATTAAAATCAAATTTAGTGAGCTTAGATAAGTCAGAAACACTTAATTTTTCATAATTAGTAGTAGGATCTTGTAACTCAGCCTCTGTTTTATATGTATTAGTAAGTTGTACTTCTAAATTGAAAATTTCTTTACTTAACTTATTTGCTTCAATATTAGAAAAACCGATAGCTTCAAATACTTCTCTAATATAATCTATATAATATTGTTTATACTTTTTAATATTTTCATCAGTCTGTACATGGTAATAATCTCTATTACCTAATATAACACCACCTTGACCTATATATACAACATTCTTATTAGAATCTTTCATATCAGGACTAATTCCCATTGAAAATACTAATGTTTCATGTTTATTGGCTAAGAACTTTATAAAATCTGTATTGTTTTTAATATTTCTAAGGTTCTGATTAATATATGTAGTAATTTCATATATGCCTATATTATTGCGAGACTTAATATCCATTAATTTATTAAGAAGAATATTCATCTTCTTTCCTACAATATCAGTGCCTTTATTATCTTTTATAAGGTGTTCAACCCTCTCATGTATCATTTCATCTACAAGACTAAAATTGCTCCATGATGCATAATTATTTGGTTTTGGATGGTTCTTTATCCAATTACCTGTACACCAAGTAAAAAAGTCAGATGATAAATCAACATCTGACTTTATATTTTCTGCATAATTATATGTATATGTATTATTCATAGGATCAATAACTTTTAACTACTGTTTCATTTAAATGCTTCAAATTTTTACTATTTGAGCTTTCTAAATTCTCATATTTTTTATAATCTGGTTCAGTTCTATTATATCCACATTTACAGCATACATTACTATCTGCCGTTGTATATTCATGACAAATTGGGCATTCCCAATATTTAGCATGAGGTATAGTTGGAGTAGGAACTTCATTTAATGTATTAACCATACTTATACTTGATTTTATTTTATTTACCAAATTATATAGTAACTCACATGTTTCATCATTTAACTTAAGGTTTTCTATTTTATCCTTTATGCACTCATGTATATTTAAAATTAAATTAGTTGACGGTATAGTTAAAAATTCATACTTATTATATAATTCAATTTCTACTATTAACGAGTTTCTATCACTAATTTTAAATTTAAGACCAACATCAGAATTATCTACATATATAGGATCACTTACTTTAAATGTATCGGTGTTAACTACTACACTATGTGCATGAATATAATCCTCTGGAATATATACAATTTGATTATTATAATCTGCTCCCAAACTAATACAATAACGATTAGTATTAAGCTCTTGCCTTATTAGATATACTTCTGGTACATTAGTTTTAGAAGTATATATTTTATTTTTATTTTTATGATTAATGTAGTAATCTGAAATATAAATTTTCATATATAATTATGGTTTTATATATTTTATTTTTTAGAATAATGATGATGTATAACAAAGGTCAGGTGTTAATTCAGGATGTCCAATTATATTAAGTATACGATTAATAGGTACAAGTACCATATTTTCAAACTGCTTATTATAATCAATAGGTAATGCAAATTCTAATGGAAAATTATTAGGTAAGAATGCAAATACTGGAAAATCTGGATCTGTTGTATAATAAAATCTAACTTTATCTCGTGACCTGATTTTATTATATTTCATAAGATATTTTTTATTCTTATCTTGTGATAATATATAATTTGCAATACCTGCACCTTTAACATGTATAGGGCAATGTTGACCTACTACAATATTATTTTTATCATCTAATATAAATTTATTATAATCACTAACTGACAAACACTTACATATATCATCTGGAGATTGCCTTAGAAATCCTGTTTTGAATTCTTTTACCATTGCAAATATAGTATTGAAATCAGGTTTTTCTGTATGTTTAGCATACCATGCTAAAATAAATCTAATGAATTTATCTTGACATTCTCTTGAATATTTAGGGCATGACCCTTGTATAAGTTCAAGACCTTTATATAATACAGTTTCCCCAGGTTCCAAATATATATCAGGTTCCTTAAAGCATTCTGACATAGCATAGTGTTTCTTAGAAGTCATTAATGCAGTATCTGCAATTTTCTCAAGCTCTAATTTTTGGATATTTTTATCACAGTTGAACTTTTTTGCATACTTATCATACTTCTTATCCATATATGGTCCACAACCATAATTCCATAAATCTACTACAAATTTAGGAGCTTTATCTGGTGGAATATTTAATTGGTTGACAATGCGGCCGAACTCAACATATATAGAATTATGAACAAGTATATTATTAGCAATAAAGGTATGAAAATCATCTACCTCAATATCATATACATACTCGTCATTATACATTCCTTCTTCAATAGATTCTATATCCTCTATCTAAACTTCATAATCAATTACTTTCATAATTTATTTTATTTTTTATTTACAAATGGATTTACTTGCTTCTTTAATGATAAATTAGGGTTATTATCCAAGCCATGCTTACGGCGAGTTGTTTGTATTACCGCTTTTATAATACATGAAATATATGATGTAAGTTTACTATATCTAATATATATTTCATTCTCTTTAAGCTCTTCTTTACTAATTTCTTCTGCTTGTATTTCTGGACATTCTACATTGAATACCTTAATTGTATCTATAAACAGATTAATTCTTTGCATGATAAAAGAAAGTGTAAAAATATTTGCAAGTACTTTCTTATTCTTTACCATACTTACTGAATTTACAGTTTCATGCCAACAATTAATAAATCTCCACATATCACGGATAACTGTACATCGCATAACTGGACTTACTTCAAGAAGTGCTTTATTAAAAGATGCTAACATATTATTACCATTAATAATATCATTAGATAAACATTTCAACAGATCTGTTATTACCTGTGTATCATCATAAATCTTTACTTTACTCATATTTCTTATTTTTATAAATTAAATTATTTGGAATAAATAAAATGTATGTAAAATGTAATTAAAGTCTATTAAAAAGATATTTGCACCGCTTCGTTTTAATAAGTTTTAGGAATTTCGCTTAAGTATGGGACCGGTGCCAGGGGTATGAGGTGAAGCGTACCCCATTTTATTTGTAATAAATTTTAACTTCACCTTTAATATTATATGGTTCTTTCAATATATACCATTCTGTTATATTATTACTATCTACTGGTTTACCATTTGTATCTGGATTTGTAGCAAGAGTAATATGTTTTATTTTATTATCTGAAATAACATCGGTTTTAACTTGTAATGCACATGCTTTATCACTAAACCCTATTGCAATTACTTTCAAATTACACACTAAACCATTATTATCTAATAACCATTTATATGTATTATCAGATATAGTGGTATAATAACCAATTGTCATATGGTGACAAATAGGTTTAAAGCTTTTCCATCCAGTTAATTTTAATATTTCATTATCATAATTGAAATACTTATCCCATAACATAACACGGTCTTCCATGTTAATTTCTACTGCACCGTATAAAAATTTTTGTGGTTTCATAATTAATTATATGACATTTTCTATAATTTGTTTTGGATTTAAACCAGCTTTTCTTTTTTCAAGAATGTGTTTTAAATCTTCCATCTCTTGGTCTGCTTCTTTTCTATCATTTTTTGCAGCTTTACGTTTTGCATAATATGTTGTAAGAATTGCAGGTACAATAGCATTAGGATCTTTTTTATAAACCGCTCCAGATGTAGTTTTAATTTCATCTTCTTTAGGAATATAATTTATATCTTTCTTAATAAAAGATTCAGGAGAAATTTGGAATTGTCTCATAATAGATGGGTATAGTGATGCGAAGTCAAGACCTCCAATATACTTATAAATACCAGGTTGTGTTGGCCATACAAATGCACCTGCATAATCGCCATTCTCTTTATCTTTATCAAATTTCTCAGGAATAACTTTATAATTAGGATAGACAAAGTTACACATAACAGTCTCTGTTGGCTGTATAGTAGAGAATGCTGTATTTAAATCAATGCGCAGCTCACATGCAAGCATATACCAAATTTCAGATGTTTTTAAGGTTTTATCAATTTGTTCAACCAATATAGTATCTACTGCATTATAAAATACATATTCTTTAAAATGTTCCCTGTAAAATTCCGCAAATCCCCATTTATGCTGCACTTTCTTAATTCCCAGTACTTTTTCAGAAACAAAGTCAAGTGTATTATTCTCTTTTACTAATATAGTCATATCCCATAATTGATATACAATTAAATAGTCATATACTATCTTATGCTTAGGTACTTGTACATCAATTACTACCTTACGGTTCAATCTGAATTTTTCAAAACTACGAGTAGGTGAACATACTGATAAATCTATGCCAATAAGCTTGCAACGATTATAGATATATTGCCAGTCATAACCCAAAAAGTTCCAACCTGATAATGCAGGTATAGGTGTTATGAATTCAACAAATGCTTTTATCATTTGGTACTCATCTGGGAAATATCTATATTCAAACTCATAATTTTCTGTAATTTTATTATAAGTTCTTAATGATTCCTGAATCCAATCTTGTTCTTCTTTACTTAATTCTTTTCTACCAAATACAATAGTCTTTGGAAATTTTGTAATAGCAATAGTATTAATTGGCATTCGTGCACTTTCTGCATCAGGAAAGCCAGAATCATCTACATCAGTTTCAATATCACAAAACCATGTAGTTGGAATATTCATTTCAAATAATGGATCTACACTTTTACCAAAATAATTGAGAACTTCATTAATTCTCATTGGTGATAACTGCTTTGCTGGCTGACGTCTAACAGGTTTATTATCATATGATCTCCATTGCGCTACTTTTGGTTGACCATTTTTATCTAATATCGGTTGACCTGTTAAATGATCTGTAACATAAAAAGGAGGATCTGCATATTGTTCATTCGTATATACCCACTTAAATAACTCTTGCTATGGAACATTCCACTGGAAAAATGAAATACCCTTATCCTTATTCACATAAGAAATAACAAGCTTCTTTGATGGCTTACCTTGAGCATCAAAACAATCTAATTGTTCTTTACATATTATCATATTAATTATATGAAAATTAAGTATTTTTGTCTGTTTATAAAATGTACTAATAGGAACCTGTAGTACATATATCTAAATAAAATGCATATTTCATTAGATAATGTCAAAGTTAAGAAATTCACTTATGATGGTTCAAGAACCTTTTTATATAGATTTCAGTAAACAACCAGACAATGAAATATGGTATACAACATTCGATAATAAAAAATTAGAGAACAATTCTGGAAAATCAGATGATTTATATTTTAAGGGTCTTAATTACTATACAGAAGGTTTGCAATTTATTAAACATACTTATGAAAATGGAATTGGAAAAATAATTTATAATAAACCTATTACCAAATTAGGAGAGGGCGCAATTCAATTAAATTATACGAATTGACCAAAATTAAATGTTATTTCATTTCCTAAATAGTTTTATAATTGTTAGGCTTATTGTTTTAATTGGTATGATTATTATGCAACTATGCGAATAACTACAATATTTTCCATATCAGCAGGAAATATTATATTAGGCCAATTAAGTTTAGTTCCTTATAAAATATATGTTCAACCTAATGTAAATGTAACTATTCACAGTACACATTACAATACTACCATTGTACAACACAGAATGTGAAAACCATTGTAGTACTACAGTAACCAGTAGTACCGATATTTATACGTATAATGAGTATAAATAGAAGAACACTTATAACTTTTAATTATAACCGACAACTTACTATCGATGATATTGATTTTAGTAAACAACCTGATAATGAAATATGGTACACTACTGAAAATAACGTTCCTATTACATTACCTAATAATGTAACATCATAGTAGTTTTATATTGGTGATTGGGGCAAATAGGCAGATCTTCAGTTTGTAAATAGTACCTATGAAAATGGTTTAGGTAAAATTATATATAATAAACCATATATAAGTATGGGCGAAAGTTCATTTAGTTAGCTCAATGCAAAAATTTTAATTTTATCTCTACCCTGTTAGTTTAAAATAATTAACGCATATTGTTTTGCATATCAAAGAATACCAGAAATTATATTTTTAACAAATAGTACGGTAAATGTATCATATTAGGGATTTACAGGAAATATATTATATGTTTAGCCTGGACTTAGTAGTAATTATAAAGAACTGAAAACCCGAGGAAATATATATTTAATATTTAATAATGTAATTGAAAAAACATTATAAAAAGAAAAAAGACTTAACTTATTTACATATAAAGTTAAGTCTTTAATTTTATATAATTACTATTTTATCCTTAAATTTATCAAAATTTTTTATACCTTTCATGTCTTTTGATATGTAAATATATCCAGTAACTGCTAAGTCTAATGGTAATTCTTTAATTTTTGTATGTAACATAGATAATGTTTTAACATGCAAGTTTTTTGGTAATTTTCTAAGGTTAGTATAAGATATATTTAATCTATTAAAAACCACCAAATTATCTAGTAATTTTTTAAGGTTATTACATGATGATAAGTTTAAATAATTAAAATGTTTAATACTTTTAGGTATATGCATTAGTTTACTTGAATACATATCTAAATTGCGTACACATAAATCATCTGGTAATTCTGTAATGTTACTAAATGATGCGTCTAATCTATTTATTACTATTAAATTATGTGGTAATTTATTTATCAGCTTAGTATTAATAGTTAAGTTATTAACAGTAAGATCATTTGGTAAAACATTTAATTTACTATCCCTCATAATACTTAAATAATTTAGCTGTAAATTATCTGGTAATTTTTCAAGTGGTATGGTTGAATCAATAGTTAAACCATCATCACATACAATTTTATGATCTTTTATATAGAATTTATCATAAGGGAAATATTGTTGCAATAAATTTATATCATTACTATATAAAATTTCATCATATATTTCTTGAATATTATCATTATCAACTTTAACAGAATTAAAATCAAACATTATAAATTAATTAATAATAATTGTGGAGGTAGTCGGTACTGCCCCGACGTCCGACCCATGCAACCATAGACCGTCAAACGCTATATTACCCCCATTGCTCTATAATTTCTATAGAATTAGTTCCTTCTGATAATGTAATAAGTAAAAATATATTAGCATTAACTTTTAATGTTATATAATTATATATGGGTTTATATTTAAATGTTGTTACATTATCTTCTAAAAACTTAATAATACAAGTTTTTAATAATTTATAATTAGTGTTATTATTTGTTTCTAATATAACTATTGTACCTGTATTATCGTCAAAATCTTTTATATTAATACTTAGATGTATTTCTTTATTATTGAGAATATTTGTAATAATATCATCAACATTAGGTAAATTAAAAATAGAGACTTTTAGCTCTATAGTTTGTTTCTCTATAATAACTTTTAATTTCTCTATAATGTTACTCATATAAAATTATATAAAAAATAAAAAACCTGATTGAATTATCTATAAAGATAATTGAGTTTCTTAAACTCTTTTGCACCTCAGGTTAAAGCCTTAGTGATTATCTAAGCCATATCAACTGGTAACACTCAGGCTACCATTAAATCAGCGTTGCCGTTTGCGGAAGTAGAGGGATTCGAACCCCCACGCCAGCTCATCACCGACCTACATGTTTTCAAGACATGCCTCTTAAGCCAATTTGAGTATACTTCCAAAATACGGAAATATGTAAGTTATTTCCTTGTCTCTTATCATTTTCTTTATTTATTTGAATTGCTTGCAAAAATTCAGATCGTCGACTTCCCCTCCACTAAAAGACAAGCAATATTGAAGCTTCTCAACTATAATTATTTATTTTACATGCTTATGTATTATAGTTTATATTTTTAGCATGGCTAAACGTTCACTGTACATAGCTAACAGGTTCTTACATTTTATAATTAAAAATTAAGTTTTCGTATTTAACCGCTAAGTAATTACTTACTTATATACTGAAGGATACTGTAACATACAAGGAAAAACTTTATAACCCTGACCAAACCAACGATTTTAGATAGTCTCGAAAGAACTATATGTTTCGTTCAAGTTACTGTGCACATATAAACTTGCTACTTACATTTATTTATATAAACGAATATATAAAAAGTTTGAATTTTAATGTAATTTTTTATATTCATCATCATGAATATTTTTGATTACTTCAAATTCTGTTCCATAATATACATCATTCAATGGTGCGCAATTATCTATATTAGAAGTATACTCATCCATAATACGATATGCTCCCTTATAGTATATAATTTCTGCAGTTAGTGAAGCTTTACCACTAGTCATAATAACAATATCACCTTCATACATATATTTTTTGTTTTTATCAGTAAACCCACTATTACCACAAATACTATTAATAATACTAACAGGAAAAATACCAGTAGGTGTAACTAAATGATACGTATATGATAGGTTAACTCCATTTAAAGGGCTTCCGTCAAATTCAACTAAGAACCCTGTTCGCCATACACCTTCACAAATAGCCTTACATAAAAATCTATCAATTTCTTTCATAATTATATAAATTAAACTGTTATTACTAATCAGGGCTTTCACACCAATCATCATCATGCCATATAGCTTCATGTGCATTAATGAGCTCTCCAAAACTACGCGGATCCAAAAATGGGTCGTAGTTAAGCTCTTTTTCAACTGGTCCATTCTCTACGCATCCATCAATATATCCCTTTGTATATCCTCTGTTCAAACGCTCTGGATGAGCCTTATTATAATCACGATAGTAATGCTTACGGTGCCTATCTGCTTTTTTACCAGCTGCTCTTCTTCTTTCTTCATACTCTTTATAGTAACCTGGTCGGTGTCTATCTGCCATAATTTTATTTGTTTTATTATGGTACAAAGATATAAGAAATTAGTAAAATATAAAAATATAAAAAGTTAAAAAATACAAATACTCGAAAATATGTTTTAGAACATTTTTGCACTCATCATTTCAGAATAATGTTGTAGTCGTATCATAAATTATTCCATCCTCTTCATCATCTTCGAATTCATAAGCTGGTTTTGCTCCGATCTCATCGTTGTCTGGATCAAATTCTCCATCTGATATTCCAGGGCTTGCCGTTATTAGCAGTCCTTCTGCCCTTAGAACACAACAAAATATCTCCGGTGTTACATATTCTTTCTTTTTCATTATCTTATCTCCTTTAATTTTTTAGTAATATTGATTAATTTTATGCATTCTTTTTTATATAGGGAGTTACTTTATATTTATTACAATGCAAAGTTATAAAATATTTTTTTATTTCCTACTTTAACTTATTTTTGCTTTTACTTCTGCTTGATATTCCACATTGGTGTTTCACCAGATCCTACAAGCACATCAATATTAGCACCTTGTTTACTTGCAATAACATCCCATGCTCTAAGTTGAATAAACTGTTGAGGTGATAATGAAAGTTCATTCATATAAGCTTTATCAGCAATGGCTTTATTCTTTTCAGCTTTTGCACGAGCAAGCTCCATCTCTGCTCTCTTCTCTTGAGTTTGTTTAGCCTGAATTGCTGCTGCAGTTTTATTCATCTCTTCAAGTTGCTCACTATTAGGCATTACCCTATCAGTTGTAACTTGTTGAATTTCTACGGGGAAATAACCTTTAGTTTTTGATAGCTGTGCAATATATTGACGCATTGATATAGCAATATCAGTATCAAGTTTCTTAAGAACTTCTCGATTACTCATTAAATCAAATGGTGAGCATGTAGAAACATATTCACGAACTTTATTCTTAAAATAAGGTTCAATAAAGGTTTTATACCAATCCTCTCCATAATTCTTAAGTAATTCTGGTGTATGCCCTTTCTGTACTTGAATTACCATATACATACTAACATCAAGTGGAGTATTGTCATTTGAAAGAAGATCATCAAACTTAAATTCTACCTTATGTGGTAAAATATAAAAATGAACTGCATCTGTAGTCATTGCCATCATAGTAAGGTCATTCACGGGTGTGTCATAAACACGTGTATCACCAAAAAACCACGGCTTCATTTTTAAAGCAACTTCCTCATCATAAGAAGGATTAGTGAACTTACAACTGGACAATGTAAACATTGTAATTACCACTGTCATTAAAAACAATAGATACTTTTTCATATATTTTAATTTTTAAATTTAAACAAATAATTAATACACTTATTATGTTTTTTAATTATTTTCTTTTTATATGATGTTATATAATTAATGTTCTTTTCTATTTTACATATATAAATTATAAATATAACTACATATGCTACAGTAATTAAACCACACCCAACCCATGATAATAATGTACAAAATAACATTATCATTTTATAACCATTAAATTCAAAAACATCATAATATTTTTCAATCCTCTCATCATACGTATCATACAATACTATTAATGATAAAATAAACCATATATATGACATTACAAATGCCATAAGCATTCCTATTATATATAAAAACATGTTATTAATTATTTAAAAATTTTATATATTATAAATTTACCAAAATTAGTATTACACATAATGAACTTAAAAAACTTATTTATAAAATTACCAAGTAAAAATATAGTAGCGACTGCAACAATAGCCCATGATAACACACTTACCAGAGAAATACCCAAAAGCATACCCAATATATTGTCTATAAATTCTTTTTTCCTGCGTTCTATAGTATTATATGTATTTTTAATATCATATATATACAAAATTACACATATTATAAATGCTAAAATATAACCTACTATATATATTTCAAAACTCATAATTATTTAAAAAGTTTATATATTAAGAATTTGCCAAAATTAGTATCATTTATAATGTACTTTAAAAACTTATTTATAGCAATACATATCAATGCTATCATAATAACTGCCATAGTAATCCATGAAAATATACTAACTCCTGTAAAACCAAAAAATACGCCCCATATGCCATCCATAAAGTATGCTTTTCTTTCTTTTATAGTAGCAAATGAACGTTTAATACCATGTATATATAATATCCAACATGTTATAAATGTAGTAATACAACCAACTATGTACATTTCAATATTAATATCCATAATTATCCAAAAATTTTATATATTAAAAATTTGCCAAATTGTGTATCCACTATAATATATCTCATATAATTATTGTATAATAAAACCAGAAAAGTAAGTTAATTCCTCCATACTATTATTTTTTAGTTTCATCTTTAAGATGTTTTCTAAGTCTCTCAACTACCTCATTATAGTAGTCAATAAAAGTTTTGTCTGAAATTTTAGTCCAATTTTTAATATTATCTGCTTTAGGCCTATTATCCATTATCTCTATATCATCCGAATGTACTATTATAGTTTTATTATCATATATTGCGGCCTTTGCTTCAATATCGGATATATTATAACTATAGCACTCCATTGTACTGGTAAGTTCAGGAAACTTAATAGATTTTATTAATTTATTGAATTCTTTAAGTCCAATATTATAATTATTGACAAATTCGTTATTCTCATTTTCATGTATCTTTTCTAAAGTAAAATCTTCAATTGATACAGGTGTTACATTTCTAATAGAAACCTTATTTTTTGGTGCTTTTTCATATTTTAAAAATGGTAAAAGACCTGGAATTTTATTATACACATCAGAGAAACTCATTTTTCTTACTATTGTTTCAAATATATAAGAATTGTAGCTGTTATAATTATCATATGAAGTTAATAATATTTTATTAAAATATAAATCACATATCTCTTTGAATTCCTTTTCAGTTTTAATTAATAACCTACAGTCATTTAGTGATTCTGTTAAGACCTTTATATTTTTACATAATAAATACTTACTATGCATATTAATAGAGTATAAAGTATTATTATCACTTTTGAAATATAATTTAAAATTATTGAGTTTATCGTCAGTTTCAATAAGGTCAGATAATTCTAATAATTTCTCATAAATTTTGTCTCCAAGATTATATTTAATGACCTCTTCTATTTTTGAGCTTAATTTCTTTGTATATGATATATCAACATGACTTCTAATATGTTCATGATAAAATGTATCTGTAAATTCAACATTAAATTTATCTTTCCAATAACAAGATGTCCGCCATACTTTAGTTTTATATTTTTCGCCTTCTTCTTTTGATATAGGTGATAATTCACTATTTACAAAATCAATGATTTCTGGCAACAAAAAAGATGGCACATTAAGTCCATGGTATTCATTATCATATTGAATATACTTAGGGCTTCCACAATTATTATTAATGCTTTCAATTCTTTCACCATGTATAACTTCATCATCATTAACTTTCCAACTTGTATACGGTAATGCATCTGGAAAACCATACTCTACTCGTTCATAAGTTTTTAGATTTTTATATAATTTATCATATACCTTAGATATTATATTGTTTACTTCTTTTTTTAATTTATCAAGTTCTTCTGTATAATAATCTAACTTTTTATATACGTCATCATTAAATACAATGGTGTCACCAAAACGTCCGCATGTAAATCCAGGTAATTCTATATGATTTCCAAAGTTTATGTATTTAAACTTTTTATCATATGCTCTTTTATTCTTATTTGTTATATTAGTATATCTAAGATCACTATAGAAATTTGGAACACTGGTTTCAGCCTTATAATATTTAGTATATGAATAACTGTAAAAATTATCTATTCGTTCAAATACATAATTATATAAAGCCTCTCCATAATATAATTTTAGTTGTTCCTTTATGTATTCATTAGCTTCATTTACTAATGCATTAAATTTAGGATGCAACTTTTCTATGTTATCATAAACTATACAGTGTGCTGCATTACGTGCACTAATAGTTGTTATGTTTAGGTACTTACTTTCCATATTTTTTTATTCTGGTAAATCAATGTGTGGATAAAAATTAAATAATTTATAAAATGTATGTAAGAAATCTGTTAAGTCTGTGCATTTGTTAAAATACTGTACAACTGTATTTTTAGCTTTATATGAAGTATACTCACCTTGAAATACATATGCAAGACAATTTACACTTTTAATGTATACAATGCCTTCATATTCTAAAATATTTTCACTTGTATCTATAATAGTAAAGTTAAATTGTTTAGCCCAAAATTCATTAATAGGTATGTCTTCAACTTCATCCCAACCCCAGTGTACTAAGTCTCCATCGGGTTCAATAGAAGAGAAATATGCAGATTCTATTCTATGTATTTTATGAGGTACATTATATATAGAAATAATGTCACCAACACAATAATCCCTATATGTCTTATAATGGGTATTAATAATTATATCTGCTATTTTTCTATTAATCGATTTGGTGTATTGTTGTATATTTTCAGGAACTTTATTTTTATCCATAAGTTTAATTATAAAAATTCTCTACAAAATAATCCATTTTACATTTATATAGCTGGAGTTCTTTATCAAATAAAATATAATATCCATATAAATCTACAGATTTATATCTTTCTTTAGTTGAAGGTAATAATAAGGTTTTAGTATCTTTATTATCTCCCATTATTTTTTTATTCAAATTTAAATACTTCTGTAATTTTCTATCATTACATTTAAATGTGAAGTACTCCATTTTATCCTGTTCTTTAGGGAGTACACCAGCTGGAGACCAAAAAATAGTTCTTGAAAATAGAGCATACCTAATGTCATTAAAGACCTCATCTGTAATGTGTTTTGGTGCTATACTACTTTCACTATATCCAAGAGAACTACATATTTTTCCTGGTACAGGAAATGTAGAATGAATATAATGACTAGTAATTTCACTTATATCAATTTTATCTTTTCCTATTTGTAAATACATATTGTATAATTATTTTTATTTTTTCTTATATCTTTGTAACACCATCATAAGTGGTAGTTGAATAATTAGTACAATGAACCAAACTGGCCAAAATACATAAATAGCTGGAGCTGGTAAGCCTAAAGTTAATTGTTCACATAAACTTTCAGATACATGCTTTTCTATATAGAATAAGGCATTTATAATAGCTGCACCAATACAACAATAAAAAATAGCAACTCCTAATGTTAACAATAAAATTATGTGTGTGCTCATAAATAATTGTTTTTATAAATTAAATGTTAAAAATTATCCACCATACATCATTAATGTATATTGATTAAAATCAAAATGTTTATATAACGAAATAAAATTAAATATCTCGTACTCATAGGTTGAACCAAATGCAACTAAAAGATTATTATCTTTATCTTCTCTAAGATTTAATGCAAGTGCTTCAACATTTTCAATGGAATTTTCATCTTTATCCATTTTCATTCTCCACATAGAATATTTAGATCGAATATCATAGTATGCTAATGATTTACCATTTTCTATATCTTTATCTAATATAGATTTAAGATATATTAGATACTTATTTTTCATTTCTAATATCCACTGATATAACTGTTCTTTATTAACTGTACCAATTATAATATCGGGGTTATCATCAATTTGAGTATATAAACGATTATTAGTATTATCGCAATCCGTATATACACTGGTGGCAGTATCATATCTTATACATGAAGAAACTTGACTAAATTCTTCATTATATGTTTCATAGTCTTCAGAATCTTTAAAAGAATTCCTTAACCTAAAATCTTTTTTAACTTTATAAAAACTAATTCTAAATCCCATACACTTATTTTGTTTTGTCTCCCATGCAAGATTCCAACTTGCAACCTACGCTTTAGAGGAGCGTTGCTCTCTGCAGTTGAGCTAATGGGAGTTATTATATACTTTATATAAAGAGGAATTATATAAAAGTCTATAATTATAGAAAAATAAAAAAGGATATACACTTAATAATTTAAGCATATATCCTGCAAAATAGTATCTAACAATATGAACCCTTTGTTATAGGGTATACTTTAATTTCACTCTGACACTACAATAACAACACGATTAGATGTTGCACCAGCTGCACCCATGCCTGTAACCTTTGTTACCTTAACACCATTCTTTGTAAGAACATCTGCAACTGCATTAGCACGAGTTTCTGATAACTTCTGGTTAAATACCTTAGAGCCCTCTGGAGATGCATAACCTGTTACAGTTACATTTCCCTTTACAGTAGAAAGTGTATTAAGTGCATCAGTATCAAGTGTACTCTTACCCTGAGCAAAGAAAATAACATATGTATTAGTTCCCTTTACTTTTACTGTATCTTCCTTAACTACTTCCTTAATAACTTCTTGTACAACAGTCTTTGGCTTTGCATTGAGCTGATCACGGAGAGAATTAATCTCATCATTCATTTGACTAACATTCCAAACCTTAAAGTTGTGTGTACCATTTGAAGTCTTAAACTTGTAATCTACACCTACAAGCAATGCAAGTTGTGCGTGATTCTTATCAAATTGAATAGCATCACCAGGGCCATTAGAAAGATTCCAATATACACCGGGTTGTGCATATACACGCCATGCCTTCTTTTGACCAAGATTAAGTGCAAGTTCAAGTGCAGTCTTTGCTGACAACTCATCTCCATCACCCATATTATTATGGAATGAACGATGATTACCATTCAAGAATACAAGCCATCCAAGACCAGTAACTGTACTTACTTCAAATGTACGTGGAGTACCTTTATAACCCCAAATCCAGTTAGATAAATTCAATGTTGCATTAACTTCAGTATTAATAGCCTTAAACACTGTATGTGCATCATTAATATATGCATCATTCAATGCAGTCAAGCCTGCAAACTGAACGCCTACAACAGGAGTAAAGTCCTTACCAACTCGTACACCTGCAACAGTATTTACAGGAAATACCTTTGAAAGGCTAAGCTGTGTTGTTACACCACCGTTTACACCTACATAAACATTATCGAACATCTTAGATGTCTGCAATGCTGTCTGTGCATTCGTAACAAGGCTGAACATAACAGCCATCATAAAAATAATAAACTTCTTCATTGTTTTAAATTTACTTTTACTTTATTAAAAATTATTAATTAACTTCACTTTATTTAAGTTACTTTTTATTATATGCAGAACTTATAAAAAAGTCTGTATTTTAGTAATTATTTACATTAAATTTCTAATGCGTTAGCCATTCTATCATAGTCCATTTCAATCCTACGACGAATGCTATTTACTCTGTTATTAAAGTCTGCATCACTTTCCTTTACAATAGCTTTAATAACTATATTAGGCTCCTCATATTCATAACAATACTCAGGACTAATCTCAATTTCATCTGAAGTATAATCCTTCTTATACTTATCAATTAACTTATTTAGTTGAGTTATTGTTATCGGATAATCAATTTTTTCAAGATCTATTGTTCGTATAGATAGCTTCAAATTAAGCTTATCTAATTCTTTCTTTACATATTCTTCCTGTGATAACATATCTTTATATTTTTAATTTATTACCACAAAGATATAATAAAAAATTGAAACATAAAAATTTTTAGTGCTAAATTACGTTAAAGTGAACATACTTCATCCATAGCCTTGGTAATTTCTGCTACATATTTAGAATATTCTTCTGTTGCAAATACCCATTCACCTCTTTGTTTGGTGTCTTCACCGGTATAGTGAATATCAAACTCTTTATATACTTTACATGGGTTAGGACTGAAAATATAAATCTTATTACTAAGATATGCAGCTTCTTCTATAGAATGAGTAATATTCAAAATAGTAGGGTCACATTCAGACTTATAAAATATGTTCAAAATAATATTCTGAATTTCCCTTTTCATCTTAATATCTAATGCACCAGTAGCCTCATCAAATACAATAATTTGTGAATCACATGCTAATGAACGAGCAATAGAAACTCGTTGCTGCTGTCCACCTGATAATTTAGAAGGGTATTTATTAATATGTTCTTTTAACCCAACAAGTTCTAATAATTCAATGGCTTTTGCTTTTATATCTTTCTTATTAATACCACGGATTTTCATTGGTAACATTACATTCTCAAGTACAGTCATCCATGGATAATTAGAATAAGTTTGGAATACCATAGGTATATTTTTATGATAATCTTTCAAATCTTTTCCATATACCATAATATCTCCAGATTGAATTGTATCAATACCACAAATAGCACGAACTAATCTTGACTTGCCACAACCAGAAGCACCCATAATAGAAACAAGCTGTCCACTGTTAGGTATATCTTCAATATCTAAATTAAAGTTTTCAAATAACTTATATTCATTAGACTTTCCTTTATTGAAGATCTGTGTAATATTCCTAACATTAATTACATCTTGTAACTTATCAGTTATATTATTATTACTTCCTTCAGTACCTACCGTATTAACATTAACTTCATCAACAATAGGTGTTGGATTCTTAAAAATATCTGTATCCATAATTTTTATATTTTAACGATGGTGTTTAAAAATAATTGGTTCAAGTTTCTTAAATATTATATCTTGAATAATACCAATAATAATGATAATAAACAATAAACAATATACAGAACTCATATCACTTTGTCTTGATAATGTATTAATAGTTGCACCAATACCACCTTCCTTATTGATATTTTCTGCAATAGTTACATAAGTATATGAAATTGCAACCAGACTTCTTATATCTCCATATACCTTCTCCATTACATAAGGCCAATATACATATCTAAATTTTTGCCAATTTGACATCCCTATTGTATTAGCAGTTTGTATATATACATTATCTGTAGGATTATCTATATTTTGCAAATCTAATACTCTTTGTGTTACAACAGGTAAAATATAAATTAAAATACCAAATGCAAGAAATGATGCTTTCATATCAAAGCCTAAACCAAAGATAGTCACAAAAATACCAGAAGTTACAGGTAATGGTAAAAATCTAATAGCCTCAAATGGTTTTTGAAACATGGCACGAGGTAAAGGATATATTCCAATAATAAAACCAAGTGGAATTGCAATTAGTAACGCATAAAAATAACCCTTTAAGTTAAGGCTTATAGTATACCATATATTAGAAAATAAATCACGTTCCTTAATCAATTCAGGAATAGATAATACTACATCTACTGGATTAGGTAAGATCTTAGGTGAAATAAAACCAGTAATAGTAATTAGATACCATAAACATAATAATACTATACCTCCAACTATGCCTGTAATAGTAGCTTTCTTATTACTTAAACTACCTCCGAATTTTAATAGTTCTAACATAAATTTTATATTTTAATAATTAAAAAATAAGGAAACTTGGTACTATTATATTTCAAATTTCTCAAGTTTCCTGTTGTATATATGTTAACTTCTAATTTAGTCATTAAGAAGTTGGAACTCTGTTGTTCTGTATGCTTCATTTGCACCAGTTACACCATTTGCTCTTGCATGCTTTGGGCCATTACCTACAACAATAAATCTATTCTTATTCATTTTATATTCATTGATAAGGTAATTAACTACCGCCTGTGCTCGCGCCTGTGACAACTTCACATTACTATCATAATTTCCAGTATCATCGGTATTACCTTCTACTCGAATACGAGCATTACCAAATTGCATAGCAATATCAACAAATTCTCTGTCAATAATAGTTTGTGCATTATTATCCAATGTATAACCAGCTGTAGGGAAATTAATTGTAACCTTCTTAGTAGAGAGTGCCGCTTCTGTTTTCATATTCTCTGTAGGTGCAGTAAACTTCTTAGCTGCTGTAGCACCCTGATTATTAGATAACTTATTATTACTGATAACCATTTCAAGAATATCAGGATATGCAATCTTCATCCATGGCATAACAGACTTAGCCAAACCAATATCAGTATATGTACGTGACATCTTCGTATAAATTCGTTCACCAGTCATACCAGAATAATCTCCATTCATTCCAAACCAATTCTTTTCATCATCAAGTGTTGCATAATTAATCTTACTTGCAGATGCCAATGCAAATTCCTTATCAGTCTCAAATGCCTTTGCAAATACTTCAGCACCTTCATTAAATGCATCCTTATTGTACTTAATTTCAGAATTAGCCCATAGAATTCCCTCTACAATCTTAGCGGCAAGTTCCTTATTATTCTCAAGCCATTCCTTCTTAGCGATAAGTCCATCAGATACCAATGAGTTAGCTACTGCTGTTGATGTAAGTACCTTTGAATTCTTTACAGCTGCTACACAATCAGCATCGTCTGGTGCCCATACACATGCTGCTGCAACGGCCTTAGATTTGAATGCTTGTGCAGCTTCAATACCAGATCCAACCTTTACTGGAATAATATCATTCATTGTCATTCCATTAGTTTCAAGTGTATTTAGCAAAAGGGTATGTGATGCTGTTCCTTCAGCATATGCAACTTTCTTGCCCTTCAAGTCACCAATATTATTGATAGAACCATCTGCTACCAATGCATCAGCACCATTTGAGAAATTCAATAGCATAAAATACTTCATATCTGACATTGTACCAGAAGAACTCATCTCTGTTGGCAAAGCATCTAATGTACAATATTCAATATCAATACTACCATCTTTCAAACCAGCACGAGCTGCTTCAAAATCATCCATAATAAGAATATTCAACTTGATACCGTACTTCTTATACAGGTATGAATCATTAGAACCCTTCAAACCTCCATTAGCCCATACAATAGGTTCAAAACCGCAATAAGTGTTAACAGCAAGTGTTGCATCATAATCACCCTTATCCGCTGTACTAACTGATGAAGTACTATCATTTTTAAACATCTTAGATGAAGCAAGTTTTTCTGTAGCACCACTAAAATAAAGTAATGCACCAACTACTGCTACTACTACCAAAATTACCATAGTGCGCCCAGCACCTGTCAATCGATTAAAAAAATTCATATTTCTTATAAATTTAAATTGTTAAAAATATTTGTTATTACTGTTTACTTTATTATAAGCAAGTTCTTTCTGCTTTGGAATAGTTACAGTTACTTCAGATTTATCAGTAAGTAACTTAAAACCGTTCTGTTCATACTTAGAAATGATTTCATTAGCCTTTTCTACATTCACTTCATTTTCAATATCAAAATCAGTAAGTAGAGAATTAGAACCATCTAAGAATTGATTCATTTCTGCAATATTAGTATTGACTGTATCTGCAATATGTTCCAATGCAAGCTCTTCCTCAAGTGAACGGCTCATACCACCAGCCATAATATTCTTAAATGCTTTAAGTACTGACTGTTCACTCTTTGCTGCTTTATACTCTTCCTTCTGCACATTCAATTCACTTTCAGAATCTTTAATCTTAAAGTCTGCCATTGTACGAAGTCTCTTCAATACATCTAAATACTTTTCTGTAGTATTAATACGATTAATTGTATTCTTAAGAATTCTATCAGTACGAGCAATATTATTACAAGTTAATTGGTAATTAGTCTTATACTTAATAAGTTCCTCATTAGATAAATTCTGTTGTGCTTTACTTTCTAATACTGACTTCTTACGAGCAAGTTCCTCTAATGTATGTTGATAATCATCTCTTGATTTCTTCATGCCAGTAAGTGTACCATCGAGCTTTGTAATATTAACATCAACAATATTCAACTTGTGATAAAGTTCTTTGATACCATTCTCAAGAATAGAAATAGGATCAATCTTTACAAAGAAACCGAGGATCTTACGATTAAGTTGAAGCCAAAAAAGGCTAATCCACTTCCAAAATGATTTACTACAAAGAATACTGATTACTGCCGCTAATACTACAAGTTCTCCAATAAAGAACAATAGATTTGCTGTGCCTGCAATTAGGAACGGTAATGCTTTAAATACCATATAACCAATACCACCTGCTGCTAATACAGAAGTGAACTTTGCAAATTTACCACCTGGTCTATTCCACAACATCTTTATCTGATCTGTAGAAATAGTGGAAATTGAATGATTTGTATCTAACATATAATTTAAATGTTTATAATGTTTATAATGTTTTTATCCTTATTTAGTGAATCTAATACATAATCTACTGAATTATTAAAGATTTGTTCTTTCTTTTTAATTTCAGAAGAATCCTGTGCAATTGTATTTTTTAACTCTGTAATAGTATTATTTGTATTATTAATTTCATTTTGAATAGATAATAACTGTTGCTCTAAGTCTGCTTTAGTTTTTTCTAATTCTTTAATACTATTCTCTTTATCTCCAACCTTCTCTTTATAGAGTTGAGCACATTGTTCTTTACCATTACTTCTTTCCTTTTCTACAATAGAAATATAATTATCAATAGACTTTAATAATAAATCTTTTGTAAATTCTGGATGAGACTTTTTAATAGTTCTAAAACCACCTTCAAATGCTTGTTGCATAGGTAATGACATTTCCATTAATGCACTTGCATTCTGCTTAACTGTTAAGTAATCAGGTTCATTATTTTTAGTACTATTACTAATCATTACCTTCTGAATATTATCTACTATAGAATTATCGATAGTAGTTGTAGTAGGTTCATTTGTAACTTGAACATTATTACCATAAGGTACTTGATTAACTATAGATTGTTGCTGCACTAACTGCACTCGATTTGCTGATGCAGATTTATCAACCTCTTGTGTATTATTTGTATTCTCGTCAGGTTTAATAAAAAAATCTTTAAAACCCATAATTTTTTATTTTAAATTACTATTTAAATTTTCTTATATCTTATATAAGTAAAAATATAAGAAAGTCTGAAATTTTGATAAAAACTTTTATAAAATATAAAATAAAAGAGTGAAATTAATTAAAATTTCACTCAGTAATATTTTTAATTTAAAATTTCATAATAACCATGTTCTGGATGATACCGATATTTTATAGTATCACCTTCTTTATAAAATTGGTATTTATTTTTATATGGAACTATATGAATAACTTTATTTTCATCATAGAAACTAGTATATACCTCATTTCTATAATACTCTGGTATAAATGTATTTAAAATCGGTTCTTTTATTATACCAACACCATCTTGTGATTTATAGATTTTTAATAAAGATTCATACTGGTCTTTATAGTCAAGTAATGCAATAACACTAAATGCTAAACATGCAAATAAAATTAAACATAAAATTTCCATATTTTTATTACTTAATTAAATATTGGTAAGTTTGAAATCCTTTATGACTTTTAGAAATAGTTTCCCTTAAATATACTGTATTATGTATATTACTGTTTTTAACATCTATAAATGGAATTGACCAACATTTTAAATCTTTATTTACACAAAATAAAATATCAATTGGATGATTTAAAATATTGTCAAAAACTTTTCCTTTAGTACCTCCTGTACAACGAAAATCAATACCATTATCATCTCGCATTGTTGCTTTACATTGTACTGTTAAAAATTTATTGTCTTTTTCTATAATGAGATCGTACCACTAAGTATCATTTATAGGTAAACTTATAGTATAGCCCTATAATGTAAAATAATTAATAGCCATGGTTAAACCAATACGACCAGTTTGTTTTCTATTAAACTTTTTCTTACACATTAAGTTGAGCGGGGAGGATTCGAACCTCCGAAGCTAAAAAGCACCTGATTTACAGTCAGGCCCATTTGACCACTCTGGTACCGCTCAAAAAATGAAGTCAGAGCTATATTACTTCTCCGGGATAAGTACTGACTTCTATAAACAAATAAAAAATATGAATATGCCCGACATTAATTATTAAGTAATAAGGTGTGAAATTATATAGCTTAAATTTCTAAGTAACTTTCCCTTATTACGAGTAACATATAAATTAATATATGCTGCTGCAACTACTCCCCAGTGTCCTTGAAGTATTATTTTTGTTACATACTTCCTTTGCTTCACTCTGGTCAGAAGCAATATTTTAATAACATTACAGCATGTTTTAAAATATCGTCTGGTATATTTAGAGCTGACATCCAGCCATCAGCACTCTCTTTTACATGTACCTAAGATTTTAGGCAACTAAGTTATATCCTCAACTTAGAAAGGTAATCAAGTCACTCACTCTTCACACTGCAAAATAATAAATGTGCTCTCGTTAACACTAAGCGGCCTCATGCCAGGCTACTAACCACCTGGGAACGGCCCCCGAGGGAGTTTAACCCTCTCTTTTTAATATTCATCTGAAGTACTCTCATGTTTCGGCATACACTGTCCATGCTTTCAAATGAAAATGACTTAACTAAATTGTGTTGGGATATTTAAAGTTAAATTAAAATATCCACTTTATTTTATATCTTTTTATTTTATATCAATGAACGCTTTTATACATATTATAAAGAAGTTGTAACCAAAAGTCTATAATAATTAAATAAAAAATTTATGTATTTAATAATTTTTTTAATTCTGTTGATTTTCTGGGTAAACCATATGATTTAAACCATTTACTAATAGCTACATCACTAACTTTATATATAGCCCCTATTGCAGACAATGATTTATGTTCTTTATATAATTCAACTAATTGCTCTTTTGAAGGACGTTGAACTTTTCTACTATGATTTCCTCTACATTTTGTGCAGTAAGTAGCAGTTCTACTAATTTCTTTATTACAATCTTTACAATAATAATGTTTCTTCTTTTGTGCACTACCACAAAAATTATCAGTTTGACTATGACAATTAGGACATAATAACTGCAAGTTTTCTAAATGATTGTCAGTATGGACTCCATTAATGTGATGTAATTGTAAAATAAGTTCTTTATCTAACCATGAACTTATCCCACAAATTTCGCACTTATTTTCTTTTATACCTTCTTTTAATAATTTATTTTTTAATTTATAAGAAGTAATATGAACTGTATCATTTAAGTATGTATTTGCACTTATATATGCGTTATTTTGTACATTACTTTTATATTGTTTACGAAATGTAAAATGTGATATATCAATGTTAAATTCTTTTATCTTCCTCTTAAGTGTAGCTGAATTATTACCCTATACAGGAATATTCATTTTTCTTAAAGTTTCAGAATATGAATCAGAAACATTAACAGCATCAACTATAAGTTGCTTATCCCATATATATTTCATTTATTAAAAATTTTAATCATTGTTGGTATAAGAGGATTTGAACCTCTACTAATAGAACCAAAATCTATTGTGCTACCATTACACCATACACCAATAAAATATTTTTATATTATAGAGAACTTTATGATAAAAGTCTACTTATTTTTAAAGAAAATTTTAATTATTTATGCATTATATTGAATTAAATTAAGATTAAAGTCAATAGCATTTTTAATTAAATGCTCTAATTGCTCTTTTGATAAAGTTCCTTTTAACTTAAACCCTATATCTGAAGGTTCGGTTAAATTATGATCTTTAAACCATTGCCAATTAGTTTTATCATTATATGATAATAGCAAATAAAACAAATCATCTGGTAATAAATGCCCTTTAAACTTTTTCATAATTCTGAATAACTATAATGTTATATTACTTAAGTATATATAATAATTTATGATAAAAGTCTGCATATTTACCAAGAAAATTTATTAAACACTATAATAAAGATCTTTTATTTGTTTAAATACAGGAACAAACTTAGAATTAAATGTTTCTTCATCTATAATAGTAATGTTATTAAAAGTTTTTACATATTGAAACTCTAATTTATCAGCTGAAATAGATAAACCTGTTTCAGGATTAACCTCAAGATAAACTCCATTTATAACAAATTTGAATTCGTCTTTAATAGTTGTATTCCCTATATAGTTAATGTCTTGAACTTTTACGTAATACTCTATATCATCAACATAACGATTATTTGCATATACAATGGTTTCTTTTGTTAACTTTAAATATTTTGCATTACATATATATTCTATATCAGAATCTGTTAAATCTGCATAATTAAATACTTTTTCCATATATATTTCATTTTATATAAAGAATTAAAAAGAGCTCCCAGTCGGATTCGAACCAACGACCTGCTCATTACAAGTGAGCTGCACTACCACTGTGCTATGGAAGCAAATGTCGCTTGAAATAAATTCTAACTAACGACATATAATCTTATTAAAAAGCGGGTTTAAAAAGCTACCACTGCTCTACAGTATATAAAATTTTACGAAAAACTATATGAATTAACGCATATTTTATTTCTTGCTTCACTCTATCATTACTTTTTAGTACATTTATTATTTCTAATAAATCAGTCATCCATAAGAGGATAGTCCACAAGCGTAAATTCGGTAGTACTGCTACCTACACTAATTTATTTTATTATCTTTGTCGCGGAGGCTAGATTCGAACTAGCGACCTTCAGGTTATGAGCCTGTCAAGCTACCACTGCTCCACTCCGCAATATATTAATTTTATTCAAAATTTCAAAAATCTCTTTATAAGTAAGCTCTTATATTTCTTTGTTACTTACATTTATTTATAAGATAAAACTATGAAAAAGTCTGCTTATAAATCAAATAAATTCACTTTTTTATGTTCTAAAATAAGCTAAGGTTTATAACCTTGTTGTATATAAGCATTAAATTTATCTTTCATATTTTTAACATCTAATGTCCAATTAGATTTTATCTCATATATTATATTACCAACTATAAAGTCTGGTATTGCAATTCGTTCTTTATTTAACTATGTATCATAGTAAGTAAGTCTTAAACTTTCTACTGTATATGGTACTTGTTTATTATCCAGTTGAAGTGCAAACTCCTTTTCATAAGAAGACCTCAAATAGACTTTCTTATTATCCCATGTTGTGTGCCAGCCACATTTATAGTTATTACATACAGGACTACAAAGTACAGTGCCTTTCTTTATATTTAAAGAATTAGATTCAGATAAATCCCTTGATGGAATACCCAAATACTTAAAGACTTTATTAGTTAAATTACTGGGACATGGATAATTAAATAACTTTCCAATTTCAGTAGAAGTATACTATTTATTCCAGTACAAATTATATAGAAGTTGTTTTACTCTATTGAATTCAAGTTCAACCTTTTCTATATCTCCTAAACATGAAATATCAAATGTAAAGTATTTATGTAATGTTTTAATTTGATGTATATTATGAATTTTACAAAAATCATTATTACAATGTAATTGTCAACATAACTAACATTTCTTAAGTCTTCTTTCATTTCTACATTTATCACATAAACAAATTTTACTTGATGCATTTTTCTTTATGTATATTTCCTAATTACATTTAAAACAGTATGCAAGTTTTAATTGTTCATGATTTACATTTATAGTAGAAAATGAATGCGCGCACTAGGTAGAACAAAAACGATTACTAATCCCTACAACATATTCACATTTACATTTTTCGCATTTCATAACTTAAAATGGATAATTAATTTAATTATTTTTAACGTGTTGGTGGTGCGACGAGGGCAAAATCCACCAGCACGATTTTAGTTAACTTCACTAAATTAAATAAATTGCGGGCACGGTTGGATTCGAACCAACGACCACCTGATTAACAGTCAGGCGCTCTACCTCTGAGCTATGTACCCAAATAATAGTTATAATACTGAACGTAGTACACATTAAAACCACTATAACTATTTATATGTGTTAAAAAAATCAAATATAAAATGACAGCCTCAGTATTAGCACTTACTATAACTAATTCTCATTTTAATTAGAGATTAGTCTAAATAACATTGAAATTAATAATAGTACCTTGTTTCACAACAAAATATTATTTTGTAGCTCAGACAGGACTCGAACCTGCACGGGCATTACTGCCCAAGGGATTTTAAGTCCCTAGTGTCTATCCAGTTCCACCACTGAGCCATTAATTTCGGTTGTAACGTTACCAACGCAGCTACTTATGAATAATTTGCAACTTAAACATATACATTACTCCGAGATTTTGCTTTGTAATTTTACAAACAGCATCTACGGATGTATGCAGTTTAACCAGTGTAAAGCCTTAACTGGATTTGGCTAATTAATTATTTTCTTATTACTTTTTATTATAGAGAATTATAAATAAAAAGTCTGTATATTTTTAATAATTTTTTAATTTATTTTTCAGGTCTATTTTTAAGAACTTCCGAAAATTCATCCTTTGTCAGATACCAAAATGGTTTTTTACCATCTGGGTATTGCATTTTTGTAAAATCATTTGGATGTAATGCTAAGTGGCAAAGTACATGGAAAATTCCAAATATATTAGAATCATCCCACCCAGTTTTACGTCCTCTGAGATAAATCAAAGTAGGAACTAATAAAATTCCTATAATTATGCCAAATAAAAAAGATATAAATGTAAACATAAAATATTTATTAATTTACTCAATTTCATCATTATTTTCATGATTTACATATCCCCTGACTGCTTTAGCATACTCTAAAACATCTGGGCCTATTTCATTTAAGTAGTCCCATTCTTTTGCTTCTTTCTCCAATACTTCTTTAGGAGTATTTTCAAAATATTTTTTTAATTGATTTAGAAGTTTTCCCATAATTAAAATAAAAATTATATAATTGGTTCGGTGTCGAAGCCATCAGTTCCCTATACATAAAACTTACATTGCCTTCCCGTTGTTTTCAACATATAAAATGTATCCTTCTTTTAAACTGAAGTATGTTAAAACTTGAACAAATTTGAGTTTTGTTCTTTATTAACTTCTTGCTTCAACCTATCACTACTTTTTTGATCCATTACTGAATCTCCATCCATAGTTGGATAGTCCACAAGCTTAAATTCGGTAGTACTGCTACCTATTATTCTTAACCCTTCATTTAAAATATTAACTGCTGCATTTATATCTCTGTCATGGTGTGTACCACATTGTGGACAAGTCCAAAATCTATCACTTAATTTTAAATCTTTGAACTTATAACTGCAATGGCAGCAGGTTTTACTTGAAGGATAAAACCTATCAACAAATACTATTTTTCTGTTATACCACCTTGCTTTATATTCTAAAATTCTTTTGAATTCTCCAAAATTCATTTCACTTATGCTTTCAGCAAGTTTATGGTTTTTTAACATGCCTTTTACATTTAAGTTCTCCATACAGATAACTTGGTTTTCGTTTATCAATGAGTTGGAAACTTGATGTAAATAGTATTGTTTTTTATCATTTATTTTATTATATACTTTAGCAAGGTTAATTCTTGCTTTATTTCTGTTATTCGAACCTTTAACTTTTCTTGATAATTGTTTTTGTAATTTCTTTAACTTATGTATTTCATTCTTTTTGAAATGTAAGTTATTAAATATTTCACCTTCAGATGTAATTACAAAATCTTTTACACCTAAGTCGATACCTATATAATTATTTGTATCTTTCACTCCTTTATGAGTTAAATCTCCATCAACCAAAATAGACAAATAAAATTCACCACAAGGTAGTTTAGATAATGTTGCTTGTCGAATATTTGCTTTATTTTTCTGTAAATATTCAGCATATTTTTTATTACATCTAAATTTAATATTCTTTATATTAGTGAGTGAGAGCTTATAATTTGTATAAATATTTCTTTTTGAGATAGCGTCACATGGAAATCTACAAGACTGTTTATTATTATGCTTTGATTTGAATTTAGGATACCCTGTATGCAGTTTGAAAAACCTATCATATGCAGTTATCATATCATTTATTGATTGATTAAGAACTTTTGTATTTTGTTCTTTTAAATATTCAAAATCAGGATTATTTAATAATTCATGATGAAACCAATAACTAAGGGTAGTTCTATTTTCAGAAATGTTATGTTCTTTATACTGATTTATTTTACGATCAAGTGTTTGATTATAAACAACACGACAACTTCCAAGCAACCTATTAATTTGTGTTGCTTGATGTGCTGTTGGATATAAACGTATTTTAATTGATCGTAACATAATTAAATTTTATTGTACTACTCTTACTATTAAATTATATTTTATAGCCAAATTTATCATATGAATAGTACCTTTATTTTCTGAATTACTGTCTAAAAATGCAATTAAAGCATTACTAAATTTTGACATTTCTTCATTACGAATATATCCAGCAGCTTTACCATGTAGTTTCCAATCAGCCGGATGTACTTCACATTTATAATTATTTTCAAGAGCATATTTTTCACCTAAAGAATCTGCTCCTCGTGCATGTCCAGAAACTATTACTAATTCTATATTAGAATCATTAACTAAATCTTTTAAATAAAAATCGCAATAGAACTTCAATTTTTCATAATCATTAAAATTTCTTGAACCTGCAATAATTACTTTATATGTCATTATTTTTTCTAAATTATATATAAAAATATAAGCTGCATTCAATGAAGTATTTATTATCAACAATATCCATAACCAAATCTAAAACCGGGCATAGTACGTTCAAAAACAAAATCAATGTTAATAGGTATCACCCTATATAAAAAATATATTTTGTACTTTCCCGTCAGTATATAGTATAATATAACATAAAGCTATATTATTCATTCCGTATATAAAGCATAACTGCAATATATATGTATATGTAAAATATTAGTAGAATGAAATACTCATTAAATACATGCAGCAAGTTAGAGTGACAAGCACTCAAGACCTTTACTTACTTATATGTTTATATATAGGGTTTACAATGAATTTACTTCATTATAAATAGATTTCAAATTATCAGGAATTGCAATCTTTAATGATGCATATTCTTGAGACATCTTCTTTACCCATAAATTATACTCTGCTATATACTTATTATTAGCTTGTGAATATTTTTCAAGTTCCTCCTTATACTTATTATCTATAGATATACGATTTGCAGATAATGCCAATTCACACTCATGCTTCATACCATTAAGTTGTGCTTGTACTTGACGATAATCTTTCTGAAGCTTGAAAAATAAATCTTCTACCTTACTCTGTTCAACAGAAGGATTATAATTATAAATTATAGTATCTCTTCCATCTTCCTTAACCTCATGAGGTCTATTCAATTTATCAGAAAGCTCTTCACGTGCTTTAGAGAATGCACCAGATGGATGAATGTACTTACCATATACTGCTGCTTGTGTTTCAAGCATATAATAACGATTACGATCTTTAATATTCAAAGATGCATAATAATCATCTTGTGTCATATAATTATCTCGTTCTGGGTATTCTGGCAACGTTTCATTCTTTTCCATCTTAACCCAGTCAGCAAGAGATATTCTATTAAGTTCTGCTTGTAGGTTCTCCTTTGCTTTGAGTGCTTCACGCAACCATGCAATCAATGACTTTGCGGCACTAATCTTGTTTAACTTAGTTTCTACAAGTTCAAGAAATGCTGCATCTTTACCAATAGATGTAGTAACATTATTATTACTATCAATTAGAGTTACAGATGTATTTATAAAAGATGTATTACTCAAATCTTTTTCAATATTCTGTACATACTCCTTTGCCAAATTTGCAACATGGTTTGCACTTGTAGAAGTTAAACCATTCTCTGAGAAAAAAACACTATTACTTTTCATATATTTAATTTTTTTATAAGTATCTCCGTCGGGAATCGAACCCGAGACTCTCGCATTGCTTTAGTGGTAGGAATCGAACCTACATAGGAACAGTTGAAGTATACTTAGTTCCAAGCCTTCCGCTTCCGTCGCCTGACTTAGCCCTCCGTCATCACTAAAGTTTTGATTTTCAGTTTACTCTGTATAAAAGTGCGATACTCTACCAACTGAGTTACGAAGACATTTTAATTTTTTATTTGTGCTATGTATAGGTTTCGATCCTATGTCCACCCTGGTAACACCAGGCACTCTAACCACCTAAGCTAACATAGCAAATTTTATGCAGTACGTACGGGACTCGAACCCGTGACCCTCGCCGTGACAGGGCGCGGCATTCTAAACCAACTGAACTAACGTATTACCTTTATATTATATGCAATTATTTTATAAAAGTCTACTTAAATTTTAACCTACTTCATTATTAACTGCATATAGTTGCAATAAATTACCATTACTAACCTCCAACGGGTATTTTTTATTGTAGTCTTTAATAGTATAATGACAACCATTATTAATCCATTCTGATAAATGTTTTTCAATAACATCAATAGCCTCTTCGAAAGTATTTAACTTTTCTATTACATAATTAATAACATTATGTAAATTAACATGGAATTTATCACATGAATCAATATATGTACAAACACTTTCTATGATCTTATCTTTACTACCAACACGACAGAAAATATCATCAAGCCTATCTTCTATTGAATCACCATTTCCAAAAATTAACTTTCCTTCTTTAGTTAAGATTAAAATATAACTACGATCATTTTCATTTAATAAATGTTCAGCAACATCTAAATAAGTCATAGTGATAGCAACACCAAAGCCATGCAACCCTTCTACATACGGATCATGTAACATATCATATATACCTACAGCAGATTCTCTATAAAGACTATTATCATGTAAAATATGTAAACACGTCTCTTCAAACTGTGTATTATCATGCCTAAAAGTATAATTATTATTTCTAAGATAATACATGATAGCATCTATACTTTTTACTCTGTCCTTTAATTCTAATGCAACTTCATCTACAGTATCATATAACTTATTGATTTCCTCATCGTACCCAACTCTATATAAACGACGTTTACTACTATTATCAATTTTTTCAAGTAATGATTTTACTTCCATTATATAATAATACTATTAAATTTTTATATATTAAACTTAACGGATGGTGCTCTACTACTTAAGTTAATAAATAGAAGCATTCCTAATTTGTTACTCAAAACAATAAAGCCCTAATAACGTGTTCTTTCCCCGGAAAATTAAACTTCATATTTCCATTTAAATCCATAAGAGGTATATCTATCATTATTACAGCAATTTATAATTTTCTATGATAAACTTCCTAAACTTATATTTTTTGATTTTGATAATCCGTTATTTTTTAAATATTTCGCTGCATCTAAAATAGAATTGAATTTCTATATTAAAATACCACATTTAGTAAGCTATAAAACAGGCTTTTTACGTTTATAATTAGAATTTCTAATTTGTATATTATTACAATGTAAAACATTTGAAATAGTATCAACTGAGTAATGAAGTATTTTTGAAATTTCTCTCATGCTATTACCCTCATTATATAATTGCACTATTTTTTCATAATTACAACGTAAATTACCATCACCTCCCTTTGTAGCATTATACCCAAAATGAAAGGTATTCAATTTTTCAATCCAATAAATTTCGCGAGATGATAATTCTGAAATATCATTAACTTTTTCTATAATAGAAATTTCAAAATTTTCAATACCATATTTATTAAATGCTCTATATAAAGGTCTTTGTTTACAACGTTCTTTTGTACTTTCAGAAACATGTTCAGAAAAACGTGTATATATGTTCTATACTGTTTTGCCAATATATTTTTTACCATTTATTTTATTCTAAATGCAATATATATAAAACATTTATAATTAATTATTTTAATTTGTGGGCCCTGTAGGGCTTGAACCTACGACCTTCAGATTATGAGTCTGCTGCTCTGACCTGCTGAGCTAAGGGCCCAAAATAAAATAATAAAGCCAATAGTATTTAAATTATGTATGCATCCATAATAAATCTACACACTCACCCCCGATTAACTATCCTCCAAATAGATGGCGATTCTAAATGTAATAGTCACTTTATTATTTTTAATTATTATAGTTAAGGTGTACATGAATATGCACTCTATAAAACCAATTTTGGTACAAATTCCCTATTACTATTTGTTTTACATTAGATAAGTGCAGCGGATTCGAACCACTCCAGTAACAATGACTAGCCAGTCTACACCGACTACTAACTTCCAGTTAGCATCACCTAAAACCTATTGACAACAGCAATTTCCATTATCATTAGCAACCCTGTAATGCCCGTGCAGAAGGATTCAAACCTTCGACTACCTGGGTATAAGACCAAGCACTCTGACCAACTGAGTTATACACAGAATTTTCATTTTTATTTGTAACGCCAACGAGATTCGAACTCGTGACTCCAGCGTGAAAGGCTAGCGACTTAACCACTTGTCGATGGCGCTATGTTTAATTACTTGTTACTTATATTATATAGAATATTTTAAGTAAAGTTTGTTATTTTATTAAAACTTTTCAAAGAACTTTGTGTACTTAATTAATTAACGTATGTATTATTAACTAACGTACATTTCATTATATGTAAGATATAAGAAAAAGTCTACATTATTTCATATAAAAATTGAAAACAACTTAAACATTTTATAGTTAAGTTGTTTTCAATGGGTTTATATATAAAATAATTGCAATTATGTTTCTATAAGCTTAACTATATGTAAAATAAAGATTTGCTAAAAAGCGTTCATCACCTTTTAACATATCATTTATATTTTTATATATAGCTTCTATTTTTAACATATCTTTTTATTTATTTAAGAAAAATATATGAAAATTCAATTTACCTATGCCCGCCAAATATACTATGTGGTTGTTGTTGAGTACTTGAAGGTGGATTATTATTTACAGGAGAATTTTGCATATTTTCTCTTCTCATATTTCCAAAACTTTGATTTTGTTGAGGTTGTTGATAAGAGGGTTGAACTACTACATTATTATTGGTTCCTTGCCTACTACTTCCAAAAGCAGTATTATTATAGTCTGAATACCTACGAGGAGTTCTTGTAACAATATATGTAGGTTGAGAGTAATAATAGCGATCGTAATAATCGAAATATGTACCACCCGGATACATATCACGATTATAATAGTTCTAATAATTACTGCTATATGGTCTATAATAGTAATGTACTTCTGGATATTGACGGATATACACATATCGGTTATATGGAACTCTCATATAAGTATATCCGTCATTCCAAATAACATAATATGGTACAGTACCTCTATAAATGATAGGGGTTCCTCCCATATAGTCATAATATGTATACTCTACATAATCATCATAACCGTCCATCCATGTTATACCACATGAATTAAAAGTGAATAATGTTGCACACAATACACAAAGTGATAATACAAATCTTTTCATAATTTAATTATTTTAATTGGTTGTTATATACCATATATATTTGAATTATATAAAAAAGTCTGGTAAAATACTCATAAAATTAAATATGAAAACTCCTATAATTTAAAGGAGTTTTCATATTTCAATATAATTAAATTACTTTTTTTCTGGTATATACATACCCAAATCCTTTGTTATTTTTCTAACGTATCTACCATAATAATTACGGTCATCTACTCTTAAATCTTCAATAGAAAGATTATATATTAAATGAAACAGAGAAATCGATTTATAACCATCTGGCGTTATATATTCAGCAATTTTATTATACCATAGGTCTTTATATGTTTCTTTTGTTAAAATCCAATTACTTTTATCTTGCTTATTAATAAATGCAGAAGCATTTGTTTCATATCCTAACAATTTCTGCATCCAATTATTATTGTGTATATTTTTATAGACTTCTAACCGTTCATTTAATTTTTTAAATGGCACTTGAGAGAAATCATATACAGGAATTAGATATACTGGTGATTGTTCATCTATATTAATACTATGAGCATACACTTTTACAGGTTTAAACATTTGATTTACTATAATTTGATACATTATACCGTCATTTAATAAAATATATGTATTGTCATAGTCATGATGCATATATAAACCTAAATCTTTACCAGCAGTAGAATCTTCAAAATGATCTATATAATTTTCAGGATGTTTCCAGAAGTCTGCAGTATATGCAGATTTTTGAAATCTATACCATATATCAGAAAGTATATCTTCAGATAAATTATTAGTACTATCAGATGCAGCTAATACATCATTTTTTGTACATGCATGACACACTTTATGACCATGATCATAAAAAATTAATTTTGTAGTAGATTTTCCAATTTCACCATTAATTAATTTAGTAGTTCCTAAATAGTACCACTTTTCACGAGTACTACCAACCTTAATGATATAAGGTTTATTTGAAATTAAATCTAATACTTGGCCCTTTGGAGCAAATAAACTCTGTTGTAATTTAGATAATTCTGAATATGTTGTATTATCTGCTGTAGGCATTAATATTAAGTCAGCACCTTTCCATACATATACTAATTTTCCAACAATTCCTGTATTAATAATGTTACAATGTTGGATAATGTATATAAAATTATCTATAGTAATTTCAAATTCAAAACCTCTTGGATCATATATACTTAAATATTCTTGCCTTTGTGACCATTTATCTTTTATATTAGAATGAATCATAAAGCCTTCTGTAGGTATATTTTCAAATTCATTACTATCGATTTGTTTATCCCTCCAATTTTCCCATGAAGTTTCTTTACGTAATTTACCTGTATGATCATAGTAAATTACGTAACCTATTTTCTTTTCAAATTTAGTATCTCTGTATTGATACCCGACTTTCAAAGTCTTTGGCAAATATAATTCAGATGTAGTTAATATCATAACTCTTTAAGTTTTAATCTGTTAACATAAAGTCTTTATTTTCAACCTTCAAAATATCCATAACATTTGTAAAGATTGTTTGTCTATCTTCAGATGTATAAGTATTATTATCAATAGTAAGAGCCTTCAATACTCTATTAAATTGTGTTTTAGTAATCTGTGTATACTCATCTATGGTTCCTAATAAGTACGCTAATGAAATATTAGGGCATGACATATAATAAGTATTAATATTAACAATACCTTTTGTCTCTAGATTATAACTAAATGTAATACAAGTTCCATTTACTATCATATTCATACATTCTTCTAATGAATTGAATTCATTAAGCTCTTTATCTATATAAATTAATGTTACAATAGATTGGAATGGATTAATATAATAAAAATACTTACCTTTTACCTTCTTTAATATCTTTGCAAATCTACTTAAGAAAATAGCATCAGCTGAATTAAGAACACTGCGGATATTAGTTATGGTTAATTCATTTGACATGGTTTTAACTAACTCATCAAACTCTGTGCGAGTTTCATTTCCATATGTACCCTTAACAAATCCTGTTATAGAATTTTCCGGACGAATATAATTTGCTTGACGTACTCGTATATAATCTTCTAAAGTTTCAAACTTTTCACCTACAAGTTTCTTAGTTATTTCACTTACTTTACTCATACAGTTATTTTATTATTTTATTTGTTCGTAGCATTTTGCTCACCTGGTGAGTTTACTACTAATATTTGTTTACCTATAAAATCATTTAAGTTTTGTGTATTGCAATATGTCATTGCAGATCTTAAGCAATCTTCCATATTCTTAGACCATTGTTTCATTGTATACTTACATGGAATAAGTTTTTCAATACCTTCTGCAGTTTGTCCAGCTTTTACTTTTAATTCAGTTTGTGCTTTCTTAGATGCCATTCCATATATGCCTTTATGCATATTTGTATATTCTTTAATTAAGTAACGCTTTACTTCTTCTGATAATACATTTAATGGAACATCTTTATATTCAGCAAATATTGAAGTATCTTTAATATCTACTACTTTATATGGTAACAAACTCTCATCCTGTAATATTTCTGGTACTGAATATTTTAATCCAAACGTAATGGTCCCATCTACATAATCAATATAAAGAATGCTGCCATATTGTTTATAATCATTTATGATTTCACCTGCACTTTCAAAGAATCCTCCAAAAATACCACCTACCATTACATAGTCAGCACCAAGTGCCAATGCTTTGATTACATCATCATAATTTCTAATACCTCCATCTGCAATAATTTTAATATCCAGTTGTGCATTCGTTTTATATTCATAACATGCATGTATTAAACTTCCTTGTGGTACATGGCATCCGGTATTAGATGATGTAATACATACAGAACCTCCACCAATACCAACACGAACATAATCTATTCCAGCTGCATTATACATAGTTAAAGTTTCAGGATTTGCAATATTACCAGCCATCAACTTTACTGTATCTTTATACTTTGCTTTTACTTTACTGCATAATTGTAATAGATTAGATAAATGTCCATTTGCAATATCTAAGAGGATATAATAAGTTTTATCGATCTTATCGAATGTATTATATATTTCTTCTAATTCAGATAAACCAAATGCACACCAATATCCTTTTTTCATGTATTCTATTCTGATTTCATAATCAAAGTTACGAGGTATAATAGGTATTATATGATTATTATACCACATATCTAAATTATAAAGATCTACTACTGATGACATAGGTGCAGTGAATATTGGTAAAACTTCACTATTTGTTTTTTCACTATATCTAAAAGGATTTACATCACGCCTTGAATTTACAGTAGATCTAACTGCTGGCATAATAGTTAAATCATCATAAGAATATTGTAATGTTGTATTAATTGTTGACATTATTTATAATTTCTTTTATTTTATATAAGAGATTAACTCGATACATCTATCCATATTTTGAGGAGTTAAACCTATATTTGAATCTACTGTTATTACATGATCTAATAAATTCTTATCTATATCATAGTAATTATCATTTCCAGTTATAATAGCATATTCAACCAAATTATCTTTACTATATTTTTTAACAATAGTATTTACAAGGTCAGATAATTCATTTGGACCTATATTATGAAGTTCATCAAAAATAGAAGTTTTACCATTTTTTTGAAACTCTTTCCAAAGTGCCTCATTTTCGTAACATTTCTTATCAAAAATAACCACTTTTGAGCCAATATGCTTGATTTTTGAGCAAAAAATGTTCAGTTTTTCAGGGTCAAGTCTACCCCCTTGGAATTCTGAAAAATCATCAATATTTTTATCAATCCATGAATATGGACATAAAACTCCGTCTATTGTAATAAAAATTATCTTCATTTTTAATTTACTTTTTAAATCCTATTAATTATAGGAAAAATTATAGAGTTTGTTTATCTTTTATAAAAAGAAATTTCCCTAATAGGTTTAATATATTGTTTAGGTAATTTCTTTACGGTTACTAAATTATTAGGATTATTAAATAATTGATATATATTTTGATATTCTTTATTAGTATCAAAATTTATATATGAATTAACAGCTTTATCTATAATTTCTTTATAATTTTCAAATAACTTTTTAGAGCTCCAACAATTTAATTTTTTTCTTATATCATTTCTAATCCATGAGAAATGATGCATTTTAATAATTTTCCAAGAGAATACATGATAATCAATAATAGGTTTATTATCTTTATCCTTTGGTATATAATAACGCCTTGTTGGATCTGAAGGTAAATTAATATCACAACTATCAAATTCATAATGATAGTTTACTTTGGTTATAAATGGTACATACATACCTTCCTTAAATGGATATAATACCTAATGTTGATAATCATGATAATAATTCATGTACTAACAATATGTTATATCATAATCATTATCATCTATTTCTTTCATTGCATTTATAAAAGAATTCCTACTATAAAACTCATCTGAATCTATTATAAGTGCATGAGAACAGCCATTAGCAGCTAATATTTTAATTAGTTTATTTCTCTTTTCAGTTTCCTATATTCGTGCAGGTGTATCAAAATTAGTATCAATATATTCTATACTATTAATAATATTATCATTTAATAAAGACTAACATGTATCTATATCTACTTTATCTATGTTATCTCCATGATATGATATGGTTTGTAATGCAATAACAGTATAGTCAATTAATCCTTCTAATTCCTTTATTATATTGTATATATGTTCAGTGCCTTCAAATGCAACTATACCTAAACCTAATTTTTTTATATTTTTAAACTACGACACTTTTAAATATATGTTTTCTTATAATTATAACGAAAAAATTGAAAAATGTTTTTAATGTAAATAAATTATATGGCACAAATAAACAATAATTATAAAAAGCAACATAAACCTGTAAATGAATCTAAATCAAGGTATCATTAGGGTTATTATATACCAAAGCATCCTGAGAAATGTTTAACCAAAGAAAATATATATCGTTCTGGTTGGGAAGTTAAATTTTTTAGATGGTGTGATGAAAATTCTAATGTAGTTAGATGGGCATCAGAACCTGTCGCTATAAAATATAAAAATCCAATATCTAATCTTAAATATTGTTTAGAACATAATTTAAATCCAAAAGATCCAAGATATTGGAAAACTTGTAATTATTATACAGATGTATGGATTGAATTAAAAACTAAAGAAGGTAATATCAGAAAAATATTCATTGAGATTAAACCATATTCACAAACTATTCCACCTAAACCTATAAATGAAAATGCACCTATAAAAGAGCATAAAGCATATAATAGATAGGCTGAAACTTATTTGGTTAATCAAGCAAAGTGGCAAGCAGCAGTTAGAGAATTTGCTGCAAGAGGATGTGAATTTATGATTGTAACAGAAAAGTCATTATCTAAATTAGGACTTATGTAAAATAAATAACATATAAATTAAAGTTAAAACCCATACTTTATCTATGATTAAACAACGAAGAAATATATCAGAAGCAGAAATACACCACATAGCACAACAAATAGTTGAGAATATCTTAAATGAACTTAATTGGCAAACTTATGCAAGTGCAGCAAAGAAACGGGCTGAACAAAAAAAACCTAATGATAAAGGTGGTAATAGAATGTCTAAAGTTATAAGTGATTTAGATCATGCTGCATCTAATGCACTAACTTCAAAATATTCAAAAAAAGATTCTGATGGTTTTACCAGTAATGCCGATATATGGACCCATCCAAGTAGTGGAACACAAACTATATCTACACATACATCTAATTAGACTGGTCAAAAGCAACGTAATAGAACTATTACAGGTCCATATAGTGGAAATAATAATAAAGAGGTTGAAAGAGAACGAGGGAATATTAATAATCCTACGCCAATAGATAATGAAGTAGATGATTATTTGAATAAAACCGGGCAAATTAAAAAGAGGGACTTTAAATAAAGTTCCTCTTTTTAATTTTAATTTTGTAATGTATTTACAATCCATTCTCTTAATTCATCTTGAATTTCTTCTGCCTTCATAGTTGGTAAATTCAATTCATTATATGCAGTTAGATATTGCCAGCCTCTTAAAAGGAATTTCCAATTATTAATTACCAAAAGACATGGATCTGTATCATCTATATCTTCTATAGTAAATACAGTGTCAGTTTTATTTCCATTAAGTTTATCACAAATATCACTCATCAATTTTTCTGTTTTTGAAGTGATTTCATTGTTGTCTAAGCATAAAAGAATCATATTTCCTTTAACATCTACTATATAAGGACCTAAAACTGAATACGGACCAACCCAACAGTCTTTAAATGTAATTTCTGTAGTTTTCATATTTTATTTTTGTTTTAAAAAATTATCAAACATATCCCTAATGTTATAAAACATAATGCTTCTGCATAAAATGTTTTATTAGGAGATTTGAAAAATATACACCATAATAAAAATGGTATCCATGGTAATAATAAAGGCCAATATAAATAACCTACTGCTATCTATGTCATAATACCTGCAAGATAACCACCAAAATTATGCATTGCTTCATATACTGTTTTATAATGTGGACTACTACCTACTAATATAAGTCCCCACAAAAATAACATTCCTACTATTCCCCACTAACCTGGTAATAAAGCTATCATATACGGTGCAATAGAAAAACCTGTAGCACTCATAGATAATGTAAATATCCAATCATGTTTTACTATATATGCAGTAGAAGATAAGCTTGGCAACATCTTTTTATTTTTTATAATATTCGATATAGTATAGCCTAACATATACATTATGCCAAGTATACTTAAAATTTTTAATGCAACTAACATACAATATTTATTTTTATAAGGAAAATTATATATAAAGTCTTATAAAAAAGATACAATAAATATATTTTAAGAAATAATTTTAACTTATTATGAATATTTTAACCGTTAAGCGAATTGTTAATAATCCAACATTAAAATATTGTATTGGTAAATTATATGTTAATGGTGTATATGTATGTGATACTATTGAAGATTATGACCGTATGCTTGACGATAGTATGTCTTTACAAGAAATACTTAAAAAGAAAGTAAAAGGCCAAACAGCAATTCCTACAGGTACATATAAGTTATCATTAAAATATACATCGTAGACATTTAAGAATACTACATGGGCTAAATTATATGGAGGCATAGTTCCTCGTGTATTAAATGTTAAAGGGTATGACGGTATTTTAATACACCCTGGTAATACACCGGCAGATACATTTGGTTGTTTATTAGTAGGGGAGAATAAAGAAAAGGGTAAAGTTATTAATTCACAATTAACATGGAAGAAATTAATGAGTACTTACTTATGGCCAAAACGAAATGAAGAATGGGTTATTAAATATACACGAACATATTAAAATTAAAAGGATGAAACAAAATAAAGTTTCATCCTTTATTATTATGCTTCTGTATTATCTTCACCTGTTTCATCACCTAAATCAGCATCAGCAAAATCTACATCTTCTACAGGTGCATCACTTGCAGGAACTTCAGTTGAAGTCATACCGGTATCACTACCTTCTATTTCATAGTTTTTAATAAATGTAGAAACAGTGCCGGCTATTGTTACAATATCTTGAGCTGTGATATTTTTTAATAATTTACCAATATTGGTAGCAATTTTTAATGATTCTATTTTTAATTCTTCATCTGTAAGAGATTTATCCTCTGTAGTATCATCTGTTGTGTTATCCTCTGTAAGTGTATCAAAATCATCAGACTCATACAAACGAGTTTTATTCCGGTACTTTAGGAAATCTCGGTCAGATAAAATTTTTTGTACTTTTATCATTGTAAATTATTCGAATATTTTTACATCTTATTTATCAATGAACTATCATTACTATATGATAAATATACTTCAAAATCATCTGAGTTATTATGTAAATTCGTTTGTAAAAATATAGTTTTTATAATATGACAAAATTCTATAATAGATGCATTAGATGGAGTTCTAAATCTTATAGGGATATATGGCATTATTGTAGTATCTTTTAATGTATCCATTTTTGTAATAACAGGTATAAATTTACAATTATATGTATACTTATAGTTATCTAATGTATGTCTACCAATGGTTTGTTTTAATAATCCCATATCAAATACGCCCCTTTTAAATAAACCTTGATACCCTGTATCATTATTAGTAGGTTCATTTAAATCTGTAAAATAGTTATTAAGATATTGTGTATATAGAGGTTCATAACCATTTCCATGCCTGGTTAAATAACAGCGCATTGTAAGATATACATTAGCATTAGTTAAACATTTTTGTAACCATGGTGTTTCAAAACCAGTTAAACCTACTTTACTTGGTGTGCAATGTGGCATAAATCCACGTTCCATATCTAATAATAAACCCTGTGAACCTTCAAAGATAACTTTATTAATTTTATCATCAAAATTAACCAGTATATTATTAAAATCTGAAACAATATGAATGTCTGCGCATGTAGTTAACCACTTACATGCATTATTAAACATGTTTACATATTCTTCATATTCGGTCATTTTAGAGGCACATAATTTTGTACCATAATAATATTGACATACATTCTTAATGTATATTTGATATGGTAAAATACCTAAATATGTTACCTTATCTGTATTATTATATCGTTTATATGTACTGAAAATACCTTTACCACAACTTCCATTATTCAAAGTATTTTCATCATTAATATTATTTAATACATCAAATGGTGTAATGATTTTACATTTCTCATTAATGTACAATGTAGGTTTAATCCCTTTCTTAGCGAGTTCATTATATTCGTTTAATATACAAATAGGGTCAATTAATACATTTTCATCTAAGTACGTTGGAACTCCTACTAATGTACCTGCACCAAATGAACTACATATATGTGAAATACCATTATGTACTACATTATGACCTGCTTGAGGTCCAGATGAAAAACGACAAACAATTGGTGATAAATTTTCACCAATTGCTTGTAAACATCTCCACTGTACAATATTACCTTTCCCCTCATCTCCGAAGAATGTACCTAATACAATATCAGAATTATGTAACATATTCTTTTATTTTTAATCACCCACTTCGACCCCTTCAAATAAAGCATCTTCTGGGTTCAAATATGAGTTGGTTTGTTTATATGAATTAAAAATTACAGTAGGTAAAATATCTGCAAGATCATTACCATGTAGGTCATATGAAACCTTAATATGGTTATCATCTAACATTTCTTTCCAATTAGTACAGTTTAGAGAATATGTATTTGAGCCTTCAATATGGATATGATAAACATCCCACTTCTTCTGTGCATCCTTAAGGAATTCTTTAGTTTCTAATACTCTATAGCCATTAGTAGCAATTTTTTCATCATTTGTTTTTATATAATGATTTAATATATCATTACTAATAGACTTATGCACAGGTTCATCACCAATTGTAATAAGTACACCTTTCTTTCCTCTCTTATCAAAAGAATCAGTCTTGGTTTTATATGCAGCGATATACCATGCAAGTGAATAATCTTCACCACCATTACCACCGCCACAACCTTCAAGATAGATATTCTTTAACCAGTGTTCCATTAGTGAATCAGAAGATTCAAATTGTCCAACTTGTATAGGAGCTTTTTCTCTTTCATATTGGGCATCACCAATTCCCATAAAACATACCTGAGGATTTTCAATACCAAGATCTGTTAACTTTTTAATAATATCTGGTAACAAATTAGAAATGATATTATGTGGAATTCTACCCATACTACCAGTTTCATCCAATGCAATAATTATTGGAAATGAAACTGGATGTTCTTCACTGTCACATGATTCGCGGACCTGAAAATATTTCGGGTCCATGTCATGTGCAATAGTGTGATTCTTAAATATAGTCTCTTTTGACTGTGACTGATAAGTATCTACAGAACGAGACTTAGCTGACATATAACTATAACTTCCTCCACCCATAATTACTTCTTCTCCTTCTTTAATTCAGCCATCAATTCCTCCTTCAAAAGATCCTTAAGTTCCTTCATGAGATTTGGGTCTGATGTAATAATACTCTTAAGTGCTGATGTAGTTTCAACATCCTCTTCATCATTCTCTTCAGATGAAACTGTGTTTACAGAAGGATTAACAGGTTTTACCATATTCTGGATATTATCAGTAATATGTGCAAATGGATTGAATGCCTGACCAGTACTTGCATTTTCTACTACAGGATTTGTTGGGGTATTCATATTGCCAAACATGTTACCACCAAACATGTTACCACCATTCATCATCATCATCATTGGTAGCATCTTTGACATCTCTGTGTCATCACCTTCTCCAATGCTCTGCAACATCATCAATGGCATCATACTCTGCATATTTACATTAGCTCCACCATTCTGAGCAGCAGACATAAACATCATCAATGAGGTTGTATCGAACTTGGCATCATCCTTTGACAACAACATGAACATCATAGGATTAAACCCAGTCTGGTTATTAAACATATTAACAACACAGGTAACTGTAGATGCACCAAGAATAGCATCAGTAATATCCTGCTTGTTATGTGAGTAACCAGAAGCACTAATCAACTGTAATGTTCCATTAGCCTTACGGCCCTTTACAAATGAATAACTATTACCATTTTTTACAATATCTCCTGGTACTACTTGTGTCTGTAACTTAGAAATTGTAAAAATAGGAATTTCAAATGTCATTTCAGCAGGCCAACGTTTCAATGATCCGTCCTTTGACATACAAATAAAATTACCATCACGGTCAGGCAATGCAACTGACAAATCATAAGTCATTCGTACATTGTAATCACGAGCAGGTACATACTGACTCATCATGGTATTTAAAATACCAGAAAATCCATTCTTTTTCATACTTATTTTATTTTTATTAGAATAAACTTTATTATTGTTAATACTTTCTATATTGATTGTTCTGATTGGTTTATTTTTTATTGTATCTACAGTAGAATCTTTAATAATATCCACTACCATAGCTGGTTTATTATGGGATGGACATTTAATAATATCACCAACCTTCAAATTATAATCATTACAAATATATACATATCTAGTTTTATTTTTCTCATCTGTATCTATATCTGCCACAAAATCATCATTATATGAAAATATAACAAAGATTAATGTATTTTTTACTTTTTCATTTGACATAATTATAATTAATTAAAATTTAAGTCCATTAAGAATTTCCCCTAATTTTATTTTTTGATTAATACCATATATAAGATTATCAATAGTAGCAATGCTTTCTTTAATAAAATTATTATGGTTTGTTAATAAATCTATAATAGATTTTTCATCAATCAACTCAACCTCAACTACTTTTTGTATAGCGCTGTCATTAGGTAATCTAACACCATTATAACCTGATATTTTAATTGTATTAAACATATTAAGTGATTGGCGTTTATACTCTCGCATTTGTTTCAAAATAACAGTATTCATTGAATGATAGTAGTCTACTGCCTCTTGACGTTTCATGTAAACAATACCTAATAAGTCATTGACCTTTGGTAAAGTTTTCATCATTTCATTTAGTGAAGTTATTTCAGTTGTCCACTTATTACGATGTTCATTGAGTTGATCTTCTAATGTAAGAGGTTGTTGCTGAGTATTTGTTTGTTGATTATTACTATTATTTGGTAAAACTGGTGAAAGTACAGCTGAATTATTAGGAGTACTTCCTGTATTCACTGCTGTACCATTATTACCATTGTTATTTTGTTGTGTATTACTTACATTACCCATACATTTCTTATATAGAAAAAAGTATCAAAAGCCTATTTTTTTAACATCTTTTTGTGCCCCGTTATCAGAATTATAATTAAAAATATCAGAAAGGTACATATCAGTAATCTTATCTTCTGGAATATTTAACTTATACTTATCAGATAATACCTTAACCTTATCCTTTGATAACTTCTTAAATTCATATTTAACTTTCATTCTACCTTTTCTTAGTAATGCTTGATCTATACGATTAATGTCTGCATTAAAAGTACATATAAATTTAAGATTAAATGCATCACCTAAAATACCATCACTTAAATTCAATAATGACGCCATCTTATTATTACCATCGGTACGGTCAGCTAACATACTTTCACAATCTTCAAGAATAACTACACAATCTTTATATTCTAATAGTAATTGTATAAATGAAGAATCTGTTATGTTATCAAATACAGAAGAATCTAAAATAAGAAAATCTTTATCATTTAATTTTCGTATTAAATTTCTAATGTATGTAGTTTTACCTGTACCTGGTTTACCATGTAAAATTAATAATCCTGATTCATTCTCAGCCTGTAAAAATTCCTTAATTTTATCATCTGGTAAATCATCATTATAATTCTCTTTTACATTCAAATCTACAGTCTTAATCAATAATGTATTAGTAGAGAAACCATCTCTATTATATGTAGCATATTCACATGATGGCATATTTTCATTTGTTTCATATAATGTTATAGCTTTCTTTACATTATTAGGTAATTCAGATGTATTAGTTAATACTATTAAGACTCCTCTATATGTATAGACTAACATATTAGGAGTAACTATTATAGGAGTTTCATTATTCCTAATAATATAATAAGGAACATTATTTTTCTTTAAGATAGATTCTAATTTTATATATGTAGTATAAGCATCTATCTCCTCTGTATATGTATATTCTCCTGTAGTACCTTCATAATGTTGGGCTTTTGCAAATTTTTTATTCATATAAGCTCCTTCATTTGATACTCTAATAGTATTAGGATATGTACCAAACATGTATATATAAACAGAGTGTAACCAATTATCAGTATCCTGAAAAATATTAGAATCTTTCGATATATCTCTTAAACATGCGTCAAAGCACTGCTTTAAATCTTCTGATGTATTATAAATCATTTTGTTTAATAATTTAAATTTTAAGGTTTTAAAACGTCGTCAATAATACCATAATCTTTAGCCTCTGGTGCAGTCATCCAATAATCACGATCTGCATCTGCTGTAATCTTTTCAATACTCTGTTTTGTATGTGTAGAAAGAATATCATATAATTCATTCTTACACTTCTCAATTTCACGTGCTTCAATTAAAATATCTGATGCCTGACCTGATGCACCACCAAGTGGTTGATGAATCATTACCTTAGAATGAGGTAAAGCATATCTTTTACCATCTGTACCTGCAGCCAAAAGAACAGCACCCATAGATGCGGCCATACCTGTACAAATAGTTTTAACATCACAATTAATATATTGCATTGTATCATAAATTCCCAAACCTGCAGATACACTACCACCAGGAGAATTTATATAAATTGAAATATCCTTTGAATCATCTTGATTACTTAAATATAAAAGTTGTGCTTGAATTACATTTGCAACATAATCATCAATTCCAGCCCCAAGAAAGATAATACGATCCATCATCAATCGTGAAAATACATCCATCACTGCTACATTAAGATTACGTTCTTCTATAATAGAAGGATTAATATAATCATTACTACAACCAATATTCATATTATTAATATGGTTTGTATACTGATGCATTGCCATACTTGAAATTCCTCTTGACATTGCAAACTTATTAAAATCTTTCTGAGAATTTATCATTTTCTTATATTTTATTATTAACTTATTATTTTAAAAGGATTAATTAAAAAAGTCTAATTTATACTTAAAATTATTTCTAAAATATAAGTATAAAATTAGACTTCATATGAAAATTAATGTGTATTTATTTGTTATTATTAAACTGTTGTTACAGGGTCTCCAAGTACAGAAGAAGAATCTTGATTTAACATATCATTGTCTTCATCTTCACTGGGTAAACCTATTGCATCTTCAATATCTTTAACATCATCAAATGCACTTTGATCTGGTAGTGCAAACATAGGTTTAATTACATTATCATTTAATTCTTTTAAGAATTCTGGTGTAAATACTCTATCAGAATAAAAATCTATTAATGACACTTGTTCACCTAAATGTTTTACAACAATACCTCTTGCAGTATCTTTCGGTTGGCAATACATTGTTTCACCATTATGTTCAAAGATATAAATCTTTTTCTTTTCAGAATCAGATAACTTATTATAATCTTTTTCTGTAAGTAATGAACCACGAACAACACCAGAATTATCCCATGTCATAAATTGTTCCAAACCTACATAAGGATTTGGTTTCTTATAATACGGAATTTGAAATTTAACCTTCATTGGTCTACAGAAACGAGACTTAACTGGTTTTGCAGTTACAAGAACACCATTCTTTGTACCAGCTTCAGAACCCACATGTTTCTTTGCTGCATCTTCATTTACCTTATCATCAAGCTTAGCTACTGATAACTCTAATGTAATTGATGCATTATAAACCAAACCTGTACCACCAGCTTGAATATTTTGAGGGATAAAGGACATACTATTATGTGTTACTACACCATTTTCTAATATATAATGGTGAGCATTCGCTACTTCTATATCATATACGTCCTATTGATTATTTGCTCCCGCTGTTACAATATTTTTCTACTTCAGCTTTAATATCTTCATATACTAATTTCTCTATTTTTATTTTATTTTTATTAGGTTTAGAAACAATTAACAAAATATAATTATATCCTCTATCTATTACACATTCAGCTTTTTTATAATTTCTCCATAAATTTTTATAAAAGGTATAAGTACTTTTCACTTCAATAAATAAATTCTGAGTTTTTATATAAAAATCTGGAATATACCTATGTATTACATTATCCTCCTCATATGTATAACGAAACTAAAAAGTATTCATATATTTTATATCATTTTCTATATCCTATTCATTATATAATTTTAATATATAATTGTCTAATGCTTCAGCTTCATATCCTTGTATAATTATATCTTTTCCAGATTCAGGAAATGTATATATCTTATATTTTTTATATTTCTTTTTAGCTGGATCTATTTTACTAAGTGCAATTACTTCATTTACCCATTTACTTTCATTAAAATTATGTAATGATCCATACTTTGTAATACGGTTATCATGTGCTATTTGTTTTATCGCTGTATACTAAGAAATCCATAATTTTTCTGAATTATTATCATCAATACGGTCCCCATATTTTTCATACCATGTATTTAACTTTTTATATGAATTATCTCCATCCATAGGACATACATGGTTATATCTTTGTAAATTAGTATTCTTTACTTTTTCTTTAATAACATCACTTTTTAATGGATTATCCACACCATAATGTTTAAGCCATGTTTCTTTTTTCTTATTAATATTATCAATATAATTTAAAGTACATTTTGTTCCATATCTTAACATATTAGTTTCTGCCTATTTCTAATATATTTCTTTTTTTCGTTCTTCTGATACTTTTTCCCACTATTTCTTTATCCTAATGGTAGCTCTCTAAGAAATTATCTATGAAATTTCTGGTAATTTTTTATATTCTTCAAAGCACTTCTTAGAACACATAATAGGAGTTAAACGCTCAATATCCTACCTATATTTTCGTAGTTGGCTCATAGGTATAAAATTACATTTACAATGAGGACATATAACCTATGCTTCTGTTAATTTATCATGTAAACAAAATAATATATAACTTGTATCTATAATATCATTATTAGCTATATCAGTCCTATTAAATAGGAAAGGCACCGCATCTTGAATATTTTTATATGCAACAGAATTTTTATCTAATTTCTTAATATATTTTATCATAGCACAAGATGCCATATGTTGAATCGCATCAAATAAAAATTCTTTATCATTTAGCAATTCTAACATATGCTCTCGTCTATAATCACTCTCAACGTCATCAAATTTCATATTTCCATGAATAGGTCTTTACCATATTTATACCAAACACAAAATTAAATTTGTACTATTTCATCATCAAGAGTTAATTCATCTGCTAACTTATAAATTAAATCACCATCTGGTGTTTTTACCATAAATTTATGATTAAGTGTACATTTAACGGTATAACCATCTTCAAATTCTAATTCATAATACTTTGGTGCTTTGTAAGAAAAACTATTTGTTACTTCCTCTGGACCATTTAATGTCATAACTTCTTCACCCTTTGTAATATCTTCAATATTCTTAAAGGTATTATCTGCCATCATAACTTTAGTACCAGGTAAACAACAAGCATACACATGGTTCACGCATATTAAGCTACATTGTAGCTTAGCCAATGGAGTTGCGCATACACGGAACAACGCTTTTAAATCTTTTGCTTTTGTAAAGTCAGCTTTTTGATTACCTGTTAAAGTATCATCTCTTTCCTTTTCAGATGTTAAGTTACCAACAGAATCTAATACTATAATTATCTTATCATGATCACCTTGTTTCTCTTCTTGTTTCTATAATTGTTCACAAAGTTTAATAATAAATTGAGATGTTTCAAAAATAGTATTAACCTTCTTAATAATTAACTTGGTTGGATCTACACCTAAACGTCTAACGAAATCTGAATCAATAGCTCCTTCAGAATCCAAATATACCGGTATATATCCCATTTTCTAAGCTTCTCTACAAATAGAACAAGCCAAGAAAGATTTACCAGTACCACTACTTCCACATAAAGAAACTATACGACCTGTTGGAACAGCTTTAAATAGATCACCTGACATACATGCATTTAATACATAATTACCTGTTGGTATCCATTCTTTTATATTAGATAATGTAGAATCTGCAATAATTTCTGCACTATCATCTATTGCCTATACCATTGAAAATAAACTGTCTATTCCACCTTCAAAATCTTCTGTAACTTTCTTCTTTACCATCTTAATTAATAAAATGCTTTATTTATATATTATAAGGTAAAAATTCAAAAAAGTTTTTATTTCATACAAATAGTAGTTGGAAATAAATCACGCAATAATTTTATAGATTCTTCTGGTAATTCTCGCTTAATAACGTCGCCATTGTTAAATATTATTTTGGTATCACTTCCGTTAAATTCAATTGAGGAAATTGCAGTAATAGGGATTCTCCAATTTACATAGGGTTCATTTATATATAAACAAGGTATAGTTATTTGTGAACTTTTATTTTTTCTTTTAATGCTCATTAGTTTATAAATTTATAATAATAATATAAAATAGAGACAACTATGTATCGCACACTGTTGTCTCTTAAATTCTTATTTTATATATTTAATTATTTACAACATGAAATTAATGTACACTATCAGTTGAATTAGATAGTTGTTCCATCAATTCAGTGTTCTTTGTTTTCAAATCATTAATTTCATTATTTAATGTATTTACTTCTCCTTGTGAGTATTTATACAACTCTTTATATTTAGAAGTTTTACTGGTAAAATTATATGTTATACCTGCCATTACTTGGAATACCGCCTTCATGCTATTAAAGCTATTATTAAAACGCTTATCCAAAAATCTTTCATTACCAGCATTAAAAGGGAGTTCCCAACGCTTAGATAAATCCCATATAATAGAGGGTTGAAGAGTAACAGACCAATTCTTATTAAAATTATAGTTAAAATTAAAACCAGTCTTGGTAATAAATGCATTTCGTGCATCATTATAAATAGTCCAATGCCCTCCTAAATAATAATCATCCACTGGCCATATATGTAATCCAGTTGAACCGAAATCACGTAAATAACCAATACCTGCAATTAATTCTACATCAAATTTGCGATTGGTATTATATCCATAGAATGTATTAAGGATATTCCATCTATTATTTAGGTTAATAGTAATTTGGTCAAATGCTTGGATACCTCTATAAATATCGACATGATAATTTCTTCGGTTATTAATTCCGGTGGTAACCTCAAATGATAGGCCATAATAAGGATTAAAATCCTTGTTTATGTTAATACCCAATACAGCACCTTGAGGAGCATTCCAATCATGAAGATTAGTTTGTAAACCAGTTTCAAAACCAACAGACCAACCACTTCTTTTAATTGTCTCCTGTGCATTTACTGAAAGATTAATCATCAATGCAGTAAGCAATAGAATAATAAACTTTTTCATAATTTTAATTTTTTATTTGTCCTTAAAATGTTAAACTTATACCCTATATATAGGTAGTTTTAGAAAAAGTCTATATTTTATATGCAAAATTAAGTTAAAGTTTATTTAGTTAATCCGGTTGAACCAAATCCACCTGCACCACGGTCAGTTGTTCCATGTGCTAAATACTCTTCTTCTGTTTCTTCTTCCCATTCTGTTGGTATATATTCCATATGAATAAATTGAACAACCTTATTACCTGAACGCAATATTGTATCTTCATTTCCATTATTACATAAATTAAGATGTACTTCTCCTGTATAATCAGCATCTATTGTATTTGCCATTACATCAAGATGCTTTTTAGATGCAATTCCAGATTTATTAGTAGCTTTTAAATATGTATTCTTATCATGTATCCAAACCTTAATACCAGATGGAATATTAATTTGCTCACCAGATGGTATAATAACTTCTAAAAATTCTTTATTTAAAATAGTATCATATATAACGGCATATCTTATTTTATTATTAAGATTTGCTTTAGTTAAAACCTAAAAAAATTCTGGTGTATATTCAGGCATAAAGAAATCTGTACCTGCATCATGTTGATTTGCTCTATTTGGACTCTTTACATCTCTTATCTTTAAAAATGAAACTTTCTTATTAATCATTTATTTAATTTAAATTCGATTTATACATTATAAAATGTATATGATAAAAAGTTTAACTTTTAAATTTTAATTTATGTACCCATAACTATTTAGAAGTATTTTCAGGCAACTAACTTAAAGGTAAAATATCAGAGCACATATGAGACATTAAATTTTCATTTGATTTATATAAAACGACACTACTATCAGGTGCATAACCAGTAGTTGTAGGGTACTAAGATAAACTTTTATATGCCCACAATTTACTAACTTCTGGAGGTTCATCACCCACAAAAATAAAAGTAATATTCTTACACTATGAAAATGCACCAGTATTTATCGCTTTAACCTATTTTGGTATAATAATGACAGTATTTTCTTTTAATGCGCCTAAACATAGAAATTCAGATATATCAGATAAATTAGAAGGCAATATTAAATGTGAAATATTTTTATTATATATGTAACAAAAACTACGAGATAAACTATAAATCTAATTTGGTAATTCAATTTCTTCTAATTTATTAAAAGCTTTAAATTCGGTGCCAGTGTTACTTAATCGCTATATACCTTCAAAATATTTGAATTCATTAAATTTGATTATACTACTACATAAAGGATCATTATACATTGCATATGGAATTGCCTTTACTGCTAACATGTCACTGTATAAAATTCCTTTTGTATTTATAGGAAACAAATATTTCATACATAGTTTTTCAGCATTTGTATCTTGAAATTCTATATAATTATAAGTAAATGAAGAACATAAATGATTTCGTAGTATACTCATAATTATATTTGTTTATACTACTGGTCTATATATAAAATAAAAAGTGGCAATTCCAATATAATTATATAATGTAGTTTAGAAATGTAATATATTAATATACGAAGTTAATTACTTAATTAAATAAGTTATATTTCAACTTTATATAACTTTTATTTTTACAGTAAGTAAACTAAATAATTTAATTATTCAATCTATATTTTATTTTTATTCTAAAACATATATTATTTTTATAAGCTATTAAAATAACTCAATTTTTAATCAAAATAGGCTTAAAATTATGCTAAAATTTAATGAAAACCCTCAATTTTTACTCATTTTTACCTCAGTTTTTAGGGCCCAGTACCACCCTACTGGAAAATACTTAAATTTTATATAATTTCTAAAATTTCTAATTTTTTATAAAAAAGTGGCAGTTCCAATATAATTAAATTAATGTTATTATTTGCTGATATATATCACCTTTGTTTTTAATATCATCTATAATATAATTAAAATATGCTTTTATTAATACAGGTTTATACTAAAGGTTATTTTCATTAAATAATGTAAAATTGTGGAATAGCCCTAAATTATGCGTACCACACCCAAATATACAGCCTAATGCAACACGAGCATAAAAATGACTAATATTATTTTCTTTTATATGCTAAACTGTTTCTGCTACTCTGTGGTAAGCACATTCATAAGAATTAGTATATTTTGCTCTTAGTTTATTATATACCATTTCAATATCTTTTTGTGTTATTTTTATAGAATTATTTTTTAGTGCATTATTAATTTCTTTATCCGTAAATTTACATAAATATATATTTTCCCAATAAGTTTCCCAATTTTTTTTATCATTTAAAAATATATCGGGTAAAAATAATATATTACCATTAGAAGGTATTAAATATTTTTTAGCATATTTTATAAAAGAATATATATCCTTATCTATTTTAGTTACAGCTAAATTATAAATAGATATATTTCCATACTGTACAGAAGTAGCATTATTATCAGTATTAGTACAATTAATATCTTTTATATTTTTATAATAACTTTTAATATCAATATTTTTATAACCTTTTTTGATAAATGGCATAATGTTGTTTTTTATTACTTTACCAGATATTTGTAATATAGGTAAATTATTTAAATCACTGTTATGTCTATATATTTAGCCATCAGCCTGTTCATTTGTTAATACTATACCTATTTTTATATTCTATATACCTACAACATATAATAGTTTTTCAAATATTTCAATATTTTTATCATTAATTATATTATAATAATTATCATCATACTCATAACACATATTTGAAATATTATCATTACAATTATATATATCAAATATAAATTTCTAATTATTTAATGTAACTTTAATTATACTAAGAACTAATGTAATATTATCAGTTACTTTATAGCTATGTCGAATTAAAATACAGTTTTTTTCTAAAGAATATGTAATTATACTTTCTACCTATGTGTTTTTAATTAAAACCTCCTTTATAATATCAATTATACTCGTTAACTATATTGTCTATATAACATCGTTTAAATTATTACGGTCATTATTTAAAACTTCATTAAAATCAAAACTTTCATTTAATCTTTTATTTTTATATGATAACATTACTTATTTAATTAAATTAATAATTTATATATTTATAAAAAAGTGGCAATTCCAATATAATTATATAATGTAGATTAGAAATGTATTATATAATATACGAAGTTAATTACTTAATTAAATAAGTTATATAAAGAAAAAAAAAAGAAATTTTATATTTTTAATTATATAAAATTTCTTTTTAATTATTTTATTTTATTTTACATAAACTATATCCTATATAGAATTCTAATAATGATTACCAAATCTATCATATATATCGAATATAAATGTATGTTTACCTTTATGTATTAATTTCTCTATAGTATATGTATTAAATATTTCATTTACTAATGTGCGATGATTATATGTATTAACATCTGTTATATTAGCATTTGTCATATCCATTACCTATTCAACATAATGTCTGATTCTACAATATGTAATTTCAGAACATGAGCCAAACTTATTTAATATATTATTATCTTTACTATAATGATTCATTAATGGGTGAACTAATACTTCAGTACCTTCTGATACAGTTATAGGTTTATCTTGTAATTCAATCAATTTTTCATTTAATACTTTATCATTAATATTATTTAATAAATGGGTATTATCTAATTCTATACCTATATGTTTCTTAATAAACTCATTAATAGAAGATGTCAAGACTTTATTCTATGTATTATGTGTTACAAGATAAGGCTTATAATTTACATCATCTGTATACTATTCTATAGGGAATAATGTATTATTATATGTTACCTTCATCATCTCAACATTTAAATGATTTTCAGTTTTACTATAAAATACAGGGTTTTCCTATAATGGTGTAATATATTCTTGTATTGCAGACTATGGTAAGCTTAATGTATATGTAACATTGTGTTTTTGCTTATCTAATTCATTATATCCATCAATTATAGGTAATATTCCATTTATGGTGATAACTTTACTATATTGATTATATGAAATGATCCTAAATACAGATTCCATCATTCTATTATGTTTACTAACATCTATAGTAGTAGTCTATTCGTTATATGATAAATTATCCACTTCTATTCTAACTTTTGTTAATACACCAGAAACAAATACTTTATCTGGGTATGTATAATCATTAAACTTATTATTATATTCATCATCTTGTAATTTAAAGCTTGTTGTTTTATTATCATTATCAAACTCGATGCTATTAGTATCAATAATAAATTTACTTAAATTAATATTTAAATTTGTTAAATGTTGTTTATCGCTATAGCTATAATTATAATTAGTTCTATAATTAGTTGGAATATATGTATTTTCTCCTATTTTTTTATATGCTAACACTTCTTCATCATTTGAAGATCTCCATTCATTTAATATATTATCAAATCTGGGAATAAAAGAAATATATGTATTTTCAGTTATATCTGGTTTATTATAACCTTCTAATCTAACTTCTATACTATGATTTTCACGGTCATGTTTAACTGGATTTAATCTATAATATGAATTATTCTATAATAAATTAAAAGTATAATTGTAATCTATATCTTTTATTGTAATTACTGGAGAATTATCTTTATATATTGAATTATCCGGTTTATCTGTAATTAATGATATACCTGTATATGATGGCATAACTTCAAATAGATTTTTCTAATATGTTGTGAATTTATTGCCATGATTATCATATGTAATTAATTTTGTATTATACTTACCATTATAGTATACCGGTATTTTCATATTAACTACAGGATTATATATATTACTTATATTATGATTAAGTGTTTCTAAATCATTACTATTTTGTAATATTTGTGTTATATCAGTATCATGTGAATAATATCCATGGTGAAAATCAAATTTAGAATATACTGTAGGTGTAATATATTTCTAACTATTTACATCATTTACTGCATTTTCAGTATGAAATAATATTTTATATGTTAATTCATGCGCACCATATGCGTTAAAATATTCAGTATTATATACGCTATCTTTAAATTCTCTATTTAGAATAATATCACCATTAACTATATTTAAATTTTCTATATTAACACCATAACTGTTTATACTTGATATTCTAAAATCATTTATATAATTATTATCTATAGATTTATATTCTAATTCATAACTATAACCTATATAATAATTAGGAATACGTAAAAATAAGGGGGTATTACTATATGGACTAAATCTATCAATAGAACTAAATAATAATATGCCAGACTAGTCACTTGAAAAAATAGGAACATTAGTTGCAATATCATATATATTTGTTATAAGTTCTAATTTATATTGTTCCTAACCTGTTTTTGGATCAATAATAGGATATACTTTCAAATATACACCTGGCTAATCTCCTACCATTTTCTTATAACCAATGACATAGCCTTCTTTAATTCTAACAGTATCATTAACCTTTGCATCTATATTGATATTTGGTTTTTCTTGAAAGCTATCATTATAATCATATGCCACTTTATGTATATCGTTATACTAAGTTTCAAATATATTATTATTTTCAATGATAATACCATTAAATGCAACAGACTGCGGTTGTACTTCTGTTACTATACTGTATTTCTCTGCATTTACAGGGTTATTAAATGTATTTGAAAAATATATTTTATCTATACCAAATTTGGTTTTATATTCATCTGATAAATTATATATTTCCCGTGCAAATGATTCAAAAGTATCATCATTTAAATCATCAAATGTTAATTTAGTATATTCATTTAATGTTAAATTCACAAATGTATTTTCATGTTCTGGATTAAATTCATGTACAATAGAAGTTTGTTCAGATTTTAATGTATAACTTCCCTACCATTTATAATCATATAATTCATGTTGAGTTACATAACCTCTTGTTTTAAAAGTAGAAAATACTATACCTTCACCTGTAATATCTTGAATATATGAATTAACACCTAATATATACTTATCAAGCCATTTACATACTGCCCATAATTTACTGATTACTTCACTATTTGTGTATTTAAATATTTTTTCTGTTACAGGTTCATATGCAAATTGAAATACATCTTTTCCATTTCTTTGGTTATATGTATTAGTATATGCTTGAATAGGTTCAATAGATATAAATGCAGTCTAATCACTATTTAATCTAAATCCATTAGGAATATTAGTTTTATCCGTATCTTTAGTTACAGGTATAATTTTATATACATCACAAGGTTTAGAAATTTCATTTTCTTTAATACAATTAAAGTGGTAAACCATAGTAAGCTTATTCATCTTGCTATAGTTATTAAAATCTTCAATAGAAACACCATATTGATTTAACATATCTTTTAGGTATTTTCTATTTTCAATATCCATTCGTTGTATTGCAACATCTGTTTGATTATCATTATTATCTTTTATATGATACCATTCTTTAAATATAATATCAGAATATCCAAGAAATTTAATAGCATTTAATAATGCTTTATATGTACCAGTATATGGAAATATCTGGTCATATGTTAGCATTAATTCTTTTGATTTTTCATTTACTATTTTATAATCAGTACCTTCTTCATCATATTCCTAATCACTGAAAATATTTGCATAATCTTTTGGGTCAGGAATACCAAAATTACCTAATAATGCTCGGTATCTTTCATCTTCACCTTCTACTTCTGTTTTAATGACAATAACACCTATAAAGAAAGAATTTTCTGTATCTTTCTATTGTAAATACATACCAATAAAATTTTGATAACAACCTTCCTAATCAGAATTAAATGCAACTGTTAAAGATAATGGATTTTCATTTTGGAATAATTCATAAGTATACTCTGGTACATATTGAATATCATAAGTATTTAAAGCATCTTTAATAGGTTTTACTATATTAATTTCACTATCAGATTCTGGTCTGAATACTAAAGAATATAATGTAGTATCTTTTTCAAATGATATAGGAGTAGTATATATAGAATCAACTGCGATAAAATCAGTAGAAACTTTTTCCTATTCATAAGATAATGAATAATATACAAATGGAAATGCATTTCCTATATTTTCTATACTATTTGTTAATAATCTATATACAAAGTATTCATTTGTTTTTTGTTTAGTATTAATATCATATACATATTGTAATGACATATTATCATATGATAAGTAATAATAATATTCATCTGTTATTTCATTATTATTACATGTTCCAGTATATATTTTTTCTTTTTTAACTTGTATATTAGCATCCGTTAAATCAAATATAGATCTGACATCAAAGTCATGTACATAAGGTACATTATTAATATTAACAGTTATCCTTACTTTATTACCTGGTGCAGCGAATATATCTAACATATATTCATTAGCTTTAAACCCGGATTTTAAATATGTATACTTATCACAAAAGATTTTTCCAGAATTTATAAATCCAGAAAACATAGTTTCATTTATTAATGCACGGTTTGCATCTATTTCACATGCAAAATATCCTTCTGGTATTTCATGGAAATATGAAGTTACATCATTGCTTGGTAATAATTTCCATGTAATGACATAATCTTTTTGTGAATATATTAAATTACCATCTTGTGAATAAAATTGTAAATTAAATAATTTCTTAATATCATTTATAACCGGCATAATAAACGTTTCAATTTATTTTTTTAGAATTTTTAGGAAATGCAATAGCATACTATAATTTTATTTGCTTCACTGCATCAATAAGATGTTCAATTAATCTTTCAATCTAACGAAGAGGTATATCATTTAATTTATTTGCAAACATCTCTTGAGAAACTACTTTATTCAATAAATTACGGTGATAATCATAACCTTCATTTGTATAGTTATCATACAAATGTTTTTCTTCTTCATGAAATGAATCTATATACTTTAATTTTGGCATTTTATATATAAAGACAAGCTTACTCTATTTACTTTTAATTTTCACTAAAAATAAAATTGAAATAAAAATTGGCAATTCGAATATAATTATATAATGTAGTTAAGAATGATAATATATTAATATACATAATTAATTAGTAAATTAAGAAAAATATATATTTAATTCTTATATAAAGCTATATAATTACTTATATCTATAAAGTATACATATAACTAAATATAACACGATACAGAAGAAATAAACTATGTATATCAATATAAAATAAAAGAGACTTAAAATATAAATTTAAGTCTCTTTATAAATTTCAATTATTGTTTTATATATAGGTCCTTCTTTTTTAAAGTCATCCATAACTGTATTAAAATATGCTTTTACTAAATCTGAGTCAACACCTATTATTTTATAAGATTCATAATACGAAATATAATTAAACACATCTCCTAATAATATAGCACTTATTACTAATCTTGTACATATTACACTTTCTATACTACCCCAATTTATAAAACGAACAATATACTTATTTGGGTAGTTATACCTATTTTTATAAAGTTCTTTACATATATATTTTACTTCATCTATATCTATTTTAATATCATCACTTTGATTTTTTAATATCTATTTGGTTGTAACATCATTAAATTTAAATATATCGGCAAGGCCTTTAAGATTTTCTTCAATATTAGTAATAAGGTCAGTATAGTTATAGCCTTTAAATGATGGTAATATATAACCTGTTTTAGGTAATAGATATTTAGAATAATTTTTTACAAATTGTTTGCATATATAAAACTTATCCTCAACTGCTAGATCAATCTGATCTATTTTTATATTACCATAATCAAAATCTTCTTTATATATTTTATCTGTTAATAAACCTTGTTTTGATGACATAAGAGGATATTTTTTAAATACTACTTTATAACCTTCATCTTTATATGCCATATATACTTCCATCGTATTAAAACCATTATATAGCTATAAAGTTTTAAAACCATTTATACTACTTTCATGATCTATTATACTATTACTTTTTAATAATTGTATTTCTACATTAGAAGGTTTCTATAATGTTATTACATTTTTATCTATATAATTAATAATACTTATAATATTATATGGCATAATATCAGTATCTTTTTTTTCATCATCTTTTATAGTTATTGTAAGTTTTTTACCATTAATAATAGTAAATCTAACTATATATTTTATATCATTTTTATTATTTTCATAAAATGCTATAGCAAAACTATCTTTATTAATAAATGTTATTTTATAATTATTCCACTAATTAAAATCTTCATATAATGATTTAATATATGTTGTTATATTTTCTTTAAATAATTCGAAACTAATATCACTTATAATAGTGCTATCAGTTTCTTTGGTATTATCTAATACATTATTAAAATCAAAGCTTTCTTTTAATTTCATAATTTCATTATAAAATTTTTATTTTAAACTACTTAGAATTAAATTATAAATAGGACCATTATTTTTTATATCATCTATCACATAATTATAATAAACTTTTAACGTAGTAACATCTATCTCTATAAACATATTAAAATCATCATATTCATTTAATATTGTATCTATATTACCAGATATAATAGCACTTAATACTAAGCGAGCATAAAGTTTATGACTTGCATTATCTTTAATAGCTTGTGTAATTTTTAATATACCTTTATTTTTTTTTGATTTAGGTACATACATCACATTATCCATTACTCGTTTAACATCAGCTTTAGTAATTTTAACTTTAATATTTTGTGAAGCCCTTATAGTTGCATTATCATTAAATTTACAGGTTGCAATTAAATTTAAATATTTTATTACATCATTTGTTAAAGTTTTAGCTATAAGCATTTTATCAAATAATACATACCCTTTCACTGGTAACATATCATGTGTTGTAATATAATCAAAAAGTTTAGACATATCAAGTGTATAAATATCATCACTATTTACATCATTCGAATTAGTAAATATAATATTTCCAACATTTTCAGGTTTAATAAATGTATGGTCATAACTTAATGCACTTATGGCAGATTCATCTACAACATACTGTATATTAGTAAAACCATTATTAATCATATCTAATAAGAATTTTGATTCTTTATATGACATATTAATTGTTTTATAATTATTTAACGGACAAGCTGATAAACGAGTTTCCCATACCTATTTTACTATATAAATTTCATGGTTTTTAATATTAAACTCACTCATTAGATATTGTAAAAATGATATAGTAATTTTTGTAATTACGTTCATATCATCAAGTATATAATTATTATATTTCGCATAGTATACTTGTATGTTATCATTTTCTATAATAAACATAATAGAGATGCTATTCTATAAATGTGTTTTATCAGGGGTATTATAAAAATCAATAGCAATACAGTGTTTATCATTAAAAACTTCTATATCAGAATTATTATAAGGGGTTGTTTTAATTATACTACGAAGTTTTACTATAGCATTATCAAACTATAATTTATTAGAAATATTATTCAAAGTATTATTATCATTCAATGAATCTTCTATTGCATTATTAAAATCAAAGCCTTCTTTTAATAGATTTATATGTTTATGTTTATTCTTCATGATTATGTGATTGCTTATGTTTAGATAGTAACATTTGTTTTTTCTTTTCTTCAAGATTCTTTACTAAATCATCTGTTCCTACAATGATATTAGCATCATCTGCTTCCGATAAATTAACGGTTAACTTTCCTTGTGGTTCTTCTGGTTTATCTAATAATTTACCTGTACCTGCAGCAAAATCATCTTCATCATCTTTTTTCTGAATATCTAAATATGTATCGATATAATATTTGCGAATTTGATTTTGTGTTTCAGTTATTTTTGTTCCTAATTCTTCTAATGATTTAGAGATCTTTTCACATACATCAAAACGTTTAGGTTCAGTTTCACCATGTGATATTGTATCTAATAACGCTTGATGATAGGTTTCTTTCTTTTTATATTGATAATATAAATTACCAAGTTGTTCAGCATCTTGTCTAATTTTATCTACAATTAACGGGGATTTCTATAATAGTTCTGGTACAACTTCTTTTACAATGATATTAATAGAATCTAACGCCTTTTTAATACACTATTTCTATTCACCTTTATAATTAATTGTAAATAATGGTTCTGGATCTGAAAGCTCATCTGGTATAGAATCTTCATAACTTAAACCTCCAGTACCTTGTGTTGCAATAGGTGCAGAAGTTGTACCCATAGTAGGGGGTTGAGTAAAACCACCACCAGTTGTACTATTAATTAAACCACCAAGTTGTTGTGACAGATTCTTTGCTTTCATATTTTAATTAATTTTATTTTACTTTCTCTTGTTATATTTATTTTTCATAAATACATGCTCTAACATTGCATTTACATTATTTTGCATGTTATCAATTTTCTACCATAATTCTGGTGTTAATTTTGGTATAATAACTTGTTGCATAAATGCTTTAAATGCAGAGGGTAAAAGTTCTTTTATTTTTTGCCGTTTTACTTTTGACATTAATTTTAAGTTTGGAATATTTTTCATATAGTTCTAATCAAATAAATCATTCCATATTTTATAGGTCTTATCTGATATATTAAGATTTGTCATTAATGCTCTATAGTAATAATATAGATTTGTTAAATAATCTCCACTCTACTTACATAGCTTATCAATATGATTAAACTCTAAATCAGATTTCTTTATATTGAATAGCATAAACCAATATTCATTTTTATTATATTCAGAATTCATAAAATCTTCAATAGATTTATTATTATTTGTTTCATCATTAATATAGTAATTTAACTATTGATAGAATGTTTGTGTATATGCATTTATTTCAGTTTGATAAAATATGTAGTTATAATCCCTTAGTATTTCAGGTATAATTTCAGGTTCCTCGTTAAAGTCATCCGTATACATATACATATTTTGATCGATGGTGTCTATATAGGTTTCACTTGTATATACATCTCCTAATACATCATCATAATAATGTCTTGCTTCATGTGATATAACACTTTTAAGGAGATATTTAATACGAGGAATTTCTAATTTACTATTCTATGCTAATAAATGGTAATTTATAAAGATACAACCGAATGGATTATTGTTAACATCTAAATTAGAGAATGAACGAAAATAAGTTCCATAATTTTCTTTATTCATATCAGTAAAGAATGGTATCTTCTTATTAGGGTCATTACTTTTATTAACAATTAAGTATATTGCAAGTGTTCCTAATATCTTTGCTTTACCAGTAAAGTTACTTTCATTTACATTAAAAATAATACAATTCTCTAAACCATAATTTGAATTGAGCACTTCACCATTTGGTAATACTATTTTATTATGATAGGTATTATCAAAATCCTATAATAAGATTCTATTAACTATATTATCAAGATTTAATTCTTTATCTGATAAAATTAAATTATTCTCCATTGCAGAGTATTTATTTATAAAAATAATAAGTAAAAATATTTAATAAATTTAAAACAATTTAATTGATTTTATATATAATTAATATATGATAACACTGAAATTAAAATATAATTGTGAAAATTCATGTGATCAAGATTTAATTCTTGAATATATGAAGCAATATACACATGTATTTCGTGTTGCATATAATAAATTATATAACCAAGAAAAAATTAAACAGGTAGATTTATTAAAATTAAATCATATAAATTTATTAGATAGTTGGTGGATTGCATCTGCAATGATAGATGCTAAAATGTTATATAATAGGTTTAAAACACAGAAGATAATTTTTGGTGGTAAAAAGAATTTTTTGAAGCGATGTAAACATCAAATAGATAAAGAAACTTTTAATTTGAATAGATTAAGTGGTTTAACGTCAATTGGTGAAAAGAAATCTGGTACTAAAACTGTTCATGGTAATAGAAAATTTAAATTAACAGTTGATTTAAAACAAGTTACGTTAAAATTAAAAGATAAAAAAGTTAAATTAAATTTAATTGGGAATTACTCAAAGAATTTACTCTATAAATTAAGTCAAGTATATAAACACCAAATCTTAGATGACACAGCATTAACATATAAAATAGATACAACTTATATATACATCACTTTCGATGAATCCATAGTGTTAAGTTCAAATTTAAATCTAAAACAAATTACTAACCGAGTTTTAAGTTTAGATTTAAATCCTAATTATATAGGTTGGTCTATAACTGATTGGAAATCAAGTAGTGAATTTAATGTAATTAAATCTGGAATTTATATATTTAAGGATTTAACAGATAAAATACAAAATTTAAAGGGTAAAGGTTTTAGTTCTGAATCTGAAATTAGAAAACATTTAAATAATAAACTTGAATATGAAACTTATCAAATTGTAAAGAACTTAATAAAGAAAGCTATCTATTATAAAGTTCATTTAATTGGAATTGAAGATTTAAGTATTAAAAGTAAGAATTTAGGTAAAGGAAGTTATTTAAACGAACTTATAAACAATAAATGGTTAAGAAATAAATTTTCTACATGTTTGGAGAAATATTGTAATATTTATGGATTTAAATTTCAAAAAGTTAAACCTGAATATTCATCATTCATTGGCAACTTCTTATTACGTTCATTGAATTTACCTGATATGGTATTATCAAGCATTGAAATAGGAAGACGCACTTATGAGTTTTATAATCAATATATTTCAAAACAAAATAAAATACAAAAGAATATAATACAACCAAATCTTAAAGACTTTAACTCTTTGTGTATCAAGTCATTGGAAGAATTTAATATGCAAAATACAGAGTTTAAAGACCTAAAAGATTTGTATTATATTTTCAAAAACTCTAAATTAACGTATAGAGTTCCTATACAATCAAATGTACAGGTTTTCAGATTTAATTCAATAAAAAGTGCAATAAGTGCAATTCAATATAATTAAATTACGTTATCAAGGTTTAATTCTTTATCTGATAAAATTGAATTTGTCTCCATTGTAGTATTTATTTTAGGAGTAATTACATTGCTAATTAAAACTAAAAAAGAAAAATAATTGAATTTTTATTTTTATGTTTCAAATATATGTTGTATATTTGCAAACAGAAGCAATGTTTATTTCGCATGTATCGCGTTATAACATAATTTCTATATAACTATAAGTAAAAACAATTTTAACCAATTAGAGGAGATTTAAACTATGTTTAAGAAGTTTTTAAAATTAACATTCTATACATGTGTATGTATGTTCATTGGGATGTGTGTGTATTTATATTTTGCAGGTTCTGTTTCAGTTGCTGCAGTACCAAGTGAAAATAAAGCTACAATGGAAAATGCTGGTGGTGTATATCCAGGTTATGCTTATGTAGACGGTGTTCGTTATACTTACTTGACAAATGGAACTTACTTCCAAATTGTTAAACCGTAAAAAGTGGCAATTCGAACATAATTATATAATGTGATATGAATTTTAATTATATAATATACATAATAAATTAGTTAATTAAAATAAAACTGATTTATATATAGTTTATTTATCCTGTAATGTGTTATATTTAGTTATATGTATATTTTATAGGTATATGTAATTATATAGCTTTATATGAGAAATATGTAGTATATAATAAGATATTTTTAATATCATTTATAAATTAAAATTTATTTCATTTATATTTAAAATAACTAATTATCTATGTATATTAATATATTACATTCTTTAATCACATTATATAATTATGTTCGAATTGCCACTTTTTCATTTCAATTATAAAAGTAAAACATAAAAGTTATATTTTTCATAGTTTTACTTTTATAAAATCAAAAATTCATCAATATAACGTTATTTTAGTTGTTTCATCAATATTAGTGATATTATTTTTAAATATCTCAATGTTTCCGCCCTTTTCACGACGAGGTATTTCAATTATTAATTCATTAATTTTATCATTAATTTCGCCAAGAGTTTCACTATAATTTATATCTACTAATTTTATTTTATAGTTATTTTTAATAGCAGCTAAAACTTGATTAGCATCATTATTAATTAAATAAAACCTCTTATTTTCACTGTTATAAGTAGTATCATACTATATAATACTACTTATATTGATACCTTTACATTTTAAGTAGTTCAAAATCTATCTTGTACACTCACTTAATAATAAATCATAAGCGTGACCAAAACCTATCAGCTATACATCAAACATACTATTACTATTATATATTAATTTAATTATACCAAAGTACCCCAGGCTGTAGTCAATTCTTATATCAACCTCATTATTATTTACGGTTTCTATAGAAGTGTCATAATATTTTGGTGCTATTTTATTCACAATATTTTTAATATCATCTATATCTATAATGTCAATTAATATATTAAATACTATATTGTCTATATCATTATCTGATAATATAGCATTATTAAAATCAAAACTTTCTCTTAAAATATGTTTCATACATTATTTAACTATGTATATTATATAATACATTTTCATACTACATTATATAATTATATTGGAATTGCCACTTTTTAATTTCAATTTAGTTATGACAACCTTACTGAGTTATATGACAAATTGTCACACTTTGATTTTAATTTTATATATAATAGACTTTGGCATAGAATTTGTATATAATAGAGTGATTAATAATTAAAAATATAACATTTTAAATTTATAAGAAAATGAGTAAAGTAATTGGAATTGATTTAGGAACAGGTAACAGTTGTGTTGCAGTAATGAATGCAGGTACACCAACAGTAATTGCAAATGCAGAAGGAAAGAGAACTACACCTTCTGTTGTGTTTATTAATGGTGGTGAACGTACAGTGGGTGATGCTGCAAAGCGTAAGTTGGTAATGAATCCAAAAAATACAGTTTCATTTATCAAACGTTTCATGGGTGCAACATTTAATGATCCTAATGTTCAAAAGATGTTGAAACAAATTTCATATGAGGTTGTAGATGAGAATGGGAATCCTCGTGTGAAGATTACAAGTGAAAATGAAACTAAATTATATTCACCAGAAGAAATTTCTTCATATATCCTTGCATTAATGAAGAAGACAGCAGAAGATTATTATGGTGAAGATGTAAAGCAAGCCGTTATTACGGTACCAGCATGGTTTAATGATACACAGAGACAAGCTACTAAGTTGGCTGGTGAACTTGCAGGTTTGGAAGTTCTTCGTATTATTAATGAGCCTACCGCTGCAATTCTTTCATCTAATATCAAAGTAAATGAAGGTGAAGAAAAAACAGTGGCTGTTGTAGACCTAGGAGCGGGTACTACAGACGTATCTGTCTGTACGCTTTCAAAGGATGAAGGTTCTTTGGTAGTTGAAGTTTTGGCATCTTATGGTGATGTTTTTCTTGGTGGACAAAATTTTGATAATGCTATCGTTGAATGGATTGTTGAGGAATTTAAGAAGGAACATAAGATTGATTTGAAGAAGGATAAGATGGCATATGCTCGTATTATCACTGCAGCAGAAAAAGCTAAGTGTGAACTTTCTTCAAGTACAACAACTGATATTAATGAACCTTATATTACAGCTACTGAGAATGGACCATTGCACCTTACAATGACATTAACTCGTGCTAAGTACGATGAGTTGACACAATCTTTGGTAGATAAGGTAATAGAGTGTACACGTAAGTCATTTGAGAAGGCTGATAAGACAACTTCAGAAGTTGATGAGATTCTTCTTATTGGTGGTATGACACGTTCATTGAATGTACAGGAAGGTTTAACTAAAGCATTTGGTTTGCCTCTTGATAAGACCTCTAATCCAGATGAGGCTGTTGCACTTGGTGCTGTTACACAGGCAAATATTTTGGCTGGTGGTGATACATCAAATGATATTCTTTTGTTGGATGTTACACCAATTTCACTTGGTCTTGAAACTGAAGGTGAACTTATGACAAAGCTTATTGAAGCTAATACAACCATTCCAACATCAAAGAAGCAAGTATTTACAACAGCTGTAGATAATCAGCCAGGTGTTTATTTGAAGGTTCTTCAAGGTGAACGTCAGTTCTCAAAGGATAATAAAACTATTGGTGCATTTGCATTAGATGGTATTGCACCAGCTCGTCGTGGTGTTCCTCCGATTGAAGTTACATTTGATATTGATGCCAACGGTATTTTGAAGGTAAGTGCAAAAGATCTTGGTACTGGTAAGGAACAACATATCACAATCACTTCTCAGAATTCTTTGAGTGAAGAGGAAATTAATAAAATTAAGGCAGATGCTGAAAAGTATAAGGCTGAAGATGAGAAGAAGAGAAAGGAAGTTGATGCATTGAATGCTGCGGAAGGTTATGCATATCAGGTTAGAAATTCAATTGAAGATGCAAATCTTAAGGATAATTTCACTGATGAACAAAAGACTTCTTTGAATGAAAAGGTTGAAGCTGTTCTTAAATCTGTAAAGGATAAGAATCTTAATGAAGCTGAAACTAATAAGAAAGCTTTGGAAGAAACATTTAATCCTATTATTCAGGAGATTTATAAGAAAGCTGCGCCAGAAGGTTCACAAGGTATGGATCCAAATATGTTCAATGAGATGTTTAAGAATGCCGCTGGTGCAACAAGTAGTCAACCTACATCAAGAGAAAGTGGAACTTCTAATAATGAAAGCTCTGATGATATTCAAGATGCAGACTTTGACGAAGTTAAGTAAAAGTGATAACTAAAATTTTATAAATTTATAGTGTAGTTTGAATACTTGCCAATGTAAGTAAACAAACTACACTATTTTCATTATAAATAAAGAGTAACTTTTTATTTTAGTAAAATTTAAGAAATTGTATAATAGCATGTCTAAGAATTATTACGATATATTAGGAGTAAGTAAAGATGCGGATGATAGTAAAATTAAATCTGCATATCGTAAATTATGTTTAAAGTATCATCCTGATAAATTAGCAAAGAAATCAGAAAAAGAAAAACAAGAAGGTGAAGCTAAATTTAAAGAAATAAATGAAGCATACCAAATATTATCAGATCCTGATAAGAGAAAGCAATATGATACATTCGGAACTGTAGATGATATGGGTACAGGAATGAGTGGTAATGGTTTTGATAATATGGATGATTTATTTTCTATGTTTTCTGGTATGCATGGGTTTGGTGGTAATAGTGGTTTTAGAAATCGTCAACAACCTCAAATTCAAAAGGGTTCAAGTATTAAAATGAAAATCCCTGTTACTATAGAGGAATTATTTAACGGTTGTACTAAAAAAGTTAAATACACCATTAGTACTCGTTGCCCTAATTGTCATGGTGTTGGAGGTACTGGTCAACATATGTGTCCATCTTGTCATGGTACAGGGCAAAAGATAAAAACTACTCGTCAAGGATTTGCTGTATACCAAGAAGTTATGGCATGTCCACAATGTAATGGTACAGGGTTTGTAGTAGATAATAAATGTATGACATGCGGAGGTAGTGGATTTAGACAAAGTAGTCGTACAGCAGAAGTTACATTTAAACCTGGTATACAGAACGGAGAGTTTGTAATCATTAATAATGCTGGTAATGAATCTAAAGATAAGAGAGGTTCTAATGGTGATTTTATTGCACAAGCATCATATAATATAGACCCTGCTAAATATGAAGTAAGAGGTTTAGATGTAGTAGAGCATGTTTATATACCATATTATGATTTATTATTAGGTTGTGAATATGATGTAAAAATTCCTAATGGTATTACACGTAAAATTAAATTAGATTCATGTATACATAATAAGAAGTTAATTAAATTATATCGTGAAGGGTTAAAGCGAGATAATAAAGTAGGAGATTATTATGTAGAAATTAATTATGCATTCCCTGAATCATTAACTGATGAAGAAAGAAAGTGTATAGAAAATATTAAAGTGCAATCAATAGTAAATAGATATAAATAAAAGTATATGTAATTATTTTTTACTATTTAGACATTTTTAAGGATTTTCTTTATAATTAAATAGAATAATTATGGTTTTAATTACATGGTAAGAAGAGATAAAATTGCCGCTATTAAAAAGGATAAAACCGGAAGGGAGTATGTATCAAATCCTTTATTATTAAAAGAAATTATAGAGGCATAGAAAGTAGGAAAGTTAAATGATGCTATTATAGAGATGTTTTCTTTAATGGTTGAAAATATATAGAGAAAGAAATATTATAAAGACCCTTAGGATAGAGAAGATTGTTCTGCCGTTGCATTAATGGATTGTGTTATGTATTGGAAGAGATTTGACCCTACTAAATCTAATAATCCTTTTGCATATTTTACATCTGTTATTGTAAATGGAATAGCAAAAGGGTGGAATAAATTACATCCAGAGAATAAAAAGGCAGAAGGTGCTCGTTTTATAAGTCTTGATAATAATATACATAATTTATAATTAGAAATATGTCAGATAATACATTAGATAATATAGCATTATTAATTGGTAAAAAACATAATTCATCTAAAATTGTATTTAACAATACAGAAAATAGTGAAAAACTTATAAAAAATATTGAAAGAAATAACATGCAAAATGATACTTTATTACCAGGTTCATCAGTAAGTATTGAATCAGAAGATAATAATACATTAAAGGAAAATGCAATGGATAATCTTATCCAAGTAGCGGCAAATAAAAAACTTAAGAAAGAAATGGAGAGTAAACTTAATGATAGAATTAAAGAGTATGTAATCAATTCTATTTTGGATGCTAATAAACGTGAATTTTATGATACTAATGGATATTCATTAGCAGGTAAAGAGTTACGTCGTACTATTCGTTCTATTAATACTAAATGGGAAAAAGGTAAGATTAAAATTACACCAAAGCAACGTCAAGAAATTATAGATTACTTAAATCTTTCATCAAGTAATCAAACATCAAATGAAGTAAAAAATTCTAATAATGACACACCGGTTGCAGTAAGTTCTGTACTATCACCAACAAGTAATTTGAAAATTTAATTGTAAATATTAGAAACACACAATTTTTAAAGCTATGCAAAATTTATTTAGCCTTAAATTTGATGCAATCTATATGCTAACCCTATGTGAAAATAAAATTAGACATAAAGCAATGCAAAAAATGTTTAATCATATAGGGTTAGATTTAACATCTATTAATATTCATTATGGATGCAAGTTTCCATATAATAATATTATTATGGACGCATTTAATAATAATTCTGAAAAAAGATGTTTTACAAAACCTAATGAATATGATTGTGCAAGAAATCATTATAGTATAATAAAAGAGGCTTATGAATTAGGATATAATAATGTACTTATATTAGAGGATGATATTCAATTTAATAAAGACTTATCACTATTAAGGAATACATTAACTAATATACCAAAAGATTATGATATATTACAATTTGGTGCATTCACAGTAGACCCTAATATAAATGAAATACTTGATAAATCAAATGAAAATATATATTGGTCATTACACCCTAATGTAAAGGTATGGACTACAAGCATGTATGCACTTTCAAGAGTTGGAATGCAATATTATTTGAAATTTATGGATAAATGGTTTACAGTAGCAGATATGCCATTATATTATGCACCAATTAATAAAGTAAAAGCATATTTAACTACTACTCCTATTGTAATACAGGCAGATAAAAATACAACACCATCAGATATACGAACTCCATTAACAGATACAATTGATTATAATAATGATAATTTATATGAATCAAGAGTAAACAAAAATCAGTATTTCTCTTATGAAATAACGGAAATAAATAACGCACACAACAATACTAAAAATTAATAATTTTTTACATATATGTGGGAAGATGATGATGACAGCATAGATCTTGAGAAAGAAATCGATTATCTTGAAGAAATGAATGAAGAGTTACAGGATAATTTAGAACAAGATGACGAACCAGAAGAAGATAATAAAATAAAAAGTATTTTTGATAATGCACGTACTACGAAATTAACACAAAAATATTTCGATCAACAACTTAATATAAAATTAGAGTCAAGCAGAGATATAATAGCATTTATATACCATGAAGAAAAGATTGCATGTCGTATATTAAAGAAGTTAACTTCTGGTGTTTATATAGTACTTCAACTTTTTGATGATAATACGATACCATCAAAAATGAAAAAGATAAATTTTAAGGAAATAGAAATAATTTAATCATATATGCAATTAAATACAAGGGATAGTTTATTTTGCCAAGGTTGTCCACCTCGTAAATTAAAATTAACAAATAATCCGTAGTTTTCAATAGATACTATGAATATTAAAAGTAATAATAGTACTAAAGTTGTAACTATTACAAATAATACAAGGCAACGCGTTAGTGATACGAAAATGAAAAGTTTATTTTAAAATAATTAAAATATGGGAAAAATAGAAGATACTTTATCAAAATTACAGAATCTATATATTCATGAATTTAAGGAAAGTGAAACTGAACTTATTGAGATATATAATGATATAATATATAAGGTTTCTGATGCTCTAACCAGTAATAAAAAGTCTTTTACTTATCAAATAGGTTATTATGCAGTAGATTATTCAGATTTAAGGCGTTTTACTTATCCTTTAAAAGAATTGGGGTATTCTGTGAAAATTACAACTGATGAAATTAGGACTACTTTTTATGATACTGAAAAATTTTATATTTTTAAAGTTACTTTGTAATTATATAAACATTTTTCATATATCTCTTTATAATTTATATAAGATACTTAACAATAATTAACATGGATAAGAATTTACGTAAATTTCTAAAAACTAATAAATGGGTTGAGCGCCTTAAGAAACTCTTTTATAGAGGACGTCGCCATTATAATTCAACTACTACAGATATAGAACAAGATATTTTAGGTTCTTCTGTACCTTCAATGGAAGCAAAAACTTTTGAAGATTTTAAGAATAGTAAAATTGGTAATAAGTTGAAAGATACTAATACACCATATACAGAAGAGAAGAAGAAAGAAACAAAAACTCAAAAGAAACGTGCAGAACGCCGTAAGGATAAACAAGAGTTAAAGCAAGTAGTTGAAGCTGAATTGAATGCAGATACAGAAAAGGTAGAAAACATTTCTGAAAATATTGCAACAGAACAAGCAGAAGTTAAAGCAACAAAGAAAGTTAATAAAGCTAATAAGAAGTCTACTTCTAAGAAAGCAAAGGAGAAGAAAAGTGAAGCTGCTAAAAAGACTGCAACTAAAGCTAAATCTAAAAAATCATAACTTTTAACATTTGGTTATTAAACTTTAAATAATTTTAGCTTTATAATTAATAAAGAAGATTTAATAACCAAATAAATTTTGCCCTATGGTGTAATGGTTTGAGCACAACGGTCTCTAAAACCGTACGAGTTGGTTCGAATCCAACTGGGGCAACAAAGACTAAACTTAATGAATACTTCTAATATAAAAGACATACCAAATGTACCCGGTATTTATAAAATTACAAATACTATAAATGGAAAATGTTACATTGGTTAGTCAATATATCTTAAAAAAAGAATAAGACGACATTTATCTTATAAATCTCATAAAGATAATTTAGCTTTATATAAAGCATTTAATAAGTATGGAGTAGATAAGTTTACAATAGAAATTTTAGAAACTATAGATACTAAAAAATGTAATAATATAAAATCTGAATTAGATAAATTAGAAATCTTTTATATAAAGAAATATAATTCTTATAACAGTGGTTATAATCAAACAATCGGTGGAGATGCCGGGATAACAGGATATAAGTTTACAAAAGAACAAAGAGATAAAGTTTCAAAGCATTCAAAATTGTGTGCTCACAATTTTTACAAACCTGTATATTTGAAAAGTATTATTACTGGTAATATAAAAATGTATATTTCAGAATGTCATGCAGCAGGGGATTTAAAATGCAGTCATTCTCAAATATCTAAAATTTGTAATCATAAACAATATATAGTTAATAATGAGTGGGTCGGGGGAAGAACCATAGAAGAAGTAAATAACAACTATATATAGTTTTTATAGAAAGGAAATAATAATGGAGGTAAATTTATAAGAAAAATATCTATTATTGACTATTACCATAAATTAAAGTCTATTAATAATGGCGAGATGCCATCAAGACAACAAATTATAGAAGCACTTAACTTATCAATTAAAACTATAGCAACATATAATAAAGAGTTATTATAGAATGGATTATTAGAAAAAGTTAATTATAACAAATATAAATTATTATAAACTATTTTGTGAAAATATGTTATAATATATAAATAAAGATTAAAAATTGCCTTGTAGTATAATGGTTATTACGGCAGACTCTAAATCTGTAGCCTTCTGAGGGCGTCAATCCGGGTTCGAATCCTGGCGAGGCAACAAAATATATTTGTTTTAATTAAAGGATGACAAAGAATTTAATGTTAGAGTTATTAGATGATAATTTGAAAATTTTAAGAACCACGATAAATTTAATACATTCACACAATTTACAGAATGAACAGGAATATTTAGATTTCTTAGATGAAGTAAATAAGATGAGTGTAACGGATTGAAACCATTAATATAGTATAAACTTTAAAAATAATAGGTAGCAGTACTACCGAATTTACGCTTGTGGACTATCCACTTATGGATGACTGATTTATTAGAGATAATAAATGTACTAAAAAGTAATGATAGGTTGAAGCAAGAAGTTAATAAAGAACAAAGTGTAAATTTGTTTGAGTTTTAACATACTGTGTTGATAATTAAAAAATTTAATTATATATAAACATAGTTTTAAAATTGTTAGTTTTTGTGTTTAATCAGGCATTAGTTGGGAAACAAATGTCTGATTTTTTTATAAATATGTTATGAAGCATTTGAATGAAGCATATAAGTCAAATATATTATAGGAAATAAATAGAAAATTTTTAACTTATAATAAATTTATTAAAGATGTTGTTGATGAGGATAAAGCATATACAGATAAGTTATATGATTTTGCTGAACCTTGTATAGAGTATGTTTAGGAAAAATTTGGAACTCTTAAATATTATAAAGATAATGGTTCTGATTATTATGATACAATGTTTGAAATGTATGGGGATGTTAATAATATTACAGAAGTTCAGAGAAGATATGTACCAAATGCTGCAAAGGCTATAGATACTATTCCAGAAAAGGACCGTAACAAATATAAAAATTTATGGTCATATTTACAAACATCATGTTCAGAATTTATAAAAACTCCTGTAAGTGATTTAGATTTTGTTAAGCTTGAATCATATAGAGAATTAACAAAGTATCAGTATAAAAATGTTAATAAATTGATTATAATATATAATAGAAAATTAAATACTATAGTATTTAGTCATGATGCAACTTTACTGGGTGCAATAAAATTATGTGATGGTGTGCCATTTAATAAAGATAAAGATGATATAGATACTGTAGCATTTGAAAAAATGTATAATGATATATTATATAACAATACAGAAGAGTTAGTAAAGTATACTACAATAAATAAGTTCTTACATATTTTATATGAACCAGTAAAAGCATTGTATGTATTTCGTAGAATACATTACTTATTTCATACAGAGTCATTAAATGTAGTAATTACAAAGCATAAAGACTTTTTAACTCCTGATAATTGTGATATATATGTAAGTGTTTTAGAAAATCCTATTATGTATAAATTCAAAAAGTAGTAGTTACAAAGAGTTGAATATAGTATATATTTAAAAAATTATTAGGATAACTTAAAGAATATACTATATAACAGATAGAAATTATTAAAACTTTATAGATTTCTTAATAAGCCTAATACTAAATTAGGTATGTTAATGAAAGTTAATACTCAAGTTATACGATTATAGAATATTATATATAATGCTATTAATGATGTACATAAGGGATTTTCATATGATAAGGATACGTTAAAATAGAATAATGATATAATTAAGAGTTTATTAGATACAGTAGTAGATAAAGAACATTTTAAAATTATAACAGATATTTGTGAATTTTATAAAAGTAATGGAGATTTGAATTTTCAGAAAGTTATAAGAAATCCTAAAGAATATGAAGATGCAAATAATACATTATGTACAAATATTAGAAATGAATTAGTTTATATATATGATTGGTTAAGTAAATTAAAGAAACTTAATACTATACATGGAATTGGTGATGAAGAAACTATATAGAATGAAATTTTAATACTAAAAGATGAATGTAATAAAGTGCAAGAATATTTTAAAATTGATTTATATTAAAATATAAAAGGATAAAACCTAATAAGTTTTATCCTTTTGCTTTTACTATATATGGCAACTGCTCACCATAGTTTACTTCTTTTTTCTTTGCTGGTTTTTTATTAAGTGATGCATATATATCACCGGAACCTACATTATTTGTTCCTGCAGGTGTTGGATCACCTATTCCTATTGTATTAAATGGTGTGCTAAAACCACCTCCATCTATTCCTCCAAAATCACACATAATTATAAAGAATTATTTTTTAAATTTAATTGCCTACTTATTGCTCCTTGATATTCTGGAACATTTGACATATTTATTATACCAGGGTCATTCAGATAACCAGTATTTAAACCTGTTTTAAGGGCCTTTCTTTCTCCTGTATTGTCACGATACCAAATATCAAAGTAATTATAAGAGAAGGTCCAAGTAAAGGTGTTAAATGAGCCCGGGCGAGCTGCATAGCTAAGATCAAAATCACTTAATCCTGTTGGGGTTATTTGATTATATGAATATGTTACAGTTTCAAATCCATCATCATCTAATATAGTAACTGATATTGGTGGCATGTATAATTCTTTTAATCCTTCTCCAAATTTCAAATATTCTTCAAACTATTGTCTAACCATAAAATATGTTATATAACTCTATGATAATTTTATGGTTAAAGTTAATGTTTTTTCCATAGATTGATCTAACTATAAACCTCCTCTTTTAGTTAAAGGATAATTCTAATTCCTTTGATTTACAGTTTGTGTATTAATAGATGGAAAACTTATCTATGTAATCTAAGAATTAAAGAAATCTTCTAATGTTAAGTATGGTAAGAACATTCTTTTAACATATGGTTTCCATAATTTATTAACTTCTGGATAAAATGTATTTGGTTGTAACCATATTGCAAACTGCTATGATAAATTATTTAATACCACTTAATTACTATTAGTTTACTTTATTTTTGTATTTATTTTTATTTTAGTTAATTAAGATTTTTCATGTTATATATATCTGTATTGATGTAAATCAGTTGTACTGATAAATGTCAGTAAATCAGCTATTTATATAAAAAAGTTCCTTAAAAATAGGCATTTTTTAGGTTCTTATATATAAATATTTAGAATGCTTAATGTATGAAAGTATTTAACACAAAATTAAAATTAACAATTTATAATATGAAAGTAATTAGTAAACTTTTTATTAAGGCGTGGAATTTTTATGTAGAGCAGAATACAAAGTTATATAAACCACTTTGGGATAACGGCCTTACATGGATGTAATAAAATTCCTGGTTAAACAGCCTGATTAAACACTGTAAAAACTTATTTTAAAACTTGAAAAGAAAGGATTGTGCAATTGGCACATCCTTTAATGATGAAGGAGTTACTCTAAAAATGGGTAACTATTTTTTTATTTGATAAATAAACTAATTGAGAAAAAGACATTATAATTATAATGGCAAAGAAGTATATAATTCGTTCATTTAATCCTGGAAAAAGAGAACATAATAAAGTTAATACATTACTTAACTTATCTTCTCTTGGGATTAATACCGCAGAAAATATAATATAGTCTTCACAATCATTAGGTGTAACATAGACAGATTATGAATCTGGTGCAATAGATTCATATATGAATGTTGGACCTTATGAATCACGTTTTAGTAATTATAGAGATATTACTAAAAATCAATCATCTTCTTATGCTTTTTTCGATTTAAGTTATAAAGAAAGACGTGATTACCTTAGATAGTTTGCATAGAGCAATGAAATTTCATTTATATTAGATACTATATCAAATGAAGCCATTGTTAATGATAGTAATGGTTATTTTGCACATTTAGATATTGATAGGTTAAAAATGAATATCAATAAAGATTATAAAGATGAAAAAACTAAAAATGCTGCAGATGATTTAATAAGAGATTGTTAGATTTCATTTGATACTGTTTATTCATGCTTTGGCTGGGATAAAACTAATGATGCATGGAATTATTTTAGAAAATTCTTAATTGATGGTTATTTAGCATTTGAAATTATATTTGACTATAATGAAAATAACCAACCTACTTCTATTATATGTTTTAAAGAATTAGACCCTTGTACACTTGAACCGGATATACATATAGTAAATGGTAAAGAAGTTCAAGTTTGGTATCAATATAGAGGTGATGCATCACGTGAACATATTATACCAGATTCTAATATCATTTATATATCATGGACAACTTCTAATTTTTAGTCCAATACTCGTATATCTTATTTAGAGGGGTTGACGCGTTCTTATAATATGTTAAGGCAATTAGAGAATTCTCATTTAATATGGAATATTTAGAATTCTCAAAAACGAATGAAAATTACTGTTCCTGTTGGAGGTGTATCTGAATCTAAAGCTCGCCAACGTGTATCTGAAATGATTGCAGATTATAATGAAGAAGTTACAATAGATGATACATCTGGTGAAGTAGTTATAAATGGTCAACCTAAATTCTCATGGTAGAAAACATATGTATTTGCAGATAGAGAAGGTGCTACACCAACAATAGAAGAAATATCTACAGAAGGCTATGATATGAATACAACAGATTCTCTTCAATATTATTGGAGAAAATTTATATTAGAATCACAAGTACCTGCAAATAGATTTACTCTTAATATATCATCGCCTCCTTCTAATAATATAGCATTAGATGCAAGTATTACACGTGAAGAATACGCATTTAATCGATTTATACAAAGAATACAATCTGTATATAAAGAAATATTATTAAAACCTGTTTATATATAGTTATGTCTTAAACACCCAGAATTATCTTATGTAGATTATTTAAGACAATGTTTAGGAATTGTATATAACGATGAAAATTTATTCACTTTAGCTAAACGACGTGCAATTGTAGAAGCAGGTGCAAATACAGTACAAACTCTATATAACTTATAGGATGTATAGCAAAAACCTGTATTTGCTATTAATTTCTTAATTAAAGAATATTTAGGTTTAACAGATGAAGATATTAAATTAAATAACGCATATAAAGAGCAAGAAGTTATTGCACAATTAAATCTTCAGAAATTAATGAAAAAAAGTTTGAATAAAACCGCGTCATTACAAAATAATAATGCACCTGCTGCAGGTGGTAATGACATGGGAGGATTTGACACTGGTGGATTTGATGATATGGGTTCTGATAATATGGACATGGATATGGGAGCCGATGACATGGGAGGTTTTGATAATGGTACAGATAATATGGACATGGATATGGGATCAGATACTGGTATGGACACTGGAACTGATGACATGGGTGGTTTTGATACAGGTGGTGAAACTCCTGAAGCATAATAATAAATGCATAGTTATTAATAAATAATAACATAAATTAATATAATAATTATAAATAAAATATTTACAAATAATTTATTATAATAAAAAGCAATGAAGTTAACAGAAATATAGATAATATAGGAAGATAATAAGTATTATAATGATTTATTAGATTTAATGCACAAATCTAAAAATCTGTATAATGCTGCATTGTATACTGTTAGACAACATTATTTAAACCCTCTTGAAGGTAATAAGAAGGAGTATTTAGATTATTATAATACACGAGAGTTTTTTACTGATAAAAAACATCCAAACTCAGATTTCTATGCATTACCATCAGTAATTGCACAGCAAGTATTGATGCAGCTGGATAGAAATTTCAAGTCTTTTTTTAAATTACTAAAAAAGAAAAAGGAAGGAAAATATAATAAACGTATTCATATACCAGATTATTTAGATAAAGATGGATATAATTTAATTGTTATAAATACTGGTATATTAAGTAAAGATTATAAAAAAGATGGGACTTTAATTATACCAACTACTAATATAACGTTTAAAATTGAAAATTATAAAACTTGTAAACAAGTTAGATTTGTGCCATGTACGGGTTATATAAAACTTGAAGCTATATATGAATTTAAAGAAGACCCAATGAAAATTGATAATGGTAAGTATTTAAGTATTGATTTAGGTATAGATAATTTATGTGCATGTGTAAGTATAAGTGAAAAATCAAAGTCTTCATTTTTAATAGATGGTAAGAAATTGAAATCAATAAATCAAAGATATAATAAACACAAAGCTGAGCTTCAAAGTAGGCTTCCTGAAAATAAGCATTGGTCAAATCAATTAAATGATATAACAAAGAAGAGGAATTTTAGAATTAATAATTATTTGCATGAAGTTTCAAAATATATAGTGAATCACGCAGTTTCGAATAACATCAATACCATTGTTATAGGGTATAATAAAGAGTGGAAACAAGACACTAATATGAGTAGAAAAAATAATTAGAATTTCATATAGATCCCTTTTCAGAAGTTAATTCAATTAATTAAATATAAGGCTAAGTTAAAAGGTATCAAAGCCGAAATACAAGAAGAAAGTTATACAAGTAAAGCTTCTTTCTTTGATAATGATGAGATACCAACTTATAAGAAAAATAAACATGCAGTTAAATATAAATTTAGCGGTAAAAGAAAGAACCGCGGTTTATATATAACAAGTACAGGTTTAAAAATAAATGCAGATATAAATGGGAGTTTAAATATACTTCGGAAGTATTTAAAATGTAACAGTGATGCTATTATATAGCCAGCTGATAAAGGGTTCGTTGTTAACCCTGTACGAATTAAAATATATAATTACGTATAAATAAGTATTCGAAAAATTTATATAAATATAATATAAATTTATTGAAAAAATACAATAATTATTTGCTATTACATTATGCTATATACAGGTTGTGAACCATCTCATATAGATGGAACCGAAATTATATTAAATATCGAAGATGCAGTTGAATTACCAGATACCTTTACATGGGAAAAATTAATGCCTCCTGTTAGAGACCAAGGAAATACATAGACATGTGTATGTCAAACATTAACTGGTATTTTAGATTTTTATTATAATGCAAGTAAAGGTATTTCTAATAAATGTAATAACTTCTCTATAGATGAATTATATTCTATGCGTTCTAATAAAGGTTCTGAAGGCATGTCTATTAAAGAAGGAATGCAAATACTTAAGAAACGTGGTTTAAATACTGTTAAGATTGATAACTATGCTAAAATAAATTCAAGCTTAATGTTACAACGTTCATTATTTATGTTTGGCCCTGTAGCAGCAGGTTTCCCATGTTATGATAATGATAGTACTGAATTCTGGCAAGAACGTGGTAGATACTGTGGAGGGCACTGCGTAATGATTGTAGGATATACTCCAACTGGATTTATAATTAGAAATTCATGGGGAACTACATGGGGGAAAAATGGATATGCAGAAATATCATATCATGATTTTAATGAAAAATGTTTTGAATCATGGACTACCACCCTTTAAAGAAATAACATAATTCCACCATATATAAAAATTGATAGGAAAATTAGAAATGTAATAATAACTAAACTATTTTCTTTATTCATAACTTATATATAATTAAACTTTAAATATATTAATAACAAAATAGCATTATGTCTACAAGTATACAAATAAAAAGTGATAATAATACTTTATATGAAGGCTTAGACCTTACATAGTATACGCCTAAACAAATAATGGATTCTAAAAAGTTATATAACTATATAGTAGAATCTGCAGAAGTTGCAAAGTTAGAAGGTAAAGAAATAGGTGAAGTACTTGATGAAGGAATATTTAGTTCACTTGTTGGTATGGCTGCAGGTGCAACGATAGGCCCTTCTATTATGAAAGCAGTATGTAAAGTATTAGGAATTGATGAACGTGGTACATTAGGTAGTTTATTAACAAGTAGAGTTGTTTTAGCTGCAATGGGTTCTCAATTAGGATTTCAAGTATAAAATAAAAAAGGGAAATAATTTAAACTTAAAATGAATGAGTTGTTTAAATTATTTCCCTTAAATGTTTTTCATATTTGCCCTTTTTATACAAAGATTGAACCTCCGTTCAGTCATTTACTTCTTCTTATTAAATCATCTTCTTACTTGTTATATAAGTTATATTTTAGTTTGTCTACTTTTTTAGAAGATTTTTGTAATCTTCTCTACATTTACTGGGCGGTAAATGCCGTGACGGACGTCGAAGAATACCACAGTATTCTCTGCACTTGTAGTTTTGCGACCCTTTACTACATAGGTCTTGGTAATGAGGGAAGGATTTGTTGTACCTGTCGTAGTAATCTCACGTCCCTTCGAATTTACATAAGAGAACTTAACACGGTTCTTTTTCAACAACTTTGTAAATTCAGCCATTGTAGTTACTGACTTTGCTTCTACTGCAGGTGCACTCAACTGACGCTTAGCCTCTGCATATGCTTCCTTACGATTCAATTTCATTGTCTTTACTAACTTGTTTGCAAGTGAAAAGATTGCGCTGTTGTTGTTCTTAATTGTTGCCATAATTCTTAAATTTTATTTGTTGTTTATAATATTTGTTTCTTAATTACAATGCAAAGATATAGGTAATATTTGAAACAAAAAAATATTTCTCCATATTTTTTCCGTATTTAACTATATTTTGCAAAACAAGTAAATATAGAGAAGTAATTTTACATTATTATATATGGGAAATATATCTAAAAAAGAAATCCAAAATCATAATCAAGATTAGAATACTACTAAATTAATCACTGGTAAGAAGTTATCAAGTGCTGGTGCTGTGTTTGACCCTATTAAAATGAGATGGTTATATGGTAATACTTCTCAGTATGTTAGTACACAATCACAAGTATTTAAAGATGGTTATGAAGATCCTACATATCTCACATTCCGTGTTGAATTTGGTGATTGGGGTGCTTCAGTTTTAGATAAGACTACATTTGCTGGTATTTCTGAATCTGGTACTATATTAAATGCACTTCATTCTAATTATGATGTATTACCTATGGGCCTTTTAGATTTACATAAGATGCCAGAAAATCTAAATGGTTATAATCATTATAGTTTTAACTTACAACGTTATTACAGTGCGTATAACTATCTATTAAATCGTAATGAAGATACAAGAGCATAGTATTTAGATATGTTTGTTACAGGTTTATATGAAATTCAACATGATACCCCATATATATTTCAGAATATACAAGGGCTGGATACATTATCTTCATTTAATAATCAATCTGGTATGCGTTTAAAAGATGCTACAATTTCTATTGAATGTATTGAAGGTTTAGCAATGAAAATGAAAACCTTAATGGAATTATATAGAAAAGCTGCATGGGATGATGTATGGCAACGATGGGTATTACCAGAAAATATGCGTGAATTTAAAATGATAATTTATGTATATGAAAGAAGAATATTCCATACTGGTATGAATATGAATAATCTTCAAGCTACTGGTAATGGAGATTTATATAGTGGTGGTTATCAAAGTCAGTATGATAAAAATTTAACAGATAAAAATACATGGAAGAATTTATTACATGACTTTAATAATAGTATTAAAGATGCATTTACTACTAATTATGCTACAGGAAATTCTTATAGTAGTTATTCTAATGATATAGATAATGCAAATTACTTATATATGTCACGTGATGAAATCTTGAATAGAGATATACCTGTATATGCTTTTGAATGTGCTCCTTGTGAATTTGTTATAGAAAATCATTTTAGTAATACTTATGATGCTGGATTTACTACTCCAGAAGAAAAGACTACAATAAAAATCAAAGTTAAGAATGTTAATACATTTTATCGTAATGGTTTATTAAATGATGCATTATATGGTAATTTAATGATATATGATTTAATAGATGCATTTGATAGAGAAAATGCTAAATCTGGTTTAACATCTACTACTGAAAGTGAGACACTTAATAGTAGAAGAAAACATTATTTAAATAAAAGTATTCTTCTTGAAAATGAAGATATGCATAAATCAGTACTCGGTAGATTTTCATTTGGTTTATCTCGTACAGAAATAGCGGGTAGAGTTATACAATATTGGTCAAGTCAAATGGGCTGGGCTGCACAAACCAAAGGAGGAAGTCCATTTGTAGATACTATACAAGCAAGTGCACCAGATGCAAATAAAACCAATACAGAAATATTAAATGCTCTGTAGACTGGTAATTTATCTAATGTACCTGCACATGCAGCATGGTGGCATGAAGCAACGGTAGTAGGTTAGAATTATTGGAGAAATGGTAAATTTCTGAAGAACTTATGGAAATTAATTACAGCTCGTACTACATAGATTAGAACTTCATTACCTTATGATAATGGAGAATCTGCAGTTTATAATAACTTATTATATTACATAGATTATAATGGTTCACCTGCTCATGATTATTTTACTGCTGCTATAGAAAATGCACGAAGTATACATGATATGGATAGTTTAGTGGATAAGGGACGAAACACTACATTAAGTACAGATAAGAATTTATTAAAGCCTGAATATACTAATTATAGTTCAAAATCTACTGAATTACATGATACTTCAGTAGGTATACAAAGTATAGATTCATCTGCACTAACAGGAGGTGATGAATCATGGGCTACAGTGGAATATGATGAGAATGGTAATGTTAAAGGAAATGATTTTAGAGATATTAATCAATATAAAGGTACTAATGTAAGACATAAATCACCATGGACATGGAATGGGATAGATAGTGAAACACTATCTGGTAATACTGTATCAAAAGGTTCTGATAAACCATTTGAAATTAAAACTAAAATATCAGATAAATCTGAATATGTTTCTAAAGCTATACAAAGTACCAATAATATAGGTTAGGAATATGATTTAAATCCTCATAAACCATTTAAAGGTAAATTAAATAGTCCAGAATTAAAAAACCGAATGATTAATACCTCTATTAATGCTGGTAAAATAGATTCTGAATATTTAACAGAACATGACCGGTCATGGGCTACAAATTATGATGATATTAATGAACATGTAGTAATAGATGGTAAAGATATGCCAAATTTATCTAATACTGGTAGAACTATTAAAGATACATCTGCTATGAATATGATGGATAAAGACAGAGAATTACATACTCCTGATATGGCATAGTTAGACAGTACTTCTGCTCCACGAGTAAAAGATATGGCATATAATGTAATTAAACCACGAGTGTTACCAGAAAGTAAAATAGAAGAAACATTGTTGGACGAACCACGTGTATATAATGCATCTATCCCATATATGGATAATAAACCTCGTACTATTAAAGATATTTCATTAAATACCCCAGATATGTCATAGAGATCTATAGACAATAATATATCTACTATACAAGAAAATCCACGTAATATTAAAAATGAAATAACTACAGATATACCAAAGGAAAGGTTATTATCTAAACAAAATATTACATAGATTGATAATACATAGAGAACATTCAATAAGGATATATAGAATACTTCAATAGATGGTAGAATTATAAAAGAACATGATATAGAAAATACATCATATATTGAAAGAACTATTAAAAATGAAATTCCTTATAATAAATTTGATGATGAACGAAAACAAGGAGAATTTTAGATGGTTGAAACTAATTAGAATATTAGAACTATACCAAATAGTAGTTTAAATTATGTAGATTAGAAATAGAGAACTATTACAGATAGTACTTTAGAATATTCATTATAGGATGAACGTGACGGTTCAGTTAAACAATTTAATGTAGTAGATTAGACTCAACGAACTTAGAAATAGAGTATTCCTGAAAATGTTAATCAAGAAGAACGAGAAATTAAAGAGCATGTACCTTTAAATGTTCCAGATAAACTACGGACTATTAAAAATTCTCAACCTGTATCTGTTGACCAAACATAGAGAAATTCAGATATGCATAATATCATGGATATGCCATAGAAGGAAAGAGAATTACATGATTATAATTTATTAGGTCCTGAATATAAAGAGAAAACTAAAGTTACAGCACTTAATCGTTAGGAATTAATAAAAACTATTATGCATACAGTTTCTAAACCTTCTGATATGTTTAACCAAATAGATTAGGAAACAAAGGAAATCGAAGATACTACAAGACAATAGTTATTAGATAGTGGTAAATTACAATAGATTGATGTAAATGATGAGAAATATAAAAATGATAAAAATCTTGAAGCTATTATTTCAGCAAAAGCATTAATTGATGAAAATGGTGAGCTTAAAGAACATTTACATACAACTATAAGTAAATTACAAAGTGAATTAAAACAATAGACCTTAAATCAAGTACGAATAATTGAACCTGTACCTATGAATAAGTTGGATAATACAGAAAGAGAACAAGGCGATAATATTATTATGCCTGTTGAATAGGTAGAAAGAATAAAATAGAATGCTATATTAGCTGGTATTCCGGAGCAAGAAGTTCGTAAGATGTCATATAAAGGTTTAATTACATTAGATGAAAGTTTAAGAAATGCACTGGATGATACTGTACTTATTACTACTACTATAGAAAAAAGTAAAAGAAATTCAGCAACAGAAATCACCAATGATGAAAGGGATAATGTAGAAAGAGTGAGAATAGTAGATAATAAAGCAAGACCACGTTTAGGTCATAAAATAGAAAAAGAGAGTGATAATTAAAAAATCACTCTCTTTTATTTTACTATACTTCTATGGTATCAGTTAACTAATATTCTTTATCTGCTTTATTATTATTTGTCATATAATTAGTTAAATTAAAACGGGTAGTCGATGTAGTTATAATATTAGAGCCTCCATTTAATGCTTGTACAGCGGACCACCATGAACTCTATTTTATTGTATCTGTTCCAATATGGTAGTGCCTTGATGTTGTACCTGTATCATCTACAGAAGTTTCAATATAACAACTTAAACCATTATCATACATAATTTTTAGAATATCACCATTTATTAATAAATGTTTTTTAAGTAAATCATCAAATGAAATTCCATTTCCATTTATAATATCGATAGCTTCACCATATAAATGTCGTGAATTATTAGATTCAAAATACATTACATTACCTAAGGCATCTATACATTTATATCCATTTAATGTATGTATATAAGCATTTCCGTTTACACGTTTATTATCTTTATCAGCTGCATAACGACGAGCACCTACAAGTCTTACTCCATTTGCACCTACTTGTTTTTCAATTAAATGATATAATTCTTTTAAATAATCTTTAACTCCTGTTAATGGTACAGTTCCTTGTACTTTATCTTGCTGCTCAACTTTATTAGTTTCAGTATTTTTAGATTTTTTAGGTTTTGCATCCTATGGATTTGAAATACCTACTTGTTTTGAATCTACATGAGTTCCTGCAGATACATTAATATCTAATATATCTTTTTCTGTAGTAGTAACATTAATATAACCAGGTCTTGGCCATTCTCTACGAGTTAATATTAATTCAGTAGTCCATGCTGTCATACCATTAGTTACTTGAGCATTATATCTCCATGTAATACCAGAAATAATAAACCAACCTGATAAATTTGTAAATACACAAGCATTTAATAATCTGGCTTGTCTTAATTTTGGAGATTCTGCAGGTTTATTTGTTTGTGGATCTATTTTCTCTGTACCCATTAAAGTGGTTAATTTATTATTATCTAAAAATAATGTAGGTATTTTTTCACCCCTCATTACTGTAAAGTTTGCACCATTTAATACTACTTTAACTAATTTCTTTTGTAACTATAAATTATTGATACGGTTATGTTCATATGCAACATCAAAGAATTTATTAACATTACCTGATGCCATGTCATTAGAACCTGTTTCTGTAATTAAATCCCCATCAGAATCTGCTTGCATATCTGTTGTTACACCACCATATACTTTTGCTGACTAATCTACATAAGAACCATTATCAGCTTGATTATAAGATTCATTCTAACCCGGACCAATCATAATATAAAAACCGCCATTTGGGTACTTATCTTTATTATACGGTATTGAAAATTTAACAGATACTTGATTACTTGAAGGATCAGCCACTTGATTATCTACAGTATAATCTATGGTAGTAGTAACGCCAATCTCCCTTGATATACTTGCAGCCTAATTAATTTCTTTAAATGATTCTGCATAATATGCAGTTCCAGCTTCATTATCAGTTGGAATATTATTAATTAACTTTATTTGTGGTGTAGGGTTTTTCTTTTTTTCTGAATTTGTATCATCTATATTAGCACCGTCTACACCTTTCGCTGCATTAAACATACTATTAAATATGGTTACATCAAAGGTTTCATCCATACCTTTTTCTCCTAACATTTTATTAACATTAATAAATGAAAGTCCATAACGTGGATCTATCCATGAATCATAAAACGAATCAAAATTCTTCCATGCATGTTGTGTAACATACTAAATATAATTCATAAGATTAGATTGAGGTGCATTCTACATCTATTGAGCTGCTTCACCACCTTCTGTTGTACAATACCACATCTATGCATCATCTGTATTTTCTTCATCACAAAAGAAAAAACCTAAACCTGTTTTTGATGCAGCATCTATTACAGCATCTCTACTTGTTCCAGAAAATGCAAAAGACATATTAGAATTATATAAATTAGGAATATATAGTTCTCCTGTAATATCAAAAGTATAAGGCTAATTAATATTATTCTATGCTATATCAGTATGATGTACCTATGTAATTAAAAAATCGCACCTTAATGATTTAATCATACCATGACCAGGTGCACAGAATACTGCCATTTTATCACCTTCTTTAATAGTATCATTTTTTAATAAATGATTATTTGCACTTTTTATGGTAAGTCGTGCAATAGGAATAAATCCAATACTTTCTATTTCAAAAGACATTATTTCAGATGCTGCTACATAATAATCATTAATTCTAATAATAGGAAATGACTAACCAGCAGCTTTCTTAAAATCACTATGTCGATAACCACGAGGGTTATCACTATCTTTCATTTCTATATCATGATCATTTGTATCTATATGACTTTGATTATTATCTTGTGTATTTGTTGTACTTGCGAAGGTTTCATCGTCATTATTATCAATAGTCACGTCTTCTGTTATAGTATCTCTTGGATCCGTATCTATTTCAGTATTATCTCCAGGTGCACCATATTTTTTATCTTTAGAATTTGTACTATTTAGTGTTTTCTTTTTATTTGCATTTACATTTACCTTTTTATCAGATGTACTATAATTTTCAATTGAATTTTCTTTTTCTTTAACATGCTATTTTGTAGATGGATCTATACGAGTATTCTAACCATTTAATGGTAATGATAATTCATCTAATTTAATAGTAGGTTCAGAATACTTATATATACGAGTATGCTTTATATTATTCTTTTTATCAGATGCTGTTATACGAGAATATATATTAGAATTAGATTTAGCCAAAACTGATGGTGCACTTGTAGTAACTGTAGGACCTGAAAAATTAAATGTACCTCCCATTCCACCGAACATACCACCACCGAACATACCACCTCCATAATCAGAACCATCTGGAGATAATGCGATATTACGTCCAGCACCTAATGAAATGTTATTTAAATCCATTTCAGGGCCAGTATCAGGACCATAAAATATAGAAAGCTCTTCCTAACGTCTTTGCCTATGTGCTGATGCATATCTTGCATTAATTGCAATATTTGACCACATTGCAGTAACTGCAGATCTATTACCAAAATTATTACTTACTAAATTACCTAATGCTGGTGGGACCGAACCATGTCCATATGCTACAAGGTATAAAGCATCAAACATCTACTATGTCATAGGTGGATGCCAATACTTTAAAACATTGTTCTTAAAATAATTATGGTCTTGTCTAAAAAATTGGCATATCTAAGCATCAGAATAAAACCTTCCTGCTACTAAATCCCTTGCATGATGTCCAATACCAACTGTTGGATAACCTTCACCAGGTATTACATATGCAACATTTTTAACTCCTTCTTTAAACTTTAGATAATTAAATATTTTTAAACTTAAATTAGGCATCGACAATATTTTATAGTTTACTATATTTATGAAAATAAAAAAGCATAAATGGTTTCGATTTCCATTTATGCTTAATTAATTATATGGTAATTTAATAGTTCATATGTAAGTAGGTTCCGGAACTACATGCTTTACTCAGTATGATTATTACTAAACACCCATAAATTATCTTACATATTTATAAAAATAAATAATTAAACTATTATGTTTTAAGGAAAATGAGTAAATTAGTTAAACAACTTATTGAACAATATATATCAAGTACAGAGCAAATGGATGAAGTAATGAAGAAAATTGCATCATCTACTAAAAAATATGAGAAAGAAAAAGATTCTCGTAATCAATTCATTTCAAATGTTCTTGGAAATGTAGTATATAATAAACTTATTAAAAATGGTAGTATGGGAACATTTGCACCTATACCTCTATCTGCATTACGTTTAAGTATGTCAGATTTCCAAAAAATTGGTAGTATTAATAAAAAGAATATAACTAATGATGATATAAGTACCATAGCTAATTTAGTAAATGCTTCATATAAAAGGAATTTATTTGTATTCAGGGGAGAAAACCTTGAAACTGATATAGTATTACAAACTATGGATAGTGTAATAGATTTCTTTAATACATTAATTAGAGCATTCCTTAAAATTACTAAAACTCCTATTAAAGATATAAATAATTTTGATGTAAAACCAATAGTACAGAAACTTAAAAAGTACTTAGATTAAAAAATAAAGGAAATTACTATAATTGTAATTTCCTTTTATATTTTATTCGTATTTTGTAACTAATTCTAAATAACCTACTAATGCATTCCACTGGTCTACTTGTTGTTTATTCATATATATACAATGTTTAAGGTATTTTCTTTTACTCAGATTAACCAATAGAATTTTAAATATTTTACTGTATAATTCATTATTTTCAACAAATTGACGGGTAATGGCATCTGGTATATATGTAGTAGTCATATCAAAAGAATGACCGTATATAGGTGGGTCTAAAGCATCTATGTTTACATTTTTTGAAACTGTATTAGTGACAGATTCAGAATTTATTATATACATATTAAATAAATTGCACACGGTCTTCACATATTTAGATGTAACATATTCCATATAATTTATGGACTTTAAGAATTTTAAAAAATCACATAACACAAATTCATATGATGTACGTTCTGTATCTATATGTGGTTTATCTATAGTATATAAAATATCTTGATATGTATAATTATTCCATCTATATATAAATCCTTCTGGTTTATTATCTACTGCTAAAATATTATTATATGATATTAAATCTTTACATATATTAATTATTACATCTTTTGAAGTATTATTGTCTATATTAAATTTTAATTTATTCTTTTTAATATATTTTTTAATATGTATACTATAAGTAGGTGAATCTATTATAAGATCATTTATAGTATCCTTAACCGATTGCATTTTACCTTTATATAAAATTCTATCTAATATATAAGTAGGCCTATCTATATTATAAGTTGTTGATAATGGTTTATTATTTGGCAAGTAAAACATATAAAATGTATATCCTATATGAGCATTAAACCATTTTGAATTTTTATACATTATATATGTCCAATCTAATATAAATTGGTTCCACATACTATTAATAATCAAATCTACTCTACTGATTTCTTTATTGTTAGCTTTATAAAATTTTAATTTATCTTTACCCTCTATAGTAAAATACATATAATGAGTATCTATTTTCTCTTCTATAGTACAATTAGTTAAGAATTTATTTATATAATAAGGTGATTTATCTGTTAATGCAGATATATTTTTTATTGACATAATTTTATAATTAATTATTTTAATTTTTAGAATAATTCATTTGACTCTATATTACTCTCATCTTCTGTTATATCATCATTCTCATTTTGATATAAATCATCAGTTACATCATTTTCATGACTATAAATGTTATCAAACTCATCTTTATTATACAATGATTTATAATCTCCTCCTGCACCTATACTTAATTCACAAGTGGTTTCAAATTTATTATTAGAAGGCCATAGTTTAATAATTGTATAATAATCAGTACCTATCTTTATATCTCCATATCGTTTTATATATGTACTTGCTTCGCCTTCTTCCATATCTGTATTTAATTCAAATAATAATCTGATAATACCAGAAATAGATTGTCCGTTATCTGTAACATATACAATATGATAATATGGTATTTTACCATAAACATCTGTCCTTTGTTTTTTCCAATCCTTTAATAAAAATTTATGCGATGCACATTCTTTCCATTCATTTATATATTCTGTATTAATATTATGATCATGTGTTATAATAACGGCATCTCTAACATTATTAGGATATTTTTTAAATTCTACTCGTACACCGGCTGAAAATAAAGCATTCCCTGAATATAAATCATCATATGAATTAATATGTGTTAATTTACATTTTTTATCTTTAATTGCTTGTTTAATTTCAGCTATTATATTTGCGCTATATAATCTCATAACTAAAAATTATTTCTTTTTATTTTCTATAGTAAATTGTTGTTTTATTCTATCATTTGTAGTTTGATTAATCAATGTAGTCATTTTATCATTTAATATATCTGGAATAAACTCTTGCATCTCCTCAAAATCTTTATGACCAATATTATAATGTTCACAATATTGATTTATTTCATCTTTTGTATATAATTGTTTTTCTGTTTTTTTAGTAGTTGTTGATTTTGCACCTTTAGTATATACAAAAGATGGAACTCTACCTCCACCAAAAGTATGAAGTCCAAATATTCTCCATGCTTTAACCGTATTACTTCCTTTCATACTCATTGTATTAAATATTTGTGCATGTGCAGGAAATTGAATTGCAAATATGCGATTAATCATAAAACTATTTCGTTCCAAGATAATATCGCTCAATTTATCAAAACCTTGAACATCGGTGAACATTAATTTTATAATATCATATGGACCATGCATTTTAGTTTTGGTCGATATATTACTTTCAGTTTTCTTAGCCATATATAATAAGATACGGAAATCCAATTTATAATTATAACTGAATTTCCGCATAAAGTTTTTATAAATGTTTATATAATTTAAGTAATTATATTATAGTTATTACCCAAATATTTATATCTATTTTCAAGCATTGCAATTTGAGCATTCATATTTTGAATAGAATAAAATAATTGATGTATTCTTGTAGTGTTAATAATATTTTTACGAATACTTTTAATTCTATTACCATAACCAGGCCCAGCATATCGATATTTAGATGAACCTTCAATATTAAAATTAGATGCAATTAATTGTTCTGGTGTGCGAGTTATAATATATTTAGTTTGCATTAACTTAATATATTCATCTACTGCATGATTAGTATTTATAAATCCTTTGCCTTTCATACCAAAACATGAATTACCCTTCATATTATCACCAAAGTGACTTTCTAAATGGGCTTGACTTAGAAGTAAAGAAATATCAAATCTTTTATCAATACATTTATTCACAATGTATGTTGCAGACATTTTATTTTTCTTTGCATTCTTAGTAATATAAGAATGAACTTCTGAAATTAAAGAATGTTTCATTTTCTTAACAGAATCCCTATAAGAAATAATCTTATAAGCATAATGAACATTCTTTTGTTGTGCTGTATTAATTACAGCTGATTTAGATTGCACTGTCTTTGTTTTGAGCTTCACAACAGGTTGACCTGGATTAGTAGTCTTTGCTGCAAAGGCAGTCGTTGTACATAAATTAAGTGCAGTTACACACATAATTAAGACTGCTACAATAGAAACCGTAAAAACCCTATTTACACTGTGTATTCTACAGGCCTTACTAGTTTTCTTGAATTTTCTAATTAGCTTCATTATAAAAAATTTAATTTTAAATATACAATTGGTTTAAATTTTTTCTCCATAGTAAACTATTAGCTTACTTGTAAGCATAATTTTAAATCAACGTATGGTTTAATATATCACATATTAATTAATTATATAGTAAAAACTGTCAAAAGTCTACATAAAATAAATATATGAAGAAATAATGAATTATCTTACACTATGAAACACCGTTATTTTACTATTATTATTGTAATATTTTTAATTATATGTAGTGGTATAGGAATATATTATATTACATCGAATAATAAAAGTGAATATAATAAAGAAGCACATTATGGTTACAGCCTACAACCTAAAGCAATAACTAAAGTACAAAAAGATACTTTTACTTTAATATAGACTGATTCTATGATTACATTTGATAAACTTCCTCCTCTTGATAAATGGAAAGAAACAACTATAAAAGATGAGGATAATAATTCATATTATATTTATTCTACCATTTTTGATAAAAAAACAAGTACTATGTACTCGCTCAAAAAATTGCCTCAAAAATCACTCATAATTGTCCAAAAACGCAAAATTTTGCAGTGATTTATAGCCTTTTTAAGGCAAAAATACTAAAATTTTAAGCTCATTTTAAAAACATATAAAATATGGCACAAAGAAGTTCAAACGATATATTAGATGATATTCTAACTACATTAGGTATTGTTATATAGGAATAGAGATCATTTCAAAATAAAATATTAAATGAAGTTAAAAATATTAAAACCAAACAACGTAATAATTCTAATCAAAGTTAGAATAATACTGCTGTACCCAGTACAACTGAACTTCTAATGGGCACTTCAAAATTACAAAATAGTACATAGTAGAATAGTTAGAGTAATAAAAATATATCAAACTTAAATGATATAATAAACAGTATTAATAATTTAAATAAAATAGATAATAAAAAATTAGAAAGGGTTAATATAGCATTAGGTAAAATAATAAAAACTACTAATAATATATCTATTACTAAAGAGTAGGCAAGCGGTTTATCTTCTGTTAGTAATTTCTTACGGTCTTTATCTGGTATTGATTTCCTTACTACTCGTTCATATATTTTTATACGAAGTGGGATATTAAATCATTTATCTAAACAACTTATTAATCTTGCTAAATCTATATAGTTAACTGGTCAATAGGCATAGAATTAGAGATATGCAAAGGATTTCATTAAAAACATGAGTTTATTAATGAATGTAATAAAAGAAATACCTGATAAACTATCAAGTGGGATTTCTAAAAAATCAGCACAAAGAATATCAGATTTCTTTTCTATATTGATTAATAATTTACCAAATGATAAAGATGCTGTTCAAAAAGGAAAAACCCTTGTTTTACTATCAGATGCCATATCTAAAATGAATGTTAGTGCGATGATAGGTTTAGCAATGGGATCGGTTTTCATTGGTAAACGTACGGGTAAAGCTATATATGAATTTGTTAATTAGTTATTAAAAATAACTGAAAAACATAGTGATAAAGATATTAAAGCACTCGGTGTATTCTTTAAAGAATTAAGTAATACTGTATTAAAGATAACTGCTTCTATCGCGGCATTATCATTAATAGTAACATTATTCCCTACTGAAACCATAATAAAATCTATGGGCATTATCGGTGTTATTACATTGGGTATGGTAGGTATAGCGACATTATTATCTTTGCATAAAGGTCATTTAACAGAAGGTATAAAGGGTATTGAAACCATTAGTAAATCAGTATTATTAATGACAGTTGCAATAGGTTCAATGGCATTAATAACCAAATTAGCAGATAAACAAACATTAATAGTTAGTGTTGGAATTATATTATTAGTAACGACAGTAATGACAGGTATTGCTTTGTTATTATCTACTAATAAAAAAACATTAGAACAAGGTATTGATGGTATTAAAACTATCGCAACTTCAGTCTTATTAATAACGGCTGCAATAGGTTTAATTACATTAATAGTTGCAAATACAGATGTTAATAATATATTAACAGGTTTAGGTATTGTTGTTGGTACTGTTACTGTAATGGTAGGTTTAACCGTATTATTAAGTAAGATAGATAAAGATAATATGGAATAGGCACGTAATACTATGTATGCGTTAACTGCCATATTAACAGTGGTATCATTAGTATCACTATTAGTTTTTCCTAAAATTGCAGATAATGCAGAAGATATACTTAAAGGTTCATTAGTTGTTGGTGGTATAATATTAGGTATGGTTGCTATAACCTATGCTATATCTAAAATAGACGAGAAATCTTTACATAATGCAAATATAACAATGATAACATTAACAGGAATTTTGGTTATAGTTGCATTAACAGCATAGTATATTCTTGCACCCCTTGGTGATCAATGGGAACCAGCTGCAAAAGGGGCTGTAGTTGTTTTAGGTATTATAGGCTTAATGGGTCTTATTACATTCGGTTTATCTAAAATAGAAGATAATGATTTAAAACATGCAACTATTACAATGGCTGCATTAACTATAATGTTAGTTATAATATCATTAACCACTGATAAATTATTAATACCTATAGGTAAACAATGGGAATTAGCAGCCAAAGGCGGTGCAGTAGTTTTAAGTATTATTGGTATAATGTCATTAGTTGTACTTGGATTATCTAAAATAAAGAAAGATAATTTAAGAGAAGGTGTAATTGCACTCGCCGCTATTACCATAATATTTGGGGGTATTACTCTTATAACTGATAAGTATTTAATTCCAATAGGAAAACAATGGGTTAATGCTGCAAAAGGAGAAACTGTAATTCTTGGTATTATTGCAGGTATGGGCGCAATTATAGTTGCGGTTAATCGTTATCTAAAAGAAAATAATATTCGTAAATCTATTATTTCTCTTGGTGTTATGACTGCATTATTAGCGGCAGTTTCTATTATAACACAAAAATACCTTATACCTATTGGTAGAAAGGGAAAAAATGCTTTAAAAGGTGGTGTATTAGTAGAAAGTATTATTGCAGGTATGTCACTTATTGTAATAGGTGTAACAAAATTAATATCTAAAATTAGTACATCTGAATTAATTAAAGGTGGATTAGTAATTGCAGGTATTGGAGGGTTATTATGGATATTAACAAAGGCATTAACGCCATATATTAAATTATCTATATTAGCAGCTAATAATAAAATGAATATACTTGTAGGTGGTTTAATGATTGCAGGTATATTAACAGCGTGGGGTTTATTAATGGCGGGGGTTGGAGCATTGGTTTCTAACCCAGTTGTTCCTGTCGTTATGGCAGTAGGTGGTGCAACTATCGCAGGTATTTCATTAATTATATTTGGAGTTACTAAAGCATTAACACCATATGTAGCACTCTCTAAATTATTAGTAAAAGAAAAACAATATGTTATATCCGGTGGTAAATTAGTTACAAAAGTATTAAGTGAATTCAAAGATATAATTGTTGGTGTTGGTGCATTAACATCATTTAAAGATGGATTTAATATGGCTATTGGCACAGCAGCTATAGCAGATATTAGTTTAGTCATGGTAGGATTAAGTAAAGCCCTTATACCATTTATCAATACTATGAATATGATCCATAAGTATAATATTACTACTTCTACTGTTAAACAATTCAAAGATATAATAATTGGTCAACGAACTGGTTTATATGAAACATTAAAAGAAGTTATTGATAAATTAAATGAAGTTGGAATTTTATCATTAATGAAAGCTAAATTTATAGCAGGTGGATTAAAACCTATTTTTGATACTATAGGAAAGTTCTTTGAAATTATTAAGAATGCATGTAATATGAATTATGTATCTGAGTGGGATAAAGACGGCAAACCTATTGCATATAAGAGTATAACTATGCCTATGTTAAAATAGGCTGCTGGGGTTATATCAAAAGCATTTGAATAGTTCTTAGTTTCATTAGCTGTTGGTGTATAGGCATTATCTAAAACTTCAATGGTAACATTATATTGGCTATCAAAGAGTATAAGTCCTGTAATGAATTCAGTTGCAACATTCACTGATGCTATATTGAAAGTTATATCTGCAACTATTCCATGTGAATGGGATAAGGATGGTAAACCTATTAAATTTAGATAGTTTCAACCTGCAGAATTTTAGAGAGCTGCTATCGTTATAACTGATGCATTTGCAACATTCCTTGAAACTATGACTCCACGCTTACAAGGTATTAGTAAAATTGCAGGTATGGTAGTATTACAACTCAGAGCTGGTATTGGTCCTGTTATGAGTTCTGTAGCTACTTATACTGATGCAATTCTTAAATTAATAAATGGTCAATAGATTACATATACAGATGAAAGAACTGGTAAAGAAGTAACTAAATGGATTCCATTTGATCCTGCTAAATTTAAGAAAGGTGCTAATGATATTGCAGATTGTTTCTTTAATTTTATTGATACAATGTATAACAGGTTTAAAGCTTAGAATTATACAGAGCATAATTATAATGTAGAAACACATTGGTTCAAGAAAGATACTATAACAGATAATGCAAAGTAGAAAAACCATATTACAGATCTTATATCTGGTATGCAGGGTATCGAATAGATTATTTCTCAAGTAGATAACTATTTGAATCTTATTGCAAAGGTAGGTGAAAAATCTGCTAAAATCAATATACGAAAAGTATCTGATACTATTGCATAGTCATATACAAATTTTGTAAGTATTATTCTTAATAAATTTGGTAATCAAGCATCTTATAAGGCAATAGAATAGGCTATAACTTCAGTTAATGCATCATATAAAATAATTAAGAAATTTACTTCTATATTTGATAAATTATCAGATATGTATAAAGATGATGCAGAAAATGCAAATAAAGGTGTTGCATCTATTAAGAAGATAATTAATGAGTTTATTAATGCTAAATACTTAAAGAGTCTTACATATCTACATAATGTATTGGTTAACCATGTTCAACCTGCAATATATGACTTATCTAAAATTACTGTTGGATTTGCAAATTTAAGAGTTAATGGTTAGAATGTAAATGCTGCTCGAGCTTCTCGTAATGCTAAATATATTAGTGATGCTTTAATAACTATAACTAATGCAATTAAAGAATATAAAACAATTTCCAATGATAAATTAACATTTGAAAATATTACACATTTAACTGGTGTAGTTAGGACTTCAATGTATAATGTATCTACATCTTATAATCACTTCTATAATTCATTTAGAAAGGTAGATAAGAAGATTGTTAATGAATTATCAGTATATAGTCATACTGTATTAAATACTGCTAAAGTTACAGATACATTTACTATTGCCATTAAGAAATTAGATAAGGCTTTAATTACAAAGGAATAGGAAAGAAATAAAGTATTTACAAAGTTAAAATAGAATATTGGTTCTATTGCCGATGAAATTAATAAAGTTAATGCTTCATTACGAGAGAATTAGAAATTGTAGTTAGAATCATATAAGATGGTTTAGAAATCTGTAATAACTTCTGCACAACAACAGTATAATTCTTCTGAACCTTCTATATTAGGTAGTAATAATGGAAATAATCACCATAATCCATTAAGGAATACATTAGCTGGTAATGTATTAGGTGATAATAGAAATGTACATTCACCACAATCTATTGAAGATGTGGCAGAGAGATTAGCACTTTCAGTTACTAATGCTTTTGAATCATTCCTTAATAAGAATATAGAAATACAAGTTATGTATTAGGGTTAGAGTAATGCAAATTATGGTAAAATAAAAATGAGACATTAAAATATGTAAAAAGGAAGAAATAATTAAACTTTATTTCTTCCTTTTATTTTTTATACAAACATCATGTATTTTATTCTTATTGGTACATTATTAGGATTATATACTAATACACTGGTTGGATAGTTACGTGGTTTTTCTTGTACATTATCAGGTTTTCCAATAGCTGCATAAAAATCACCAATACTTGTCCATAAATTATTATCATTTACAAACTACATATATTGCATCATACCTATTATCTCATTTACATCAGTATATAAGCTTAATCCCATATAATCAGTATCTGGTGTTATATGACATATTTCTTTATCATCATTACTAAATAATGTACGATTTGTTAATACTCCATATAAATTTTTAGTATAATGTTTTTCAGTGTTATCTTCATTATCAACTGGTTTATAATAAGTGATTAAATCACTAATATGATGTACTTTTAAAGCATTATAAGTAAAAGGTACAGTTTGATTACTACCTTGTATAGTAGTTGGTTCATTCTATGGATAAACTGGTACTATTAATATTCCTCTAACTGCACCATTAGGGTATTTCATTAATGGAATTCGTTTAGTCTTTTCTTCAGTTAAATCCGTAAACTTATTATATAAATTAGTTAATAAATCTTGATTATTTTTTAATTCTCCTATAATATTTTTAATAATTTTAAGATTTGTTAAATCATACTTATTCCATAATGCAGAATTATTAATATATATGGTATTTAATAACTATGGATAGAATTTAGTATCTCTAATTTCATTTGTGTCTTCAGTAAATCCTTCATCCATATCATAATTTACGGCATGTACCCATTTATCGTAATCTTGTATAGCAGCTTGGTGATATTTACATAACCATGTATATAATGGGCATTCTACTTTATATGTATTTTCATTATATGTCTATATTAATTCTATAGGATGAAGTTTCTTTATTAAATCATATATAACTTCTTTTATATTAGATGGTATAATACTATATGGGGAATTTGGATATTCATTACCCTATAAAATAGGTTTAATTTGTACATTCATTACATAATAAAATAAACCGGCTGTTCCTGAAGTGAATACTATATAATCTACATTATTAATTTCCTATAATGTACAGGTAATATTAATATTATGTTCTTGAAAATACTATGTAATAATATTGGTTATTGACTATGCACCTGTACCATTAAATTCAAAATTTTTAATAGTAGGTTTAAAATTATCATTAACTACAATATCAAATTTAATATTCAAAAAATAGTCATAATTCTTATTAATATTCAATGAAGTATGAATAGTAAAATAATATGTACCATATGCTAATCCATATGTTAATCCCTATAATACAACACATGAATCAGGTTCTATAATTTTAGTTTCAGATACATACTATGTAATATTCTCTGCATGTATTCCACTTAAATCTATACTTGATAAAGTATCACCATTAGAATCTGTTATAACCCCTTGTTTATTAGTTATATCAAACGAGGTTCCAGTTTCATCTAATGCTGATGTACATGTATAACCTGATTGAACTTTATCTTTAGAATGTGAATATAATGAATAAAATAGATTATTTGCCATTAAATAAAAAAATTGTTCTTAAACTATTTATAATGTCTAAGAACAATTTATTTTTTAACCTTCTCCTAAATGATTTACCAATAATGCAGTAATTCCTAAATTATGGTATGCATTAATAATCCTTGGATCATCATCCAATGCAAAATCTACATTATAGAATGGTAAAACTTTTTCCTTAACTAATTTTTCTTTATATTCATATGCATGAGACCTATCATTATGTCCTCTCATGTATAGTTTAATTCTATCACGGTATTCATGAAATGTATAATAAAGGAATTTCTCAGTAACTGCTTTACAATCATTTTCAGTTCTACCTGTTATAACTAATAACTTACTCTCTGGATTACATTTTAAGTAATTTTTAATAATGCCAATAATAGGTTGATTGACTACATCAGTATCCATTAATTCAGAAGCATAAAAACTACGACCAGATACATTAAAACATATAGTAGCATCCATATCTGCAATAATGCAATTAGGATTTGTATAATCTTTATTACTATCTTCTAAAAGCAACCATTTGTTAATCTTATATGATGTAAACAATGCATGGTGTTTCTTATAGATTTTCTTATATAAAGTATCGCCTGTACGCGTTATAATATCCTCTAAACTTTCATAGAAATATAGTTTAGTAATATTTAAATCAATATTAAATGTTCTGAACTCTATTAGTAAGTCTCGTACATCTATCATATGTAGATAATCCATTATAACAACAATATAATCATGTTGCTTTAATGTTTTAACCTTTTCTAAAAATATTTCTTCAGACTCCAACGTATTAAAGACTTTAACTGAGCTACTTAAACTATTTAAGTATTCAGCTAATTCTACATTATCTGGAGTACTATACAAAAGTTCTGTTTCTAAAGTTATCATATAAGAAAAATTAAAAATTAATACCAATAATCCCCTTCATCCTCATCAAAAGGATTTTCCTTTGCTGCAATATCTTCATCATCCCCAATTTCATGGCCTGTATCAATTGGAACAGAAGTCTGTAAAACCCCTGTATGATCTGACATTAATTCTTCTGTTTTAACTATTGCAATTTCTGGTTTAATATATTTCATAATTATTTCAATTTTTAATTACTATAACTATTTATATATAAGTAATTAATAGTAAATTGTCTATATTTTAAGGAACTATATTTTATATATAGTTTTACTTATTTTTATAAACATTACTATAAGTTGTAGTAGAATATGGTTCTTTAGCACAATCTTTCTAAAATTCTGTAAATATTTTCATATTCTCTTCAGGAACAAGGAAAGGACAATCTTTTATATGATGATTATTTTCTGACTACATTATATAAGTAATTAAATTTAATTATTTATATATAAGCAGAAGTAGCTGGAATCGAACCAACATCTTCGGTTTTGGAGACCGACATACTAACCATTGTACTATACTCCTATAATGCGGAAATAGTAGGACTCGAACCTACACACCAAGTTTTACCTAGATTACTGGCAGTTTAGCAAACTGCTGCCTTACCAATTAGGCTTATATTTCCGTATGGGGTAATTATTCAGGCTCGAACTGAAACTAATTGTGCCACAAACAATCGTGCTCTCCATTAACACTATAATTACCATTTAGTGGGAATAACTGGATTCGAACCAGTAACACACGGATTTTCAGTCCGTTGCTCTACCATTGGAGCTATATTCCCTTATGTAGGAATGACAAGACTCGAACTTGCATTAACTACATCGTATATAAAATTTCTCAAAAACTATAATTTAAGTATATTTTATTTCTTGTTTCATCCTATCATTACTTTTTAGGTTCATCACTGAACGGTCATCCATAAGAGGATAGTCCACAAGCGTAAATTCGGTGCTATGAACACCTATTTTATGTATTCATTTTATATATTTTTGTTGATGCTTCTTTGTCCTTCAACCAAAATATTCGTGGCAGCATTTAAATCTCTATCATGTGTTTCTCCACATTTAGGACAATGCCAAAATCTATCACTTAATTTTAAATCTTTATAAACATATCCACAATCATTACAAGTCTTTGAACTTGGAAAGTACCTATCAATAAGTACAACTTGTTTATTATTAGTCAAAGCTTTATCATGTAATATTGATTTAAACTTAAAGAAACCTACTTCTTGAATTGCTTTTGATAGACAATGATTTTTCATCATTCCACTTACATTCAAATCTTCCATAAAGATAGTATCATACTTCATTAGTAACTCATTTACAACAGAATGTATGTAATTTTCTTTCTTATTTGTTATATGTTCAAATGCTTTTGCAAGTTTAATTCTTACTTTATTTCTATTATTTGAACCTTTAACTTTTCTTGATAGCTGGAGTTGAAGTTTTTTCAACTTCTTTTCTTCTTTCTTAAAGAAATGTTTGTTTTCAAACTTATCACCATCAGATGTAATTACAAAATCTTTAACTCCTAAGTCAATACCAACAGATTTACCAGTCTGTTTGAATTTAATATATAAATCTTGTGAAATATCCATAAGAATTGATAAAAAGTACTTACCACTCTTGGTTTTCGATAAGGTTGCACTTCTTATTTTATCCTTATATGCTTGAAGTCTTTTAAAGTATAAATCGGAACATCTAAATCTAATATCTTTAAAAGATTTAGTTAATGTAATTTTTCTTTCTGTAAAAGTATTACGTCTTGAAATTGCATCAATAGGAAATAATGCAGACTGTTTATCCTTCTTACTTTTGAATTTTGGAAAACTTTTATTAAATTTAAAAAAATTATCATATGCCGTTAACATCTGTCTTATTGACTGAATCATTACTTTAGTATTCTGTTTTTTCAGCCAGGGGTGCTCTCCGTTTAAAGTTCTACGAAAATATATAGAAAGATCATTTAAAGAAAGATTAATTTTATTATCATTATATTCTTGTTGTTTAAGAGCAAGCATATAATTATATACAAAACGGTAACAACCAAGCAATTCATTAATTGTTTGTTCTTGCTGTTTATTTGGATATAACCTAACTTTAATTGTTCTTAACATATTAACTATTTTACTTTACTTTTTGTAGTTTTTAAAATATTTCACTTATATTTAAATCCTATCATAAAAATTAAATCTATATACACATACTATATAGCAGAAATTTTTAAAATGTCTATAAAATATAAAGAAATTTTATGTTTTTAACATTTTTCAACAGTTATTTTATTTAAATTACTTAATTTATATGTTTCTATATATTATGTTATTCGTAATAAAAAATAAGAAGAACATTGATTAAAAATTTTCAATGTCCTTCTTATAGGAATTTACATATAAAAATAAAATTTTATTATAAACTTACATTGAAATTAGAAAAATCCTTTAAATTGTATATACTTCAATGTAATTTATTATAAAAGAATTTATTTATTAAGCTTACATATAAAGTATTAACAAACTGAACCAACTTGGTGAAAAGCTGGGGCAACTAAAACTTATATGTGGAAATAAATTCTTCATTTTTATATTTGTACTTTTATAATTTTTATTATATACTATTTATATCAGAAATTTTTGAAATGTCTATAAAAACATCAAAAAATTTAATTATTTAGCATTTTTTAACATTTAATTTACTTCTTTTCTAGTTAATTCACTTAACTTATAAGTATCAGTGTCATAAAGGTATGCTTTCTTACAATCACATGTTATATAATATGGAGTGCATATAGGTTCTTTTGTACCATTATGCCCTGTAATTTGTATAAGGTTATTTTTCAATGGTACGTTTATATCTTTATTATTCCTTATAAAATCTGTTACATCTGCCCAGAATATACCACCAGTTTTATTCATACCACCCCGCGAACGTCCTACTCTAAAGATAATATCATTTATGTTATCTTTATCTTCATTTAATATTTCTGTAAGTTCTTCAGGATATAATTCAGTTCTATTACATTGTTTACATATATCATTATATGTATTTAATGTTATGCCTGCATGTGAGAATAAAATAGTTTTATCTTTATTTCCAACTGCAAAAGCATATTGGAAATATTTATTATTATCATTAAAGATTTTAATTAATACTTGGTCATACTTCTGTGAATATCTACTACCTAATGCAATATCATAAAAATGTCTACTATAATAATGCATATCATGATTACCCATTAATAGTATAACTTTATCTTTATGTTTTATTTTAAAATTAATAATATCATTTAAGTTATCAATCATTCGTTGATCTGAAAATATATTATCATCGGTATATGGGTCATATTCCATATAATAAGGATCACAATAATCTCCAAGAAAAACTATATAATCAACCTAATCAATATATTGTTCACATGCAGATTTCCAAAATCTACGTCCATGTATATCAGGGATAACTAAAATTTTCATTTTACTTACTTCTTTAACTTTATTTTTTTACCAGCCTCCGCCAGCACCTCCACCACCAAAGCTGCCGCCACCGAAACTACCGCCTCTTGATGAACCACCACCAAAACCACCGGTACCTGAGCCCATTGCACATATAGATGCAAAAAAGATATGTCTACTCTTCTTAAAGCTTAATATTAATATAAGTATTATAGCAATACTACCGTATAGAATATATTGATTTCGTTGTTCTTTCTTACTCTGTAGCTGATTTATTGTAGCTTTATTATATATTGCATTTGTAGTAGAAAGTGCCGCTTTATTAATATTAGGGCTCTTACTATTCATATTAGATTCAATATATTTTGAACCTATTTCTTTACATATAATATCTGGAAAATCACCTTCTAATCCTTTACCAGGCGCAATAAACCATTTCTTTTGTTCTACTGCAATAATAATGATTAAACCTTTATCTGTCTTTTTATTACCTACACCATACTTATTACCAAGGTCTGAGCAGAACTTAGACATATCATCAGGATTATCAATATTATTAACTACCGCATATACAGTTTGGATTCCTTTTAAATGCTCTAATTTACTTAAAACTTTATTAATAGAATCTTCAGTTTCTTCATTAATCAATGTATCAGGGTTAATAAGATATTTTGTAGAATCTTTCAAATGAACCATTGGTAACGAGGATGCTGTGTAAACTCTTGATGGTTGTTTACAAGAGTTACACAACATTATCACTATTACTGCTGTAATTAAAGTTATTAAATATTTCTTCATTTCAGCTAATAACTTTTATTTTTAAATATCGAGCTCTGGTGCACTTGAAGCTTTCTTATCTGCTTCAAACTTATTCATCTTTTCAAATCCAAACATACCTGCAAAGATAGTAGTAGGGAATGAGCGAATACTCCTATTATATTCCTGTACACTTTCATTGTATGTTTGACGTGCATAATTAATACGGTTTTCAGTACCTTCAATTTGAGTTTGTAAATCACGGAAATTCTGTGATGCCTTCAACTCTGGATATTTTTCTGAAATTACCATAAGACGACTAAGTGCATTAGAAACATCGCCTTGTGCCTTTTGATATGCTGCAAGCTGCTCTGGTGTTGCTTTACTTGGATCAATTGTAATCTTTCCAACAGATGCACGAGCTTCAGCTACAGCTTTGAATGTTTCACTCTCATGTGTAGCATAACCCTTTACAACCTTTGCAAGATTAGGCAGAAGATCTGCTCTTCGTTGATAAGTAGCTTCAAGATTAGCAAATGATGTAGTTGCATTCTCTTGCTTTGATACCATACCATTGTATGAACCGATTACACCAAACACACTAAACAAAATGACTGTACATACAGCTAAAATAATAAACTTCTTCATGTGATAATTTTTATTTTTTGATTATTTACTTTTACTTTAAATTTGATTTTACGTAGTCAGCAACTTTCTTGCCGTCTGCTGTTGGAAGTGCAACTTTAATGCCTTTTATAAATTTACCCATATTTTTCTTAAGGGGTTCAAGTCCATTGCTAACAATAGTATCAAATGCATTTGCAATTTCTTCTGGTGTTGCTTCAGCTGGCAAATACTCTAAAAGAATATTTAATTCCTCTTGCTCTTCCTTTGCAAGTGCAGGTTTACCATACTTCTTATATTGTGCAATGGAATCTTTACGTTGGTCTACCATCTTTTTTAGGATGGTAAACTCAACAGCATCTGTGAGCTCATGTCCAACTCCTTCTTTTGATGTTTCATACTTCAAGACTTCATTTTTAATAAGTCTTAAAACGTCTCGTCTCTTATCATCATGCATCTTCATTGCATCCTTGATAAGATCATTTATTTTATGTATAAACATAATTATTAATTTTTTGTTTTACTTGTTGCAAAATTATATAATTATTTTCAATTATAAAAATTTTGATTAGCTATTTAACTTAATTTAGTAATCAGTCTTAAAGTTCATCATTAAATATTAATGCAAACATTATATAAAATGCAGCTCCATAGCTATTAAAATTTTTAATTTTAAAGTGTTATAACTTTTGGTGTGCTACCCACCTCTATTCCATAGCATTTATCAAATGCATTTGGAACTGCTTTCCTCAATATATTCAAACTACCATTCAAATCCGCATTTATTACCATTCCACTTGAACTCTTATATAACCCGCGTTTAATCCTTTTACCGCTGAATTTATAATTTAATTCTGTGGTTGATTTAAATGTAGGAATAAAGTCATTATCTATAAAACTCGATTTACTTGTGTAACTTTCTTCCTGTATAATTACATTTATTCCTTCTAATTTACATTTATATTGTAATTGGTTTACAAGTTTAATGTATGGTATTTGAATAAATTTTTGATTGTTTACTTTGCCTATATTTATTTCTTGTTTCCACTCCTTATTATAACCTATAATTAGTGTATTAATATTGTTAGAAACTATATGATTAACAATATATCGACTTGTTTTATGTAAATAATCATTTAATTTATTTTCACGTGTAATTCTTAATGTTCTTAACTTATTTGTATATGCATCTTTACATTTACTTTGAATTGATTTATACTTTGCATATTTTTTATTATAATATTGATTTATTGATTTTACAGGTTTACCATTAATTATTATATTATTAATTTCTTTACAATTCGTACCTAAAGTACATAAATTATTAATTCCTAAATCAATAGACATGTATCTATGATTATCTGTCTTTGTTTGTTGTTCTGGTTTATTATATAACACTTCAACTACCATATAATCATTACCATGTGGAACTACTCTAACTTGTTGAATTGTATTTTGTTTTGTATGTATAGTAGTTTCTATAGTTCCACCAAATTTAATAATATTATGGTCTCTTAACAATGGTTTAGATATTGCTTGATTTGTAAAAACTAATAAATTTCTACCATCTTTTTCTTTATAAGTAGGTAAAGAAACCTTCTTTGAATACACTCCATTCTTTTTTACTTTTAATAATTAAAAAAATGAAGACATATTTTGTGCCACTTGAGTTATAACTTGTTGTGAAACCTTACGAGGCAAAGCTACATAATCTACTTGTTGTTCTGAAGTTAATTGATTTATTAATTGAAACCTCTTTAAATTTTTTCCAGTTTTAAAATAATGTTGTCTAATTCTATATAAAGCAGTATTATATAAATTTTTAGAGAGGAAACATAACTTATCAAATTCATCATATTCCAATGAACCATATTTAATTATATGTCTCTCTGTTAAAATCATAAATCTATTACTTAATTTTTGATTTATTAAAATTTTTATTAATTATTTAATATAAAGAAATTTATTAAAATAGTTTTCTAAATTATTCAATTTTTATAACAAAAAAATTAAATAAAATATTAATTACCTCTATAAATTTGTATTAACTTATTATTATACATATAAATTATCATTGAAAATCAATGTGAGTAAAATATAGAGCGATGCACCGTACCACCCAAACATACATACCATTAAAAATCCAAACAATGTGTTTGCAAGTCTATTCATATATTTTATATGTAAAATGAGCGGTACGATAAATGGGGTTATATATAGCACTAACCATAGTAATAATGCTAAAATTATAATATTTGGTATTGACATAATAACCAATTAGGGATTTCTTTCATTTTTGGAATTTCTTTATATGATGCAAACCACTGAATACCTGTTATAAGTTGAGAGTCATAGTCAAACAGGGGGCGGTGTAAAACATAATTCTTACCATTGGTACCAGGGGCTTTTAAGCATTGACATATATAAGTATCTATTTTATCAGGTGTTGTAAATTTATATAGTTCACAAAATGCTTTCTTATATAGATATAATTGTATACCATATTCATTCATAGTACACTCCTCTAACATAGAAGCCGGGCCTTTTAACTTTTTATTTTTAAAAGCTTTCTTTGATATATTTTCAGTAGTTTTCCAATCAATTAAAAGGTATTTATCAGTTTCTTCATTATAAAATAAACAGTCAAATCTTCCTTTCGTTTGATGTATGGTATTAGAGGGAATATATACCATTATCTCACGAGTTAAATATTTATAACCTAATTTTTGAATATCTGAATAAAACTGGTCAAAACCTTTTTTATTTTCTTGGAATCTACTATCATCCTGTAGATTATGATCTATGAACCACTCATTAAGTTCTTGTGTTAATTGTATTTTAGCTTCTTCTGTGGGGGCAATAGAAATGCTTAATACATGACCAACATAATCATCTAATAATGAACCATAGTATTTGGAGTCTGAAGAAATTTTATCCCAAGCTGCAATTATTTGTTCGGGGGTCATATTATAATATTTGCCATCTGGATTATCTTCATCTCTTTGACTACAAGAACGAGCTTGCTTTTCAGCATCAAACTTTGACTTTAAATATTCAATTGTTTTAGACACTGAAATAGTTAAAAGTTTACCATTCAACTTAGCTTTAAATTCCTTATTAGTTTTATTAATAAGTTTATCAATTTCGTCCTTTGTATAACTCATTGCATCATTTTTATAGATTTTATATTTATATATAAATTATATAAAAAAGTTTATAAGTAATTATAAATTAATTCTTATAGGGTTAACAACAAACCCTATATCAGCTGGCTATATAATAGCATCACTGTTACATTTTAAATATTTTCGAAGTATATTTAAACTTCCATTTATATCTGCATTTATAAGTAAACCAGATTTGGTTTTATACAGTCCTCTTTTTACTCGTTGACCACTAAAATTCTTACTATCTATAATAGTTCCATCTTTATATGTTGGAATTTCATCATTATCAAAGAAGCTTGCTTTACTTGTATAACTTTCTTCTTGTAAAATAACTCTAATTCCGTTCATTTGACCTTTATAAATTATTTGATTAACTAACTTGTAAAATGGAATTTCAGTAAATTTCTAATTATTATTTTTCCCCATATTAATGTCTTGTTTCCATCCTTTATTATACCCTATTATAATGGTATTGATGTTATTTGAAACTGCTTGATTCATTATATATGCAGAACAGTTATGTAAATAATTATTAATTCTAAAATTTCTTTTCTTAGTTATACTATTTAACTTATTAGACCAAAATTTATTTGAAGGTAAATTACTCTGTAATTTACCTTTATACTTATTATATTTTTGATTTATCTACTTTAATTTTTTACCATCTATTAAAAATGAATTTATAACATTACTAGTACAAGTACATAAATTGTTGATACCTAAATCAATACTTAAATAATTACCGTTGTCCTCCTTCATCATTGGTTTACTATAATTATATATAGCTTCCATTTTAATATAACCATTACATGGGATAAATCTAACTTGCGTGCATGTACTATAATTTTTTACTTTAAATTGTATTTTATTTGGTGCTGTATTTGGAATTGTTAAAGTTCCATCCTGTTTAAATTGTTTACCTAATTTAACTGCATTTATAGTAATACAATTATATCCATCTTTATCTTTATATTTAGGAATATTTATGGGTTTATCATATTTTCCAGCATGTTTCTTTTTTAATAATGCAAAGAATGATTTAAAATTTCTATCCACTTGTTTTAATACAGACTAAGATATATCTGCTGGTAATGAATAATAGTCTATATTTTTAGTATGTGAGAATATTTTATAAGTTTCATAATAATTTAAATATTTCTTTTCATTATTATTTTTAATAGATTCAAAATAAAATTGTCGTACAGTATAAATTGCGGCATTATAAAGATTTTTTGACTTATGTAATAAATCAAGTAAACCTTTATAATGTTGATGACTTTCCTTTATAATCTATACTTCTACTAATTTCATTTATATAATTTATTATTATTTACCATTATATATAACCTATATATAAATTATAAAGTAATAACTAAATTTAGTCTGAAAATAATTAAGAAATAATTGAAATAAAAAGTGGCAATTCCAATATAATTATATAATGTTGTTAAGAAATGTATTATATTAATATACATAGATAATTAGTAAATTAAAGTTTAATTATATAAAAAGAAAAGATTAAATTATTTTTTATAATTAAATAAAATAAAGTTGATTATATACTTTATTCATTATATAACTATATAAAAAGTAAATTAGTCATAATTTATACATATAATTAAATATAACACAATACAGTTAAAATAAGCTATGCTAATCCGTATATATAATTGAAATGAAAAAAGTGGCAATTCCAATATAATTATATAATGTAGTTAAGAAATGTATTATATTAATATACGAAGTTAATTATAAAAATTAAGTTTAATTAAAATAAAAATAATGAATAAAGAATTTAATTTTTTAATTATATATAGTTTATTTCTTATATAAAGCTATATAATTACATAACCTTATAAAGTATACATATAACTAAATATAATACGATACAGATGAAATAAACTATGTGTACATCATCAGTATAAGTATATATAAAGAAAGAGGATAGAACCCATTTAAGGTTCTATCCTCTGAATATTTTATTTGAATTTTTATTTATTTAATTCAGCCTTTGCTAATACTTTACCAGTATGTAATTTATTGGTTGTAACACCAGATACATAAGAAGGTAGTTTTAAAACATCTGCTTCATTATCAACTGTCCAAACTTCAAGTGGCACATTGATTGCTACTAATTTCTTTGCAACATCTTCTGTCATATATAAAACATTATTATCAAAAGCTAGTCCATCAAAGAATACTTCATTAGTTTGTGTTTGAAGTGCTTTTAAATTATTAATCATTGTTTCATCTACAACTTTACCACCTACTCTACCTAAACGTGCTTTTGGATCATAATTTTTAACATACATTAAATCTGTATCACTAAATGATATATATGTAACTTTACCTCTCATACCATTTAAGTTTACTATATCAACAACTTTCTAAACTTGTGCTTCTGTATATTGAGTATCTGCTTTTAATTCAATATATGGATGTAAACCTAAATTTCTACAACATTTTATAAATTCTTCGAATGATGGAATTTTTTCACCTTTGAACTTTGGATCTCTTACAATACCGAAATCAAGTTTTCTAACTTCTTCAAATGTTATATCTTTAATTTCTTTATTAGGTGTTGCATATGGTGAGCCATCAGGATTTTTACCTGTTCTATTAATAGTTTTATCATGTAATAATACTGGTACATCATCACTTGTAAATGCAACATCAGTTTCAACATATTTAAATCCATGTTCAGCACTACCACGATATGCAGATATTGTATTTTCAGGACATTCCCACCAACCTCTATGATTTACAGATTTAACATTTACATCATAATCTTTAGCATCTCCTGCATCTGGATCTATATTAGGATTTTTACCATCTATTGTAATTTCAAATGGGAAGTTACATGAAACAAATTCATGTGTATGATATTTAAGTCTGAATGTACCTACAATGGCTTCATCTGCAGTTGGTGTATAATCCCATGTCATGGTCTTCATGGTATTATTAACTGTATTATAAACAACCATTGTTGCACCAGTATCTGAACCATTTGCATATATAGGAATATTTCTATAATTACCATGAAGATTATAATGGTTCTTTCCTATATATAAAATTCCATCAGTACCAAAATCAATATTTAAATTCTTTGTGGAAATATTAGGTTTAATAGGATCTGTTGCAATAAAACCAGTTACATATTTAACTTCTGCTGGTGTTGGGGTTGGTGTTGAAGGTACTGCTGGCGTTGGTGTAACAGCTGGAGTAGAAGATGTATTATTTCTAACTGCACGAGAAACTGCATCCATTTCTTTTGCCATATAACTTGTCCATGCATCACCATTAGTATTTAATGTAATAGAATCTATAACACTTACAAGGTCCTATTCTGTAAATACACTATTATTTGTTTTTCTAAAACAAATTTGAATATATTTTATAGTGTTATTATTTGCTAATCCTATTTCAACTGGCCAATCTTCTGTAATTGTACCTTTTGGTAACCAACCTGAATCATATACATGACCTGGACCAACTGCTGTTGTTGCAACACTATTATTATTTGGATAACCATTTATAGAATAATTCCAATCTGCTGTTAAACCATGAATGGTTACACTATTAACACCGGTAATAGGAATCATAAAGGTTGTAACTGCTCTGTTTGTAGTATAACATTTTACATCATCTTTTGTTAAAGCTAATTTCTATGTAGAATTATCAGGATTATATATATCTACTTTACAAGGGAAATCTATACTTGTAATATTTGCTACTTTAGTTTGATCACTATTCCACTTAAATCTTAATGAACCTAAAAGTAAAGCATTGTTAGGTATGGCTATATGATATGGTAGTACATTTATAATACCAGATTTAGGAACATATATAAATTTTATGGCAGTATATTTAGAACTGTCCCAACATTGAATATTTCTATAATTAGAACCTGATATACTTGATAACGCATCAAACCCTCCTTTCCATATTAATACAGGGTCTACACCTAAATCTAAAATACCAGTAGTTACATCTAATGTAGGTTGTTTTAATTCCGGTGAAGATGGTATAATAGTTACATCATATAATTTACTATCCGCTACTGTTGCACTACCTCCACCACCAGTGGGCATAGCAGATATTTTATCATCTATAAGTTGATTAACTCTATCTTCAGAAATTCCCAACTACATAGTTTCATTACCTTTTTTAATAGTAGTAATATTAGCCATTGTGAATAATAGTATTTTATCTTCTGAATATATTTATTTTATATATGAAAATAACAACACAAAAGTGGCAATTATGATAGATTTTTTATTTAATTATAGTTAATTAATTAGTTTAATAAAAAATTTATATAAAAGAAAAAATTATAATCTAAGTAAATAAGTTATGAGAAATGATGATTAGACTATTTTTTATAGTATTAGTGAGTTAAAAACACCTGGCTTATATGAAATTCATTCAACTGGTGATCCGTTAAAATTTTTTGGATATATATTAGTTTCAGATACTAGTAAATTATATGATTATGAAACTAAACATCCATATAGTCAAATGGATATAATTAATATAGGTAATTGGGAAGAAGAAAGTTATTAGTAGTGTTTTTATAAGAAAGTAAAGTAAATTAAATTTTAATTTATATATATATAAAATAAATTTTATATAATTGAAAATATAAAATTTATTTTTATTTTTAAATAAAATTATAATTACTTTAATTAACTTCGTATATTAATATAATACATTCCATAACTACATTATATAATTATATTCGAATTGCCACTTTTTAATTTCAATTCATAAATAATAATTTTTCATATACAATATACATACTGATTATACTCATAGTAGTTTATTTCTTCTATAATGTGTTATAATTAGTTATATATACACATTATATATATAGTTTATATTTTAATTAGTTTCAATATATAATTAAATTATTGTATTTAATTACTATAATTTATAAAAATAAAAATTTAATTAAAACTTAATTTACTAATTATCTATGTATATTAATATAATACATTTCTTAACTACATTATATAATTATATTGGAATTGCCACTTTTTTAATTCAATTATTTCTATAAGTAAATAATTAAATTATTGATTATTTAAGATGAGTAGCATAACTACAGGTGAAGTTAGAGATCCGGTTACAGGTGAATCTATAATATTAGAATAGAAACCAAAAAATGTATCAGTAAATCCTAAATATGATCCAACCTCTACATTTGTTGATATTGATGCTTTAACGGATGTATGTAAATCTATGTAGTATAAGACATATAATGTTTTAACTAACCAATCTGAAACTACTGATTATTCTTCTATTACTAAAGATAAAATTTTAGGAAAATAATTTAGACTTTTTTATAAAACTTTTATATAATTTATTGAATGTCATCTATAACAGATCATACAGTATATGTTAAGTTAACTCCTACTAAATAGGTGTGTATATTGGATATTAAAAAATTATTCAATATAGATGCTAATTCTATTATAACAACTTATAAAATAACTGAGCCCTCTAACGGTTATTATAATATTAGTAATATTAAATTTAATTGTTTTGATAATAGTAGAGGAACAAATGCTATAATTGAAAATGCTAATAATGGTAATAAAAATGATATTATTATTACGTTATAGTGTATAAATTGGAATACTATATAGAATGATAAAGTTATACCATATAAAGTAGAATTAAATCTTAATGATGGTAGTACTATAGTAGGTACATTAAATGTATTAGTAGTTAAAACCCCCAACACTGGTATTACATTTAATAATTTATAGGGACATGCTATCGGAGATAATATGCAATCTTTTATGTTATTAAGAACTAACCCCAAGTTAACTGGTAATATAAAGTTGGTAGTAGATTCATAGGATAACTTATATTTAGATACCTTTAAAACAAGTTCTAATAGTATATTAAATGATCGTAGATTTAGACATCAATCTATAAGTTATGATGGTAATTATGCTCATGATGTAAAAACTGTATTCTCATCAATCCCCCAAGGTGAGTTATATGGTGTTTATTCAGATTCATATGATCCACATAAAGGTTATTATAAGATCGAAAATCAAAAATATACTATATATGAATATGGTGCTGAAAATAATTTTGATTCTCTATATCCTGAAAATATGAAAATATTAGCCCCTCTCCATATAGGTAAATCTATACCAGAATATTTTTGTATTTTCAAAACAAATCATCTTGTTAATAAAGAAACATATAGTAATATTGATATTAATGATACTGCAGTGATGCAGAAATTATTAAAAGAAGGTGAAATCATAAAAATATTTGATTTACGAAATTCTACACCTATCGGTCATTATTTGAATGCATATAAAGATTCTATACAAGAATATGTATCAAGCTCATGCTATCTTCAATTTAATGAACAAGATAATATAAAAGGAACTTCTGAACATAGACAAGGTAGGAATTCATGGAAAGGTATTTCTGTAGATAAAGGTATATTAACAGAAAAAGTAGAAACCAGTTATTTCATTTCTAAAATATTAGAATAGGATAATAAAGTCCAAGAAGATTATAATATGTTCATATTACAAGGATATGAACGTAATAATTTATTGTACCCTAATATCATTAATTTAGAATTTATGTTTGATGATAAGGTTGCTGAAGATTTTTCATTTCATAATTATTTTGGACTTTATATGTCTGGCAATACAATCTATGATATAGAAAAATGCCTTATTAATAATTCTGATAATTCTACTATAGATTTATATGTTAAAGATAAACAAACTATAAAAATATATGAGGGATAGAAGGAATTAAAAATTCTTAAAGTATATGATATAAAAATACCTGAAAATAATATTACATTTGGTGTTACAACTAATAATGTAGAAGTTATAAAGAATTCTAATGATTTATTAAATTATGTAAAAAATAATGTAGTTAATAAACCATAGAATATTATAGCACATATACCAGTAGAAAAAATAAATTTAGATAACATATATTCATTTTTAACTTTTAGTATTAATACTGGTATTATAATGTATGGTGAACACTTTAGATTTGTTTATACTACGATATAGGAGAATGATAATAAAACACACTATCATATAGTAGATGTAATAGCATCTAATAATGATATGTATAAAACTACTGCAAATAATGTTTCATTATATCCTATGTATAATAACATAGAAGATTATGAAAATGATGAAACTAAGATTACTGATGCAGAGGGTAATGAAATATTATAGGATGGATGGTACCGTAAGAATTTAATACCATTTAATAATAGTTATTTATTATAGGATAAAACTATACATTACACAGCAGTATGCTATTATTCTCAAGATTTAAATAATCCGGAAATTCAAGCTCCTTTAAATACATAGTTTTAGAGAATTCAAGCTACATTAGCTATATGTGGTCATGATATTCATGTATCAAGTTATTCTGATAATACTATTGCTTTTATTTCTAATTCAATATCTGATATTGAATTTATACATATGTATCATGGGCAAGAAATAATATAGAATAATAAAGTATATAATTATAATATCAACTATGAAGATTATTATACTAATCTTATTTCATATAATTATGGAAATGAATATCCATAGATTACATTGAATATGTTATTTAAATATATACTTCCAGGATTATTATTACAATCTAAAAAGAATTTAAAATTTAGTAGTCCATGTAAATTTATTACAAAAGCATAGTGTAAACAGTTTAAGTTATATTAGACATCTGCATATTTATATAAACTATTACATAATATAAATGTACCGTTGATATATACATAGAAAGGTTATGAACCTATTAGTTTTATTAATCATCTACTTGTTTCAGGTTAGAATGCTATTAAATTATATTATTATCCATCGCCTATAGATACATCTAAATATATGTTTATGACATTAACTGACGTTAGTTTAGTTAATGGTAATCATACTAATATAGCTAAGTCATTAAATATGTAGGTATAGATTATGGGAATTCATAATGTTAAAGATATATCTATGACCCTTAACTATACTAATTATAATACATATATTTCAGATAGTAATATAACTTTTGAGAAAGGTGAAATAATTAAATTAGATGGTAGTGATAGAAGGTTAAAACCGTTTACAGTATATAGTTTTGTAAAAGGTACATTCTTGAATATTCCAAAGGGTGATAATGTACAATTTATGTATATGCCAAATAATAATAAGGCAAATACTCTATATTATAGTAATATCAAAGATAGTTCAGGTTTAATAGATTCTATAAGTTTATTGACTACAGAAGTTAAGTTAGATGAACCTGTAACTATTAAATTAGCAGATTATGGTAATATAACTAATTATAACATTACTACATCTGACCCCATATTAGAAAGTGATAATTATTATACAATAAAAGATAATACCTCTGTTTTATCTATACCTGTAGTTCCTTCTATTAATATGTAGTGGGAATCAAATGGGTTATATTATGATGGTAATAGTACTTTAGATGTTAATAATATAATTAATTCATATACAACGACAGGATTTTTTAATAATAATGTTTATACACCATCTGTTAATATAGGTTAGTCCACTACATATAATATAAATGATATAGGTTCATTTCCTATAGAATTAAATTATGAGGATAATGATATTACAGAAAAATATAGAATAACATTAAAAACACTATTATTAGATAATATATATGAATATCCAATTAAGAAAATGCTATATAGTAATACTAATATAAAAACAGCTGTTGGATATTATAATAAGTATGTACAAACATTGGAATTCATATATTATGGTATGAAGTTCATTATTAAATTTACAAATGTAGATTATAATGATGATATAAAATTATCAGATTATAATAATTACCAAATATTCATGTTAAATGATTATACAGGTGATTATGTAAATGATATATATGTTTCTAATAAAGAATAGTTTATATTAATAATAAATCATTCATATGATTATAACCATAAATATGTAGTAGATAATATAATATCATTTAAGGATAATAATTTAGAATTACCTTCATATAATTTCTTTGAATTACCTTATAATATAGATTTATATAATTTATATAACAAAGGTAATAATATGTATATAACTACAACAAATAGTGAAATACATAAGAAATATATTAATAGTGATGTAAAATATATTATAGAAAATGATTTAGATAAAGCTATATATACTTAGTCTGAACCAAATATTAATATGTATTTTAATAATGATAGTAATTATACAGAAAATGGTGTAATTAATGGAGAAAATACAGTATTATTCATGGGTCAAATTAGTTAGGGCTATAATAATTTATTAAAACTGCAAGATGTATTTTAGAATAATGATGGTAATTATAGGGAAAAACATACTTATATCATAAAGTAGAAAAATAATAATACTATAAGTAATGTAAATTCAGAGATTGATAAATTTATTTCCACTTTTACTACTAATGATATTAATATGTATATTATACCACATAATGGTAAAGCTAAAACTATACATATAAATAAAGATTATAAACCAGTAGAGATTAAAGTTACTAAACCTAATCAGATAAAATATAATCATGGTTTTTTCAGACCTGTTTTTAAAGATGTTATAGAATTTGAAACTTCTGAACATAATGATAATACCGATTTATTATTAGGTAATACTAAAATAAAAAAAGTTAATCCTATTATTAATTACCCGTGTAATAAGGTTTATAATAATATGGTTAATATAAAAGAGAATTTCTTTTTATTAAAGAATTTTAATATATTTTCTACTGACTGGGATAATAATATATATAGATAGTACCGTGCAGAAAATGATTATAATACAGTACCTGGTTATACAAATGGTATAATAGATAAATCTTTATTCGGTTCTAAATGTATTAAATTAGGAATGAAATCTATTACATTAGATTCATGGAAAAATGCAATAACTAAAGATGAAAAGGTCATATCTAAATATAATTAGCATACTTAGAGTAAATCTGAATATATGTTAAAATTAAATATTACCAAAGCACTTCATGACTATATAATATCAAATCCTGCATTTATAAAGAACTGGAATGGTCTTTCAAGTGCTCAAACAGATTTAAATACAACATATAATAACTTTATAGCATTAACATTAAATAAAGCATTTGATATTAATAATATTAATAATTTAAAAATATATCGTAAAATTAATAATAATTCACAATTAAATATTAATGATGGTATGCCATCAGATATTGATAATTATACATTATATGATAACTATAAGACTACTTATGAAATTGTAAACAATGAAGTTATATTAAGTATTATATTACATGATATGTATAATTATGATTATTATATAAATTTGCAAATTGATAAGAAATGAAAACAGTTGGAAATTGGGTTAATTATGACTATGCACCAGGTTTACCTTCTTATGGTTTACCGGGTATGTAGGGTAATGCCGGTAAAAATGGTAATTGTATATTTTATACTGGATTTAATATATATAACGGACCAAAGGAAGATATAAGATAGTTCAGTGATGCTATTATGTAGAATAAATTACCAATACATAATTACACCGATACCAGTGAGCTTAACAGAAAATTCCAAATAGGTGATTATTTCTTTGATAGTAGAGGAAATATATTTAAATTAATTATAGACCATACTACATATAATTTTAATTTAAACATTACAGATTATTCAGATATTTTAGAGTTATGTGGTAAAATTAATACAGATAGTGATAATGCATTATTAAGTAAAATTGATAATAATAGAGTTAATATTAATAATGATTATACTGGTATGGACATTATTATCAATAATACTAATTATACTATTGATAACGAGAACCTTTATAATATTAGAGTAATGTCTGATACTGCAGATAATAATGGAATTATTAATTTTTAGAGATTTACTGCAATAACACCAGATGGTATTAATAATAATATGGATATATTGTATGACTCTACTATTGATGCTTTCAAAATAAAATCTAATAAACCTATTATATTAGATGGGGATATTACAGTTAAAAATAGTAATAAAACATTAGGTGTTGACCCAACTGTATATGGTTATTCACGAGTAGTAACATCTGATAATAATATTAATAATTTCTATAATATCTGTCAATAGTTAAGAGCTGTGACAGGATCTGAATATAATAATATAACTATAGGTAATGGTACACTTGCTATATTCTTAAATAATGCAGATAATAATATTACTAAATTATATAATGATATATATAGTGCATTAAATATATCTATTACATTCTTAGTAGATGGTAAAAAATATAATAGGATTATACCATTAAAAACATTTAATAACGAAAATAAAGCTTATTATACAAAAGATTTTATATCTGATTTTTTAAGTTCTGAATAGTTAAATTTAATACAAGAGGATAGTACTAAATTAAAAGTATTAACTGTAACTTGTATTTATAATATAGAAGTATATTTAAAATTAATAAATGAATAATTAAAATATCAAATGGGGTTTTACAGAAAATAGTAAAACCCTCATTCTTATCTAATAAATATCACATGAGCATTAGTAGAAAAGATTTATATAAGAAAAAACATGGTTTACTTGGAATGTGTATTCCAGGAGAACAAGGTATTCCAGGTACTAATGGAAATGGTATTCATATTGGATTTATTAATGATTTCTTCGAGAGTTTTGATATATCCGTTAATACTGTAGTTAAGATAGCAAAAAGAAAAGATACAAGTAATAATATCAATAATAACTATAAGGCATGGGCTAATAAACAGGTCTCTACCTTTATAGCTTCTAATAATCCAAATAAAAATTTAAATGTATATGATACTCATAATATATCAGAAGAAGTATTTGAAAATATATTAAATGATTCATCTGCTAATGTATATTATACAGGTAGAGTAGATGAAGAAAATTATCTTGGTATCGAATACCAAATAGATAATCAAATAGGTAATGCAAATATAGTAGATGGTATATACCCAAAAGATTCTAATAATTCATCTATATTTGCAAGCAATGATCCCCATAATAATGTAATGTTAGATTCATGGGAATTCCATTAGATTTATGATATAAATTATAAGGGTAAAGATAATTATGATTTATATGAATATACTACAGATGATATTACACATGCACACCATATAAAGTATGATGTTAAAATATCTTATGACACTACTACATTTGAACCTGAAGATATTGCCAAAACACTTGGATATGAAGGTTTTTTATATCCTGAAGATATATATAATTCATTATGGAAAACATATTATACATTCTTAACTACTAATGGTAATACATTAATTAATTCTTCTACTAATAGTGATTAGATGAACGCAGCATATGAAAAGCCCTTATTTGATAATAAAGCAAAGGGGGTATTAAGTCATATCGCTATAATTACACCAGATAAGAAAACTCAACAAACTACTTATAATGGTAATGGTGTACCATAGTTAGAGTATATGCTTAAATATCCAGGAGGTGTAAGTAATGGTACTGTTATTATGCCATAGTATACACATACTACTGTAGATATGTATCCAAATTATGTTAAAGATACAGTAATAGATGCCAATGGTTTTACACAGATTGGTGTTGATTTATATAATGATGATATTGCTAATAGTGTTAAAAATAACTCTTTATCTGAGACCTTAAATCTAAATATTAAAAAAGTTAAGGGTGGTTTATTTTATGAATTCCCAGAAAAACATAAGAATACAATTAAAAAATTAGAAAATAATATACAAGTTACTATTGATAAATTAAATAGTAATTTAAATAAATCTGATTCATCTGTAAAATGGTATGTAGATCCATATAAGAATATTAAAATACCTACAACCTTAAGAAAAGATATTACAGATGGTGATATATTATATTTCTATACAGATGCAGTATAGTTTAATAAAACTGGTGAATTACCATATATGGTAGAAGTAACACCAGAATTAAGAAAATGTGATATTAATACATTATTAAAATATACTGTACCAAATCCTTTACAATATAAATCTATATATACAAATAGTAATAATAAAAATATTCAATTATATAATAATGTTACTATTATGTATGCAGGTAATAGTTATTAGAATATATAGAACCGTACTAATATAAGATCACTTAATAATATATTAACTTATAATAATAAGAGCATATTACATCTTCCAGCTGTTAAAGATTAGTTTGGTAATTATAATTTTGTTGAATATAAATCTTTTGAGAAATTAAATAAAATTAATAACCAGAATAATTCTAATATTAATTCATTATGTATTAAAGCTTCTACTGATGACACCTCTAATAATATAAATTATATTATTGGTGCTACCGGTGCTACTGTACAATGTTCAGATTTATATATACATAATAAAACATTTGGAAATATTATACCAGAAGGAGTATTTGATGATAATATAGTAACAGATAAAGATTTATATAATTCATTATGTTTGAAACCTATTACATTAGATAATTTTTAGATTATACCATAGGTTAAGAAAAATGAAAGATATGATATATTAAAAATAACATTAGACAAAACTAAATATGTAATAAAAAATATAGATAATTATTATTTAGGATGTATTATAGTAGATGAAAAAGGTAATGTTATATATCAAGATGAAACACTTGATAATAATAGTGTAATAATACCTGAATTTATAACATAGATTACAGATAGTTCAGTAAATGAATTAACATGTAATTATTAGTTATTATTATATATTAGGCATGCTAATAAATTTAAGAGATTTGCAAAGGCATGTCAGATAAGTTATACACTTAAATGTAATATAGTAGGTTACACAAATATAGAAAATCTGGTGATTAATACATTAGATGAAAATTTCTATGCTATTTAGAATTCTGAAAATAATATAACAAATAATAGTGATATTACTATTGATATTACAGGTATTACATGTGAATAGATTAATAATCATTCACTTAAAATAAAATCTAATAATTAGAATTTAATAATAGATAGAATATATTTTAATAATGCTCCAGTAACTACAACATATGAAGAAGTATATAATATGTTATATGATAATACTTCTATAGGTAATACTTGGTTTACTGTTAATATGAATAAGTAGAAATTATTACCATTTCATTTAAAGTAGTATACTACAGATACAGAAAATAGATATGCTACATATGAATATACATTAGATATTGCAGATAATATTCCAAATATTATATCTTTAAATGGTAATACAACTGTTCATACTGTTAATATAAATGATTACATATCTTCATTATCTGATGAGGTAAGTGAACAACGATTTGTAATGGATGAATATAGTAATATTACAGGTAGACCATAGAATAGTATTATTGAATGTGATTTATTCAGAACATTATGGAATAAACATAGTATAACTGCAACAGCCCCTCGTGATATAAAATTAAATATGCTATATCATATTGCAGATATTTCAAATAATGTAGTTAATAATAAAGTTAAATATAAAACTTTATCTATACAATATGCTATTACACAACCAGGATTTACAGATCCTCGTACATTACCAGTATTTAAGTTTGAAACTTATAATTCACCTGATATAGTAGAAAAGATTAATAAAGATGTAGAAAGTAATGCTTATGTTCATCTTACTAAATTAACTGTAGAAAATTTTGGATATGATAATTGGGGAAAATTTATAAAGAATAAAGAGGATGTTAAAATATCATTCACTATAAAGAACCTTGATTATGATATAGAATGGAAGGAAAAACTATAGATAGAAAATGCACATAAACGTGCCACATTTAAGTTTATTCCAGAGGATAAAACACATAATGGCGAACCAAATAGTATAAAATTAATTACTAATATTATAACATGTAAAGATTTTAATATAACTGATAGTACATAGTTTAAACCAACACCAGAAATAACACAAACATTTGATATACTTAATAATTATATTAATTAGAAAGGCGTTACAGATAATAGCAATAAAAATAAGTTATTACTATGGGATGAAAATATATTTAAGGTTTGTAAAAATCCGGAAGAAATACATAGTGGTATATATGCAAATATAACGATAAATTTTAAGGATTTAACTATTAATGATTTAAAAGATGGAATATTTATTTATAATAGAGTAATCATGTCTAATCCTATCATAGGAAATATGTATTTAAGATATTATATTGATAACTTTACTATTACATATAAAGATAGTACAAATGGCAAGAGCTATCATTTTACATCTTCTGTAAATCAATCAGTAGATACTTATTTACATAATACTGAAGGTAATAAAGATAATTATAGATTTATTTCTGATAAAATTGATGTGATGTTTAATCCTATTTCTTATGTTATATGTCCAGAGGATGAGGAAACTAATATATTACCAATTAGAGGTAATATTAAAAAAGAATCAAGTGATGCTTTAATAACCAGAAAATTATCATTATTCATGCCAACTATATATGATTCTGATATACTTAATATTCCAGTAGAAAAACAACGTCAGTAGTAGTTATTCTCATGGGATGGGTTATTATTAAAAAAATCAAGTTTTGAAGATAATATATAGAATATTAATATTAAATATGTACCAAATATTGTTAATAAACCTACCATTAAAGTAGTATATAATAGTGTTATAATGAATCCTAAAATTAGGGATAATAAAAATACATTCTATTATAATGATGAAGAATATGAAGCAGACCGTTATAATCAATATAAATTAAATGGGTTTATTCCAGTTACTTATGAAACTTCATGGAAAATAAGAACTGATAGCATGATGGATGCAATAGATGTTTGGAATTATGAATATTAGAGCGATAAAGATGCATATAAATCTTCTGTAATTACACCATTTAATGGTATATTAAATAAGTATGGTAATGCCTATATGTACTTATCTGATAATTATGATACCAATCAATATGGTAATAAAATATTATCATTACATGAAGTTAAATAGGACGGAGATATTTTATTGCATAAATTAAAGAATGTAGAGCCTTTAGATTTTTCTGAGCCTAAAAATGAAAATTATCCAGAAAGTACAGGTTATAAACGTTCATTCTTATGGAATATAGGATTAATGGATACTGCTTATGGCCCCAACCCTACTATACCATAGTCTATTAGTAATTTTATGGGATTATATTTACCAATAACAGAAGGACCTTTGAAAGATTATTATAATAGTATACAGAATAAGTATTATATACCGGAAAAATATGGAGAACATAATTATAATAATGCAGTATATGATTTTCTTAAATTAACTCCACGTATAGCATATAATTCTGAAACTAATAATATCAATGTATTAATGTTAAGAACTCCATGTATAGGTAAAGATGTATTAAATTTACAAGATGCTTTGTATAATTGTACACTTAAAAAAAGATACTTTGATTTGGGAGATAATACTATAGATTATGATGAATGCTTCTATAATAACCCAAATAAACCACATTATAAGGATTTATAAAATTAAAAACGCACACTGATTATAAAATTTTTATGTCAGTGCGCGTTACTTTATATATGGTATTCAAAACATCTTGTTTATTTTCACTTGCATTATAATTCAAGAATGGTATATGTTTCCATTGCCAGTATTCTATCATTCTAATATTTCTTATTAAACTTTTAGAATATGTACGAATGAATATATTTGGATTATTTGGTATATTATATGTTTTATTTAACTTATACATTATCTATTGTATACATGTATTATCATTTAATAAAAATTTATTAATACTATTAGATGTTATAATTTTACCATTATCTACTTCATTTTTAATATCACTATTATTAAAAAAGAAATCTTCATCCATATTATAAATCATATTTAAAATGGCAACTCGTAAATCTCTATTACAGAAATTAAGATTAATACCTGTAATAGTATTAGGTGTTTCTTTTATAACATATAATACAGGTAATTTATCGAAATACTATAATTTCTAATTACCTACTATATATGTAGTTGGATTCATTGCTTTATATATGAAACAATATATACAACCTGGTATTATTTTACCTTTTGTATTTGATTCCATATCATAATCATCTAAATCTTTACATTTCTACATGCCATTAATATTATTAACTATTAGGTCATTAATAATATTATTATAAGCATCTTGTTGTAATGCAGATAATGTATTTTGTGATATTAGGTCTCTAAAATAATTCAATCCTTTATGCATTGTCTTTAGGTTTATCCTCTGTCCATTTCATAGTTTTAAATTTCTAAGTATCTGGTATAGGAACTAATTTTTCAGCTCTCATTATAATTTGTCGTGTATCGACACTTTTAATAAATTTATTAGCTAATTTATCTTGTATTAATTTTTCATTCTCTATATTCTATGATTTTAACGTATCTAAGTATAATGTATATTTCTATATGTCTCTATTATATTGCATATTATCTTGTTCTAACATACTTATCATTAATTTAGCCATATTAGGAATACTTTGTTCAACTCTCTCTAATTTTTTACAAAATAAATTCTAAATATTCTTTGCAATAATAATCAGAGGCAATAATCCATTTACGGGAGTAGAATTTAAATTAACAACTAAGAGAATAGGAAATATCCATATACCTCTAATACCTAACCCTATAACTAATACAACATTCAATAATGGAATATATATCGCTAACATACATATATAAATTGCAGGTAATAGTACAGGTGTCATTTTAGGAGGTATATCAAATCCATCTGCTAAAAATGGTAAACTTATAACAGTAGCCAATGAAAAATACCTCATCCAATATGCAGTATCTTTTATGGTTATTTCTTTAGATACATCTTCTGGAATTGCAGCAGAGTTATCAAGTTTATCTCCTTCCGGTATATATGGAGTAAATTCAGGTTTCTTGATATGTTCCAATTCAGGTATATCTTCTTCCTTCTCTGTATACTAATTAACAGGATAATTATTGAATTCATATAATGTATACATACTACCTTCTATAGGTATAGACATAGGAGCAGGCCATTCTGCATAATTATTTAATGAATTTGCATAATCTTGAAATTCTGTAACTATATTATCCATAGTATTTGAATAATATTCTTTAATACATTCGTCCCAGAAGGTTTCTAATTTTTCTTTTTCTTCTTGAACTAATTTTATAATACCTTTTTCATCAAGTTTCTTTTTACTATCTTTATCTTGTCCTTTAACTGTCGTATTACTATAATTAGAAATATACCAGAAAATATTAGCTAACTGCTAACATGCGTAAGCATTCTCTTTATTAGTGATTTTATCCTGTAGATAAGTATATACTTTAGTGTATAATTCTTGTTCATCTTTATGCTAATTATCTGTTATACTTATTTCCTTTTTAATAAGTTCATATGGTGTTAGTTTACCTGCGATATTTTGAATATTATGTTTATATAATTCATTAAATTCATTTATTAACGATGCTTGTGTATATTGTTCCTTTCTTAATCTATTATCTATAATACCTTTTAATAAATCATAATATTTTTTATTCCAACTTTCATTACCCGCTAATAATAATTTAGAAATTAACATACCATAATAACTATCATACCATACATTACCAATCTTAGTTTTTAATTTACCTGATTTCTATTTCTTTTTACCAGATATATCACCCCATGCTAAATACCTACAATCATTACCATCTTTAGTATATCTGCATTCTTTTAATTTATCTTTACTCTTATAAAATGCAATAATATTTTTCAATAATAATTCACGCTTCTATATTATTTCATCAGATAAATTTTTCATTTTGCTTGATGATGTACGAGTAGATTTAATATTATCTTTTGAACATAAATCTTTAAATGATTTTAACCAGTTGTTAACTGTTTTCTCATATTGCTCTATATATGTATTATACATATCTTTTGCAGGTGAACATGGACATAACCCTAATGTATCATGTGCAACCATACCACCTGCTGCACTTTTAATATAATGCTTTTTCTTTTCTTCTCTTTTTGATAATATAGATGGTAATATAGAATAACATAAATTATCTTTAATAAAGGAAAATAACATACCATTGGTTTGCATTTTTCCTATATATTTTTTCATATCCTCTATATCATAATCAATACCAGTGCCTACTGTGGTATTAGATATAATAATATGTCTTGTTGCATAACTTGGATATATTCTTAAAAAATCTCCAGTTTTTTCATCTACTAATATAGTTCCAGAATTAAATATAGAACGAATCTATTTCTATTCACCATTCTATGTAATAGTAGCTATAATAGTATTACTATCTATCTGTTGACCAGGTTTAACATGTAATGTATAATCTAATTTATCTCCTAATGTATATTCATCACCAAACTCTATAATAATATAACCTTCATTAGATAAATTAGTATTATTGCTATTATCATCTATTACATTATTACTATTAAAATTATTATTACTATTATTTGAACCATTTTTAATATCATCTATTAAATGGGTTATATATGCATCATAATTTTTAATTATTGTATCTGTATTATTACCATTATATAAACTATTTCCGTTAAACTGTTCTAAGTCTTTATTAACTATATCCAACTACTCCATTATATCTTTCATGCTAGTTGGTAGATATGGATTAGGCATAGTAAAGTCATATGAATTTTCTGGTGCACATAAATCTATATTGTTCAAATCTATTGCATTCTAACCTTCAAACTCATCTGAATTAACTATTAAATCTTTTATTAAATTATCAAATTTTTTCTAATCCATATTTTATTTAAATGGTATTTTTTTACGCATTGCTCTTAATATCTATGATGACGTAGTACTTTTATTATTTTCACTATATAAAATAGTTTTTTCATCTTGAATAATTTCTATATTATCTAACCCATTAATAGTTCCATCTTTAGCAATAGTATTTATATTTTCTATATTCTCAATATCAAAATATAATACAGTCGGGATAGATTTCTATAATGTAGTAACTATTTGATTTTCACTTATTAAATGTTCTATTAACTTATTTGTTAATGCACTTGAAATTTCACTGAACCCATTATTAATTTTAATTTGTAGAGTACTTAAACAATAATCATATAATTTTTTAGTCCTTACTGTATATATATTTTTACCTTCAAATGATTTTTCATGGGATAAACCTAATTTTTTCATTACATTTTTAAAACTTAATACTAAATCTTTACGGGCATGTGTTTGTACAGTCTACTTATTTGTTTTATAGTTTTCAATTAATTTTGAAATTTCCTTTAATAACTTCATCATAGGCTTTAATGCCATCAGCATCTATTTAACTATATCAAAGGTATTTCTACGTTTTTCTGCTGTCGTATATATATGCTATTCATTTTCATTTGTAATGCTCTTAATTAACATATCTACTACACCATTATCTTTATTACCGTTCTTGCTATTGTCAGTAATATTAAAACGCTTATATAAATCATCTGTATCTGATAAAATTTCATCTTTACTTTTATATTTTACAGTAGTATTAACTGATGCTAAATTATTCGGATTATCTACCTCTACTTGAAATGTATATATACGAGGCATATCTTCTACTATTGCATTTATAATAAAGGTGGATTTATTAATATAATCACTGTCTTTATATAAATCATTATTAAATTTTTTATGTCCAAGCAAGATACTATTAGTATCTTTCACCATATCATTATCTTTTATATTATCTTTTTCATGTTCTTTAACATACTGATTATATATTGCAATAATATTATCTATAATAGTATTAATCTAACCTTTATTAAATACCCTTTTATTATTATATTTTACTAATTTAAATAATGTAATAAATTGGGCCTTTATAATTTTATTACTTGGATCTGCATGTAATTTAATTTTGATAATATTATCATTACCTTTTAATTCGGTATCAATTTCATAAGCTTTCTATTTAGATGGCGTAACATCTATACTATGTACAACACTACCTGTTAACTAACCTACTGTAGGCACATCCAATTCTTTAAATAATGTTTTGAAACTATTACTGATTGCGAATACAGAATTCATACCGGTTGCAATTAATTGTTGAAAATCTATAGTAGGCGTATGTTCATTTAATCCTAATGAATCTAATAACTGTATTAAATCATCAAATGTATTGATATTATCAGCAAGTAAACGTATATCTATATTAGTAAGTTTCTAAATATCTTCTTTTATTTCAGATACAAAATCTTTCATTAATAACATCATAAAAGCATTATATAATGCATCAGATTGCTTTGATAACCATTCATATAATTGATTATATAAGTCATTAATATCTATACCTACATCAAGACTATATGTATTTGCAACAGTATTATTTAATACAGATGTAATATTTTTATTAATATTATCATTTATAGAATTTTTAGTGTTGTTTACTTTATTATTAATTATATTTTTTGCTTTATTTTTTGCATTTGTAATAGTTTGCTTTGCATTTTTTTTATATTTTAATATTGCCTTTGTTAAGGCAATACCAGGCTATAATAAAAAATATAATTCCATAACATGATGACCAGTATACTTATATGCATACTAATCAAATAATTCTTCAACTGTTCTAATAATTACTTCAATAGAACCATGTAATAATTGTAATACTGTACTTAAACTATTAATTGCTGCATTAACAGTTTCATCATATACAAGTTTCAAACTATTAATTTGTTCCATAATAATGTCTTTATATGAAACTGCTATTTCCATTAATGCTCCTTTAGCACTGGGAGTACATGTTAAATCGCGAGGAAATATATTAATAATAGTTTGTACTTTACTAATAGTTCCTGATAATGTATTAGTAATATTATTAACAAGTGCTATTGAATTTTGATCTATTCCTAATTGTTTATATATAGCATCAATAGCATTAGTTAAATTCGTTGTTCCTATATGTTCTATAAATTCACGAGTAGAGTCTAAAATCTATGTTGCTTTAGTTTGAGCATTAGTTAAATGTCCTGATGTTTGATGTAATAATTTATCTTCTTTATGTTTCTATGCATACCATAACTTATCAGCTATATATCCATCTAAACCATCTGGATTTGATAATATTAAGTCTATACTCTTTACCATGTTTTATTTACTTTATAAACTTCTCCTTTTTTAACATAGTTTTAACTGCAAAATATGAATCTACTATATCATCTACACATTTCATATAATGTACTTTTGTATTAAATTTACCATTACATAAGTAAGTATGAAATTGATGTGATATTGGCTCTTTTTTGAAAGCATTTATCATTGCATCTTTATCTTTCATTTTACCTTTACCTGCACAACCAGCAATAGACTTTATAGAGATAGGCGGATAGGTATATAACCCTTTTAACCTGTCATTATAATGTGTATATAATTTAGTTAATAGCACTGCTTTATAACCAGCTAAGTTCAAACCTGCATCACCTTTAGATGCAAATGAAAGTCCTTCAGATGAAATAAAAATATCACATTCATTAGGTGTATTATCATCTTCTGTACATAGAGAATTCATAAATTCATCTATTGTATTTAATATTAAATCTGCAAGTTCTACTTGTCTTTTTGTATGTTCTAATACAATTTGGGAATTAACAATAGATGTACTCACAGAGCCAATATGCCTAACATTAATATTAACATTACAATCTTCATATAATTTAATAGTATTCTTTGGAATATCAGTAGGCCATATAAAGAAATGAAATTTCTTTTCATATAATATACACATTGCTGGTTTATTCATACTGAAGTCAAACCCAATAAACATACATTTACTCATTTCTTATACTACTTAATATTTCTTATATTTACCATGTTAATCAAATAAATATAAGAGATTTATATACTGTTAATTATATATGAATACAGCAAAGAATTTTTAGTTATTAGACGATAATAATAATAATATTTCTCCAATTACCAACATTGAATCATTATATTATGAAGTCAATGAAGGTGGTGTTATATACAGAAATGCGTTGTATTAGCATTTCCCTGTTTATGTGAAATATAATAATAATATTGATGCTCCTATTGATGCAGGTAGTTTAAAAGCATATATTGATAATAATATATATAACACTACAGATTCATCATTTTATAAATCTCCTAATGTATAGTTAAAAGAATAGTCTACACCTTCAACACCAGGTGCAGATATTTTAGTAACTGCTATTAGGTAGTCAAGACTTGCAAATACACGTTATCATAAATTAGATATTTCTACATATAATTTAACAAGTATATTAAATTTATATGCACCAAAATAGTATGTAGTAGATGCAATAACTACTTTAACAGAAAAAACCGACTATGTTAAATATAAATCAAATATTGCAGCAAAATACAGTAGTGGGTAGTTAAAAACATTATATGATATAGGGTCTTATCCAAAAGGCACAAGTATAGGTGAATTAAACAATAAAGATATTAATGATATTATAGATAATGCATTTTTTAAAGAAGTTACTCCAAATATTATAAACACCAGTGTCAATCTATTATAGAAAACTCCTATTTATATTGAATTGAATCCTGCTAATATTTCTACTTTAGCAAATACACAAAATTGGAAATAGTTAGTATATAATACAATTAAAAATTTTTTGGTAAAAAATTATATACCATCAAATCCAGAATTTTCTTTAGTATATAAATTACCTGGTCAGAATGATACTCTATCTGCTAATGGATATTTTGATATAAAGATAGATGCAGAAAATGATTAGAAATTAAAAGATGATATATTAATAAATGGTTCATCTGTAACTCCATAGATATAGAAAGCATATTTAGATATAGTTCCATTAAAAATCACAACTAATACTACTTGGACTGATTCTAACCTTTCACCAGTAGTTAAAACTAATTGGGGAAAACCGGTTAGTGCAGAAAGTGCATATAATATAATTAAAAATACTCCAATTGATGTTATTGAACCTATATATATTAATAATGAATTAATATATAAAGATAAGGAATTATATATGACATTACCTCCTTTTACAGATACAGTAACATCATATAATAATACAGTATATTTAAAGTAGTTAATAGCTAAAAAATATAATTGTGCATATATATCATATAATAGAAAAATGTTAAATTATTCTAACATTTTTAGTGGTAATACTATGCAAAAAGAGATATTCGATAACTTATGGAATAATACTAATACGTCATTAATACATTTTGATATAATGACAGATATATAGGGAACTGATATAGAGATAGAACATGCATGTTATGATAACATATTAGCAGTGTTTATACCTGCTATAAAAAATTCAAATGATATTGAGGAATATGTTAAAATAACACATATTATACATGAAGATTAGAAATTACCTATAACATATACTAATCAATTTTATAAATGGACCAAAATAATGAGTATTGCTGGTGTAGATAATTATAAAATATTGTTATTGGATACTATGTTAGCAGGAAATAATAAGTTTATCCTACATATAGATACATATAATATAATGTAAAAACTATTTATAATTAATGATAATTTAATGAAATGATATATAATAATTTTGATTAGAGAGAATTAGGCTCAACTATAATAGCATACAATTTTGAGGTTTTAATGGCATCTCCTCTTGATCCGCGTACAGTTGTAAAGTCTTCACATAAATTATATGATGTAAGTGCATGGTTTATTAATAAAACTGTGCCTACATACTTATATCCGGGTTTAGTAGTTACAGATATAAGTTAGGGAAATCCTACACTTAAACAATATGTATATAAAGGTGAACCTTTTGTGGCTGACAGTAGTAATTCAGATAATCCAAAACTTGAAGGTACATGGCAATGTATAACATTTACTAATAACCCAGAATAGGTCACATATCCTTTAAAATGGGATACAAATCCGCGGGATGCAAGTATTAATTTAAATTAGTATGCTTTATATCTTGGCGATTCTTCTAATGGTGAAATTTTATTATCTAATGATTCTACTTATACATAGTCTGTATTTAGAATGAATAGTGATGGTATATCTTTACTATATAATAATGATTATAGTATATCTATAAATCAAACAGGAGGTATTAATATTTAGTAGAGAGAAAAGGGAAATATAAAATTAAAAGATAATGTTATATATACTACAGCAAATGCTATTGATATAGATAGTTCATCATTTGTTTTAGATAATAGTGATGATATTTCTATTAATACTAAAACTATGCATACTGAAGCTAATAATTATGATGTTAGTAGTAAAAATAGTACAATAGATATAAGTAATTTAATATTAAAGAATAGTAGTTTAAACATTAATAGTTCAATACTTAATATAACAAGTAAAGATTTTACAAATAAATCGATAAAACATAAAATTTATGCTTCTAATTATACTGTATTCCATGCAAATACTGCAGATATATCTAATAATGAATTGGATTCTGCAAAAGCCTCACCATGTATATAGATAATTAATGATACTTCATATAATACGCCTGCATTAATATTAAGTAATTATAGTAATATACCAGCATATCTATAGTTTTATAATGAGGGTAATATTAATATGCATGCTATTAATAATATTAAAGTAGATTCATTAGAAGGAAGTATTACTTTGAATAATGATGCAGGTTCTATTAATTTAGATAGTAGTACTAATATAGCTAATATATACAGTAAAAATTTAATATCACTTAAAGCTGCAGATAATAAAGTATAGGTATCCAATACCAGTATATCATTAATTTCAGATAATATTCAATTATGGAATAATCAATATACATTACCTGTACCAGATAGAGATAAAGTAGAATTATTAAGATTTAATAAAGATAAGTTAGAATGGACTGATAGCGCATTATTAAAAACTGCAACTATTGATAGAGTAGAGAGTGAGTTAACTAAACCTGCCGCAATTAGAATAGCATAGGCTATATATACATATAAAACTGGAAATACACATGAATTATGGAAACCTTCTATAACATTTGCAGTTAATACTGAAGAAGGATCTGGCATATTTAATGCACAAGTTTTACCAGTAGTTACGAGTCCGGATAAGGTAGATTATAAGTTAAATATTCAATGTATTAATAATAGAAATATGTTTAATACTGCAGATAATATTCCATATGTAACCGGTCGTATTTACTATATGAATAATGATTAGTATACAGATCATCCATATAATAATCAAAACTCTTATGTTATATGTGAAATATATGTAGTAACTTCTTATAATACTGCAAATTGGGCATTTTTATCATATACATAGGATGGTGAAATTAAAAAAGATAATAATATTCGCAATATATGGAAATTAACTGAAAGTATTACAAAAACAAATGGAGATAATACTATAAGTATACCATCCGGAATTGAAACAGGTGTTACTTGGGATGTTACCAAAAAAATGTATACACAGCACGAAGTATTGCCACATATTGTTAAATCTATTAACTTTACGTCTGTAGGTACAACTCGTTATTCATTTAATGAAATACCATATCCAGAAAAACCAGATCTTGGTAAATTCCTTCAAGTTGATGCTAATAATAATTTTGTATGGCAAGAAGCTGCAATGAAAACTTATAATGCTGAAGATAAAAATTACATTATAGGCTCATTAGATCCAGCTCAAGGTAAAACCCTTACAAAAGGAACATATCAAGATCAAGTATATTTTACTAATACTGGCGATATGTATGCACGAAATTATTATGCTACATCAGATATTAATAAGAAAACTGATATAACAGATATATCTAATAATAATAATATACATGCTGTTGCATTTAAGTGGAAAGATACCTCAATATAGAGTTATGGATTTATTGCACAAGAACTTGAAAAAGCATATCCAGAATTAATTAATACTGATGAAGATGGAAGTAAAACTGTAAATTATATAGCGGCACTTTCATTATATACGGCATAGTTAGAACAAAGAATTGCAAAATTAGAAAAAATAATAGAGAGTAAGCTTTAATTAAGTTTACTCTTATTTCTTATATAAATATCCTAAAGTGTTAATTTATTAAATATGAAATATTATATAACAGAAAACTTAACATTAACTGCAGGTGTAAGAGATTATCAATTTACAATAGATGGTTGTCATATTACATTATTAGTTAACGGACAAGTTAGTTTTGTATTATATAATATGGATAATACTGTTGCAACAGATATACATACATAGTTACAGGTTGAAGGTACATTATATGCTAATATAAAAACAGAATTTTATGTAAAACCTGGACAATATAAATTAAATATTGGTGGTACTTCACAACTTTCAGGTAAATTATGCTATCAAAAAATGGTTGATAGTAATGATATTAATTATAAATTACCTGATGATATATCTACTGATATAAGTACTGGTTTAGCTAATAGTATATATCCTGCAAATGGTAGATTATGTACAGTAGAAGATGTATTTGCTGAATATCATATAGATAATGAATTTTATGATAATGGATATTATTTAGCTGAACATGTAAAAAATCAATTAGTAACTTATGTGATGGCTTTAAAAGGACTTAGTATAAAGTTACTGAGTGTTGTAGGGTATGAAAATATTAATAATAACCCAAAAAATTCTGCTTTTAAAATATATAAAATTGACCCAACTTTATCAGAATAGGAGCAAACCCCACCGAAAAGTTTTTTTAATGAAATCTTAAATGCTATTAAAGAATGGACAAGTAAAATTTTAAGTAATAATACTACTTATGATATATCAAGGATAGACGAAAATACAAATATCTATGATATATTATCACATACTTTAACATATAAAAGTGAAGGGAATAATCCTATTATAACTGATACAGATTTAAGTTCTATAGCAGAAAATCTTAAATATAATAAACCTTTAACAACTGAGTCACAAAAAGAAATATTTAATACATTAATAGGTAACGATGCACACAGACCTGGTATTCAATGCTCATTATGGAGTTTATTAGATTATATCTCGTTTAAATACCAATTTACTACTACAAATAATGGATTATGTACATTATTTCCTAATATGTTAGAAACCCAATATAAGACACATCAAGTTAATAATGACATGCAATTTATCAATGTATATGGTACTATACAAAATGGTATATTAACACATACTTTTGTTGGGCATGGACCATTAACAGATAATGGTAAGAATGTTAGATATGGAATAGTAGAAACTATAGAGCGAACACAACAACAGAATTGTACATTTACTATAAGCCATACATCAAATCCATTTTCTAATGATAATGATATAAAAAAATTTACTACTTCTTTTTATGATAACAATGGTAATAGTGTATTTACAATTAGAAAGTTATATGATGAAATATATGTACCTATATGGAAATCTATAATATCAGATTTAATATATAATACTGTAAAAATATATACTACCCCGTTTAATGGTTCACAAACTTATAATATATTAGATAGAACAGGAAGAGATGATGCTATATTACACAATAAAGTGGTTCGTATATGTGATTTAGCAAATATTACATTTGAATTATATAATGTAACATCACCTATGTACCCATGGTATATAGGTGGAAATACTGAAGGTGATATAGAAAATAGTATTAAAAAATATATTAATAAAAGATTATTTACATTAGATACTCAAAATATAGAAAGAAATAAAATAGATACATTATTACCTACTGCATCTCCTTATACCTATTATAATGCACATTCATTTTCTCCTTTATGGAAAAAGAAAAGAGGTGCAAAAAATTTAATAATTGAATATGCACAATATTCTAAAGAATATACTATTAGAAGTAATACTCCAAATGTTAAAATATTTCAAGTCACAGATCCTATAAAATTTTTAGTAGATCCATCTGCAAATAAACCAGAAACTCAGTAGAAATTAGCAGAAATAGGATTTACATTAGATAATAATATAAGCACCGGTATATATGGTGGTGTACATAGACCTAATCCTAATAATAATTTTAGAGGCACCATAGGGGGAGATGATGGTGGAGGAGATGATAATTTTAGACCAGGTGGTTGGGTTGATGATTGGAGTGGACGTGATGGTGGTGGTGGAGGTAGTGGAAGTGGTCTTGGTGGTGGCAGCAATTTACCACCAAGTAGCACAGAAGATAGGAAAAAAGCTGAATAGAAACAAGAAACTCCAAGTATTACACCAGATGAAATAGAAAACAAAGTTAATAATGCTGATAGAACAAAAGTAGAGTATTATGCAGTATTTCCAACTCAACCTAATTTAACACCTAATGTGAATAGGATATATACATCCCTTGCATTATATGATAAGAATGATAGAGCTATTACGCATAATGTCCATGGATTCTCTATTTATCAATTGCCTCGTTAGTATGTAATATTGTTTATATTTTACAAACCTATTCAAGGTAATGGAACTACTACATATACAACATTAAATCCTGATGATATTTAGATAGAAGAAACAAGTTAGAATTATATAATAGATTTAATATCTTCTGGTACACTTAAGCAAGATAATACATTAGTGAACTATCCGGCTATATATAAATTATTTAATATAAAATGTGCTACAGGTAATAAGTATGATTTTAATTTTAATATTAATATTAACAAATCTGCGGCAGACTTAAAAAATATACATTATAAAACAGGTGTATATTTTAAAGGTATAGATGCAACAGGTATTAATACAATTAAAGATGATATGCGAAATGTATATGATATTAGTACATATATTAATGATGATAAGACCATGAAGTTAGATAGACACGAATTAAATACTTATAAAGTAATAGTTAATCCTAATTTACCTACTATATCAGGTAATATGGAATATAATAAAATTTCTATAGATGGTAAAATTAATACAGATATGTATACATGTAATATAGAACAGCTATGGCCAATAATTGAAAATAATACTATTAAATCTTCTATAACTGCTAAATTTAATGTACAGTTATTAAATAACCAAAATAATTAATTAAATATATTTCTGAAATATGACAACTATAATGAAGCCAATTAATACTGATATTCAATATGTAAGTATTAAGAAGAATGTAAAATATCCTATAAATGGTAGATAGCATACATATGAAGACATATATAATATGTATCAAAATATAAGTGGTGGTAAAACTATACCATATCATACTATATAGAATAGTTTAAAAGAATTTACAACAGATACCAATACTGTTGTAAATACTTCATCATATACTGATGTAAAAGAATTAAATTTAACAAAGCATAAGTTAGAATATAATACTTCTACATATACACATGATAGTAACACTAATACAGATACTTCAGCATCAGTATAGGAAACATATTTATATAATAATGTAGAAAATACTTTACCTAATAACATATATAATTCAGAAATATATTATGATATAAGTACTTTTATTTATATACCAGAAGGTACTATTACTATAAATACTGATACTATTACTAATAAACCTGCATTACTTGGTATTTGTAATTAGTATGAACCTGAATCTTTATCAAGTAAAATACCTGTTACTATTAATAGTTCAATACCTGATGAAATACGAAATAACTTATTAATAAAAAATGATGCTGATTCAAATAATAAATTAACTGATAAAGATATTCTTATAATTTCACGTTCTAATATAAGATACCCAGAATTTAAGGTAGATATAGAAGATATATCTTTTGTTACTCAAAATAACGATTGGTATAATAAATTAATTCCAACTGATATATATGATATTGGATTTGTTGGGAAGAATATGTATACAGGTATCAAAAATTCTTATGTAACAGATATATTAAAAAATGAAGAACAATAGATATTAGATAAATAGGGGTTAGCGGGTTATTATAAAAATGAATTATATAATATATTATATAATAATCAATATTATTCTATTATTAAGTTAACTTATAACAGTCAACTATTTGATAGAATTAGAAACTATAAAATTAATATACATGTTCCTGATAATAATTATAATATTCCAATTGAATTTATAAAATTATCCAATATATTATTTGTTACATGGAACTTTGAATATACTATTACATTCAATGAAAGTAATAAGTATAGTATTATTGAATTTGGAAAACATACGAAATAGATAAGAAATAATAATTATAGTAATAATCAAATATTGCCTCCGATTACTCCGATAAGTATGGGTATATTACCATAGGCAAGAGCTAATGGAGAATATCCTACTAATGCTTATCACTATATATATGCAGATCTTAATCAAGATAAACAACATATGCCTTCATTTACAGAAATAATACAAAATGCTATAAAGAAAAGTTAGAATTATCAAATAGAAAATAATTGTAGATATAATAATGGTAAAAATATGGCATGGACTATTGAAAGAGTTTCTGCAAACAAAGTAACAATACGGTATTTGTTTAAAAGTATACTATATGAATTCCCTGCGGCATATTGTAATACAGGTAATGGCACATTAAAAGGAGTATACCCTCAGGGTTATGGCACAGTAAGTGGTAATAATATATATCGCAATAATACATAGTATGAACATAATATTATGTTCTTTATGCTATTTGGAAGGTTTATGAGAGATGATACAGGTATATCTATTTTTTAGGATGACATGAATATTAGGGATTTTCCTGTAAATTTATATATGACTATTAATACATTGGATAATGATATAGAACGAAATATATCATCTATTAATAAAAATTATAATATGTACAGGATTTATCGACAAAATAAAAATATGTCAAGTCAAGATAAGACTAATTACTCAGTGAAATGGTTAAGACAATTGGAAGGCCAAAAAATTAATTTAGCTGTAACTTTTCCTGGTGCAAAATTGAGTGAAAGTGAAAGTGAGAGTGAGAGTGATGAATATAAGTAGAATGTCCAGAGATCATTTGCACCGCCACGCGTGAGTAGTTTTCATCTTGACCTGACGCAGATGCAGATGCAAGTGGAATAGATGATTTCTACAAATATAACAGGAAAGTATGGTTCATTTTATAATAATTTAGAGACTGACCTATATGACTATAAAAACGCAATAGATGCAGATACTGGACATGGTTGCAGACTTGCTTCATATTTTAAAGTTGAACCAAATGCATAGGCTATATTTTCATACTTTAACGGTATGGCGGCTTATAATGAGTTTGACATTAATGACATTTATAGTCGCGATGCTATTATGCCTTGGCTAAAAAAAACGCCTGTACATGCAGGTAATATATATGCAGATTTAATAAATAAAGATTTTTATACTCGATATGTAAGTACGTTAACATAGTATAATAAAAATAATTTTTACGATCCGGATGAAAATAAATTATTAAATACACGTTATGTTATATATGGCGAAAGTAACTATGGTATATTTGATAGATTAAAAAAATATCCTTATATGACTATACCTAATGTACATTATTTTATGTTCGATGCTATCTTATATGAAATTGCTAATCCATCATGTGAATGGTTATTATCAATGTTCCCAGTAAATCAATAAATATGTTATGGCAAAACTAAAGATTTTTCACCTAAATAGAATAAAGTATGATGAGTTATGGAATGATGCATTAACTTATATTAAGTAGACATATTCAGCAGTTAATGAATAGTTTACTTCTGCATCTCCATTTGCATAGTTATTATCTGTTATTTTACACTTAGGTAGAATGATTTTCTATTATATAGAAGACTCTATTACAGGTTTAAATATTCGTACTGCATATAGACCAGATTAGATTAAGGGACTTGCTACACTTGCAGGCCATGATGCAGGTAGACCTATATCAGCAAGAGGTGCAATCCGTATAAAATACACTGGTGATGGTAACAATAATAATGATATTAATGGCGTATGTTATATACCTAATAAAGCACAAATAAAATCTAAATTAAATGGTTTATCATATATTATATTATTAGGTGCAGATACTGGTAAAGTAACTATGCAAACCGGTAATTATTTAGATGCTACTATTATACAAGGTGAGTTAAAATTGCAAGCTGCTACAGGTACAGGTGAAAAATTACAATCCTATAATTTTGCAGAAAGAAATTATCAAGAAGTAGATCAATATTATGTTAATGTATATGTAAATGATGAACCATGGGATATAGTTTCAAGCTTATTAGATTTAGGATATAATCAAAAAGGTTGTATAGTTAAAACCGGATTTAATGGTGGTATAGATATATTCTTCGGTAATGAAGATATGGGAATGTGTCCTCCAGAAGGTTCACATATTATTGTAGAATATATTAAAACTGATGGTAATACTGCAAACCTTGATAGAACATATGTAAATTCTGATAACTATTGGGAAATTGTTACTCATGGATATACTTCAGATGGTAGTACTATTAATTTAGATGAATATTTTAGTATTGAATGTTTAACTGATATTATATTTGGTTCAGCATCAGAAGATACCGCATTAACACAAACTATTGCACCACATGTTAGTCGTTCTATGGTATTAGCTAATGAAAGTAATTATCAATACTTTTTTAAGAAGATGAATATGTTTTCTGATGTTGAAATTATACAAGGTACTACATCATAGAATAATAATTCTGTGTTATAGTTAGCATATGATTAGGCAAATAATAATTATAATTTATTCACTAATACATATAAAGATATGGTTAATAAGTATGGTGAACATTCTCAAGAAGCAAATGATGCTTATAATGCGTTGTAGAGTGCAATAAAAACAAAATTATATACAGAATAGAGATTAAAAGATTAGTCATATAAAGATAATACAGTATTCATTTATCTTGTACCAGATATTAAAAAGAGAATTTCCGGTTCATAGAATTATTTTAGTTGTGATGAAAACTTATTTAAACTAACTGATGATGAATAGAATAATATTATAAACATGATAGAGGAATCTGGTTAGAAAATAATTACAGTTGAAAATAGAATAGTTCAACCTAAAATTGCAAGATTTAGTGTTAATGTATATGCTAAGATATGGAATGGATATAATGAGCAAGATGTATATGCAAGTGGAATGCAAGTTTTATCTGATTACTTATTATCTATGAAGAGAAAAGATATTATCCCAGTATCTGATATAGTATCTTTATTTGAAAATAAAGTAGATGGTATAGATTCTGTAAAAGTTAGTTTTGATGCAGATACATAGAATGAAAGTATATATGGTAAAGAAAATTTTTATGGTATAGATGAATATGGTGATATTATATTAAGTAGAGAAATCATGGATAATTATGGTAATATTAAAAAGGTTAAAGATATTTTACCATTAATTAGAGGAGGATTTACATCTGCAGACGGTATAGAATATTCAAGGGAACAATCATATTCACATAAATCTGCATATAATCTTATAATAACCGATGTTACAAATAAGAGAAATTCATTATTGACAAATTACTCAGCATTAACTTAAAATTATGTTACATGAAATTTACAGTATATTATCATCTGATTAGCGATATAAACCACAACTTGAAACAACAGATGAAATAACATAGATATTACAATAGATTAGAATGATACTTGGTACTAAACCGGGCGATGTTCTTGGTGATATATCATTTGGTATAGATATAAGTCAATATCTATTTAGTATGAGTTATGATAAAGAATAGATGAGGGAATTAATTACACAAGCTATAATTAGTAGACTATATTATGACCCTACTAAATATAATGTAGTTATTGATATAAAATTTGGTAAAGACCATGATAGTCATTCAGATTATGCTATATTAGATATATCAATAAATCAATAGAAAGTATTAGGAATCATGATAAATTAGTAAATTTTTGTTTATCATGATTCCTTTTATATAGTTAATTACTTAATCAATAAAAATTAAACCGCTAATTCCATGCATGGTTTCATATCAAAACTACTTGGGGTTAATATGATTTTATGCTCATTTTTTAGAATCATATTTTTAGATAATGATTCAGGTGGATAGTTATAAGTCTTAATAGAAGAATCATTTAAGTATGGACTAAAATTAGCACCAAATGCTACATTCTTAATATTGTACTTATTAATAGTTTCTTCCAAATACTTAAATGTTTCTGGTTTCATTTCTTCCTTAGAACGACCACTTTTCATAAGTGGAAGTAATACATGATATTGAATATTATCACCATACTTATTAATAACATTCAACAACTCATCTACAGAATTGTTATCACTAATAATATGGTGCATATTAATATTAGTATTACCATACTTAATTAAAGCATTAATCGCTCTTTCTGTATATGGTTTCAAATCTGGATTTGAATATGAAACTGCAACCCCCCCTACATACTTACTTGTATATTCAAGTAATTCATATGCATAATGTAGCATATTATGTAGTTCAAACTCTGAATAAACATAATGCAAATCTGATATACTTTCACCTTTAGATGCATCCACGCCTGCCAGTGAAAGAATAACACCATTTGTAGTATAATTAGGAATTACACCTGTATTATATACGGTTTCAAGAAATTTACAAAATTCAGGATGTTCAGTAGGTTCACCTTCAGAACCAATTGCAATTTGAAATGGTTTTTCTGTATAAGTAACAGGGATTTTACCACTTTCTAAGATATGCTTTGCATTCATTACCATAAACTCATCAGGCTCAAGGGTTTTAAATAATGACCCGGCTAAAAGAATAGCAAGGCTTTCATCACTTGGGTCATAACCATGCTTATCTGTAAATCTTTCCATATAATTTTTCCACGCATCAGATGGGTTCTTATATGAAATACCATTTACTTTAGCTGAAGTATAACAGAATTTACATTTACCATTACACTTTGTTCCTAATGATACATCATAAAACTCTGATTTATCGGCTGGTAATTCATCTGCTACACCTGTACCTAAACGTGCAGTTTTCAAATCATACCAAACTGCATTATAATTACGGGTCTTATCTATTCTAATTTTATATCCTAATTTTGTAAATGACTTCATTATTTCTTATATTTAAAATTAATTAATGTCGATATTCCTCCCAAATTGAATTATTACTTGCATAATCATATACTTCTTCAGTATTTTCAAAATGATCTTCAATATCTACAAACACTTTACCAATAAACTTATCTTCTATAAGTTCCTTATTATCATAACAAAAATCATAGTACTTTTTAACGTCTTGTATATCTAAACCATAAGTATTAGTACTATCAAACCATTCTTGGTCTTTAATCACTAATTCATCTGTATCATTTGATAAACATTCTAAGACCATATTTACATTATTTGAAACATTGTATAAATCACTATTTATTTCCTGTAACTGACATGCTGTTAATGTAGACATATCTTCAATATTAAATATTTCTGGACATATCTCATCCCATGTTAATTCATAGCTATATATACAACTATCTGGAACCATTTTATATAATTCCTCTGCTGTATTCTTATCTACAAGAAACACCGTTGAAGAACTGTTAGTAATTACATCAGAGAAACTCTGAAACTCAATTTTATACTTTTTCATTTCTATTTTTATTATTTTTTCTGTTTACAAAGTTATAAAAATAAAATGGAAATAAAAAATAAATTACTTAGTTCATTTCCATTTTAACTAATTTTAACGTAATTTAATCATCCTCACTATATATATTAGTACGCTGTAAATTACACCAAATATCATAATCTTCATTTCGGTCTACATCCATTAAACAATAATTTTATAATAATAAATATAAAAAGTTTATAATTTATATAGTATTATTTAAAATAATTTATGAAAGCTATTATATTAGATATAACGAATGATATAACTGAATTATTAAGTACACAAAAAGTATTTAATAATATGGTTCGTTATAGTTATAATAGATTAGTAGATAATAATAGTTTAAAGGAAAAAGATTTAAGAAAACTTGTAAATACTACATTTAAACAACCAAGTTGGTTATCCCAATGTGCAATCAAAGATGCAATATATCTTTTCAAATCAAATAAAACTAAAGGATTAAAAACTGTAATTTTTGGTGGATTTAAGAATCTGAAAGATTATTTATTAAAAAAGAAAACAAAAGAACAATATAAATTAGATAAATTATTACCTGTAACTTTTTAGGGGGAAGCACCTCAACATGGAAATAGAATGTTTAATTTTAACTTTTCTAATAATGAAGTAATATATAAACCAAATAGAAAACAACATTATAATTTAGCTTATAAACAACCACGTAAAAATATCTCACGTGATTTATATTAGTTACAAGAATTAAGTAAGCAAAATAAAATTGCAATTACAGTTAAACTAAATATAGTTTTTAAAAAATTATATATTATATTTGATGAAAGTAGACTTCAATATGAAAAATATACAGGACTTAAAAATAATCGTGTCATAGGTATAGATTTAAATCCAAATGCAATTGGATTATCTATATTAGAATTTGATAAGACTAATTCAGAAAAGTTTAAAGTATTACATAAAGAAGTTATATCTACTTATGAATTAAATAAAACTTTGGTAAGTAATAATAAGAGAAAGTATGAATTAATTAAAATTTGTTATCATATAGTTAAATTACTTAAAACGTGGAAATGCCATAGAATTTGCTTAGAAGAATTAACTATTAACAGTTCAGATAAGCAAAAAGGTAAAACTTTTAATCGATTATGTAATAATGTATGGTGTAGGAATTTAGTTATTAACAAATTGAAAATGCTGAGTAATATTCACGGATATTTTATAACTGAAGTAAATCCAGCATATAGTTCGTTCATAGGTAACATTTTATACGGTAATGAAACCACACCAGATATGGTAGCTTCAAGTATTGAAGTTGCCAGAAGGGCATATAATAAATTTAAAAAAGGGCATTTCTACCCAGCTATTCAACTTGACCATTTAAATGAGCAATGGAAGCAAACATTAAATGGTTTGAATAGTTGGAAAGAAATGCTCAATGAAGTTAAAAAATCTAAATTGAAATATAGATTTCTGCTACTAGATTATATTTAGAATGCAGTTTTCAGTAAAACTTATATAAAACAATGTATAACATTATATACGTTTTAATAGCTTTATATAATTTTTATATTTTATAACCTTACCTACTACATATTTTTCAATGATTTCTTTGTTATCCTGACAAAACTTATAGTACTCGTGAGGATTAACAAAATAGTAATCATTACGTTCTGCAAAATACCAACTTGGATTTTTAATTATAAGATTGGCATCCTTTACATTCTCTAATAGTTTAAGTACATACTTACTGCAATCTTTACTGGTATTAATTGCAGGATTTTTACATGGATACATATTATCAAAGTTTTCCTCTGGTATTGTAAGTAAATCCTCTGGACATATGTTATCCCATGTGAGTTCTACACTATAAACATTATTCCTTGGCTGCCACTTTTGGACATCTTCTAATACATCATGTTCAACCAAAAATACAGTAGAAGAACTGTTAGTTATCACATCAGAAAAACTCTGAAACTCAATTTTGTACTTTTTCATATATTTTTATTTTCTTGAAGTTTGAAAAACATTTTCATCATAATATCCTTGTTGTAAAGCATTCAAGAAGAATTCGGCATCTCTTAATGTTAATGGTGTATAATTGTGAGCATCTACCCCTACGTCAAAACCATATTCTTTCATCATGTTACGGCCATGAATATGACCAAAAATATTCCATTTGTCTTTAATACAGTTTACTGGTTTATGTGTCATATGCACAGTTTCATTATTGATTTCAACTGTATTTTCTTTTGGTTTATCTTCTAAAATATCTTGGAAATATGGATATTGCTTCTTTGTATTTCTTATATAAGCTTTAACGTCAGTACCTGCATCTTTGTACTCATAATTTCCCATAATTAAAATTATGTTACCATTAAGATAACGAGCCTTTGTTAAATCACCAAAATCACCTAAATGATACACAGTTGCAAATGGAGAAACTGTATTATTCCAATTCTCTATTAAATGCTCATCCATATCAAATGTATCAATGAATGGTCTACGTGATAAATCTAATGTTCTTTGTTGTGAAAAATGGGTATCACTTGTAAAACATATTTTATCTACGGTGTTAACAATTTTATCAAGAAGAATTGTACATTGATTTATAGTTTCTTCTAATGTATATGCCAGTTCTTTACCTTGATAATACTTAAACTTATAGTCCATGTATTTTCTAAGTGGTAAAGTTTCTTCCATACCGGCTGCAATTTTCTTTTTATGCGCTAAGCACTCTAAAAATTCTACTCGAGTAGTTTGTGCATAATCTCTGCCTGGAATTTTCTCAACTTCTTCTGGAATCCAGAATAATACAATATCTGACATACGAAGATAACGAGTTTCCCAAGAAACTTGACTATTATAATCAAATGTACTTGCATCAAACTTCTTACGTTTAGGATCTATAAAAATTATTTTATCTTCATATTTCTTAAACTTTGGATGTTTAATAATAGTACTTTTATAATCTGGTGCACCTTGTATAGGCCCCGCTAAAAAGATAAAAATTTTATCCTTTTTGAAATTCTTATCATCTAAGAATATGTCATTATCTGGTTGAATTACTTGTATCATATCATTATTATATATTCGAAAATTAAACAAAAGTCTTAATTTTAACTATAATTATTATATATAAATTTTGAGACATATGGCATTTGATTTTAACGTAACGACAGAAGATAATAATAAAGAGAATATAATTGATGACATTATTGTAGATAGTATTGTAAGTTATCTTAGTACTAAGTATAAAGGTAGTAATACTATAAAATTTGATAAAAATAGTATAGATAAAGTTTTATCTGTTAATATACATGATGATGAAAACCATTTGGTGGGAAAGGAATATTCAAATTATATAACATTTATATTAGATTTTGGATCTTCTGATATTGTCATTACATCTACTAATAATTTAAAATTTAGTTTTATTCATAATACAGTCAATACTGTATTAAAAGCACCTGGCATATTCTTTAATAATTTCATTATTCAATCATCTGGAAAGAGTTTTGACTATTTTCTAAGAAGTGGTTCATGGTCTAAAATAATAAAATGTAATATATTAAATTTACCACTTATTGCAGAAAAATGTAATAATCTTAAATTTGTATCATTAGATAAGAATATTGAAAATGAAAAAGTTGTATATGAATTAAATCCAGGTGATCAATATAAAGTACATAATATACCAATATATGAACAATATATAGCATTAAAAAAATTACTTAAAGGTAATGAGCATAAAATAAAAATTCCTATTGAAGTTGATACAACAGATAATTTTAATAAAGTCTCAGTAATAAGTAAAAGTATTCCATTAGCAAAAGAATATTATATTGATTATCTTAAGTTACAAAAACAATATGTAGAAAATAACTTAATCTCTGAAACTATACCTGAAAATTTACAAATAAAATATGTAACAGAGCATATGCTTAAAAAAGTAATATGTGATCATAATTTATTTGGTTTAGAAGGTAATAGTTATTTTTCATCTTGTAATTTAGCAAAGAAAATTCAAATATTTGTTATTAATTTATTAATTGAAGGTGCACATCCTATAGCAAATGAATATAATACAGTATGGGATCCAAATTTAGTTAATATGATAGTACATCATAAAGGGATGACGCTTAAATATATGCTGTCAGTTGCGCAGCAAGTATATCTTAAATTATTAAATGATATTATAACTGAAAAATTTAATTTATGGGAATATTAAAAATGAAGGAAATACTTTGTACAATAATTATAAGTATTTCCTTCCTTCTTTTTAAAATAAAGTTTTATATGTTGGTGATTCATCGTAACAATAGTTACATTTCTTTTCAAGCTCATATAATTCTTTATATAATTGGTCATATTTATTTTTATCACTATGTTGGCATAATTTCATTTCTTCTAAGAGATTTAACATCCCTACATTAGGAGTAAAAATCCTTATTATTGCTCTTGGCTCACTTAAACATACTACTTTCATAAAAATATTTTATTTAATTTTAAATCATTTTATATTTAATTATAAAAATAGTTTAGTAAAATATAAAAATTAAATATTTTTAGCATTAAAAAATTACATATTTAAATAATTTATATTACCTTTGTACTATTAATAAATTAATTAAATACATCAATTATTATGTTTGATTTTAATAGTACAATAAATATAGACGACATACAAGGTAATGTAAATGACATTACTGATGATATTATATTATCTAATTTAGATATTAGAACTATATTTTATAATAAATATAAACTATTTTTAGAATTAGAACCAGTTAAAAATACAAAGTTCTATAAAATTACTAATATATCATTATCTGCATGTTATAATAGTAATAGGTATATAATTCCGCTTGAACATTTTGAGACCATACTTGGTTATAAAATGGAAAGAACTACAATAGTGGGTCTATTAAATAAGTCATATAAGAAAGTAACGGAAAAATATAAGCAACTTATTAATACTACTACAACCCAGTTGGAGATAGGTAATACCATTTGTATATATCAAGATGGTATTTTTGAAGTTGTATATTTATATGGATATGATAGAGAGAAAACTAATGGTAATGTTACAGTATTCATAAAAATTAAAGAAGACATTAACTTAGATGACATTAATAATTTAGTTAGTAGTGATGAATTTTATGATATTCTCAATATTATTAAGAATAATAATGTATTTGATTTTAACTATTATTATAATAATATTATTAATAAAATAGTAAGTCGTGAGTTTTCTCCATTATTTTTAAAATTATTAAATAATGGGTATATAAAACTTTATAAAGATATAAACAATAGAAATAAATTTTATATCCTATTTAATTATAATGAATTATATATGTATATGAAAAATAAAGATGATGATTTAGATGCTGTCATTAAACATATGTTAGGATTTAATAAGGACGTAACTGAAATTACAGAATTTCCTCATTATCCAGAGAATACAAGTAGTAAAAAAGTTATAGTAAAGAATAGTACATATACATTAGAAGTAACATTAACAAATAAAATTGAAAATATACCAGAGTATATTTTAAATACTGTAAAATTTAATAATAATAATACACATAATATTGGTATGTATAAAATAACAGTTATTAATTAAATACTGTAGTAACTTTACATATATATACGTTTTAATGATTTTATATAACTTTTAAATTTAAAATAAATTTATATATAAATATTATATGTTTGATTTTAATAATATTTTAAAAAATGATGATAATATTTCACAAGAAATAGCAGGAGATTTATTTATTAATAAAAATACAAATCTTATGCGAAAAGCCTTTTTTGAAAAATATAATGTTATAATAGATATTAAATTAATTAAAAATTCAGGATTTTATAGAATAACAAATATATCAAATTATTCTAAAAGTTATTATAGTGACAAGCGTTATATAATACCAGAATGTTATATTGATATTATAATGCAGAATACTACCATTCAAAATACTTATTACATTGGGGAAAATATAGTTAACACACAATATAAAGACCTTATTGATAGTAGTAAATCTATTAATAAACGTTGCGATATAAGTATTGTATACGATGATATATTTGAACTTGCAATAATACACGATGACTATACTTATTACGAAGTGTTCATAAAATTTAGAGATGATGTATCATATAAAGTAATTTCAAATTATGTTAGTAATTCTAATTTTAAGGAGATATTATATAATATTAAAAATAAAAACACATTAAATTATAATAATTATTATACAACCATAACAGGTAGAAACTATAAAAATAGTTTAGAATACCTTAGTTTATGCTTAATAAAAAATGGAATGGTAAGGTTTTATAAGGATCCTAATATTAGTAATAAATTTTATTTTATATTTAATTATGCTACTCTTTATACTAATTACAGTTCTGAAATGCTTAACTATATGACTCAATATTTTAAGGATATAGTTGGTTTAGACGAGTGTGTCGATATTGGTGACTATTTTATTAGTTTACAACAGGAAGAATTTATGGAAATGACATTTAAATCTAAAATAGTCAACCATAAAGTATTTATGAAAATATCAAAAGATTCATCTCTAATACCAAAATACATTACTAATATGATTAATTATTATAGGCTCAGTTCGAAACAATCACGTGAACTAAGCGTACTTGAAGTAATGTTTATTTCTTAAATGTTAAATATAATAATTTTAAATATTTTTAGTATTATAAATTTCAGTAATTAATTGATTTTCATTATCTTTGTAATGAAAATCAATTAATTGTTATATATTATGTTTGATTTTAATTCAATAAATCACGAAATCAATAATAAGAGTAATGATGTTTTTAATGAAATATCATTAGACCTGTTAGATATAAATCCGTGCGCATTATTTTATAGTTTATATGATGTACCTATTACTGGTAACAAAGTAGGAAATTCTGAATTTTTTACTATTGATAATATTATAAATGAAAATATACATGATAACTTTATATCGTGTGAGATATTAAAAAGTTTTATATTTAATAGTGATACAACAGCAAAATTTAAATTAGTTAATAGCATAATATCTAATAATGACGGTATAGACATATTATATAATAATACTATTCAGGAATATAGAAAATTATTTTCATTAGGAGTTTACCCATATATCTATAAATTCCAAGAGTATAAAAATGATTTTTTTCATATAGTTTATATAGGTAAAATCGATTCATGTACAGATCATTTTTATATATCATTAAATAAGGAAAATATTATTAATAAAAAGTTAAGCAACACTGTTATTAATTATATTAATGATTCAAGTGATTATAAAAAAATTATAAACAATATAGCTAAATCATTAGATTATAATAGTTATTTTAAATATATAGTAACAGATATTAAAAGTGATAAAGGTAAAAATAAAAGTAATGTATTATTAAAGAAAAAAATTTTTAAATTCTATTTTAATAAAAATAATAAAACTGCATATTTTATATATACAATTAGAAACATATTTCCCATAGAATTTAATATAAGTAATAGTTATTATACTAATGAATTTAGACATTTATTATCGTTATCAAATAGACCAGCATTTCAAGCGATTAAAGATAATATGTATAAAAATTATGAATTTAGTTGTAAACTAAATGATGATAAAGAAGTACAAATTAAAATAACAGATGATTTACAAAATATACCAGATTATGTAAAATTTTTTTATAAAATAAATTGGAAGGAGCGCACTTCACATACCGATAAGTTACGAGCTTTAACATTTAAATTATTATAAAATATTTTAAGTTATGTTTGATTTTAATGATGTAAAAAAAGAAATTAATACAAATAGTAATGATATTTTTACCGATATATCATTAGATCTATTAGATATAAACCCGTGTGAATTATTTTATAAATTATATGGTATACCAATTATATGTAAAAAAATAGAAGAAAATGAAGACTTTTATTATATAGACAATGTATGGGATACAGAGGCATATTCATATGTTAATTCTGATATTTGTAACATACCCCTTACTATATTAGACACTTCACTCATAGATCCTAAAAATAAATTTAATACTTTATATAATGAAGCTGTCGATAATTTGGATATATATAAAAAATACTAAACTATTTAGCAGAAAATACAGGGTACATACCAAATTTTAATCCTATATGTATATATAAGAACAACTATTTTACAATATTTAAAGTTGACGAAATTTATCCATGTAGTAATTATTATATCATGTTAAATAAGGATGAAATTAAAAAAGATAAAAAAACACTTAACACTCTTTTTAATTTATATAACAATAATGCTAAATGTGATTATAATAAAATTATTAAACTTCTTCCAAAGGTTTTAGACTATAAACTATATATAAAGGGTATAACTAACTTATATAAAGAGCCTATAAAAAAATATTTTGATAATCAACTACTATCATATGGAAATATAAGATTTTATAAAGATATTGATAATAATAAAGCATATTTTATATATGACTTATATAGTATACGTAATGCATGTAAATTTAATGATTCAATGTATAATGAATTCATGGGACTTCTATCATTACCAAATTATACAACGTACAGAATAATTGATAACATTAAAAGTGATAATTATACATATACAACTAAAATTAACAAGTATAAATTAAATATCCATATAACAAGTAATTTAAAAGAGGTACCAGATTATATAAAAATATATTTTAAATATAATTATAAAACAAGAGATAAAAAGAACAAATTGAGAGCTATTGTTGTTGATTTATAAAGTAGCTTTAATTAATTTATAAAATAAAAATATATGTTTTATTTCAATAATACATTATGTGATATAGATAAATCTCAAGAAGATAATATAACTGATATTTTACTTAAATCAATGAATCCATGTGAATTATTTTATTATATGTATGGAATTCCATTTAAGGTAAATCCTATTGATAATAATGGTTTTTATGAAATAACTAATATTAGTACAGCAAAATGTTGGTTAATTGACATATTTAATAATTCTGATAAGGTGTATCACAGTAAAACTCTTGAAATTATTTTATATCAATATTTTCAAGAAAATAAACAAAGTGACTTAGCTTATATAAAAATGCCTCATCTATCATGTGATACATTTATTTTTGATGTATATACTGATGAGTATTTTACAGTTTTATGTTGCATACAAAAGAATGGTATGTCTGGCCCATATTTTATAAAATGTAATAATTTACCTAATTTTGAAGGATCTAATTATTATGAAGTTTTAAATGAATTACCGCACACACTAAATTATATAGATTACAGAAAAACTTTTAAACTTGATAATAGAAATAATTACTTACAAATATGTAATAAATTATTATATGATACTTCTTTTTTATTTTGTAATAAAAATAATAAAGCTTATTTTATATATAACACTGCATGTTTAAGTTTTATTAATTTTTATCATCCAATGTATTTAACAAATTATAAAAATAGGTTGGAAATTTTATTAGGCGTTGATTATAATACTATTGACTGGGTAGTAGATAACTTATGTGAGGCTGTTTTACCCGTAACTAAACCTGTTATAATTAATGGTAAAGACACAAATATAACTATTTCAGATAATGTATATGATGAAGTACCAAGTTACGGACAGAAAATTTATAAATCACAATTGGGCATAAATAAAGACTCAAAGAAAAGTGAGTATACAATGAAGGCTATTGTTGTTGATCTGTGACCAGTAGTTACTATAATTATATGGATTATTAAATTAAATAAAAACTATAAAAATTATAGTTAACATAAAAATATTGCGAATAAATAATTTAGATATTTAATATCTAAAGATAAATAAATTATAAATGAGGTTAGTATAGAAACATATAATAAAGTTAAATCATGAATCTTATAAAGATTTAATGGAGATGATGCATCTTTCAAAGAATCTTTATAATGCAGCTTTGTATAATGTTAGATAGTACTACTTCAAAGTTAAAGATGATACAACAGTTAAATACAAATACCTAAATTACTATGCAAATTGGAGGTTAATGATGTCTACATAGAATGTAGACTTTAATGCATTGCCTTATCACATTGCACAACAAGTTATTAGACATGTTGATAATAATTTTAGTAGTTTCTTTGCACTTCTAAAGAAGAAAAATAGAGGTATGTATACTTTACCTGTACAAATGCCACAATACTTAAAAACCGATGGATATAATCAAATAATTATAGATCAATGGGCTAAAAAGAAATTAAGTGAAGGTTATTTACAAATACCAACAACTAAAATATTAATTAAAGTTGGGTTAGAAGTTAGTAAGTTAAATATTAAATAGATTAGGTTAGTACCTAAAAATGGTTATATAGTTTTGGAATTTGTTCATGAAGTTCCTGATATTCAACATAAATCTGATAATAAACGTTATATGTCTATTGATTTGGGTATTAACAATTTATGCAGTTGTAGCTCAAATGTAGTTAGTAGCTTTATTATTAATGGTAAACCGATAAAATCTATAAATCAATATTATAATAAGCAAGTTGCAAAGTACAAATCAATTTGTGAAACTGTAAATCATATTAAAACAAGCAAAAGAATTCAAAGGTTAAATTATAAACGTACAAATAAAATTGAAGATTATTTTCATAAGGTTTCAAGGTACATAGTGAATCAATTAGTTTCTAATAACATAAATACACTTGTAATTGGTCATACAAATTACTGGAAACAAGACACTAAACTTGGAAAGAAAACCAAACAAAATTTTATATAGATTCCGTTCAATAAATTAATTCAAATGTTAAGCTATAAATGTAAACTTTTAGGAATAAACTGTGTTATTCAAGAGGAAAGCTATACATCAAAGGCTTCATTTATAGATAATGATCATATACCTGTATTTAATTCAACCACTGAATTAAATTATAAATTTAGTGGTAAACGAGTTAAACGTGGTTTATATTGTAGCAATGATGGGATTAAAATAAATGCAGATATAAATGCATCTTTGAATATTTTAAGGAAATATTTAAAAGTGAACTCTGATGATTTATTTAATATAAATTCAAGAGATTTCAGAGGGTTTGTGTACAACCAAAAAGTTATTAATATTTAGTGATAATTTTAAATATTTTATAAATACTTATCTAATTTATAAAATATGTACATAAAAGTTGTAAGAATTACATTAAAGAAAATCATCAGCTTATAAGAAAAGAGAATAATGTAATCTATACTTGTGATAAAAATATAAACACCCCTATTGTAGCATCAAATAAAGCACAAATCATTGCAAATTATGCATTTTATAATTCTTCATTTACTGAAATAACGGTTTCTTCATCAATTAATAGGATAGGTTCCTATTTCCCTGGTGTTAAAACACAAATAATTGATATACCTGAAACTGTTACAAATATTGGAAGTTTCTTTTGTAATAATTATATTCAAAAAATTATATTTAGAGGACGTACTGATATACAATAGTTTGCATTTTCTAACACTAACAAAAAGTTTACTATATATGTAAGGGATAAAGATATAGAATATTATAAAAGGTTATTTAATGCACCATATAATACATATATAAAATCTATAACTGAATTAACTGAATAATATATAAATTAATTATATAACTCACTTACTAACACAAACCAGTAGGTAAGTTATTTAATTATATGTTGTACCGTAATTTATGTTTTAAATAGTTTTATGATAATTTTTGTATATTTCATAACAAGTCAATACAAGATATATGTATAGAAAATTGGGATATTGATAAAGATTGTAAATTAAGTAAATTTGAAGCATAGAAGGTTACAACATTTAATCGTATATTCTTCAATAACATTGATATACAATCATTAGAAGACTTTAAATATTTCACAAATGTTAATAACTTAAATAATGCTTTTTCATATTGTAATAATTTAACAGATGCCATATTTTGGGAAGGTGTTGAATATTTAAGCGACAATACTATAGCATTTTGTTAGAAAATAAAATATATAGAATTTCCAAGTACTATTAAACATTTAGGCCAGATGTTTCTACGCTATCCTATTGATAAGAATAATGGTATTGTTGTATGTAAAGCATTAAACCCCCCAAATATTCACTCATATAGTACTAATATTAAAGCTACTGTTTTATATGTACCTGATGAATCATTAGAACTATATAAAAATGCAGAGCATATAAAAAAATATATTTCTACTAATATTAAACCACTTAGTGAATATAATGGAGAAATTTAATTATATAACTTACTTACTAACATAAACCAGTAGGTAAGTTATTTTAATTATATGTTTAGATATTTACTATTTGCACATTACTATGATAATTTTGTAACTTTTGAAGATCCTGAAGCTGAACGTGTATGTATATAGAGATATGATAAAGATCATGATAGTAGACTAAGTATGAATGAAGTGCTTAAAATAAATGATGGTTATAAAACTTCAGCATTATTTTATAATAACCCTAAAATCAGAGTATTCAAAGAGTTTTCTAAATTCGTTAACCTTACTACCGTTGGTAATGATATATTTAGGAGTAGTACTAATTTAGAAGAAGTTTGGTTCCCACCTAATATAACTAAGCATTAGTACCGACCGTTTTTAGATTCTCCTAATGTAAAACGAGTAGTTATAACAGGAAATCCTAATTGGTTGTAGGACACAACATTTAATAAAGATACATACTGGCGTATACCTCCAGAACTTAAAGTTTATATACCTGATTAGTACTTACCAAAATATAAAGAAGATACAAAGGGTTGGTTATGGAACAATAGAATTCGACCGCTTAGCTCATATCCTAATTAAATGTCAATATACTCACTAAGTGGTTTAAATTCTTTTATTTTATTTCCAAACTAACAAGTTCTATATAATTCTATAGATTCATCAGGTACATAAAAATTTAGGATTTTGTGATTTATAAATTCCCAATATCCATATATATTTGGAGTGGTTTTTGGATAAAATAATACGTTGGTAATTTTAGCGTTCATTAAACACATACTATCTAAATAATTAATATTTTCTTTAACTATTAATGTTTTTATATTGACATTTTTAAATCCGCTACGTCTTATGGTTTTACACTTATATGGGCATATGAGCATTTCATTTATTGTAGTGTCTAAAAAAGCATTCTATGATATATATGTTAAGTTATTGAAATACTATAATTCTTCAAATGAATTAAAAGTTTTACCAGAGAATATTGTTTTAATATCTGTTACTTTATTAGCATCGCTTATAGAAATTCTACCATCATTATCATAATCAAAATTTTCTACACATAATTTCTCTATGCCTTTATCTTTGAACTATATAAAATTACTTAAATGCTAATTACATAAGAAATATCGTCTCATATAATTAAAATAACTTACCTACTGGTTTGCGTTAGTAAGTAAGTTATATAATTAATTAAATTTCTTCATGATATTCACTAAGTGGTCTAAATGATGCTATATGTGGGACATAATTAGAAAAAGCCTTAAACTATTCTATTAATTCATCTCTTACATATATTTTAAAATCATCAGGAGCTTTTGGTGTATAAAACATATATATAGGTTCTGGAACGCGAAATGCGAATTTCTATCTTAGAATTAAAGCTTTTAATGACTTAGCTTTTATAAAACAATATGTTCCAAATATAAAATCAGTGTTTTCTTCATTTACATCAATTACTTGTAAATTAGTACAACCCCTAAAGCCTAATTTGGTTTGTGTAACAGTATGTTGAAATTTGAAATATTTTAGATTTTTACATCCAGTAAAATTACCATCAGAAATATAGGTTATATTAAAATTTTCTAAATCTTTACTTAAATCTATTATTTGCTCATTAAATCTAAATATATCATAATCTATTTTGCTTATTTGAAGTGCATCACTTTTCTTAATATACCCTATATTTTTAGTATCATATTGTTTAAGATATATTTTTTCAACTTCCTTATCAGTGAACTTAATTGGCATGTCATAGTAATGTGCAAATAGTAAATGTCTAAACATATAATTAAAATAACTTACCTACTGGTTTATGTTAGTAAGTAAGTTATATAATTAATTTAGTTATATGCTTTATAATACTTTATAAGCTTAATCAAAAGTTATATATTTAAATAATACTATTAAAATATGAGCATTTTTCATCAAAATACTGCTCAATTTATGCTAAAATTTAATGAAAATACTCAAAATTACTCAATTTTTCACTCAGTTTTTGCAGCCCAGTACCACCCTACTGGAATTTTACAATAAAACTAATAAAAATGAAAAATGCACCTTAATCAAGTGCATTCTCTCTTTTTAAGTCAACTTCACATTCCATCATAAAAGATGCAAATGCATCAGCTTGCATAATGATCATAACCAATGGAATATCATTTATTGCCTTCATAAGTGCAGGTTTTTCATATGGTGATAGATATGCACCAGGATCAGTCATTCCCATATGCCATCGCATTGCCAACATTTCTTCACCTGTTAATCTGATAAATTGTTGTGCAATTAACACCGACTTTTCACCATGACCCATTGGGAATTTATCATTTATATCATATCCCATATACTTCTTCCATTGTTGTCCATATGGTGCTGAATCATCTTTCCACATCTTAACAACAGGTTGGTAGTAATTAACCTTACATAAGTCATGCAACAATGCAGCAATAATAATAGATTTATCTGGAATTTCTGAAATCTTTTTCTCTGGTAATGCAAGTGACATTGCCATATCATTCTTAATCTTCATTGCTGCATTATATACATTAAGTGAGTGTCTTAATAATCCTCCCTTGCATGCACCATGATATATTGAAGATGAAGGTGCTTCAAAGAAATCTGAAGTTTCTAACCAGGCTAATAAGTTATCTATACCTTCTACATTTGTAGACTTTAATAATGAAATATATTCCTGTTTTAATGTATTTAAATCTTGTGTCAACATAAATAAAAATATTTACTATCGTTTTAATTACTTATTATAATGTGAATTAACCCAATAGTTTAATTAAATTTAACTTGTTTTATATAAATCCAACAACTATTTAAATTTAGAATTAAGTTTGTCAAAAATATCATTAAATTTTACTAATGTATCTTTAGTCTCAATAGATTCAATTTGCTCATCTGTATATGTATTACTCTTTTTTACAAAATTATAAAACTCCTCGACTATACTATAAGCTTTTGTCATATTTGTATAAAGTAAATTATTTACTAAATTTTTATTAAAATTAAATGTATTATCATCTTTAACTAATTCAGTATATGGCATACCATACTATATATTACGCATATAAGTATTTCTAAATTTACGTATCTAATATGTTATACTTAAACCCTAATAAAAATGCCATAGTTTAGAATTTGATAAATCATCATAAAATATATCAAGTAATTTTAATAACGGATGCCTGTGTATATAATTAAATGAAACCTCTTTCTAAATAGTATCAGGCAACTAAAGTTCATCTTTAAAAGTATAATCATAATTATTAAATTTACTTTTTATACTTACAGGAATCTTTATATAATAAACTTTATATTCATATAATTTAGGATATATATGATACTTCCAATCATATGGGTCAGCTTCAGGAGTTTCAAAGAATGGAGAATGATATGTTATTTCTTTAATTATACTTACAATCTATTCAATATTATTATATGGTATTAAAGGAATATTAATAGCATCATGTTTATAAAAATTAGTATTACCTTTAAAATTATTTATAGCCTCTGTTAATTTATCTTTATAAGAAAGAAACAGATTCTTATGACTTAAATCATCATTAAAATACTTTATAAACTTAGTACTACCAGCTTTTTTATACAAGAATGCTAATAAATTATTTTCTTTAACAAAAAGTATATACTAGTCAAATTCAGGATTTTTAGTATTATCTCTAAAACATTTCTATATTTTATTTAATGCATCTTTTTTATCAATTCTAATTATATCACTATCTTGTATATGGTATAATGGGCGAAGCTCCGGTAATATTTCATCAAAAGAAATTTCAAAATTACCAGTTTTATATTTAAATAATAAATTACATAAATTTTTATATTCCTTTATTATGTTATTTGCATAGACTGCAAATTTATTTGGTTCTATATCTTTAAATTGATAATTTGATAACAAATCATCAACTTTTTTATATTCTTTAAATTCAATAGATGGTAAACCACTATACTTATCCTTTTTAGTATTATCTATAAATAATTTTCTGACTTCTTTATCATCTATTAAATTTAAATATTCTTTATAGAGTTTATCAATAGATACCAAAATCTAATCAATTATATAATTAGAATGATCTTTATTGTGTTCTATATATGGTTCCAAATATGAATATATACTATTATGATGAAGTTCACGAATGTTGGTGCAATATTTTAAAGTTGTAGTATTATTAAATAATTTTTTAATAAAACTACTATTATATGATTCATTTAATACCTAATTATTCATATTTTATTTACTATAAAAGTTAAGTTATTTTTCTAACTTAACTTTAATTATTGTATATGAATCATTATAATAAAATGCAAGTTTACCCCTTAATATATACTTACAAAATTCCGGTAATTCACATGGACTGGTTACATGCATAAACTTCATTTCTGAAAATGGGTCATTATTGTTTATTATATAAACATATGTAAAATTATTTTCTTTATAATGTAGGTTCTGTTGAAACTCAAATAGTAGTAAATCATTAAGTGTAGTTAAATATGAACATCGATTTATAAAATAATGCTCGCCATTATATTTAAAATATACTATACTACCTCTTCGTATATCATTGAACAATGAATCCAATTCTGGCTTCATCTTTTCTCTTTCACATATATACTTATAATAACTATTATAATAATCAAAATTACACGACTGAATTTCATTATTAATTTCACTATATGATGATAAATCATATATCTTATAAATATACTTTAATAATTCAGATATTTCTATATCTGGTCTATATGATAAGTATATTATAGGAGTAATTTTACGATCTTTGAAATATAATATATATATAGCAAATAAATCAAAATATTTTACAGCCACTTTGGAAATATAATCTTTATATTTTAAAATTAGAATATTATTATATAAAATATTAAAAGTACTATCAACCTCAGTTAAATTGTAGCTTTCAAAGTTTTCTGATTTAAATAATTTACAATCATCTGAAGATGGTATACATATATTATAACTAAACTTATACGGGGTTATAGTATAATGTTTATCTCCTAATTTAATAGTATTATCAAAATCTGCAATACCTAATCTATAAATACCACCATGTACTAAATCATTATAATTTGTATCTTCTTTTATATATGGTAAATATTCACCATAAAAATTAAAAAACGTTACAATAGGATTAAATGTATTTAAAGCTATTGTATTTGCTATATTATTACTTTGTGTTGTAATATCATTTTTAATATCACTAAAATCAAACATATATTTTTATAATTTTTGTAGAATAGATTTTAAAGTCATATAATCAAAATCTTTTTTATTATATGCTATATATGTATTACACAACATATAATTATTAAATTCTGTTCTGACGATTTTAAAATAGTTATTAATAAATGTAGTATTCAAATAAATGTTCATAGACTTAATAGTAAAATGCGAGTTTACTATTTCATTTAATAATACAACATCTGTATTTAAGATTTTATATATAGATTTATCATAATTATAGTCTTTTGAAAAGTATATAGGGTTTTCACTTATTTCTATATCCACGTTATATAATAATTTGAATATTTTAGGTAAATTTTTATATGTTAAAATGGAATTTATTAAAGCATCTCTTTCAACTTCATTTAATTTACTAACACTATTAATATCTATATTATTAAAATCGAACATATTTCCAATTTTTAATATCCTCTACCGTAATATTAATTTTCTATTATTTTATTAAGGTCTTAAGGTCTGAAAGATCATAACGGTGTAGTAATTCTTGTTGGTATGTTTCTAAATTGTATACAGATAAAGCATGAGTTAATCCATCAGATGACATATCATTTCGTAGCGTAATGTGAAAATGATCGTGTATGTCATGTATTATATAAAATATATCATTTTCATATATACGCTCTTCTTCATAATTTCTACCATTCATTATAGGTATACTCCGTGTATATTTTAGTGTAAAATGTTCAGCTATAATTTTTATAATTATGTAATAAACATTATTAATAATATATCCGCTCTCTGTTATCACACTGTGTATTTTATTTTTCTTTGAAATATCTACTGTAATTATTTCATTATATAAATTAAAAAATAAAGCGCAACACTCAATTTTCTCAAGAAATATTTTATTTGATATATCATTTATGATTTTATTATCATTACATATTTCTGAATTTACATTATCAAAGTCAAACATAATTTTTATATTTTAATTAAAATAAGTCACAAAGTTTAAAATTATAATTATCTAAAATCCTTTGTTGCATTTCAGTACTTATATTTTTCTTAATAGTAACCGTAAATGGTTCTTCAATCAAAAAATATTCCTTTACTATGAAAACTTCATTTTCCCATTTATTTAAATACCTGATATTTTGATCACAAATACTAAAATTATTTTTTAGTATAGATTTCATCACATATACTGGTATATCATCATTGCAATGGCCTGTAGTATGTCTAACGTTAAGAATATCAAATATACCACTATTAATAGAATCTTTATCATCTGATAAAACTAAAGTTATTCCATATAAACTCTGAAATACTGGTACTATTTGAGTTAGCAAATATGATATAGATAACTTATCATTATCATTTGAAATTTCACTTGTTACATTATTAAAATCAAACATAATTTATATTTTAATTTATTATTCCCACTCATCATCGAGAATCCATTCATGTAATTCAGCCTCAGTCATTCCATTAAATTTTTTACTTATTGTATCATTTTTTAATTTTTCATGTTGGTTATAGTGCTCATCTCGTATATGTATACAACAACATGATTGTATACTTATAGCTGCAAATAAAATTATAGTATAAAATAAAATATTTTTTAACATAATTCAAGTTATATAAATTCTACAGTTAACACATTCAAAGTTTTATTTGAATATGTTTTTTCTTTATATTCATTTTTGTCATTCAATCTCATATGCACACATAAATTACGTACATACTCAGGAATTTCTGATAAATCATTGTCAATAGTTAATTTAACATATACTGGAACATTTTCTATAATATTAACGTTAACTATACTATTATTATATATAGGTGCAATAGTAGTTTGTTTCTCCCTATTTAATATGCATCCTTCTATGAAATTATATAAATTATCATTGCCAAATTTAAATAAATATATAAATCTATTATCACTACATAATTTTTTATTTTGAGTAACTAAACGTTTATGTAAAATAGATCTCATATATATAGTATCATATATAAAATAAAACTTATTAGGACTATTATTATCCATATAAAATAGTACTGTTCCTTTTAATAAATTATAATTAAGCATATATGAATCAATTCCTTCCAATGTTACATTATCACAAATATCTAATAATTTATTATAATAATTTAATGGATTTAAACACCCCTCTGTAATATTTCCTATTACTTTATTATAAAGTAAAGGATATGTTAAGTCTGATATTTTTTCTATTATATCATCATTATTTTTTAAATCCAATTTGATACTATAACTACATTCATTGGAAAATGTGCTAAATGAACCTGTATCAATAATCATTTCTTCAATTATAAAAATACTATCTGTATATATAATTTGTTTATTTTCATCAGAGTTAACAAAATAAGGTTCAGACTTTCTATACCCTGGATATAATTGTTTTGTATCTATTACTTTAAAATATTTTTCTAACAATAAATGAAATTGTTTCTCCATAATAAAAGGACGTTTATTATCTTTATCACCATAAGTGTTATTAATAATATTAGTTATTTTTTGGAATTCTATATTATCAGAAGGATTTTCTACTTCTATCAGGTACTTGTACTTATTAAAGAACAATACTCTTATATCTAACATAGAAAGATATATTCTATCTGTAATTTCGTTACTATTATTATCCTCTATTATATTATTGAAATCAAACATATACTTTAATTTTTAACAAGGTTCAACCATAATAATTCGATAACTATTACTCCAAGTTTTAGTTTTTTTAATATCTTTTAAACTTACATACCGCCTTAAAATATAATCAGGAATAGTAGTATTATCTACATTATCAGTAATAGTTATTTTAATTTGCCGTTTATCATACTTCGTATCTAAATAAAAAGGATCAATTAGAGGGTATATTACAAATGTTTCACTGTCTGTATTACGTTTAGTTAAATTATTATTTATTAGACGCCATGCTGAAGAATAATCAATTAACGAAGTAAACATTGCAGCAGAAGGGTAAGAAATCTGATCTAATGATAATATGAAATAGAATTTTTTATTTGTCTTATCCATATAAAATACAGAATGTCTATAAAACTCTTGTTCATTATTTAAAACATTTATACAGTACTCATCAAACATAGGATCTAAAATATTATCACCTATTGTATAGTCACGTCCATAATTCATTATGTGCATAAATCTAACATATTACATTATATCAATACACCCAGGTCGTTTAATATCATTAAGTGCATTATTATAATCACTTATATCACTGAGCATAATTAAATCTTTTATATCGATATTGTCATTAAGCTTTATTAATGTTTTTGAAGGTGCTCTTTTAAAAATATTTTCTATTACATGTACTATAAAATATTTAGAAGTATATACATGAACTTCCTCATCAGTGTTGTCTTTTAACATGTGAGTGTATTTAAATTCTACATCTAATAAAGATTCAAATATTCCATGTGTTATTAAACCATTATTTTCAGTTTGGTCAAAACTCCTAACTAAATTAGTAATAGCATACCAATTATTATCTTGTAGTTCTGTCTTAATTAATAGTTTATAACAATTGAAAAACACAACCTTTATATCTAATAAATCCAGTTGTATATTATTAATAGTATTATCACTATTATTATTTTCTATTACATTATTGAAATCAAACATATACTTTAATTTTTAACAAGGTTCAACCATAATAATTATCCAATGTTGTAGTATATTATAAGATTGGTTTAAATTACAACTGGCGAGTTTTAAAATATATTCTGGAATATCATTTATATTAGCTGATATTGTTATACTAATTTTTTTATTATTATCCATTTTATAAATTGATCTATTTAGTTCATATTTAAATAACGTACTGTTTATAAAACTATATGCTGTATGGCATCTTAATATTTCTACTATGTCAAATACACCTAATTTTTGAAGCATTTTATATGTAAAAATAAAATAAAATTTTTTATTTGATTTATCCATATAAAATATGGAATCTTCAGAATATTCTTGTTGTTTACTATTTAAAGAAGTTATATAAAATTTATGGAATTTAGGGTCTAATAAATTATCACCAATTTTATATAATGGGTTAGGTAATAAATCAAAAAATCTATTATATGTAGTAATGTCTAAACAACCTGGCCTATTAATATCATCAAGCGCATTATTATAATCATTTATATCACTAAGTTTAATTAAATCCTGTATATCAATATTGACATTAAATTTTATTAACATCTTAGAAGGAGTTTTATTGCCAAAACCCCTGATTGTAAGTATTTTAAAATATTTAGAAGTATATACTTCTTCCATACATTTATTAATACTACTTATGTTTATACAAGTAAACTCTGTACGTAATAAAGTTTCAAAACTTTTATACCATATTACTTCATTGTGTTTAATATTATTTTCGTTTTCATTACTAACTATATTAGTAATCAGGTATTCCCCATCATTATATTTTTTTACATTAATGAAAAGTTTATAACAATTGAAAAACACCACTCTTATATCTAATAAATTAAGTTGTATATTATTAATAGTATTATCACTATTATTATCTAATATAACATCATTGAAATCAAACATAGTTTTATATTTTATTTTTATACTTACAAAGATAATAATAATTTTGATATATAAAAAATTAAAAATGTTAATAATTTATAAATTAAAATAAAAAGTGGCAATTCCAATATAATTATATAATGTAGTTTAGAATGATAATATATAATATACGAAGTTAATTAGAGTAATAGTTTATATATAAGAAATAAACTTGTTTATTAATTAATTTTATTTGTTTAAAATATAAAAATATAAATTTAATTAAACTTTAATTTTATAATTATCTATGTATATTAATATATTAACTTATTTCCTTCATTATATAATTATATTCGAACTGCCACTTTTATTTCAATTTTTATAATGTAAATATATAAGAGTTATGAAATAGTTAAATGAAATATTAGGTGTATCAGCTACTAAAAGTACTTCAATATATAAATATGCTGAATATATAGTAGAGTATATAACTTCTCCATTTGGTTTAGATGAAGATATATTTAATGGTACTGTTAAGAAGAATAAGGAATTTACAATTAAACAACTTGATGCATTTAAAGATAGATTATTTTATAAAGATTCTGTTGATAAATTTAATGATATTGAAAAATATAAACCAGAATGGTTTGGAGATATTGTATTTAAAGAATTAACACCTAATGAATAGCATGCAGGTTATTATTAGAATTCTTATATAAGTCATGGTAAAGTTAATGGTATGATTGGTTATGTAACAGAAGATAATAATCCGGGTATATTATTAGAAATAATTGTACATGAGTTAACACATGCATATTAGAAATTAAGAAATTATGAAAATGGATTTAATCCTTATAATCCATTATATAGTAAATCAAGTAAATTTAAAATTAGTAGTGTTGTAGCATATTATTAGAATAATAAGTTTACATTATTAAATATAATGAAAGATTATAAAGCATGTACATTAGTATTTTATGGTTCATAGTACTATGCTGATCCTCGTGAGATTGAAGCATATATGAATAGTGTATATGTAAATAAACAAGTATCTAAAGATATTTCATTTAGAAGTAGAACATATAAATTATTATATGACTTTTGGACTTATATCTTATATGATGATTAGTATGTAAATGATGAAGTATTAGATAATTTAGATAAAGATTATTTCAATACTGTTATACATAAGAATATAAAAGATAATAAAAAATTATTAAAATTAGTGGCTAAATATTATAGTAATTTATTTAAGAGAATTTCATTTAAAATGAGTACAATAGAAAATGGTGATAACTTTTAATTTTTCAAAAAGTTATCACCATTATAAATTTTAATAGTTTAATATAACATTATCAGTCATTGCAAACAGCTGAATCTGCTACTGCAGCAGAATCTACACTATCAACAGATGCTGAATCAAGTGTATCAACCTTAACTGTATCACTGTCATTTACATTATTACCACACTTAACATTGCTGTGGTCACAACTTACCATTGTTGCAATACCTGCACATACGATAAGACTAAAAATAAATTTTTTCATTTTAAAATTAATTTATGTTTTCATGCCTCTATTATATGAGGCTCATTATTATATATCTCAAAAAATTATTTAGTCTATTATTTTATTGAAAAAGTTTAGACTATTTTTTGTTTTTACTTTAAAATATATAACTCCCTCATTAAACAATTAAATAAAAAAAGAAATTAAAATTGTAATGGCAAATTGTAGTAAAGAATATTCAGCAGAACTTGTTAAGAAATATGGAGATGCTGTTTATAAAGAAATACAAAATATAGAATTTCCAAAGTTAAGAGAAAAACCAATTACAGAACAATCATGCATTAATGAAATTAAATCAATGTGTCGTTATGACAAGAGTGATAAAACATTATCATCTATTATAAGAAAATTTCATAAAAGTCTTATTTATGCTAACCGAACAAAACACCCATCTCCCTATGAAGGTTGGCAAGAAATAAAGAATAATAAAGAAAAGTTCTTAAAGTTTTATGAAAATAGATTAAGATGTTCTGACTGGTTTAATGAAAAAAATGGAAAGAACCGACATAAGTTAGATGAAGGTTATGTACCTGAATTTATATTTGGTATTGGATTAACTACTTCTGGTAAATACCCATTAGTTTCTTACTTTAAGCCCCAATTAGCTAAGAGACTTGTTATGGAATACTTATCAGAATATGATACTGTATTTGATCCATTCAGTGGTTATAGTGGCAGAATGATAGGTACATTAGCTGCAGGTAAAAATTATATAGGACATGATTTATGTAAGAGCTCTATAGAGGAATCTAAAGAAATCTATAACTTTATTAAACCTTATATACAATCATATTATGATAAAGAACCTATGTGTACATTAGAGATTGCAGATGCTGCTAAAACTACAGGTAAGTATGATGCATTATTAACATGTTCTCCATATGGAGATATTGAGAATTGGCCAGGTGTAGAAGTATCAACAAGAGATTGTGATGATTGGATTGATGTATGTTTACAGAATTATGACTGTAAAAAATATGTATTTGTAACAGATAATACAATAAAGAGATATATCAATTATGTTGATGATGAACTTGAAAATACCAGTCACTGGGGTTCAAATAAAGAATTTATAGTAGTAATTACAAAAGAGCAAAGAGACGAAATTATAAGAGACTTATGACAACAGAAATTCATGCATTGAGCCATAAATTATATATAGATGTACAACCATATCTAACTTCATATTTTACTCCATTATATGATAACTTTAATAAGGAAATATTTGATAGTGAAATAGGAATTCCAAATGCGTTTGAAGACTTTGTGCAACTTGTATATAATGCACATAAGCAATCTTTTAAACGAATATATATGAAGGAAATCTCAATACCTAAACCTGTATATAATAAAGGCAATAAAGATGTATTATTAGGATTTTCAGCAGGATTAGATTCAGTATATCAAGCCATTGCATTAAAGGAGCAAGGATATAATGTTAAATTATTCTATTTAATTAATGGCAATATGTATGAAAATTGTCAATCTTATAAATGGGCTAAGGTTATTGCTGAAAAATTAAATATACCTTTAATTACTGCTAAAATATCACCTAATACTAAAAAGGATAATCCATATAGAAAGTTCTGGGCAGAAAATCCTATAAAGAACCAATATATAATGGCAATGATGGTAGATACTTGTATTGAATATAATATACAATATATTAGTATGGGTGATGACTTTAACCTTGATATTGAACATGCAGCAATTGGTATAAATTTAACAGATGCTAAAGAAATGACACAAACATGGTTAAAAGGTTTACATCATTACTTACCAGATATGAAATTTATACCAATAGAAAATAATGTGGAAAAAGATAAAAGAATTGAAAAACTAATAGAATATAATTTGCAGGATTATTATTATAGTTGTGTTCAATCCGGTAGATTTAACCAAAAATTTCATAAAACATGTGAAGAGAAATATAATATAAAATTATTCCATAATAACTGCGGTACATATTGCAGAAAGTGTGCAATGCATAATTTAATATTATATTATAAAGGAATTCAAACTTTTCCGGAAGATTTCATTAATAAGTGTTGGGAACGAATGTGGAATAATGCACACTCTGCAGATTATGTATTCTTTTCACCTGATATTCCATTAGAACAACGAATTAAGAACTTGTTAGAATACTAAATATGGCGTTAAATTCACCTTTATTTAAAAGTCTTGTAGATAAAATAAATTTTAAAGCACTTCAATCTATAAATGATGATTTATCTTATATAAACACAGATATGGTAGAGCATAATAATAATGATCCTATACAGGAGATGTTTAGGATTTTATGGAAATGCTATACTATATATTATACTTTATTTAGTGAATATATATTCAATTCAATAACAAATAAATTAGAAAGTATCAGTGATTTTGCATATATATTAGATAGGTTAAATGAGAATAAAGATTATCTAAAGATTAAAGATAATATATCTGAGTATGAAAAGAATAATAAAATAAATGAATTATATAAATTAATAGATAGATTTAATTATCTAAGAACTTCTTGTATTAATTATAAAAAAGAAAAAGTACAAATAGGTAATTTATGGAAATCACAATTATACAATTACCCATTTTTTAATATCCATGATAATGATTTAAAAGAAGTTAATTGTTCTATAGAAACTATAGATGATAAAAGTATATTAGAACCTCATAGTTTTAATGATGGAATATTATCGTTTATTTTAAATAAAGATACCAATGAGTTATTGTATATTGCAATTATTAGATATTCAAGTGTTTATGTTTATGATAATAGAAAATTACCAATATATAACCAAATTAATAAAAAGGTATATAATATTTTAAAGGCATATTCTAAAATTACATATACTCCTGATAATATTCCATTATTAATATTACATAAAAATTGGAGAACCTGTTTATTTGATTATATTGAAAATTATAATAAAAAAGCAATAACTATATATAGTACAATATATCTTTATTATGAATGGTTGAATACCTCACTTAAAAATAAAGGTAAATGTTATAATTTATATATTCCAAATATTATGAAGTATAGTGGGGATTATATAGATAATACAACAAACCGCATAATACTAAATACACAAAAACATATTGAACTAACGGCTCCTTATAATATTAATGCTAATATAGATATGTTATATTATAAAAATGAATGTTTTATTAATTTTTTTATGGATAAAGCAACAAAAGAATTTGATGATATGGCAAAATCTAAAGATCTTGATGATGGTGTACTTTTGATAGGAATAATATTAAATAGTTTATCTAATATAAATCATAAAATGTATTATCATAAGAATAATAAATTGATAGCACCTCCTTCTGAATTTATACCAGATACATTAAAGTTATGCTTCTTTAAATATTTGTATCACTCTTTACATACACTATATAATACTAAATCATATAAACAATATATTTTAACACATTATACTAAAATAGCAGATTTCATTAATAAATACCCAAGTATAAGGGGTCAAGAATTAGTGAATGTTAGGGAAGAAATAGAAAAAATGTTGAACCATAAAAATTGATAAATAATGGCATTAAATTCACCTTTATTACAAAGTTTAGTAGATAAAATAAATTATAAATCTTTATTAGAACTTAATTCTGTATGTGGTATACAATATATTGATATAAATGATAATATTCATACACATTCAGATCCTATTCAAGAAATGTTTAATATATTATGGAAATGTTATACAATTTATTATCAATTATTTAATAATGTTGAAATATGTAATTATATTAGTAAGTATAATAGTGTAATCAATAAAATTCTTGATAAAGAAGAAAATATATCACTGCGTTCTACTATAACAAATAATATTAAAAAAGAAAAAATCGAAGAACTTAATAAGTTAATTAAACGTTTCAAATATTTAAAGAATATAGTAGTTAATAAAAAAGAAAAAGTACAAGTACAAATGAATAATTTATGGGATAGACAATTAAATGAATATCCTTTTTATCTTGTACATGATTCACAAATTATAAAGAACCCTACAAGTATATCAGAAGTTACTGGTTATGATGATAATGCATATAGACCTTCTAATGGATTACTTGTATTTATAGTAGATAGAAAAACTGGAAAATTAGTTGCAAGTGCTATTAGAAAAAGTTATACATATGACGTATACAAGTCTTCTAATATATCAGATATAAATGATACTGTTGGTTATACAAGTAGAAAAATATATAACATCCTTAAGCATAGAGTTAAAGTTGTATATAAACAGGACATTCCTATATTATCGCTACATAAAGATTTTGAAAGACTCTTTATAGAATTAAGTGATGTAGTATACCATATTAAATATGGATATTCAAATTCTACATTTAATGAATTACTTAATACTGATTATATAAAGTCATGCGATATTTATTACTTAAATATTCCTTAAATAATAAAATATAGTTCTGCTTTAACATATAAAGTCTTTAATAGTAATACCTATCAGAAGAAATTTATAGCATATCATAATGAATTAATAACTTCATATGATTTAGGTACGGAAATTACATCTTTATTCTTAAATGTAGATAATATAATAATGACTATAACATTAGATATTATATACATTAAAGATATAGATGAAACAGTTACCTTAAAATATAATAAAGTAATATCAAATCTATATAAAATTAGTAAAGAAATATATCAGTCTGAACTAATTAATAATGAATATAAAAGTACTATTTTAAAATACATAAAACGACTTTTAATTAATAAAGCATATAAAAAACAATTTGATAATAACGTATATAATTATTTAGTTTCTGTACATAATAAATTATTAACTATTGCGACTAAATATAAGTTGTGTTCTAAAATTAAATCTTTATAAAATTTCATAAAAATGGCATATAATTCATCTATATTACAAAAATTATTTAATAAATTCAATGAAACTTCAATTATATATGATTTAAAAAAAATTATATGGGAAAACTACCGATAATTGTATAGAACCTGCCCTAAGTAATGTTAAATCAAGTTCTAATAGTATATGTGTGCGTTTACTTGAAAATCTTAGATATGTAAATTACATTATATATAGTCTATATGATAGTGATTATTTACAAAAATTTAATAAACCTTTAATCTCTATTTCGAATGTTTATCCTTCTTATGTAGTATTATTATTAGTATATAATAGATTAATAGATGATATTATTAATAATAACTTAACTAATAATGTAATAGATAAACAGCTATATTTAAAATATGTAGATATATGGAAAAAAATAAATAATAACATAAAAAAATTATTTAACATAATCAAAAATAATAATGCTAATATAATAACATATAAAGAATTAAAAGGTTTCGAAGAATTAAATTTATTTAACATTTATGGACATGACTTATATAAACCCAACAGTGTACAAGAAATACGTAATTTTATAGATTTGCATAAACAAACGAAACAAACATTTTTATTTTTTTCTGTAAATAAAGTTACTCAAAATCTTGACTATTTTATAAATATGTATGACCATAATTACGTTACCATATTTGATAATACAGAAGCATATAAAATATATAACAAAATATCTAAAGTTATAGCTAATTCTAACCTTAATTCTATAGTAATAAATGGTTTATATAATACCAAAATTGAATTATTAAAATTTCCAGAAGAATTCATTTCATCATCAGGCATATATGGAGACGTTATTCAGGATGTAACCATTAACAAATATATAATATATGAGAATTTAGAAAAATATCTAAATTCAGAAAAATTTGATATATATGTGTTTAAATTAAATAATTTTAAAAACTTCCCTACCGTGGATAGTATACGTAGTAGTACCCTTAAAGGTTTTTATAATTATAAAAATAACGGAATATTTAACAATATTAATTTTAACATGAGTGAACCTTTTACATTATCTAATAGTAATCTTTTTATAAAATGTAAAGTATATGTGGGTTACTTAATAAAAGATTATGTAGATAAAAAAATTGAAAATGTTAATATAATTAATTTGTTTTATAAAGAATTAAATAACTTATTAACTAATATTGCATGGGTAGATAGACAGCATACTTTTAAATATCCAGGTCAATTATATTTAGTTATGAATGTAATTAATAATACATTTATTAAATTAAGTAAACCATATTTAAATGATAATGATGTTATAAGTATCATAGAGCACTTGAAATTATTTAATACAAAATTTGTAAATATTAAATAAAAAGGAAATACATTTAAAGTATTTCCCTTTTTATTACAACATAAATATGATAAATGTTGTTATAAGTTATTCAATAATGTTCTATAAATAGAACCATTATTTCTAAAATCATTTATTACATAATTATATAAGGTAGGAAGTTCTTTCTATAATTCCATAAACTCATCACTATAACCATAATAATCTTGGTATTGAGATACTATATTTTCAAAAATACTTCTTCCTTGAAGTATTATTTTTAATATTAATGATCCTCTTACTTTTAACCATTCATTATATAACTCATCTTTATCTTTTATTCTTCTAAGCTTTTTATATATCAAATATACTGAATCGTATTCTATATTACTGCTATAAAAATATCTAACTGCGACTTTCATATCTTTTGTATTAATAGTAATATTATTATCAGTTAAATTTATATTTTTATCATTTACACTTGTATATTTCAAGAAATTTAACCACCCTTTTATATCACTAATATATAATGGATCATTACTAGTTACATCATTATTATCCCCTATAAGACTATTCTTATATAGCTTATTATTATATAAATATTCAATCGTATTCTATATATCATTTAGTGGTATATTAGTATTATTACGTATTTTAAACAACAAATTATCAGGAGTTATAACATCATAATTTTCAGCACCTAAAATAATATCATAATTATTATTAATTAAAAATTAAATTATATATAAATCTATTAAATATAATTGCTATGTAACACTATATCTAAATTTATTATAATCTTTTGCATATATTATGGTATTTGAAAATTTTATATTATATTCGCTTAATAAATTTAAAAACTCCTATAATACTTGTTTAGTTGTATCTGTTACACCTTCATTATAAAATTCTCTTTTTGGTATAGATATACCTAATTTAATAGAATTACCATTAAATATATGCATATTAATTAATTTATCTACATGTACACGTACTTCTAAATTAATATCACCATTATCTTCTTTTTCTATAGTTATTTTAGATAATTCATCTTTACTAATAGTGCAAGTTTTTTTAAATTCTTGTACTACCTAATCTATTAAAATTTTATCTACTATATTTGAATTTTGTAAATCCTACTTTAAAATTTCACCATTAAAATCAAAACTCATATAAAATAAATTAATTTTATAATGTTATTTATCAAACCAATTATAATATAATTAATAAATATTTTATGAATATTATAAATGAACATTTTAATTCAAAAATTATAAGAAACTTATTTAATAATAATATTAGTACTAAATATACAGATTATAGAATAAGGTCGAAAACTGGTTCTAATATATATAGAATTTTTAATACTGATCTTAGTGAATTTAATACTAATAATATTATTGATTAGTTTAATTTTTTAAAAAGTAATTTGTATTTACAATATACTGAATTACTTAATAAAACAGCAATAAAAGATATATATAAAACACATAATTTATCTATACATAATATAATAAAACATTTAAAACGTTATGGTATAGATAAAAAAATAATTAATAAAGAAAATATTGTATTACCTATTATTAAAAATATAACCACGTATATGAAAAAATTAGATATATGTGTAAATAAAATAGTTACGGGAAATTTTACAAATGATATTATAGATAATGAGGTATTTAAAAAATTTGTTAATGTTCATGATAATGATATAGAAGAAATAAAACATGATAAAATTACTCAAGATTTAATACATGAATTATATAATAAAATAAAAACAGGTGGTAATGCATTAATAATAACAAAGTATAATAATGATTATGTAATATATTCTAATAATAGTAATAATGAAAAAATACCATGTAGTAAAATATTCGTAAACGAATTTAATAATAATACTATTTCATCTACGCTGTAGAGTAATTTAGATTTATTAAAAACTGAGTGGAATTTATGTAAAGAAAATATGGAATATATAAATATTTAGAATTATAAAATTCCATATTATACTTAGTCCAGTATTAAAAATTTATATATGTGTATACAAAAAATTTTTGAGGATACAATAAACATAGAATCATATTGGGATTTCGATGAAGCTTATAACAATTTAGAACATTATTTAAATAATACTATTATTGAACATATATATTTGATTAAATATAATAACATACCTATAAATAAGCATAATAATATAGTATCATATAAACAAAATCATGCTATATATAATTTAAAGAGAAACCCTATAGGTTCATATAGTAATATTTTAGATATTATTATTAAGTTTATAAACAAAATAGAAACAAATAATAATATATTAAATAAAGAATTAAAAAAATTATTAAATTCTATAGAAAATGTAAAATCAGGAATACATAGCCAGATAGTGTCAACTTCTTATAATCATCATTATGATACTTTAGATTTTAATTTTAATGACCATTTATTATATAATAAAATTATGAATTTTTTTAATATTATAGTATATCCAAAAATTTCACTTTTATATAATGAATATAAAAATATATCTCCTTAGGAAACTGATAACTATTTAAAAAATATTAAATAGTATAATAAAGCATGTGATATATTTTGTAATAAGTTAAGTTAGTTAGAACGTTAATAGTATAATAAAAGTGTATTCCAATATAATTAAATTACATTATCACTATATTTAAACAATAAATAATTACTAAATATTTTCAATAAATCTTCACAATTATTTGTGAAGATTTCTAAATAACTTAAATTATTTTTCTAAGCAGTTTCTCTCTTTATAACATCTCTTTTTGACTATACTTCAATAGCATCTCTATATGACTAACTATATATAGCTTTCTATTTCCATAGTGTAAGTAACTACTATGTTTCTTTTTCATTTTCTCTATATTTAACATATTTCTTAGTTACGTTGTTATATCCATGATGCCAATGACCCTAAATTTCTATATATAAGTTATACTCAACTAAATAAAAATCACATTTAAATGGATATAATTCACTTTTATACTCTCTCTTATATATAATGCCATTTTTATCCATATAGTCCATTAAGCATTGTTCTAATTTAGAAGTTACAAAATTCCCATTCTATTTCATAGTTAAATAACCCTTCTCACGTATAGAAGGGACTTGTAAAGCATATTCATACCCATACTTCTATAAACAAGTTTCTTTTGATTTCTCCTTCTATATATCACTCATGAATGTATATGGTACACCGTATCGCTTTATATTTGTTTCTATAAGTTTCCTCTTAACTTCTGCATTCTATGATGATACAGGACAATTATATCGCTTTATGCATGTTTCTTGTGTTTTCTATTTAATCCCTTCACTCTAACATGCGTGTTCATACCCATATCTCTATAAACATGTTTCTTTTATTTTCTATTTTACATTTTCATCTTGAAACTGGTTATATACTCCGTATTTTTCAAAACATGTGTTCTATAATTTCTAATTGAATAACAATTTCCCTTTATCTGAATTTTTACAAGTCTAACTACAAAATACTTTATATTCCCGAGTTTTATCTACAAACTTTACAAGTTTTCCACATACTGGACATATAGGGTGAGAATTCAAACCATACCTAATACGATATATCACTTCTGATATTTTCTTACAATTATCATCAAAGCGATTACTTAAATAAGAAAATATACATGGATGTGTTTTCTTTAAGCCATTCCAAGTTAATTTATATTCTTTATCATATAAATCTAAAATATAATTATCGTATTTCTAATTTATTATCATATAAAAACGTCTCAAATTTTGAGACATTATTCTCTATATAATGTCTCAACTAATTTTAATGCAAATAAAAAAGAATGTCTGTTTATTTTAACAGACACTCTATAAAAATATTTTTTCCGGAAATATTTACTTGGTTTGATGCTATAAAATTAAAGGATTGATTCATCAAAATAATCAGCCTCAAATGTTACAGAAGATTCCATCAATGAATTACCTTGTTCGTAATTCAATTCTGGACCATTCAATGCCCCTGATGGCCAAACATTATAACAAATTATCTAGTGGAATGGAATACCACGCTTATCCTGAATTGTAATGGTCATATTACCTGCAGAGTATTCTTGTTTAATACCCATACGACCTGTTAATGGGTCATATACAAGATCATGCCATTTACGTAAGAATTTATAAGTATATGAATCATTTGTTGAAGCACCCGGACGAAGATTCAATTGGAATACTACGGTAAGTGTCAAGTGAGTCTTAGTTGGTGCACCACCAGCAAATGTACGCTCAGCAAACTTATACTTCTGTGTTACTACACCAGCACCCGGTTGAGTTGTTAAACCTGAAATACTCTTAACACCTTCAAGTGCAATTAATACATTCTAATCATCTGCCTTACCTAATGCAGGAGGAGGCGATAATGTCAATGTAAAGAGGTTTTGATATATAGGCTCATATTTCTCGACGGAAGTCTTAGAAGAAGTAAAATGTGGTAATCGCATCAAACCATTACTTGTCATTTCTGCCATATTATAATATGTAATTTAATTTAATGTATTTATTCAAACTTTCATGCTAAAAAGTCTTATAATTAAAATGGAATAGAATATAAATGATAATTATATTGTAAAGTATTTTCAAAGAGAAGATGGAACTGTAAAGGGTGCTGCATTGGCACCTCGTATTATAGATGCTCATAAAGAAATTGCATCTTATATGTAGACCCGTTTTCCATTTACATAGGATTATAAAGAAGTTTATTATTTGTTATATCATGGTTTAAATGAAAGACCAAAATGTCCAGTATGTGGCAAAGAAGTTCCATTTGCTAAATTTAACATTGGATATAGAAAGTATTGTAGCTTAGAGTGTTAGAGATCTGAAAAGGGTAAACAAATAAAGAAAGACTGTTAGAAATAGACTTGTATAAGTAAGTATGGTGTTTCTTCAGTGTTATAGTTAGAAGAAGTTAAGAAGAAATCAGAGGACACAAGTTTAAGAAAATATGGTTGTAGACGTCCTTCATAGAGTGAAGTGGTTAAGTAGCATACTCGTGAAAATAACATTAAGAAGTATGGGTCTGTAACACATATGAGTAGTTCGGAAGTTAAAGACAAGATAAAATAGACTTGTTTAGAACGTTATGGAGTTGATAATGTTTTTAAGAGTGACGATATAAAGAAGAAGGTTGAATAGACATGTTTGGAAAGATAAGGTACAGCAAATGTGCAATAGAACCCTGATATAAGAAAGAAGACTGAGTAGACCTGTTTAGAACGTTATGGAGAGGTTTCCCCTTTATTAAATGAAGAAGTTAAAGAAAAAACATTATATACACTTTTACAAAAGTATGGTGTTTACAATGCAATGCAGAGTAATGCAGTTAAATTAAAGGCAAAGTAGACTTGTTTAGAACGTTATGGTTGTGAGAATTATAGTTAGACTGATGAATATAAAGAACGTTATCAGAAGACTTGTATGGAGCGATATGGAGTATTAAATAGTTTTCAATTGGATATTTGTAAGGAGAGAAGAAATGAAGTGTTACAGAACAAATATGGAGTTAATTATGCTTTTAGTAATAAGGATATTCAGAAACGTGCATTGGATGCGTCGTTATAGTCTTCATCATCAAAGTCAAAGGCAGAAGATGCAATATATGAAGAATTATGCGACATATATGGTAAGGAAGATATAATTAGGCAATATAAGAGTGAACAATATCCATTTCATTGTGATTTTTATATATAGAGCGAAGATTTATATATAGAATATTAGGGAAGTTGGACACATGGAAATATGCCTTATATAGAAGGAGATACTGCATGTGTCCAACAATTATAGCTATGGAAAGAGAAAGCTAAAAATAGTGAATACTATAAGGATGCTATAGAAACATGGACTTATAGAGACGTTATAAAGAGAAATGCTGCACATAAGTACAACTTAAATTATATAGAGTTATGGTAAAAAATTTATTTCTTAAAATAGTGAATGCTTGTTACTCTTTTAATTTTTTGAAATATTCTTTATTATGCTATATATAATTATCGATTATTTTTATAAATTTCTCTCCTTTTTCTGTATTTGTTTTGTTTATATTCAAATATTTACGTAAATCTTTTAAAGTACCATAAACTTCATTTTTAAGTACTGCTCATATTGTGTAAACAATAACATCTAATTTATGTTATTTTCCTAATAATATAAAGTGTGATTAACTTATAATATTACTTCTATAGTCGAATGGATTTGTTCTATATTTTACTTCTGTATATTTTAATAGTACACTATTAGTTAATATATCTTTAATAGTTTTACTATTATATTATTCGTTTAGTTTACGCATAATTATGATTTACTATAGTATTTATATTTTTCTGTAGACTTATAATATTATTTATAATGTCATTTATTCTATTCTATTGCTTAATAGTTAAATTACCGTTATTACGTATTATATTGTATATATCTAAAACTAATGGTTTTATATTAGTACTTAGTATATCATATATTCTATTATGCATTAATATAACATTATAATTTAATGGTTTCCTCATTACAAAACTATGTTTAGCCTAATATTCATATAATTGGTTAAATACGCTGTCACATGTATCTAATGTTTTTTCATCTATAACATCATTAACATTTAAGTAATTATATACACGCTTCCATATATCTAAAAATTTTGTTAATTCAGTTTTTAAAGGATGATAATACGTACTATTTTTAATTGATATATTTTTATTACTTAAAGCATTATCATGTTTAATAAATGGTAATTCATATGCTTTATTAATGGAATCATTTACATCTAATATATAGATATTATTATTATTTAAAGCTGCATCTTTAATAGGCCCATACAATATACTTAGAGGATAACCACTTTCAGCATTACTTATTTTTGATTTATGATTTTTATAGATAAAATTTCTAAATTCATCCTATATATAACTAAAATGTGTTATGTTTTTAAAGAAAGGTATTTCATAATCATCATTTATTTTATATGTAGTAATGTCATTCATTAAAATATCTTTCCAATATTTCTTTATTTTTTTCAATGAAGATTTATTTACAATATATTCTGCCGAGTAAATATATCTTAATATATAAGGAGTTGTATGGTTAAAGCACCCAAATAGATCAAAAGAATTATTAGATTTATCAACTGTCATAATCACTGATTTTTGTTCCTATATAACAGGTTTTAATGTTTTATCTATATAAAAATCTAATGTATCATTATTTAAGTTCTATTTTACCTAATCTGTTATATTCTATATCTAATCATCTCTTAATTTAGAAAGTACCATAAGTCTTTTAGTTTCTGGCGTATCTAAAGTTACATTGAATGTTCCATTATTAAAATCATTCATTAATTTAATAAAATTATTAAATTTAACTTTGATTTCTTTAACTCTTTTACCTAATATATTCTAATCTTTAATAATAAGACTTTCATTAAAATATTTAGTTATATCCCATTCTTCTTCAGTTTGTGAATCATTACGGGTCTACAAAAAATTAGTAGTATATGGTTTTAATAATTTTGAATATGCTATATATAAATCATTATAAGCCTTTTCAATTTTGTAATATATAGAATTATCTTCATATACATTATAAGTTGTATGGTTTCTAAGAATTTCTACAATATCAGTAGGTTTATATGCATTATTAGGGATATATTTTAAATATTCATTATTTAAAATTATATCCCTTATAAATGTATTATTAAATGATTCGTTAAGCTAATTTTTATATAACATCATATTTTATTTATATACTATTATCTATTATTTTTCTATATTTAGATAAGTATGAATTATAAGTATTTAATTTATTAAGATATTCATTAAGTTTATATTTTGGTAAATTATTCTATTTCATGATATTATAAATATCACTAATATATGGGTATAGAATATTAGACAGGAATTTAGTAAATTTACTATATTTCAATAAAAAAGAGAAATTAGTAGTTTTAATGTCACTCATGGTTGTATATACTATCTACAGAGAATCTATACATTTCCACATATCTACTAATATTGATACCTCATTAGTATTAATATTTAATATTTTAAATTTTGCTATAATATATTTGAGTTTATCACGAAGCTCTGTTTTTATAATTGACTAATACTCATCATGCGTGCTATTATGACGACTTTTATTATAGTTAGTATATTCTGTATATATTTTATCTTTATGCTTTTTAATATTTACACCATGCGTATTAATTAAATATATTTTCTAATTATAACTATCACTTATACACATTTTTAAATTTTTCTGAAATGATTTTACATCATAACATATATTACATGATAAACTATTAGATTGTTTGAAAACTTGCTATATTTTTTCTATTACTGGTTTTATATATTTCTAATCATAATATGGAATTTCATAATCATTAATATGAAGATAACCTAAATTATCTTTACAATAATCCCATTCTGACTATAACTATAATATAGCCTAATTAAATAGATAGTCATCTTCCATATTTCTATATGAATACATAACTACATTATCATCAGAAACATTTCTAATATTAGTAGTATTAGATATTTTACCAGTTATTACATTTTTTAATGGCTATCTAATAACTAAGAAATAATTATCATCTTTTATTTTATTATAAATTTCTTCTGAAAATTTACGTTTTAATTTTGTAAATGGGATTTCTTCTATATCTTCATCACGTACATTAGTTAATGATATAAGTGCAGTATCTTTAATAGTATTATTAAAATCCCCAGTTACTAACATATTAATTAACTTATCTAATCTCTTTAAATATTTCTAAATATTTTTAATTATAGGTAATACTATATTTTCTTTATTACTAATTTCATTATCTATACCATATTTTTTAAGCTTATTAATTACAGAAAATATATTAAGAGGTGATTTATCAACTTTATCATATATATCATTAGCAATATCTTTATTAAGTAATTCAATATATTGCATATAAAGATTACATAAACAACCCCTTAATTGTTTATATATGGTATCTTCTTTAATATTTGTATTTTTAACTATATTTAAATCTAATAATTTATCAGCTGAACTAATATTAACAGATTTATCGTGATATTTTAAAGTATCTATATCATAAAAAATATCTTTTATTAATTTAGAATTAAAAGTTTCATTTATATGTTTATATGTCATAATGCAGTATTACTCTTTTTATTATATAACTTTCGCCAATTTCTAAATTTAGTATTGAACTCATAACACAAATCTATATAATGCTAAATTCTTTTTTCTTCTTCTAACGTACCTAATCTATTTTTGTTATTATTTAATTTCTTAAGATAACTATAGAATTTTTCAAACTTACTATATTCTTTTGACATAAAATTATATAGTGTATTAAGTAAAAGAATTTTAGTAAAATTAAAATGATGTTTATTATTATCCTGCAACATGTTAGTATAATTGAAATAGTCAAATATATAAGTTATATTATTATAAATAGTTTTTAATGCATCATTTAATTCATATCCTTTATCATTATTATCATAATAATCACCGAAATTATTAATATAATAGGTATATAAAATTGTAAATAATTTCCTTAATGGATGTAAATGTATATAATTAAAAGTTGGTTCTTTTTTGATACTATCTGGTAAATTAAGATGATTAGTAGTATAATTATACTTGAACATCTAATATTTTGAAGTAGTAGTTTCAGGTACTTTTATATAAAATACTTTATAATTTGATATATAGGGTTCAATACTAAATTCATAATATGAAGCATTATATGTACTATAAGCATTATATAATATTGTATTGTTTATAATTGAAAATATTTCTTCTAATGGGTCATATGGTATAATAGGGAAATTAATATTATTATTAGTTACTAATTTTGTATCATCATTAAATTTATTTATGTAACTTTTAATATCATCTTTATATATAGAAAATTGTAATATACTGTTAAAACTGTAATATTTATAAAAATTCTATTTATTAGGACCCTTATAAAAATACCCAGAAAGACTATTATCTTTAATAAAAATTATATACTAATGATATGGAGTACTTTGTAATTTATTAATATTAATAATATTTTTAATATCTGTTGTATCCTATAAAGGTTCTAACATATCATCTGTTACTTTATACAATGGCCTTAAATTAACAGGTAATTCATTGAATGATATTTCAAAATTACCAGATATATAATCATTTAATAATTTCACTAACGTATTATAACATTTATTAATAATATAAATATAAGATATATTTTTATCATTAATATTAATGTCACTAAAATCATATGTAGATATTATCTCATCTACTTTTTCATATTCATGAAATTTATGTGTAGGTGAAATTATAGGATCTTTAGTATTATCTAAAAATAATTTTTTTGAATATTTAGGATCTATTAAATTTAAATAATTCATATAAATTTTATCTATACATATACATATCTAACTAACTATATAATTAGAATGCGGATCTATTTCTTCACCTCTATGTTGTAGATATGAATATATACTATTAACTGGTAAATTAACATCACCTATACAATATTTTAAAGTTTCAGTATTATTAATTATAGTCTTGATAAAATTACTATTATATGATTCATTTAATGATAAATTTTTATTCATACGTTATTTATTAATATGCTTACATTTCATAATTAATTATAATTATTATTATGGATATAAAAATTTATTCAATAGGTCTAAACGTTTTTCACATTGATTTAAATAATTCTGAGCCTATTTATGATCACCTATTTTTAATATATTTTGATATTCATTCTATATAAATTGATATATTTTATATAGTTTCTATATTAAACTACCATTTTTTAAACTATTATTAAAATCAAATTTATCATCTTTTAAATCTATTATTTTTAATTGAGAACTCATTAAAAAATCAGAGATAAACTTTGTTTTTAATAAAAACATAGTAGATGTATCTGGATCTGATTTCTTCTAAAATAACGTAATTAAATCATTATATATATCTTTTATATAATATGGTATTTTATATCTATTACTAAGTAATGTAGACTTATCCTATTTAAATATATTATTAATTTTAGGAGAATATATACTTTTATGTTTACTTAAAACCTGTCTATTTGTCATTTGTGATAATATATTGGTTATTACATATATTTTATCAAATGTATACTAATCTACAAAATCTTTATAAATATTATCAGTAATTACAGATTTTACCATATATCTATGGGTTTCAACATTTTTTATAGCCTTATAAAAATCAGTTATTAATGATGCTTTTATTATAGGAAATTCTATATTAGCCCATTTCTAATAAGTAATATAAGACTTAAAATTATTTAATATATCTGTAGCCGCATCCTATAATGATTTTATATATTCATATATATAGTTTTTATTATATTCTGCAACACATGAACCATGTGGTTCATGTAAGCCTGATTGTAAAATATTATTTTCTTTATCAAATGTTATTATTAAAGTATCTGTACTTATTATAGAAGAATCTGTTTCATTTACAAACTCATCCTGTGTATATTCCTATATAGATATATTGTTAAGTTCAGCAGCAGTTAATGTTTCTAACACCTAAAATGGATACAACATTGTATCTATGCTATTACCATTGTACTAATAAATAGTAGTAGTGAAATTACCAGTACTATATTGCTTTATTATACTATATAATTTTTTTACTTGTTTATTAACACGTTTATAACATAATACTAAGTCTTTCTCTGATATATAATAACCATGTCTAAATATAGAATCCACTTCTGGTATAAATTTATTTTTTATTATAATATCAAATATTTTAGAATTTGTTATATTAGAATCATCACTATGCTTAAAAATATCACTATTTCGTAATAATACATTATTGTAAATTGAATATATCCTTAAATACTCATTAAGAATATAATTTAATATGCCCTAATATTTAGCATTATCTTCAATTGTGTATATATTAAATATAGGGTCTTTCACAGCGGGCTAAATATACTTAACTAAATCATTATTTAATATATTATTTAATAAGTTAGCATCATTATTATAGGTTTCATTTAAATACTTCATTATGTTGTTAAAATAAGTAATTAATTATAAAATATTTATATATTTCATAATTATAAATTAAAATAAAAAAACAGTTAATATTTAAAAATATTAACTGCTAATTATAATAATTACTTTGATTTTAGAATTTTTAAAGGTCTTTTTTATTAAACCTTATATATAATTTTATTATTTATTCATTAAAAAATTCTTAAATTTTTTAATGTTAGAAGGTAATAAATCAATAGTAAAATATTCTTCACCTTCTATCATTTCATCTTCATTGATTAAATTATTTATATCACATAATTTTTCTAATTTTCTATAAACTTTATCAGCAGCTCTATCATCTGATGGTATAGGATATATCCATGTTAAACGACATCCTTCTCCTTTTATTATATTAGGTAAAAAATGTATGAGACTGTTACTATCACTATAATCAAAATAATCATGATTTAGAGTACTCACTAAATCTTCTGATAATTTATTACCATTATCATCTAATACATAAATTTCACCGTAACCAAAATCGCTAATGCTATAATCATCACCAATATTTAATAAATCTTCTATAAAATTTTGTTCTATTGGATCATCAATATCATCAACACTTTCATTTAATTTATATAAGTTGAATTGTCGTTTAATTTCACTTTCAATTAACTATGTAAGTTGTCTCTTTGTTACTTTCATTATATATTTAAAATTTTCTATAATATTTATTAAAAAACATACTTCAAAGTTTTATATATACTATAACCTGTATCATATTGCTCAAAATCATCAGTATTTCTTTTATGCTGAATATATTTTAGGCTTTTTCCTACATTATATGACTTCAAATTATGCACATCATTATATAATTTTACATATAAGTTTTTATATAACCCATTAGTAACTATATAATTACTAAACTTATTTAAAAGTTCACTATATATCTGATATGACGTATTATAAATCAGTTCTACTACTGTAAAGTTATTTTTATTTTTATATCCATATAAGTATGCTATAATTTTGTCATCGCACATGGCTTTATAACATTTAAGTTTATTTCCATACTATGAAATTATTTCATCCGCATATAAGGAATTATTTTTAAGAATTTCTAAATCAACATTTTCACAAGGAATAAACTATAAGTCTTTACTGTTATTTCTTTCTTTGCAATGTAATAAAATTAAGTTCTCTACTATATCAGGCTTATTTAAAATGTCATCTTCCCAAAAGCTAAGTAATGTATTACCAGTTTCTAAAACTCTTAAATATTTCTTATGATGATAGTTTTTAGTATGTTTTGCAGTACTATGCCAAAATGACCCATTACACTCGATACATAACTTATACTCAGGTATATAAAAATCTACTTCTAATGGTCTAATTACAGTTCTACAATGTTGTACATAGTTTATGTTATTTCTGTCCAATATGGACTAAATAATAAGCTCTATTTTGGTTGTTTGAACTTCTGGCGGATTACATATAGGACAAATACATCCGCTTTTATAGCGATCTTCCATGGTCCTGTTATGTGCAATACCTACATTAATTGAAAATTTTTTATGCTTTTCACAACAATTATGAAAAATAAAATGGTCTTTATGTTTAGGGTCTAATTCTATGTCAAAACCAGTATGTTTTCTTATAGATGCTAAACGAGTTTGTCTTTCTACTATACTTTCACATTTCCTGCAACAATACTTACGATACCCACGTAAGGCTTCAGAATATTTTAATTCTTTTCCACATACTGGACAAAATGGTGCATTTTCTAAATTATTCTTTATCCTATATATAGCTTCTTTATAATTAGAACAATTAGGAAATCGATTAATCAGATAATTATAAATGCCAGTTGCTTTTAAATTACTTATATGGTTTTGTAAACCCCTTCCAATCAAATAATTTCTAACATATTCATCATCAATAGTTATAGTATCATATAACTCACAAGCTTTGCTACAATAAGTACCATACCCTTCATTAAAGTTTATAAATTTCAATGGTTTACCACAAGTTTTGCATAATTCAGGACCATTTAGTTTATGATACAATCGATATAGAATTTCTACATATTTTAATTTTTCATTTGGAAACTAATCTACTAAAATTTCTTTATAAGCATGTTCAATAAGATATTTTTCTTTTACTTTATTATAATTAATTTCTCCATTCTATATAATGTCATTAAGTATGTCTTTAATTGAAATATTTGTAGGTAAATTATCTGTTTCTATATATTGTTTACTACAACTTGTACAACAAAAATCCATAAAACCCATGCTACTAAATGTAATAGAGTTACCACAATTTTTACATACAGGTCTTTCTTCTATACCATGTAAAATACGATATAATGTTTCATATATACCTGAACTGTCTTTATACCTGTTTAATAAATACTACTTTATATTTGGACGTTTATCCATATAAAGGTGCCTAGTCCATGCTGGATTTATACTACCATTCTTATTTAAACAATGTGTTTTTATATAATCATCATTAATATTCATATATAGAAAAAATGGGTTAGAAACTTTATGATTTCTATCCCATTTAATTATATAGAATTTAATAAAAATTGTTTAACTTTTATTAAGAATTTTCAGTATTTGATTGATAACGATTTACTGTCAAACGCATTAAAATACGCTCCATGCCATGATTAAATGACAATTTTATATCGACGATTCCGTAATCACTTTCAATAACTTCTTGTGTATTATTAGATTCATTACATATGATTTCGAATGTTGAAATAGCACCAGAGGTTTGCATTGTAGAGAGTATAGGTGTAAGAGTTTGTACGATAGCTGCTCGTGTTGCAGGTGTATTATACAAGAAGTTAAATGTTTTGAGAACTGCGTTACATTCAAGTTCTGCTGTATTTAAGTTTTCTCTTACATGTAGTTTATTGAAGTCTGATTTAATATCTTGGTAACAGGTTTGATTACCATAGATCATGATTTGTCTGTTATCCTTAATGATAGTATTAACTCCAAAAGGTTCAAGGTATTCACGATCAGGAACATCAGAATCAAATTCAATATCTTTCACAAATTTATTTGTAATAATACCAGATTGGTTAGCACAAATTGCATATGCATCTGCAATGCCAGTAAATTTGCGATAGAATACATTTGCTACATCTGCTGCAGGCGGAACCGTTATTTTCTTACCATTTTCATTATAAACGAGGTGTGGGAAGAATGCTGCAGTAAATTTAGATCCATTATCTTCTGTTGGAAGTGAGAATACTTTTGATGCACCCATTTCAGTATTACCACCTTGTGGAATGTACTTAGTATCAAATGATGGACGTGATTGTGTACCAACGATATAAGAATCACAGAAATATGGATTAGCTGAAACCGCAAATTGCTTAGCGGATGGTAAATTTAATATTGCTGTACATTTACCTCTATTCTTTGCAAGTCTTGAAAGATATACTTTACCACCGAGTTCACTATCAAGTCCATAAGACATTGAATCGATTATATAGCGGTAATCTACCATTGCTGAGTTACAAAGACCACGTTGTATTCCTGGTTCTTCAAGTACACTGTAAATCTTCTTGATACCAGCTTCTATATTAATGCTACCATTTTCATCGTAACCTGGCTTATGTCGAGCTTGTAATTTAAGACCCTTCATAGGAATGAAACGAAGTGAATGTGAAATAACATCAGAAGTTAATGGTAATTGACGAACTACTGTACGTTCCTTTGTATCGATAAGTACATGCTCCGTAGTAGTTACAAGATAGAAACCAACTGCACCGTTATGTGCTGTGGAGGTTTCACCTTCATAATCATACATTTTACCTTTCCAATTAATCATTCCATTTACAACAGGAATAAATTGTTTCTTAACTACACGAGTTACACCTGGAATAATCTTATATGTTTGTGTTTCACCAGTTTTATTATAATATGTAATATTCTGGATAAAATCACCTAACTTAATGTAATCATCAGACCAATATTCTTTATCTGTTATAATAAATTGGTTCTTTATTTCAGATGAAACTGGAATTTCATTCTTCCATAATGACTTATCATTGAAGTAATAAACATTAGATAATTTTGTGAATGCTGCTTTACCTGGGACAATATTATCTTTTGAATCTTCATCATAAAGATAGTTATATGAAAGGAAATTAACACCTGTAATTATCTTTGTTGCATTATTTTCTTGCGTTTTACCAGAAGGTTTAATTACCATACCTACAGATGCTGTTGGTTGACCTGTTGGGTTATTAGCAATATCCAATGGAACACCATAAAGATTTTCTGTGCTTTCTACACCAGCTCTTTCTGCATCGCGATCAGTGAATAAATTATAATCGATAAATTGATGTGCAGAGTAGTGTTGGAATGATGTATCTGCCTTAACTGTAACAATATAATCATTACCCTTATAAGAACGAACAGTTACTAAAAGGTTTGCAAAATAAGTTTCACCATTTACAATGAATGATAATTGAACATTATTTGTTGCACCGGTTGGATTAGATGCTAAAGTCTTATCATCTTGTGAACCATAATTATAATGTACAACTGTAATACTATTATCTGGAATAATTTTCTTAGTTAATGAACCCGTTTCAGAAAGAATATAGTATTCTGGATTAATAAGGTTACGTAAGTTATTAGTAGTAGCCTTCTTAAATGTTTTTACATTCTTATCTGTAATTTCAGTATCATCTGGATTAGATGTTTTAATGAAATCCATTGGGAAATATGTACCAGTTGTATAGAATACATTTTCTAACTCTGTAGATATAGGGAATGTAGTGTTATTAAATTCCTTTGTGATATAGTAATTAGGTTCTTGATTACCTGTTACAACTTCCTCTACCATACCCTTTGCCATTGAAGCACTTGCCTCTGGTTTAACAAAACCAATAGTCTTCATATCACGAAGAATATGTTTCTTATCTACATTATCTGTTACATTAGATAACTCAGATGCTTTGAATACATATTGGGTATCTGTCTTACTATTATTATCTGTTACATACCATACATTCTCTTTCTTTAATGCAACTGGATTTTCAGATTCTTTGACAAGGATAAGATTCTTATAATTATCAAATACATTAGAAAGAATTACTGGGTGTGCAGTGAATTGTCCTTTTTTCTTAACACCTGCTTCAGTATATGTACCATCAACATTTACATTCTTATTAGATGTACTGATATATTCATAGTTAAGTGCTACTTTACCCTTATTATCGTTACTTGTTAATAAATTACGGAAAGTCTCATGACCTACCATATCAACAATATAATTATTAGGAGAGCTTTCTCCATCTTCAGCTGTAAGTTCACCATCATTATCAATATCAAAGCCCCACTCACCTGAATGTGGATCTGATTCTGTACCATCAGCACCTGAATAATCATAATTTAATACATGTGCAGCATCTTCATTAAATGACATTAATAAACCTGTTGTTTCAGTAGCTGCATTAATCTTACGTTCAATAGAAAGATTATTACCTTGTTGATCTACGAAATCCGGAATAATAATACCTGTCCATGAACCTAATAAAGTTACGCCTTCAGCTGAAATGAAGTTATTAATCTTACTCTTAATAACACCCTTTTCATCAAAGTATGAACCCCATACAGGGTCAGTTGAAAGTACACTATAATTACTCCAATTACCTTTTACACAAACAACTTGTATAAAGTAATCAGAAATATAATCACCTGGACGGATCCAACCGAATGGTATATTTGCGGCACCACCATACCATGCAGATGCTGTACGGTCATAACCAGAAATATTTTCAGGTTTGAATACTAATATAGAGAATTCTTCTGTACCTACATTAGCAAAGTTCAATAAGTTTGTATGTTCATATGAACCTGAACCTTGTGTATAATCTTGTGAATCCAAACCACGTGCTGCTGCTGCAGTCAATAATTCTTTATCAGGAGTCCAGAAACGTGAACGGTTATATAAACTTGAGTATGGTGTAGTACCAACAAATGGTATCACATCATCTTGCTCAGTACCGTACAAATTGAAATCGACGGTAGTAGAAAGATAATCATACTCACCATATTTGTTATTCTTTGTAGGTATCTTTGGATTAGCTTCAGCTGCATTAAGAGATAAAGCTGCATAGTTAACTTGGTCAGGACCAGAATAAGTGTCATCTACCTTTAAAAGATTGAGTGCAAGTACAGGACCATTGGTTAACAATGTACGAAGCATTCTATTAAAGAAACAACCTTTATGCTCTAACTTAGTATCGACATCACCGAATACTGCAAGACGATCTGAATCATCCTACAAATATACAGGACGGTTGAATGGACCTTTATTAGAGAAACCTGGCATCAAACGTATTGCATTGGTTGTAGTATTGCTTCTTGTAGAATTATCAATTTCTATGGTATATACACCTGCTGCCTTAATAGACGAAAGATCAAGTGAAATTTTTCCCATTTGTCTAAATATATTATCTTTTAGTTTTATTATTTATTACAAAATAGACAAGGGATAATACGAAAAAGGGAATAACTTTTAAAAGTTATTCCCAAAATAATTTTTAATGAAACAGATGTTCCTAAAATTTAGGATTGGATTGGTTTATTTTTACTTTAATACACAATATAGTGTAATATCGCCATTTGCAGATCGTGTTGAAACTGATACATAGTCAAAACCGCACAGCTCTTTTACTTCTTCACATACATAAGCGATGTACTCACGATCACCACTGAAATCAAATTCAGGGTTAATGGTTAACTTCACTGCAGATTGTACAGTATCTGAACCTGGACAAAATTCATGCTTAATTGAAGTATCTGAAAGCTTTGCTACAATATCAGAAACAACCTTATCAAGCTTACTATAAATTAGATCTGCTTGACGTGCTTCATACTCATTCTTAAGCATATCATTTACTGATAGCTTTGGTTGTTTCTTCTGCATTGTCTTAGAGCTTTCTGGTGTTTCAGTCTCTTCTGACATATTAGAACTTTCTACATCCGGCGTTTCATCAATTTCCTCTTCTGGAACATTATTAAACCCTTCCAAAAGAGCACTGAAAAAATCAGGAATAGATTTGAAGGTCTTTGTCTCCTTTGTACCATCATTATGAATAATAGTACCGATAACATCTTTCAAAGGATTATTGGTAGTAAATTTGATTTTATCACCCTTTTCAAAAATTTCATTAATCAACTTCATAGCTCCATCATTTTTATTTGCCATAATTTTATAAATTAAAAGTATATTAATTAGTTTTGCTTTTATAACTATTATAAACGTTTTATTCAAAAAGTCTATATTTTTAATTATAAATTTAAACCATCTAATGAATTATGTGTAAAATATGGTTGCCATTTAATTTGTTTTGCATCTATATTATTATCTCTAAAATATATCATAGCATCATTAATATCCCATTTTTCTCTATATGGTAAATTAAAGTCTTGCTTAAATTTTTTCCACATGAATACATTATAACCTCGTTTTAATGCATCTAATGCATGTTCAATTCCAGTTTTATCTGAATCATAAACATACCAAAATGGTAAATCAACACTCAAATTCTTTGAAGCTCCTGAAGTTGCAATACAATTTGGTAATAAAAATGCATCTAATGGTCCTTCCGTTACTAATATAGGTTTATATATATTAATATTGAATATATTAAATAAAGATGATAAGTTTTCAATATAATCTGGAATAACTCCAGCACTTGCACCATATAAAGCATTTCTTAAACGAGTAATCTGCATGGTATTATAATTCTTATATTTAAGTGGTCGAGTTTGATACCCTATAACATAATCATTTTTAATAGAATTTAATATTACAATTTTATCAAAACGCCTACTATATAAAAAATTCTTTAAGTTATATTGACATCTATGTATAAGATAACTATATGCTTCAGGTGTAATTTGTTTATTGATTTCCTCTAAATTAAAAACTCTTTTAATTATATCACGTGGTATAGCATATTTTAAAGCATTTTCATAATCGATAACTTCTGATGTTAATGCAGTAGAATTTGTACCATATGTAAATGTACTTGAAAGAGTTAAATTATTTTTGATATAAGTAATATCATTTAATGACATAGGTTCTTTAAAGTCTTCAAAGAACTTTACTAATTTAACACTTTTACCACAATTAAAGCATTTAAAATGTCCTGCAAATTTTCCTGTTAATACAATATTACCACGTTTCTTACTGGTATTAGATGCAGAATCATGACAATATGGGCATGCAAAATTAAATCCAGTTTGAGTTTTCTTGATATATTGTTTTGAATATATATCAGGAAATTCTGCATTTAAAATCCGTTGTACTTTATCATATACTTCTGTATTAAATTCTTCAGATGATATATTAGCAGTAGTTAAACTACTGGTGTCAATGTTAAAATTAAATACAGATTCATTTACATTGTTCATATATTTTATAATGTATAATAATAAAAAAGTCTCCATTATATTCAATAAAGAATAAAAAGGAGACTACTAAAAATTATCTAAAATTATGAAAAATTAATTGTTAAGTATATTTTAAATCATTTGACCATTTAGAATATCATCAATACCTAATCCCATATTTGGTGTATCTTCACTACCTTGTGTACTTGTAAGAGGTGTTGGAATTGGACCAGCTGAACCTATAATATCTGCAACATTACCAGGAATAGTAGAACTGAAATTCTGTGCTGGTGCTGATGTAGGCATTGCATTACCCATACTTGGTTGCGGAATTTGTGGTACTTGTGTAGGCATTCCCATTTGTGGTACCATACCTGGCATAGTATTAGGCATTCCCATTTGTGGTACCATACCTTGTGTAGTTGCTGCAGCTGCAATTGAGCGATTAGGATCAGAATAAATCTGAATACACTCATTTACAAATTTCGTAGTATCTGCATCCCATGGATGATACTCATAACGAGAAGTATCTGGACAATTATCCTTAAAATATTTAAGTACTTGCTTCTGACCTTCTTCAGTACTACAAAGTTGTGCTGTAATTGGAATAACTTGATTATTTACAACCATTCTCAATGCTATAGCATTTTCATCTTGTACTGAGAAGAATTGACTATTATCATAATTATTAAAACCAGAAACTTCTTTACATTCTACACTAAATGGACGTGCCCCAATAATTGCAAATGGATTACCTGGCTCTCCCATAGGAGGATTAAACTCTGCTGCAATCTTCTCATAGATTTTAATACCATAACGCCAAATAAGAATCTTATTCTCAAGTGCTGGTTCAGAAGGACACTTCAAAACCTGTACCATTGATGTAAATGATTGACGACGTGAAAAATGCTTAGAATTCTCCTTCAAAATAGGATTTGCTGAATTACGCAAAGCAAAGAATGTATTTTGAATAGGGTCTGGCTCACCTACAGTAGAAGGACAATCAATTTCCTTACGTGTGTTATTTACTGGATTAGTTAACCAACAAGAGAATTTCTGAAGAACTGACTTATTATTTGGGTCTTCGGTATGTGGTACAAATCTTACCACTGCCTTGTAGACTCCATTCTGCCCTTTCTTTGCACTTGGCTTAAATTCTACTTGAACATTGTCCTAAGGTGCTACTACTTTTGGTTTGTTGTTAAAAAAACTGTCTAATACGCTCATTTTGTTAAATTCGTTAAATTTTAAATTTTGTTAATCTTAATTACTTTTAAATGTTTAAATCTTTAAATAGTTAAAATTGGTTTAATTAATTACTTCACTATGAACATATTAAGCATGTTCTCGTGTTTCATTATTTATATATTATATTTATTTTCTTAAAAATAGTCTTAAATTATTTCAGATAATTTTTCTTTTAATTCATTAAATGTCATAAATTCACTATCAGTAGATGTATCTACATACACTTTAGATCTTTGTAAATCACATGCATCAAAAACTTCATTAAATAATTTTATCTCAGTTTTTATCTTTTCATATTGGTCATTACCAATAGATAAAGAATCACCATCTTCATTTTTAATTACAAAGTTAGGATCTTTAACTAAAAACATATTTAGAAATACATTATTATAACCAACATAATAAGTTAAGTATTCATTTAAATCTTTAATTTTCTGTAATATATCATCAGAATTTCTATCCCTATATATCTGTCCATATACATACTCTGAAATCCATGACCTATCTAATATAATATACTTATGCTTATCCTTTCGTATACAATTAAGAATACTCTCAGCAGCTGCTATATTATATTCATCTGTAAGCTTTGCACTCTCTTCATTTGTTCTTCCTATAATAGGATTAAAATGAAATACCATTACATCATTATCTTGTAAATTTTCTGAATATAATAAATGTTCTTTAAGCTTATCTATATAAGTACTTTTACCTGTATTGTCAAGACCTTCTACTATAATTACTTTCATAATTGAAAAATTAATTTAAACAAAACTGAATTGCATTTTCAAATGTAGAATCTTCTGTATCTGTAATGATATACAAATCTTCTACATGTACATCCAAATCAAGTCTTGGTGATGTAGTATTATAAATTACAAAATCAAAATCATTTGTATTATATACATCATTTATAAATGAAAATATTTCATTCTCATTTTCATTATTAGGTCCTTCTATATATTTTATTACACTTTTATTATTGGTTTCTTCATCCAATGTTAGCATAAGCTTTTTACAAAATTCATTACGCTTATCTTTTTCAGAATCCTTCAAATACACTACAATAATTTTAGTTATATAATTTTCCATATATTTTATTTTTTATTTTTAAACCATTAAATCTTCTTCTTTTATCTTTGAAAAACCATTATCACCTCTTGTAACCTCCATACAAACATCAAAATATTCTGTATCTATATTCACATGGCTAACTACATATACATTCAATTTCATAGCGGCTGCAAATTGTTTCATATAACCTAATAGTAACTATGAATTTTCAGTGTCAAGGAAAGATATTAACTCATCTATAGATAATATATTGATTGATTGATATTTCCTTTTCAATAACTTAAATAGACTACATAATACTACCAAATCTACTCGTGTCATTTCACCATCACTTAAAGTTTCTGGTGGAACTGGTGCACCAATATCAGTTAGTTTAGGTTCAAACTTACTGTCGAACTCTAATTGATAAGGGAAATTTAATAATGATAGATTACTTTCAATTTCCTTATTAAATAAAGGTAAGTAATTATTAATAACTTTCTATTTTACACCTTCAATAGAATATACAACAGAAAGGGTACTTAAGTCTTCTAATTTCTATGTTTTTTCTACTAAATTATTCTAAATTGTTTGTATCTATTCAGTAGTTTGTGATATAATTCTCTCTATTGCTGTATATTCTGCACTATTCTTTAACTTTTCTGTAATGATATTATTTTCATTTGTCATCTGATTAATTAAAGAATTATTTTGCAATACTGCATTCTATATCTTCTATAAGTAATCATTATATTGTACTATATTATTAGATAGTTCTGTAATCTTGACAGATAATTGTGTTTTTAACTATTCCTACTCAACTTTCTTATCATTAATATCTTTTCGTAACTAATCAAATTCTGCAGTATAGAAACTTGAACCACATGTTGGACATTTATCTTGTGAAAATAATGTTAACTTATCTACATACTACTTTACTAACATAGAAGTCTTTAATTCTTGGCCTTTTAATAATTGTATATCATTACTTATCTTCTATTGTTCCTAATATGCTTTCTAATATGCTTCATTAAGTCGTTGTAAATTAGAATTAGCCTATTCAATTTTCTTTTTATTTTCTTCTATCTTTTCCTTATTATCTTCAGTCATATTCTTTTCCTATAACCGAATAAGCTCTGTATTTGCATTCTAAACAGTTTGATTTAAAGAATATACTGTAGAATTATCTGCATTAATACTTGCACCTAATTCTCTCATATCTTTCTTTATTTTCTCAAATACTATATTAATAGCCTCTAATGAAAATACCCTATCAATAATCTGCTTTCTATCTGCAGGAGACATAGTAAGGAATGATTTGAATTTCTTCATTGAAATACTAATCATATTCGTAAATGTAGCTTGAGGCATTTCTATAATTTCCTAATCTATATATGCTTGTGCATCACGAGTACCATAGTTTTCAATATTAACTCCATCTTTAAATACAGTTAATCCATTTGGTTGAAATTTACGTTCTATTACATAAGTATGCTATCCTTTAATAATAGTACCTTGTAACCACCCATTTTTATTAACTCTATTTGCGATTGCAGTTTTAGAAACTTTCTCTAATTTACCATATAATAATAAGCAAGGTAATGAAAGTATTGCAGATTTACCAGCACCAGACTAACCCTTTAATAGAATTAATTTACCTTCGTTACCATATTCTATTGTCTATACCTATTCACCATATGCAAATAAATTTTTCCACTATATCTTTGTAAAATGCATTTATTGTTATATAATATTATTTTATATTTTAATTATTAATTATAAATTAATTTTTAAGGAATGTTTGAGTATCGAATAAATTTATTTTTAACTTTTCATAGTCAGTTTCTATAATTTCATATGTTGTTGTTCTAATGTCAGAATTTTCTTCACTATATGTATATTTAATAGTTACAGCATCAAAAATTTTAAATATATGGTTACGAGTATTTTTGTTAGTATCTGTATTTCCATCTATCAGCTTACCAAAATAATACATTTTATAATACATAGTAGATAAAAGGTCATATTGTTTCTCTCTGACAGCTTTATATATGTTAATATATATAGAGATCTTATTAGGAGAATCTACCTTTAATATTTTACCATGAGACATAATTGCGGAAAAATTATTAATACCAAAGAGGTACTTTAACTTTTCTGACATTAGCATAGTATTCCATATAGCACGATTTGAAATATCATTTAATGATTGGGTATTTTCTATATCTTCTTTAGCTGTGTTAAAATCAAACATTACTTAAAATATAAAATTATAATTCATTCAACTCTTCAAGTGCTTCTTTAAGGTATACATCACTTATACTTTTAAGAGTATGTTTTCGTTCTTCTGTAATATTCTCAATATTATCAATACAAATATTAATAAGTTCAGATAAAGACATTTCTTTATATTCTTTCTCATCACCATCTAAAATATTAGTATTTTTTCGAATTACTAATAAACGAACACATTTTGCAGTACTACCCTACTGGAGGTTATAAATGTCCACTTTTTTCTTGAATTTTGCTATGTTTTCCTCATTTATGAGCACAAAATTGTAGTTATTATTGAGAAAATCAGCTCTATTTTGAGCATTTAATAAAAGTAAGTCTTCTATCGTAATTTTGTGAAATATTGGGCTATAATCATTTTCTTTGAATTTATATGATAATTCTTTCAAATCAAATATATATAACCCTTTCATATTACCTATATCTCCGCGGGTCATTTGATATGGACAACCAATGTATAGTACTCTACCATTCTCTTGCCGATGGTGTATATGACCTGAAATAATTAAACCATTAAATGCATCTGGATTTGCACCATTAACAATAGACATTCCATTATCCATCTTCATCTTTGCAATTTCAGTATGCATTAATGCTATACCTGCTTTATTAGTATAGTTGGCAAGGTACTTACTTTCCTTTGTAGTATCACCTAAAAATGGTATTGCTATAATATTTTGTATAATAGATTTCTTATCAATAGGAGAAATAATATTAATAAAAGTGGGGTCTTGTATAACAGTTACGCCTTTAATAAGGTCCATAGTTCGTAATGATGTATTGCCTTTATTAGTTTTCTTTGATAAATCATGATTACCATTTATAATATAAACTGGTAATATTTTAGCAATATCCTAAAATATATCTATACTCATATTACTAACATTTATATCAATAGATTTTCTATCATCATAAACATCGCCTAATACAAATACGATAGCTTTATCATCTTTAGATAATGATTTCTTATACTCTGTAATTATAGGAATAAACCAATTATAAAAATAATCTTTCTAATTTTCTTGCCACTCTTCTGAATTCTATCTAACTCCAAAATGTATATCTGAAATAAAAATACATTTTGTTGCACATATATCAATAGATGGTATGTTATCAAATTCAGAAATATTATCTAACTTTGTCATTATTTACTTAATTCTTCTTATTGTATTTTATTTACTTTTTAAGGTTTTGTTTACTAAAAAGGGAAAGAAACTTTAATTATTTCTTTCCCTTACTTAGTTACTTGCGTTTTGCAGGCTGTTTATGTGCAGTAACTGGTTTCTTAACTACTTGATGTGTAGCAGGAACTTTGAACTTGTAAATAGTTGTAACCTTAGGCTGACACTTTTTCTCAAGATTTGCCATACGTTCCTCTAAATGCTTCAGTGTATTATTGATTACTCCTATATTAGCATTAACTGAGGATTTAGTTGTTTCGGTAATCTTGTCACAGTTCTTTTGATTGTTACGATCCATTACCGTAACAATATTGTTTAACTTAGTTGACATACACTTACAATTTGGGTCATGTACAATATAATTACCAGTTGGACGATTAATCTCCAAGAACTTGTGGTTGTGGTAATCAAATTGTACCACCTTCATCTGCACCGTAGAATCAGAACCTATTGAGTCTAATGCCGCAATTTTCTGTTCTGAAGTGGATTTCCAACTCTGTGCACTTTGCCACAATAGTGTAATACCCAGTATAATGATTATACATTGCATAATCAGTGAAAAGTTAAGAGACTTCAACTTGTTAAAATACTTATTCATTTCCATATTTTATATTTTTTATTTGTTTATATTTTAATTAACAATGCAAAGATAAGAAATTTATTTTAACCATAAAAATTTTTATCCATAAAATTCAATAAATTTGCACTATTTAGTACTTCTGCCCGTTTCAATCATTGCATATTCACGATGACGACGTGGTTTATGACCCGGTTCATATACATGTGAAGTCTTAATACCTTCAATAGCATATTCAAAATCTTTTTTATTAACATTACCATTAGCATCAAAACGGCATACTTTTAATCTTTGATAGAACTTAGATTTTCTTGCACCTTTCTCACCACAGTTATAAATGAAACTTACCATACCATTTACAAAACCTTGAGTAAACTTAAATCGTGGATCTAAATCATTAAGCAAACGTGTACACATCTGTTCGTACTTCTTCATATCTTCATCAAATAATTTATCAGCCTGCTCACGAGTTAATCTCATTGGTGTTTTATCACCCGGATAAATTACATGTCCCCACCCAACTGTATAATACTTTTCGGTATGTCCAGACTTCTTATTATGATACTTATATGCAGTTAATCTGCATTTTTCAAAATCTTTAATAAGGTTTTTTCCTTTCTCATCAATATGATAAGGTCCTTTAACATAAGTTCTATTATCTACTTTACTTGTTGATGCAGATGTATTAACTAATTCATTAGTATTATCCTTAAAATTATTATAAACATAATCTACAATAACATCACGAGTCATTACATTATCTGCAACTTCTGTAACATTAGCACTATCACTATATAAAGTATCTAATTTAGATATTACTGTATTAGTATAATATGTATCATATGCCATATTACCTAAAATAGTACATATCACAATACCTAATAGGAAAATATATTTTTGGTTCACTTTTAACATAACTCAACTCATTTATTAAAAAGTTAATTACTTCACTGACATGTTACTCAACATTAAATCAGACAAGATCTGCTTCTCTGCTGACACTTTATTAGATGACTTTGATACCTTCATACCATAAGTGAACAACTTATTAACCTCATTAGATTTCAATAAATCCTTTGAAGTTTCAGATAATTTAATGTTATCTTTCTTAATAAGATACACATTACCATGACGTGAAACCTTATAACATGTAGATGTTTCACCAACAATAATAACCTCTACCTTATCAGCTCCAGTTGTTATACCTTTAATATAAGTATTAACCTCAGCCGCATTTGTAACTGAAATAGAGCTAATAAGCAATGCGAATGTTATAATAAACTTTTTCATATTTTCTATTTTTTATTTGTTCTTATTTTAATTAACAATGCAAAGATACAATATAAAATCCATATAAAAAAGAAAACGACCATAAATTTTATGGTCGTTAACATTATTTAGCATTTAGTGAAAATTATAAATTTAGTTATTACTTACTTTGGGTTTCTGCTTCATCAATATCATCTTCTTCCATAAGCATAGTAATAAAATTATCACGTTCTTCATCAAACCACTCTATAAAATCAGTAACAGAAGGTAATGAAATACTATCACTAATACAGGTTTCATCAAGTTCTAAGATAAATTGGGTTAGGAGTTCTTTTGTCTCTACTTTATAAATATTAGCAGTACTAACTTCATCATTATATGTTATTCTAACTATAGCATATTCTTCAAATGATGGTTGTATCAGTAATCCTTCTGCTTTACTTATATCTATGAATGCGAATTTACCACATTTAATTAATTGTTTCTTCATATATTTTAATTAAATAAATTATTACTTTTTAGGTACTTATCCATATCCTTAAATACTTCTGCTTCTAATGCTTTTTTCTTATTAGCATTTTCATATTTTGTACCCTTGAATAAATCAGGTGCTTTGAAATTCCAGAAATTATATTCAGGAGTATCTTTTATCATCCAATTTAATGTATCTTTATATTCCTAAATATGTTCAGGGAATAATTTAGAATTTAATTCTACTAATACTCGTTGACGCTATACACGTTCATCAATATCAATATCATCAATTTCTTTTTTACAAACTTTTTCCATTGCAGCAGGTAATAATTGTATAGATTCACATAAATCTTTTACATTATTAATACCTATTTGATTTCGTATCTTCTATTCCCTACTTGGTGTTATTCGTTGTTTCTTATCACTCACATACCAATGATACATACTTGGAACACAATCACCATCATCTCCACAAAATATTTTATGTAATAATACGTCATCTGGATTAGTTTCTTCTAATTGAATAATTGTATTCTGTTTTAATAAATTCTTTATATATGTTTTTTTATTATCAACCGTTCCAAAGAATATATCAGCTTGGTCTGCTGCATTTACCCAATCAATAAATTCTTTTGTCGCATATATACTTCTTTTATTAGCCTTTCCCTTCCCTTTTCCTGTTGTATTATATACTACACAATATTGATGTGTATCTTTATCAAAAGAAATTAACTATCGTAAATCTGCATCAGCACTTACAATAACAGTATTATATTCAGGATATTCATATTTAACTAATTCTGTACACATCGCTACAATATCATCTGCTTCTCCATATTCTACCTATGCTACATGTAATCCTTTTTTTGTTAATAGATGTAATAAATCATCAGAGCACTTAAATATATTATCCCAATTAAAATTACCATTTTTAGAACGATTTGATTTATACCCTACTTCTTCAGGTAAAATCTATTTACGCCATGGATGCTATGCATCTGTAGCAATAATTATATTTGTTGGTTTAAAGATATTAATTAATGAACATACATCAATGGCAAATTTATATATAAATGACTACATATCTTCAATACGATCATAATTTCCAACTTTACCATATAATGAATTCATAAATAATGACCTGAACATCAGGTTACTCCAGTCCAACACTAATAAAACTTTATTCGTTTGCATTATTTTTAAGACTTCGTTTTCAATTATTTATAAAGTTAAAAGTTAAAAAAGCCTTAAATATTTGGATGAATTAATGAACCAAAACTATTTTTCCCATGTTTTGCCCATCCTTCTAATATTGCAGTTATAAAATAGAAATTTGTTAATTTCAAGTTCTTATATCGTGGCATATAATCTGGACCTAATACCATGAAATTTCCAAGTATTTCAGTGGTCCTCCTAACTATATCACTCTAATCACTTAATGCTAAACGAATATTAAAAGCATCTGGGTCCATTAAATATTCAGCATTTGTTATAGGTGGAAATGTTTTTTGTACCCACTTATCAATAACCTAAATATTTTGGTTTAATACACCAGTTGGTACTATTTTTGTAACTATTCCACGTGATGGAGAAGTTGTAGGTAATTCTATAAATAACTTACCACTATCAGAATTCATAGCACTTCGAGGGGTCATAAGCCAAGCATAACTTTCTGGTGCTATTGTAGAGGTTGGTATTTGCATTGCTTTAATAGCTGCAGCCATAGCAGTATTTAATGTTTGTGTAGCCATATTAATTAAATTAACTATTGAATTAATATTACCAAACCAATTACCTAATTTATCATCGAATACACCATTCTATACAGGTATTAATAATTTAATAATATTTTTGTTTTTTTCTAATAATAATCTTGTTATCATTAATCTTATTTTAACAAAACATATATTTAATTTTACAACAACATAATTGCGATATATATCTGGTAACCATCTAACATCTCTTAATAACTATGGTAATTCAGTTAATAAATTAATAACTATATTAATATACTATAACCAATGCTATAGATAATCTACAGTAATATTAACAGGATCATTTTCAGATGTTGCTCTCTACACAAGTACCCTGTTTGTTAAATCTTTAATAAAGCATTCAGTAGAACAAAAACCCTATGCTGGCAAATAAGCTAATCTCTTATGGCATATTCTACATGTACTTCCTTCTTTTATAGTTCTACCAAATCTATCAAAAGCATTTTTAGTTTTTACTAAAGCTGATATAACACCTTCTTTATTATTAGAACTTTTATTTTTCTGTAAATTTGTATTATCTTCTTTAACTTGTAATTGTGTATTATGTATTAAATCTACTATCTAATCATAATGAAAAAAAGCTTCTAATACTTTATTATAATCTTTAGGTTCAGATTTAACATAAGACCCATTAGCATTTAATTTAATACCTGAAATTTTTTCTTCTTTAACTAAACTAAATAATTTATCATCTAATTTTATTTCAGGATAATCATATTGTGCAATACCCCAATCCTATGCTTCTGGTACATTATCTTCTGGTAATTTATATTCATATATATCAATTTCTTTCTATTGTGTTATTACTTTACCGTTCTTATCTCGTGTTTCTTCTGTAATAACTTTTTTACCTATTACCTATGCTTCTTCAATATTTCTATAATATATGTCTGTACCCGTAAGTTTACCATAATTATGCTAATATGTAGGAGCATTTACAGTAATATTAATAGGTTGTTGATACATATTACCTACAAATCCAACAGTATTACCATAACTTTCATTTATATTATTAAAATTATAATTTACCATTGTGCCTATACCATCTAATACACCAAATCCAACAATAGTAGAATTATTAATTTTATATTTACATTTTTTTACTGCATTACTATAATTACCTTCTATTGTATAGATATATTCAGAATCATGCCCGGCAACCAGTCCTACATGGCTAATATGTCCAGATGAAAAATTATGAGAGAAATATATAGTATCTCCAGCCTATGGAGTATATGACTATAATGATTGTGCTGCAGATTTTCTAAATTTACCATTTTTCATAAACCATGCTGCCATACCACTTGCAGATGCAGTATATGATAAATATGCCTATGAAATACCAGCCTAACGTGCACACCAAGATACAAATGTTGCACACCATGGCATGCCATTTTTACCCCACATTTCAAGATTATATCTAACACAGTTAGGCCCATTTTCCACTGTGCCTACTTGTGATAATGCAACCTATATAATACTTTCTCTCATTGCCATAGTGTTATAAATGTAAATTTAATTTTAATTAAAAAGTGAGATAATTTAATTTTATCTCACTTTACTTTTACATTATTTAATGTAAAAAATTTAATCATTCAAATATTTTATATCTTTGGTTTTAAATGTGTGTACTCCATTAGCTTCAAATAATTTAACATTACAATATTGACCAGTACTTGTTAATGAAACTATTTCACCATATGCATCTAATCTATCAATATATACTAATGATTCCATTAATGTACCATCTTCCCATTTCTTATAATTCTCATCAGTTAATGGGTATTTAGTTTTAGCATATTGTTTAGTTGCAACAATTCTTTTACAGTCAGGAGCACCAGTAAAATCTGTTAACTTATTTCGTTCTATATATAAAGTTCCAGTAATAATACGAGGTAATGAGGTCATATCAGTAAAGCGATTTAGTGTTAAATCTAAATCACCATCAACCTTATCTATTTTAATAGGCATACGACTCCATTTATTATTAGATAAATTAACATCTCCTTTAATATTAATAGAAACACCAGAATTACTATAATTATAAGTATAATCTAGAATACCATAATAATCACATAATCTATCAATACGTTCAACATCTTCTTTATAAACGTCACGAAGTACATCATCATCCATAGCACTTACTACATCATGATTATCACCACCTGTGGCATCTAATCCATTATCTTCATCATCAAAAAATGATTCACGTAAAGGTTTATATTTTTTTAATTTCTTATATGCTGGTACACGAATAATATTCTTCATTTATTAGAAAAATTTTTCTTTTTATATTTATATTTGCGTATTATTGTTAGGATTGTTTTTATCACTAATTATAGGAACTTCATTAGGTTCAATTATTTTGCTCTTGTTAAATCTATTATAAAATATTACTTCATCAAATATATTCATTATATCTGTATGTTTAGGAAACTAACCATCATCTATTAATATTATCTTATCCACTTTATACTACTATTTAAATTTATTATTAATAGACTAATATAATTTCTCAGTTAAGGACTTATTAATATAAATAATACCATTATATCGTTTTAAAGAAAGAGCATTTAACATGTGTTTTTCAATTTCAGTATTAATATAATATATACTGCTCTACTTATTTAAATTTAAATTAAGACTTGTTACAAAAGCAGATACATCAAATATAAAAAAATTTTTTATATTTGAAAATACCTACTTAAGTTTATATTCTGGTTCATCTGTCATATAAATATTTCTCATTAATGTGTGAAAAAATATTTTTATCAATTAGTTTATTTATATCGCTTTGTACGGGGCTTTTTATTTTCATTATTTTGAGACGTTTCAGTATTATTAGCACTTCTGGTTGACCTATAAACTTGTCCTGCCACAGATTCTGCTTTATATTGATATACGTCCACTGCCGGTTGTTCATGTTCAACCTCTACTATTTCAGAGTCTTCAATATTTTCAGCACCATAATATTCTTCTAATCCATTTGCAACAGATATTCTCAAATCATGTATTGAAATACTATTAGCTATATTAACTATAAATTCATCTGCCATTTTAGCTGGATATACAGTAGTTAATAAAGTAAAGACATCTTTAGCTGGTAAATTCAAAGTAACTGCAATTTCTATTTCTCCTTCATCCTTCTTAGACATTTTAATCATATTATCTACCAAGCCTTTCTCTTCTGATGTACATGTACTGATAAGGTTTTCATTATTAGACGGTATAGATAATGTAGGTTGTTTACCACTTAGTAATCTTTCTTTAATTATATTACCTGGTAATTGTAGCATTTGACCGTCAACATCAATAGAATATTGCATATTATTATCAAATGCTATCACATGAACAGGTATTTTATTGATACTAATATTATTAGCCGTATTATTATCAATAATCATTTGTTCAGTTACTTTAGGAGAAGTCATTTCTTTATTAGAATGTGAATTATTTATATTTTCATGATTATCATGTTTAATATAATTTTCATCACTTTCTATATTATTAATATTAACTTTAAGAGGTGGATTGGCTTCCCACTTAACATGATCTTTCATATCTTCGCCCATATATGCATCTGGTACTTCATATGTTGTACCATCTGCACTAACAGCAGATTGTATATTTCTTTTAATTTCTATTTTATGGAAATGCCATTTATTAATATCATCACTAAGCTCAGCCATAATTTTCTTCATTCTGAAGGCATTAGGATCGTTAATAGGAGCAATCAATTCTTTATTACATTTAGTTCCATCATGGAATACATACAATGTTATATCTGGATCACTATCATCTATATAATTAAAAGTAGTGACTTTCTCAAATTCTGGACTATCTGGATTAATATGTTGGAAAAATCTTGGCATAATTTTACTTTTTCTTTATTTTTATACTCTTTATATAAGAGCTAACTATACGAATAGTATTATTATCATAGTTGTTATATGGTACAATACTTTCTATTTTAATTTCTTTTTCTTCTATCTTATTTATATTACTTTTATATGGCAATGCATATATTGTATCACCTTTATTATCAGGTTTTCCGCCTAAAGTTTTTATTAAATTATTTAATATTTTAATAAGATAGTTTTTACTTTTTCTTATTAACTGCATATGAATAAAAAATGTAAGAGGATTATTACTCCCCTTACATTATATATTCTGATTTTAGAATTGCCTTAAATTTTCAATTATAAATTATCTCCTTCATTTTGTTCCTACTATTGTTGCTAATTCTATTGATTTGAGGTATCAGAAAATCTACTACCAATAGCACTTGAAATAGATTTAACTCCCATTAGTCCGGTGCCAATTCCAAAGAATGCTATTGTTTTATCTATTAATGTTATAACAGTACTTGCCTCACCTGTATGTATAAAATAGAATATCACTAATATTATAAACAGGGTAAGACATACAAAAGAAGTCAATAAACCAACAGCTTTCGTTGCACTTGAACGACCATTTGAATTATTGAATATCTCAGGTATTGAAAATTTTGAAACATCTAATGGCATTTTAAATAACATTAATTTTTACATTTTAAATATTTATTTACTCTTATAAAAAATGAAATATAAAAAACCCTGACCATGATTTTCACAAACCTTGTCAGGGAAAAATAAAATATAAGAAAAAGTAAATAAAAAACTAAATTAAACCGCCTCAATAAATTTGAAGGCGGTCCAATATCATTTTATAAATTATTTATTTATGTTTAACATGGTATAAATTAAATTTTTAATTACATTCCTTTAAATAATTCTGATGGGTCGATAGTATCTTCCTCTGTAGAACCTTCAGTATTATCTGCATCTGGAGTGTTTTCATCCTTATCTGAATTATCATCTGTTGCCTCTTCATCTTCAGAATCGTCAACAATTTCTCCACCAATCATATCTTCAAATTCTTCTTTAGAAATACCATATACATCATCAAGTACTTTTGATAATTGAAGTGCATAATCAGTATCTGTCAAAATAAATTTAACATGTCCGTCAGCATCTTTATCTGCATCATCATTATTATCTTCTTCTGAATTACCTTCTTCATTAGAATTATCTTCTTCTGAATTACTATCTTCATCTTCAAATAAACGACGCAAATTACTATATTTTATACCTTCATTTGTATCACTATTTTCCTCGGTTTTTTCTGAATTATCCTCTTCTGATTTATTTTCTTCTGAATCTGAATCATTATCATTTTCTTCAGAACCTTCCTCATCTTCATCGGTATCTTCTGAAATTTCAATAGCATCTTCTGGTATACCTGCATCAATACATGAAGACTTCAAATCTTCAGCTGCATCCTTATCTTGCATTGTTATAACAATCCGTGCTAATTCAACTTCTTCCTCTTCTGAACCTTCATCTGATTTAGTTTCTTCTGTTTTCCCTTCGGTTTCATTATCAGACTTAGTTTCTTCACCTTGCCCTGTACCAAACATGTTTGCTAAATCTTCCTCTGAGAACTCACCGGAATTACCAGCTTCTTGGTTTTCATCTTCATTAATTAAACCATACTTAGCTGCATATGTACGATAAGTATTTTCTTCATCTAATATATTAGAAAGCTTAGTTAATTTAACTATTTCATTTTTAATAATATTTTTAGTATTAACACTTTCATTTAATGAATTAGATAACTTACTAACTAATTTATTTTTTGCTGCTTTTACTTTAGTTAATAATGTACTTACCTGTGCATTTGTCATTGATTCCAATAATTGACCATTAACTGAAACTTTACCATGTAATGACTTCTTCTTTGCATTTAAAGCATTAAATACACTTTCCTTTAAAGACTTCTGAAATTTATCAATTGCCTCAGCTTGACTTGGATCTGCTTCTTTCATTTTCTTTAATGCACCAGCTGCACCATTTACATCAGTTAATGCAAATTTATCACCCTTCTCATTCTTCTCAATCTTAGATAATGCTTTTTGTTCTTTCTTTAATTTAGCAAAAGCATCTTTAACCTCTTGAGCTCCTATTGAATGTCCTTTAACTGAATCTATAATATCTTTAATAGTTTTTATAGATTTATCTAATTTTTCTTGTTTGCTATCATCTACAGCTTTCAATGATTCAAGAAGATTAACGCGTCTATTTTTTCCAGGGCAGCATCCTTTCTTAATGTTCATTGTAGACGCTTCATTAAGTCTGCCATTAACGAAAAAACGATCATTTCTACGAGTTCTATAACTTTCATTAACTCGACGCCCTCTACGATTATGTATGCTTTCACGAAGTATCTTATTAGTTGCACGCTTTACTGCTTCTACTATATCAGCATCATCAATATCAACATCAACATTAACATCGTCTGTATCATCCTCAATATCAATATCTACATCATCAGTATCATCATCAATATCAATGTCGACATCATCATCCACATCATCAATATCAATATCAACATCATCTGTATCATCCTCTACTCCGGTAATAGTATCACTAACAACATAGTCCTGAGCATCTGCGCCTTCTACGCCTTCATACTCACTAACTACATCTTCCACAGTATCTTCTACTGTTGCCATATCTACACCAGATACCAACATATATACATTCATATCGCCATTACCATCTTCCTGTATTGCGCCATTACCTACCTAACCATCTACTGTTGCACCAGCATCCGTTAAACGGTCACGTAACTCATTATAATCAACCTCTGGATAATCATTGGCCATATCTGTTATATTCAGCTTTATGATATTTTCATCAGCTGCCATTCCTTCAAATAACTTTTTAAACATTATATAATATAATATTTTGTTTTATGCATTATTTATTTAGAAAAAATAACAGTTGTTATTAATTTACTTCCTTAAGGTATTAAAATATGTTTTTAACTCATTTTCAGATATAATGCCATCTGAAAGCATATGTTTATAACCAGTACTAAACTTATTATAATCATTATCCTTTATATATTTCCTTAATATAGTAGCATTAACTGGTTCAATATCTTCAAATATTAATGGTTCTGTGGTAATATTGGTTTTAAATATTTTATTAATACCTTTATAATATTTTCCTCCTTTATTAAAAGCACTATAAAAATCATCAAACCTATTATTATCATTACCTTTAGAAGAACATATAATAGAATATAAATCATTAATAGTATGTTGATTATCAAAACTTTTACCTACTAAACTATAGCATGCATGCATAGGATTTTTATCTATATATACCATACCATTATTTTTACATAACCTGTCTTCAATAACAGTAGAAATAAAATATCTTCCCTTATCTATATCTATAAAATCCCTGTTTGTACTTGATACAATTATTATAAAAAATACATCACTATTATCTTTGTATACTTCTACAAATCTCTTTAATAACATATAATGACCATCATGAAATGGTTTAAATGCACCCGGATATAAAAATATTTTCATAATTAAATAATTATAATTAAAAAATAGCATAACTTAAAAAATAAGTATGCTATTTATATTTGAATATGATTAGTTAGTTTTAATTTAAATCAAGATTATTTGTATCTACTAATATAATATTCTTTTCTTTAAACCCACATTTTATAAGTACTTCCATCTGCGATTTTAAGAAATCCATATCTTTTTCAAGCATTAACCAAATCATATTTTTTCTTATTGCAAATGGTATATTAGCTGCAGATTTAAGATCATCTCCACCATCAGTAATTACTATTAATAATGTAGACGGACTACTTTTACTAAAATATGGTTTCTTTAAATTATATACCTGCTCACAAGAACCTACAATATTAGTACCTCCCGTTAAATCTTTAGATTGTCGTAACATTCTAATTATTTGTCTGGTATTTGTATGTTCATTCCACATACGAATATTGTTGGTATTCATTGGTCCATCTGAAAAATATGTTGCAGCACAACTTTTAACACTTGTAGCTTTTAATAATCCTATAATTTCTGACCATATAATATTAAATATATCTGCGTCACTACCACTTGTAGTAGAATACATTGAACCTGAATTATCAATTAAAAAGAATACTTGTGCTATTCCATCTTCTATATCAAATTTTCTTTCATCATACTTTGCATAGCGAGAAGTCCTAACAACAGGGTTCTTACTGGCAATACGATTTTTCAAAAATTTGTATTCTTTACCTTTACGAGAAACTGCATTAAAAAATGATTTTAATTGTTTCTTCCAATCAATAATAGGTTTAAATAAATCATCTATCTGCTTTAATCGATCTGCTAATGATGAACCACTCCCTGGTGTATGTGAGTTACTTCCTTGGCCAACAGCTTCTAACTCACCACGATGCTCTTTTATAAAGTCTTTAGCTTTTCTAATAGGATTTGCCTTCTTATCGTCTTCGCCATACGGTTGACCTGCTCGTTGTGCAATCTTTTGTGCTTCTTCATGTGATAAAACGTCATGCCCACCAAAACGCTTGGTATTAGCACCAGGTACATCAATTTTACTTCCATCTACAGTAGCATTAGGATCATCTAAGCCATCTTGACCTGGTTGACCTTGACCTTGACCTTGTTGATTACCATTTTGACCTTGTTGACCTTGACCTTGACCTTGCTGCCCTTGCCCTTGCTGACTACTACCTTGGCCTTGGCCTTGTTGACCACCACCTTGCTGACCTTGTTGACCTTGTCCTTGCTGATTACCACCTTGTTGACCTTGTCCTTGCTGATTACCACCTTGTTGACCTTGTTGTCCTTGTTGATTACCATTTTGACCTTGTTGACCTTGTTGACCTTGACCGTTTGGAATACTTGTTTGTTGTTGAGCTGATTTTATAGGCTTCGTTGGATTTATTGGAGGTTTTGTTAAACCATTTTGTTGTCCTCCATTACTGGAATTAGAATTACTATCTGACATATCATTACCTTCACCCGCTCTCCATGCATCTATAGCAGCTTGATAGCCCTTATCATAATCACTACTATTAGTGGTATTTTCAAATATAATGTTTTTTTTCATAAATAAAATCTTAATATACTTTATGGTTGAATCTTACCTGCTTTAATATCTTTAATAGCTTGTTCCCAACCTTTTTTATAATCATCAGAATATTGTTCTTGTTGATTTTGATTACCATCACCACCACTCTGATTATTATTCTGATTTTGCGGATTTTGATTTGGATTATATTGACCATTTGGTTGAGTTTCCGGTTCCGGTGGTTCTGCATTACCATTATAATATGCATCAAAAATTACTTCCCATGTTTCTGAATGGAAACGGCTATCAAACATACCCCCAGTAGTTTTAGTAATACCTTGAAATATCGGTAACTGATTTTCTATATCCCTATTAATCTCAACATCTTGTGCTATATTAGCCAATCCATGTAATTCTGGATGTCCTGAAGTTTCTTTCTTCATTTGTTCACGAATAACATGTTGATAAATTTGGTGATATGCCTCATGTATAAGAACAAATTTTATAGCAGTTCCTAATATACCACTTGTAGAATGTCCTAATGCTTTTTTCTTTTTCATATATTCAGCATCTATAGAGAACAAATGATCTGCAAATGCTGGATTAAAAAATAAACGCACTCCATCTGTTGCAGCAGTAGATACTTCAAATGTCCATATAATAGGTTTAGCAAAATATTTCTTAAAAACCTTCATATCTTTATCTTTTAACATATCATTCAAATATGATTCTGTTAACAATGCAATTCTACGTGGATATATTGTTTCTAATTTACCATTTACATCCATTTGAACCTCATCAATACGAGAAACATCAACTTCATTATGATGTGAAGGTACAGCTTGCCTTTGAGCTACCATATCTTTTACAGCATTATATTCATCTGCTGTTGCTATAGTATTAGCTTGTTTCTCTTTAGCAGTATTTACTACATTATCAAAATCATCTATTTGAAATTGGTCATTAGAAGACATGTCTTCATCTTTAAGAGATTTATTCATTTCTTCTTGCTCTCTGCTAATTCTCTCAGCTTCATCATCAGTTAAACTATTACCACTATTATCTAATATATCATCAGTACTATTATCTATAATAGCTTTTGGTAAATTTCCACAATTCTCATTATATAATACTTGTATATCATATAATGTACAACCCATGCTATTTAACAATTTATGACCATATTGTTTGAATGAACCTATTTTATCAATATCTGCTAATGACTGAGGACATGGTTTTTTAAAAATAATAAGCCCTGCTACATAGCGTGCCATTAAGGTTTGCATATCATCTTTAACTGGTGGTATAGCATCTTCACCCATAGTGGCTTTATATTTACGGGAACATGCAGAAGAAACAGATGCCCATAATTTTGGATCTATTGTACGAGTAACTCTTGCTTCATTTAATACAAAGCTTATACTATTATTCTGTGGTTTTTTATTTTTTAATAGGATTTTAACCATAAAATATTATTAATCAATATAATTTTATAAAATATCCAACTTATTATAAGTAATTATATAAAAATTGTTTAGTCTATTTTCTATATATTTATAGTAAAAAAATGCAATCCTTATTGTAAGGATTGCATTTATTAAATTTTATAGTAAATGTTAAATTTTACCATCAGTTGCAGCTCCAGTTTTCTTAATCAATGTTGCATTACTATAAAGAATACTTGCAATACCTATAACAGAAGATGCAAGAGCAAAAGTTTCAGGAGCATCTGTAAATAATTTATAAGGTAATTTTTTTAATGCCGCTAAATTACCATTAAATGCAGATAAAGACATATCATGGTCTAACATACCTGGAGCAGTACCTTTATACAACTTTTTATTCAATTCATAGAATAATGGTCTATATACTAAATCTAAAACACTATCTACATTAGATTGCAACATAACTTTAACTGCATATAAAATTACATTAGCTATCATTCGTGGAAGTTCAGATGCTGTAAATACAGATAAGCATTGTGCAATGTAAGCATCATTCTTATTCTTTATATTAAATGGACCTGGTTGTCTTAGTAAATATTCTTTCTTAGTACCTAAGTTAAATGAGAAATATTCAGTAAGTTCATCAATGGTCTTATTAACATCTGCCATTGTATGGTCACTTAAATAATCTTTTATTATAAACTTCTATGGTTCTTCAAATGCATTAGCAAAATTTTCATTAGCTAACTTAGTAAAATTCTCTGAACCTCCTGGGAAATTATCTATAATCTTCTTAAATACATTATTAATAGTTAATGTCTTTGACTTCCACTTACTTGTGTTGGTTGTTTGATATTGAATAATAGTATTAAAATACTTATCGTCATCTGCCATTAATCTCTTATCTCCTAAAGTATGGTTTTTCCATATACTATCAATAACTTTAGTTGAGAATGTATTATCCCATTCATTATACTTAATCCATTCAGTAGATGGTAAAGTTTCATCACCACCCATTGAAGTAATAATATGATTATCTATCCATTTTCTAAATAACATAATGCGTGACCCGTTTACATCACCAAGGAATCTATTGCGATTTGCCCATATATTCCAAGCCTTTTCTGGTAATTCGTCTAATGCCTTTTCCAATTTTGGTTGGCTGATATTACCATCGACAAAAATAGAATTATATAATTCAGGTCTTCCCATGAAAATAATTTTCAACTCACCAAGAATAGAATCTGAAATTTTTTCAGACCAGTCACGAGGAGTCCATGTGGTCTTATCCAAACCTAATGTATCGCTATCTAATAATACTGTTTCTACTTGTGATATATCTCCAGATTGAATAGCAGTTCTTTCTTTTTGGTTCATCTAATAGTCACGTGAACCTAAATCAAGTGCATCATACCATACACCATCAGAAGCACTTTCTATAAATGAACATATCATTTCATCTACATTCTGACGTACTTCTCCATTTGGTCCAACAGATTTCTTTTGACGAGCCCACTCTAACCAATCAGATTTCTTTGGAACATACATAATAGAAATATAACGGTCAGCTTTAGCAGGTTCCCAGCGTGATGCTGCATCAGTTTCTAATTCCAACATATCTATTGCACGGTTTGCTGCCAATACGAATCCCCAACGTGAACCAAGTACCATATTCTAATATACTTTATCATTAACCAAGTTCATCACAATTGAACCTACTGTACTATTCATACGAGAGAACTCATCCATAAAGATTACACCACCATAATACTTATGAGGTTCAAGTTCTGTACCATCATCTAATTTAAGATCTGATGCACTATATTTATATAAACCACTATTATAATATTCATCTTGTTGAGCACGTACACGTGGATCTGGAGATGGATAATATGTTGGTAACCATGACTTTGGTACATCAATAGCATTCTGTTCACCTGCTATATTAGTTACAGTGTCTGGTAAAACAAAGTCTTCACGGAACATCTGGCCTAATACAAGATATACAGTGTCAAGGTCAATACCATATATATCACGTATATCATTAATTGCTTGCTTTACAATAGCAGTTTTACCGATACCTGGCGCGCCCCAAATAAGTAATGGTTTCTCTTTAGATGATGAACCGTCTTCACGTGGAGTAATTTGTTTTACAATATTACTAACTAATAATGATTGTAATTCTTTAGCATCTACTTCTTGACCATATTGACCATTTACAGGGTTATGTAATGTAATTACAGGTGTTTCATTAATATGCTTAAGAGCTTTATTAGGACGATAATAATTTTCATTAACATAGTGAACAGCTTCACTTACTGTAGAATCTTCATCCTTTACATATTGTTTCATTACACGTTTCCAATATGTTTCAATTTCCTTTACATCAGATTCCATAGTAGTATCTAAATCCCCACTATTAAGTCTTACTCCATTTTTAGATGCTACATCTATCATTCCCTAAGAAGGGAAAAATTTAATAGCAGGACTTAACAACCCTTTATTAGCAGCAATAGTCATATTAATAGGAGTATTAATATACTGATACTCTACATCACCATCTTCATTTACAGGAAATAAAAATCCTTTAACTTTACGAATAATTGATTTTACAGTATCTAATGCTTTACGACCATAATCTTTAATTTTATCAAGAAATGCCTCATTTAAGTATACTGAATCCATAGGAATACCATTTTGTATGCTGTATCCCTTGAATTTCATAGAACATGTATTAGTTGACTCATTAATTGATGTTATCATACCTTCAACTTCATACTTAGTATCACCAACTTGATGAACAAGTACTGCAGGTATATTGAGTCTCTTGTTAGATTTTCTCATATAATTATTAATAATTAGTGAATTATTTACATTTGATATATTTATATGCACCAATTAATTAATGTTAGTAAAACTCCTAAACTTATAAATATAAAAATATAAGTTATATATAAATAAAAAATATGGAAAAAGGAAAATATAACACATTTTTCATAAATATCATTGGTAGTCCGTGCTCATGTAAATCTACTGTTGCTGCAAACTTATTTGCAGAATTAAAGAAATTAGGAACTGAAGCAGAGTTAATTACAGAATATGCTAAAGACTGTGTTTGGGAAAATTCAATTGATACATTAGAAGACCAAATTTTTGTGTTTGGCAATCAGTTTCATCGTCAAAAGAGGATTGAAGGGAAAGTGCAATATGCTATCAATGATAGTCCATTTCTTTTAAGTTCAATATATAACAAAATGGATAGTGCTTATCTTGATAAATTAATTATTGAACAATATAAAAAATTCAATTAGAAAACATATGTGTTAAGAAGAAAAACTCCATATGTTAATAATGGTAGAGTACATACAGAAGCACAAAGCAAAATTATAGACAACATGATAATTGCAACGTTAGAAAAAAATAACATACCTTATGAAATTGTAGCTAACACAAAAGCAGTACATTATATTTTGAAACAAATTAAATTAGAAAATGTTAAAATTGCATAAAATATAAAGAGGATAATTTAATTTTTAAATTATCCTCATTTTTATTTAAATTTCTTCGTCTTCTATTGTAAATTCAGTATCATATTTACTAAGTTTAATTGGTTGTTGTAAAATATGAATAGCAATATGAGTATATGAATCTGGAGTATCATCTCCATTTATATCAAGTCCATCTCCTTGATAATATACAAAATATCCTTTATCATAGAATAATTTTGCAATTTCTTCTGCAGTTTCTTTATCTTCTACATTTTTATAAGTATCGTCAAATTCTCCCCAGTCAATATATGCACCTCCATTATCCTTTATACTTTGCACAAGTTCATTTATAAGATCATCATTCTATATATCATCTTCAACTTCATCATAGTTTTTATTAACTGGTATATCGACATCTTCTCTTATAGAATGGGTATGTAACTTATTATATTTCATATGTTAAAAATATACTTTTATGTTTTAATGTATTTATTGTTTATTGTTTACAATAAATAATTAAAGTTTAACTTTTATTTTTAATTCATGAATAAAAATAATATATTACCATATCGTAAACATAAATAGTATTTGTTAGAGATGGCAAAGGCTAAGGATCGTACTATTGATAAAAAAATATGGGCAACAATGTCGTCATAGTGCTCTCGTACATATAAAGCAACACTTGGAGAATTTGCACGAGTTCCAAGTAATGCATCTACTAATGTATTATTATAGAAATATGTAGCAGGTATTATAATTTTCAAATGTCCATGTCCTACAAATGAAAAAGAAATTGAAGGGATTAAAGCATATAAAAATTATGGTATAGAATTAATTAATCGTGGTGTTTCTTTTGATACTATAGAACGATTATATAATGAAAATGCACCAGATTCACTAATAGGTACATCAGCTGTTAACTTAACAGTTAATTCAAATGAAGATGATTTAGAATAGGTTGCAAACAAAGAAAATATATTATCTGACACAGAACTTGATGATATAGCTGTAGAAATTCAAGATTTAAAAGATGATAATGTTGTTGATGTAGATAAGCTTGATAATATAGAAGATAAATTAGGTTTAAATGATGAGGAGGAAGAAGAAGTCACAGATTCAAATGTTAATTCATTAAAAGAAATTGTAAATATTCTTATTGATAACAATATTGACTATGATATAGTTTCATTAACTGAACCTGAAATGGCATATGCTCCAAATAATATATTATGGAAGAATTATCAAAGAGGTATGTCTAACTTATAGAATGTATTAGGTATAGATGAATCTGTAAAATTTATTCATTTCTCTTTAGATAATATTGATATTAGAAATAACATGCAATCATTTAATATTCGTTTAACTCGTCTATTTAGAGGAAATACAGATAATGTATTAAATGAAATATTTGGTATTGATAATGTTTATGGCACTAATGATGCACGTCTTGTTTTAAAACGTGAATTCTTTGTTGGCCCTCGTACAGTACAAGAATCTATAAAGAACCTTGTATATAAATTAGGTACTAAAAATATTATTATTCAATATAATGGTAAAGACCTTATGGATAGAGGCTCTCAAACATTTACTTATGATAAAGTAACATTCTATATACAAAATAATTAAAAATATAAAAAGGGATAACTTTAAAAGCTATCCCTTTATTTTTACTGTACATCAGACTTAAGCATTTCTTTACGTTCTTTAGCAATACCTTTACCAAACCATGATTTAATACTCATATCTGCTAAATCATCTTTTGTAAAATATTGATAAACTGGTGCTTGTAACATTTGTTTATACTCTGTAGCATTTAATGTACCAAGACCTTTGATATATAATATTTTATAACCTTTTAGTGTAGGTTCATCTTTCTTAAAATCTTCAATCTTATAATATCTTTTAACATCTTTACCTTTAGTTGCCAAAATAATAGGTGATATACTTCTACATATCATTTTAGCTTCAAATAATTCAGGGAATAGATTAAAGAATGTAAGTAATAAGCCTGCAATTTTAGATCCATCATAATCAGCATCTGTTGCAATAACAATCTTACCAAAGTTCAATTTCTCTACATCATTCTTTTGACCCCATTGTAAACCTAATATTGTAATTAAATCTGATAATTCTTTATTAGCCATAATTTTAGTAGGGCTCAATCCGAGTACATTTAAAATTACACCACGTAACATATAGGCTGCTTGTGTTTGAGGATTACGTGCTTGTCTAAAACCAGCACGAGCAGAATCACCCTCAAATATCCATAATTCTCTATCTTTAGTTTTACGACTATTAGCATCAATAAACTTATCATTATTACGCATCTTAGTCTTTGCTTGCTTATTAAGTTTACGAAGGGTTTTTTGATCTTCAACTTCAAGCTTCTGTTTATACCAATCTAATACTATATTAACAAGTTCAGACTTATTAATTTGATTTAAAAATTTAGTAGGAACTTCAAACTTATAATTTTCATCCATTGAAAATCTTTCTACGGGTGTAGTTAAGCATTCCTTAGTTTGTGAAGAATATGCTGGATTAGTTACATGGAAAGTACAGAACATAGAATATTTGTTATCTACATTACGCGCAAGTCCAATATCTGTTTTATGCTTTGTTAAAATATAATCATGTACACTTTGATTTATTTCATTACGTACAGCACGAATATGTGTACCTTCAGAACATTCAGCACCATTAACAAAGCCTATATTAATATTTCCATCTGGATAAATCCATACAGATTTTTGATTATCTGAAAAACTTACAACATTATCCTTATCGATATAGTTATTATATAATTCGATATATTCTTCAAATTTCTTAAACTTCCACTTTATATTTCTAATTTCTTCACCATTATTAGTATGTATAAAAGTAACTTCTAAACCTGTATTTGCAGCCGCTGCATCAATACATCTCTTTTCTATAATATTAATAAAACCATCTGATAATGAAGTAACATCATCAAACTTATCAAAATCTATATTAAATGAAATTTCAGTGAAATGACGTTTACAATCTTTTACAACCAAATTATCATCAAGATTTCTCATATTATTTGACCATGATCTTGAATATGATTTATTTCCATCTGCTGTATATACATTAAATTTAGTTGCAAATATAGATGCAATCTTAGAACCTATACCATTAGTTCCAATAACATCTCTATCTTCAGAATCGTTATAATTAGATGATGTACGTAATTGTCCAAATATAAATTCTGGGACATATACACCTGCATCTTGATGCATTACAACTGGAATACCACCATTATCTGTAATCTTTACAAATCCTGAATTATCTACAGTAACTGTAACTTTACTAAGACCCATATTATTAGGCCTGCGATACTCATCACATGAATTAGATATAACTTCATCAATAATTTTTAATATACCTGGAACATACTTAATTGGTTCCCATGACATCTGTGCATTATCTACTGAATACACAAAGAAATCTTTTTCTTCTTCTCTAATAGAGCCAATATACATACCAGAACGCATAATAACATGCTCTATTTCACCCATTGATTTATATACCTATTCTACTGCTACCGTTTTATTCATTTCGTTACTCATTGTTAAATTGTTTACCCTTTAAAATTTTTAATCCACTTATTATTTCTCATTTTAAATTTTATAACTAAGTGCTTTTTATTTATAAGCAAAAAATTAACTTAAGTCTAAAATAAAAAAGAAACAACAAATTAATGCTGTTTCTTTTTATTTTCTAATTGTTTTTCTAATTCAGTCACTTTATCTTTCAAATCTTTGTTTAGAGACATATGCTTTGCCACATCCATATAAGCAATGAAGCCAAACAAATATAGGGTAACATTTTCAAGTCCTTCTTGATAGTAAGATACAATACTTCCTATTAAAAATAGAACGGCTAAAGCATATGACCACCATGTAACCTCAATGTTGTGTAAAAACTTTTTCATATATTTTATTTAAATTGATTACTTTTTATTTTTTCGTTTCTCTCGTCGATACATAAGAACTGTATTAATACTCATAAGAACAGCAAAAATACATAGTAGTATACTTCCAGTAAACACACAACATACTGCTATTATAAAATAAAGAATTGCGAGAAATATGTAGACTTCTCCTGTTGTAATAAATTCTTTCATATTTTTATATTTTATTTTATATTTTTTGTCATTACATGAATTAAAAAACCAACTCCTAAGTACATAAGTATAGCACCTCTTATTGGACATGCGTATGCGCCAGTACCATCGATATACCCACACAAAAATAAAACTGAACCCAGTATAAATTCCAGTGCTACTAATATAATAGTTTTTATATTATTAAAAAAATTTCTCATATAATTTAAATAATTTAGAGTTATAAATTAAGTGAATTAACCATATATTAATGCCTGCAAATAGTAATAAGGTTAATCCTTTCAATAACATATAGTCTAAGAATAAAATTAAAGCATTCCCTATTAGATATATAATTAACCATGCCCACATTATGAAGCATAATGTTGTACCCAAAAATAACATTATAATAGCAAACTCTTTAATTTTCTCCATTTTATTTTTATATTTGTCGGGACCAGAAGATTCGAACTTCCAACTCTCTCCAACTCCCGGAGAAATCTCTACCAATTGAGATACTAAGTCCCGTAAATTACTTACAACTATATATATGAAATCATTTATAAATTGTCTGTAAATTTAATCATAATTTGCAAATTTTCATGTTTGCTTATTTAATAAATAGTTATATAAGAAGTTATATATAAAATCATGATTAATAAAAATAACTATAAAAATAATTCTAAAACATTAATTCCTGTAAATGAAGGTTTGTTTGGATTTGGTTCTGCTGCAAAGCCTTCAGTGCGATTAACAGCTGAATATATTAGAGATGCATCTAATGAGGATATTGTTAATGTATTAGTAGAGTATGCTAATTATTTTATGGATAAAGCAAGTTCAGATGCAAATAAAGCAGTAGATGCATTTGTAAGTAATATTGCAGAATTACTTAAAGCTGTAAAAGAAGACGTTAAAACAGGATTTAATTTCTTTAATTCATTTGGTTTGGCTATAAAAAATAGTATTATGGGCAACTATAAATCTATTAAAGGTAATACTAAAAATTTAGGTAATTTATTAATTTTTAGTGTAGCAGCATTAGTTAAATGTGGTGTTAGTGGTTATGATACTGCTATCCGTGCATTATCTAATGTATATAATATTATTAACACTTTTTTAAGTGAAGCATGGACCGCATTTATAGAAAAATTTGATGCAGCAAAAGATAATATTGTTAACTTTATTCAAAAGGCAAATGATAATATTAAATTATTCCTTGCTGTTGCAGGTGCAGTATTTTATTTAATATCTATGAAAGTAACTGGTGCCGCTCAAGCATTCCAAGGTTTTATTAATAAAATATTAACATCTGTTAAAAATAATTCTTTATTTGCAGTATTCATTGTACGTACATGGTTTGGTACAAAGTCTCAAGAATTATTGAATTTTGTAAGTACTACATTTAATGATGTAAAACAAACATGTGTTAATGTATGGAATAAGTTAGAAAAACCAGTATTACAAGTATGGAAAAAGACTACAGAATCTTTATTAAATTGGATGAGTAATATTAAATTAGGTATGGATTTATTAAATCAAAAGATTAAAGATATTACCGCTAATGTAAAGAATTCTGCAATAGGTGTTAAAGATAATATGGCATCTGCAGTTATTAAAAAGGCTGTACGTTCATTAAATAAACAAAATTATCCACTTGATAAAGTAATGGATATGGTTAAAGCTGCATATAATGAATCTGTTACTATAAATAATGGTAAACGTTCACTTAATGAATCTTTATTTAAGCATGCTTTGAAACGTCAAGTAAGACGTTATCATCATTTAAATGGTTAATTTTAGTATAATTAATTATATAAAATATAGAAAGGACTCTAATTATTAGAGTCCTTTCTTTTTATCATTCAAATTCAGGTTTTAATGTTTTTCGTAATTCTTTAAGATCATTTAAATACATATCTTTTATTGTTGTATTCTTAATATATTCCGCTTCTTTCAACATATCTTCCATTTCTTTTTGAAGCTCTGCATGTTCTTCCTTAGTTAATTTAGAAACTTGAACCTTTAATACATCATCTGGTAAATTATATTTCTTTAAATCTTCTTTTACCTCTTCTACTTTTCTATTTGTAATGATAAGTTCTCCTGTTGTAACGAGTTCAATAAATTTACATATATCTGTAATTACTTTACATTTATTTTCTATTTGTTCAATATGTTTTTCTTTTCTAACATTATACTTATTTAAACGGAAATCTACAAAATACTGTAATAATTCATACTTATCACTAAAATGCTTTACTTTTTGTTTCTCATTTATAGTATAAAGTATATCATCATTAATTACAGTATATAATAACATTTTCTTTAACAGATTATCTTTTCTATCTGCTTGCATTTCTCTTGCAAGTTTTGTTTTTGGAAATTGTATACGATAATCTAATACATCATCATGTGAGAAGTTTTTCCAATCTTTTATATATCCTTTTTCTATATAACTGTTAAGTTTCTTCTCTAACTTATCATATGTTACATCATATGGTAAATCTGTAATACGAAGAATATCTGAGCCTAAATCTGTAGTATAAACACCCCATGAAACCCACTTATTTAATTCTTTATCAAATACAAAGTTCTCTTCTTTAATACCTCTTACATAAGGTCTGATTACAGTTTGTATTTCATTCTTTTTTATATATTCTATACATGCATCTATAATATCAATTGGGTTATAAGAAAAACATGAATACTTATAACCTGGTGCCATACCTTCAGTGCGTGAGCATAATATAGTTGGAATTATAGGCAAATAATAATAAGGTTCAAGATATACACCTTCATCAAATGTATATTCTAATAAATCTTCATCTACTTTATAAAGTTTAGCAAATGGAGATAATTTACAATATAAGTAACGAGGTGATGCAGCAGCTTTAGGATCTCTTAAAGAACCATGCTGACCTGCAATAGTAATAGGATTTAAGTTATCTGAAAATTCAGCAGCTTCAGTTAAAATAGTTGTATGAATTGATGCATCGCCATGCATATATAATGTATAATTATAAATATCACCAGCAAGGTTAATATTCTTTACTTCTGCACCATTTTTCATAGAGCCTTTAAATGCAGCATGCATCATTTTACGAGCACCCACTTTAAATCCATCAATAACTGATGGTAATGCACGAGTTTCAATTACATAATGTGCGTATTCTCTATAATCTTTATTTAAAAAATCACTTACATCTCTTACTACTTCTTTTGGTGTGTTATCTACATTAAATAAGTCTACTGTTGTAATTGTATTGTTTTTTCTCATTTACAAATCAATTTGTATATTTTTGCCTTATATTTATAAGGGTAATTTTTACATTTGTCTAAAACAATAAATATAATATAAGTTTTACAATTATTTCTTATAGTTCCATGAAACCAGTACTACATCTACATCCATTCTTGATTTTTTGTAACATCTTTGTTACATACTTATTGCATATTTTTTTATTTCTTATTATTTTAAAACGAAAAAAGAGAACTCATTAAGTTCTCTTTAATTTTTTGGACTAAGTATTTCTAAAAATCGCTTTTTCATTTCAGGGTCTTTCAATGGTATATTACCATAATCACCAGGAATTTCTTCCCATACTGAACGATTTACCCATATAGTTTCATTACTATTTTTAGGAATTACCCCTTTAATACCATTCATTTTTATGAAGAACCTTCCATGTCTATACTTATAATGAAAATTATCCCAGTTTACGTCATACTCATCTTTAAGTATCTGTTTAATCTCATCAGTATTTTTCTTATTCATTTGAGAATGACTCATATAAGTATCAGCAGTTTGATTTATACTATTTCGAATACAATCATTCTGTCTATATAAAAACCATGCATATGCATCATTATCATTTGGCACTGACCAAACTTTACAATCAAATTCAAATAAACTATCATCAGGAACAACTCCTTTTGATTGTTGTAACTTATGAAATTCCATAGTAAAATAAGTACTTGCCATTGCTGCACAAATACTTTGAATTTTACATATTCTACCACCCCATAAAGTATCAGTTTCTTGAGTTATATGGTCATTAATAATAATAGAAATCTCATCAGACTGTGTATAACCCAAACGTGCTCCTTGTATATTCTTTAATAGATATGTAGTTGTATCATTCATTAACTTTATAAAGTCATTATCAAACGGTCGTTCAAATCTCTTTTTAATTTTCTTTGAAAAACAATGCCCATATAGCATAATAATGATAGGACAATTTGGCATAACTTTATAATCAGTCATGCTTCTATAATATTCACACTTTTCTTTTAAACTGTTAAATTTCATATGTAATTTAGTTTAAGCTAATGAATTAATTGTGTCTGCAACGTCATTTAAATTGTCACAAATAATACCGCCATACTTTTCTACTAATTTCTTAATGGCATCGAATGATTTAATTTCTGCTTTAGTAAAAGTCTTACCTGTATCTAAACTCTCATCAAGAACTGCAAATATAGTATATGCTATAGTTTCTTGTTGTTCCTTATTATACTCATAAGAACATATCACACTCTCTACTAACTCTGCAATGGAATATGTACCTTTCATATCAGGTGTGATTACATATAAATGAATATCACATGGGCCCCATTTTTCTTGTTCTTCTATTAACTGACAATCTTCTGTCCAATCTTCTACAACTGGATTAAAATATGGTACATCAGTATGTAACATTGGTATTAATTTATCCCTCCATGTTGAACCATTGCAAGTACCTCCCAAAAATACTTTTTTTCTTTCATGTTCCATCATATAAATTATATAATTAAAAAGGGAAAAAGTCTATATAAAATAAATATATCAAATAAAAATTTATTACTTATATGAAATTTACACAACGACTTGTAGAAAAATATGGAGATTCTTGTTTACATTTTGCAGTATGTGCATGGTTAACAGCATTATTATCACCATTTGGTTGGGTAGGAGTAATTATAGGATTTTTAATATCTTGCATTATTTCATATATAAAAGAAAAATATTTAGATGTAGTATTTGAGAAGAATGATTTTTACGGTGGTATTTTAGGTTCACTTACATCAGTCATTTTATTTGCAATAATAAGTATTTTTATATAAAGTAATTTTAAACACTAAACACAAAAACTAAACAATACAAACATAAATTATGAAAATTAAAAATATTATAAAAAATGTATTAATTATAGGAATTCCATTTTTTATATTAATACAAATATTATTATTTTATCGTATACCATTATAGGTTAATAATAAAAGTGATACACTTGAATTAGAATTAATGTTATAGAAACACTTAAATGCAGATAGTGTAAATATAACATATATAGGACCTATTATAACAAAAGGTAAAAATAAGTATTAGATTATAAAATACACATTTCCTAATTCAGATCTTGATAATACTATCGAGCATAAAGCAATTATAAAAATAAAAGAAGTGAATTTAAAATATCACGTCGATAGTATCATTTAGAAATAAAATGAAACTTTAAATAAAGTTTCCTTTTTAATTTTATAGACTTTTTACATATTTTCTTTATATATAAGTGTTTTATAAAATATAAAATATGGAAAAGTTATCAGAAGAGATAAAGAAGTTAAGAATTAGGTTTATTAGTGATCTTAATTTACCTATTCAGGTTATTCATTCTCCTTATTTTGAGAATATGCTTGATTTATTGGAAGATGAGTACAAAGCTAAAACAAAATATAATGATTTATTAGACTTTATTAATAATGGACTGTTCAATGGTAGCATTAATAAGTTTATTGAAGATTTTCATTATGTTCGTAATCAAGCAATTACATATGTAGAAAATAATAAGTCATATCAATTTTTTAATACTGTAAGAGAATTTAAAGAAGAACTTGAAATACACTTGTCAGTATATGATAATGACGTACCACTTAAAGTAGAAAAGAAAGAAGTTTATATACCAGATAATGATGGATGTGACTTTATTTCTATTGATTTAAAGCATGCTAATTATACAGCTTTACATGCATTTGATCCTAATATAGTAAATGGTACAAATTCTTATGAAGAATTTATTGAAGGTTTTTGTACTGAAAATTCATATAAAGAATATATTAAAAATTCTAAATATACACGTCAAGTTATATTCGGAAAGCTTAATCCAAAACGAACTATTACTGTAGAGAATTATATGATTATGCAAATTTATAATGCTCTATGTGAATGTACGAATATTAATCAAATTGCAGATCTTTATACAGTAAAGTCTGATGAGATCGTTTTCAAATTAAAAAATAATGCTAATAAACTTGAAGGTATTAATTATGGGGATTGTTGTATAATTGATTCTAATTATCCTATCCATGTTACCAGATATAGGTTGAAACATTATCAATTTGCATTTGAAACTTCAGATGCTAAACTTAATATATATGAGCAGCATCGCATGGATAAAGATGGAAATGTATACCAAAAGAAATTGAAGTGTGTCCCATCAACATATATGCCTCAAGTATATAAATTAATACATAATCAAACTATTACTGAAGATGATTTAGTATTTTACTATGAACATCAACTTGTAAAGTTCATGCATCCAATTAAACTAATTAAGAAATAATTTTATTTAAAGGAGGAAATTAAATTTTAATTTCCTCCTTATTTTTTTACCATTTAATTATTTCTCCATTATTCTTTTTCATATATCCATATTGAATACCCTCTAATCTACGTAACCACCCCTTTAAAAATATTTTTTGTGAGGGATTATTCTTTACAATATTTTCTAAAAATGATTTACGACGTTCATGTATTTTAGCAAATAATATTTTAGGATCATGATTATTAATTGTTTGTATAGTTTTATCACCTACTATTCCATCCTGATTAAGTTCTAACATCTTCTATACAGTAGTAATACCATACTTACCTGATCCCCATACCCAATCTACAAGGATATTTGCAATGCTTTGATCTTTAATAAAATCTGCTTTCCATTTATCCCAATAATTCTTTTTCATTATATTAATGGCATCAGCATCAGTTATTAACTTTAAATCTTTAACATCTATAACACCATCTTTATTCTTATCATATCCTTGAGCTTTCCATGTAGAAATAGTTACACCTTTATTTGTTGCACCTCCTTTATCATTTGGATTATTTACATATCCTCCTTCCCATGATAAAATATATTCTCCCAATAATTTATAATTTGCCATTACATTATATAATTTTCTTGTTTTATTTATAGCTCTATAAATAAATTACAAAGAAAAAGTATTTTAATTTTATGAGTAGATTAGGACAAGATAATATTATAGTAGCTACAGTAGAATCTATAGATGATCCAACATTTTCAGGTCGTATTAAGGCAAGGGTAAAAGGTTTTCATGATAATATGACAACTGCACAATTACCTTGGTGTACTTATGGCGGTTCATCTGTTGCATCAGCATCTGGTGGTGGTTCTATATCTATTCCTAAGGTTGGTCAAACAGTGAGAGTTCGTTTCAAAGATGAGAAAAATACATCTATGGAATGGTATGGAATTAGTACACTTGATAAAAACCTTATTAATGAAATTAAATCTGATTATGCAGGTTCATAGGTTTTATTATATGATTCATCTAATGATTTATCTATAAAATACCAAAATGGAACTGGTCTTGTTTTATATTACAAAGGGTCTTATATTCAGATTACGCCTGATAATACTATTACTATTCATTATGGTAAAGGGGCGACTGGTACACAAATTCAATTATCAGATGGTCGTGTAGATGTTTAGGCCCAAAATCAAATTAATATTACATCTGGAAAATCTATAAACCTTGAAGCTGATACTATCACATTAGATGCTAAATCAGCATTACAATTAAGAGGTGATAAATCTGGTGAAACTGCCGTGAATGGTATTCAACTTATAACTGCATTGTTAACACTTGCAAATCAAATTGATTAGAAAGTCCCTCAAACTGCTGGACAAGCTACATCTTATATTAATGCTATTAAAGAAGGGTTATTAAACCAACAAATTCAATTAATTTGAGTCTTCGTCTGGTATTGTAAACGAACATCCCATTCCATCATCAGGAACTTCATATTTCTTTTGTTGCTCTGTATATTGCTTGTATTCTTCTTGTGACATATGGAGCAACATCATTAATGAAGGTTTTGCTTTCATTGCATTTGGATCACATTGTTTAAACATCTCCATTAAATGATCGGTATCTCCTTTAGGAAAACCATTAATTGGAGGTACTTTTATATTCTTTAATTTATCTTCTATGTTATTCATATTATTAGTTTGTTGTATCATTTTATATAAGTTTTATATTTATATAAATTATATATAAAAATGTTTATACGTAATTAAAATTAAATTTTAACTCGTATAGGGTTAACAATAAACCCTCTATCAGCTGGCTATATAATAGCATCACTGTTACATTTTAGATATTTCCGAAGTATATTTAAACTCCCATTTATATCTGCATTCACAGATAAACCTGAACCTGTTTTATATAAACCTCGTTTCACTCTTTTACCACTAAACTTAAGGTTTTCAGAATTATTTTTCTTATAGATTGGAATAGGGTCATTATCAAAGAAACTTGCTTTACTTGTATAACTTTCTTCCTATAATATAATTCTGATACCATTCATTTGTCCTTTATAAATTATTTGATTAATTAACTTGTAAAATGGAATTTCAGTAAATTTCTAATTATTAATTCTACCTATATTAATGTCTTGTTTCCACTCTTTATTATACCCAATTATAATGGTATTGATGTTATTTGAAACTGCGTGATTCATTATATAAGCAGAAGTATTATGCAAATAATTATTAATTCTAAAATTTCTTTTATTAGTTATATCACTTAACTAATTTGACCAGTGTTTATTTTTCGGAAGTGTACTTTGAAGTTTTGCTTTGTACTTATTATATCTTTGATTTATTGATTTTAACTTTTTACCATCTATTAAAAATGAATTTGAAACATTACTTGTACATGCACATAAATTATCTATACCTAAATCAATTGATAAATACTTACCATTATCTTCTTTCATTTTAGGTTCGTCATAATTATATATGGCTTCAAGTTTAATATATCCTTTACAAGGAATGAACCTAACTTGTGTACATGTTTTATAGTTATGTACCTTAAACTATATTTTATTTGGTGCTGTATTTGGAATTGTTAAAGTTCCATCCTGTTTAAATTGTTTACCTAATTTAACTGCATTTATAGTAATACAGTTATAACCTTCTTTATCTTTATATTTAGGGATATTTATAGGTTTATCATATTTTCCTTTTTGTTTTTTCTTTAACAATGCGAAAAATGATTTAAAGTTTTGATCTACCTATTTTAATACAGCTTGTGCTACATCGCATGGTAGTGAATAATAATCAATATTTTTAGAATGTGAAAGTAATTTCTATGTATCATAAAAATTTAGGTATTTTTTATCACTTTCATTTTTAACAGCATCAAAATAAAATTGTCGAACAGTATAGTTACCCACATTATAAAGATTTTTAGATTTATGTAATAAATCCATTAAACCCTTATAATGCTAATTATTTTTACTTATTATCTATTCTTCTACTAATTTCATTTATAATGTTTATTTTAACTTATATTATTTTTCTAAACTATTTTCCATCTCAATTAATTTATCTTCTAATAATTTGCAATTATTTTTTCTTTTACCATAGAATTTCATAGAAAAATGATGTATAATTGTAATTAGAACTTCTGAAAGTTCTTCTTGAAATGATTTATCACTTTTTAAATTAACCACTTCTATTTCAGTTCCAAAATATTCACATATATTTTTAAAATAATCAAAACCAAAACGAGTTAATCTATCTTTATGTGAAATAATTATTTTAGATATTTTATTATTAAAAACTAAATTTAATAAATCATTTAGTCCTTTTCTATTTTCATTCATACCAAATGCAATATCTTTAAATGTATACTCTACTTTATAACCATTAGAAACTGCATATTTAGTCAAATACTCAATTTGATTTTATAAATCTTTTGTTTGTTTATTTGTTGAAACCCTTGCATATTTTGCTACTGAATTATTATTATCTGTATTTATTTTATCTAAAACATCTTTAACTAAAACTTGTCTACCTATATATGAGTTGGTTTCAATTTTATTATGTTTTTTTAATTCATAGAAATGTTGTGGTGTGATATTATATTTTTGTCTAAATTGTTTAGATGTTACCCACTTATTCTTATATTCCTTATATATTTTATGCTATTTATTCACAATAATAAGTTCCTCATTGATACGTGTATTAATATCAATTTTATAAACTATATTGTTATTATTTGAATTAATTATTTGATTATTATTCTTAAGTGCCTTCTTTTCAGCTATATAGCCTCTTTCAAGACGATAATTATATAATGTACGTTGTGAACATTTTATACCAGCATCTTGAATATTCTTAAGATTTTCTTTTATCTTTAATTCTGGATTATAAACTTTATCTATCTCCTTATATTTTATTGTTGCTCTACATTGATTAGAAAGTTGACGAGGCGTTAAACCATGTGCACGAGCATATGTACGATCTACTTTATACTTACGTGGATCACGATGTTCAAATTTAATATCTTCATAAGGTTTAGCTAATACACTCTATGCAATTTGACGTAATGTCTTATGATTCAATACATTATCACTATTATCATAATAATAATAACTCTCACATACCATTAGGTATGTCATATATTCTAATGTTAATTCAGGACTATCATTTTTCATACATCGCATTAATAAACCATTACGATATAATGTTTTACGACGATGTTGTCCATCTTTTAACTATTTAATAATGTATTGTGGTACTTTCTTACCATTTGTAATCAATTGAATATCATTCTTTTCCCACTTTCTAAAAATCTCTTTATAATTATCATCTAATAAAGCATAGCCATCATTAAACTCTATTTCAGTGTGGAAAAAATATGGATATTTTTTACGGTACTTATAAATAAAATCTTTTTCCTATAATCCCCCTAAACAATCATGCCAAAATTCTTTATTCTCTTTATTTTCAATAGAATTAATAATATTATTTCTAAATCTTTCACTATTTAAATAATTAATAATATCTTTCTTATTAGAAGTATTAATATTAGTTGGCTTTAATATATGTCTATTATATAACTCATCTAATTCTATTTTATTACCTTTTAAATCATAAAACTCTCCCCATTCAAAACTATTATAACCTTTAGGGCGACAACGGGTATTTACAATACCAAAATTAAATGAGTACTTTGTAAGATCTAAATATCGATAATACCTAATTACCTCAGTCTCATTCATATATAAGTATTTAGGACGGAATAAAGGTTCCATCTTATAATTTACATAATAACGAGATCTTACACCACCTCCCTATATAAATTGATGATAATTAGCTAATGATGAATCAATTACAAAATTTTCAAATACTCCAGATGCTAATCCTACATTACGATAAACCCTATTAAATTCTCTCTCTGTTGTAACAGGACTATCTAACATATAGATAAAACGATATTTATACTTTTGCTCCTGGTCATTATTAGATACAGTAGTATATGCAAAATGTGGTTTAATATATAATAACTTTATTGCCTGCTCCATTGAACATGGACCATTATCAATATCAAAAACAATAAGATAGCTTTCACCAAAGTATTTATCAGTTTTATGTATTTTTGAACTATAACCTTTATATGACCATTTATAATATTTTGCCCTCTTTTCTAAATTTAATGACCTTGGTCTACGTCCCCTTTTAGGTTTTAACTTAAAAAAATCTATACTTTCATTATACAATGCAACTTTAAGTTCTTGATCACAATAAGCTTTTTCTAATCCACGCCTATCATAATCATATACCCCCATATATTTAAATGTACCTGCAACAAAAGAATATCCTGCCTTTATATTCTTTACAAATTCCTCAAATGTAAGTTCAGTTGGTTTCCATCGAAGATAACTCCAATGTAAAACTCCTTTTTCATGTGAAAATTCCCCTTTACTGTTAAACCCAATCTTATAACCATAAGACCTATTTGATATTGGGCAATGTATAATGTGTTTCTTAGTTACTTCTTTATCACCTTGCATATAATTATCTTTTAAATTAAGTTATATACTATTTATATTAAAAAAATTTAAAAGAGTTTAATTTTCCAAAATATTTTTAATTAATTATAAAAAATATTTTATATAAAATTTATTGAGATAAATAATGTACTTGCATATTTATTATATAAGTCGTAGAGGTAACAGCGGTTATACTCGCGACTTATTTTTTTATTTGAAATAAAAAGTGGCAATTCGAACATAATTATATAATGTAGTTAAGAAATGTATTATATTAATATACGAAGTTAATTATAAAATTAAACTTATATATAAAAGAAAAAGAAACTTTATATAATTAAATATAAAATTCCTTTTTATAATTTTTATATATCTATATACATAAGTAATTTAAAATTTTAAAATTTCTTTTTTATAATAAATTAAAATATTCTAAAATATAAAACCTTTATTTTTTATATCATTTAAAATTACATTATTAACTTCCTTTAATACCTATATTTTATGTTAATTTTCTAAACCTTCTATTATATATGATATATTACATCCCTATATAAATGTATATATAATACCCATGAATGCTATTATTATATCACCTCCATTCCAACTTTCATAGTGATATGGTAAATAACTTTTGTAATAAAACCATGGATTAAAACTTTTTGAAAGCACCTCATGACAAGCTTTTTTAATGTAAAACTTTAAAGTATTTTTATGCCACTCATTAAATAATATATTACTTACTTTATTAGTGTTAATATTTTCATATACGTTACTATTCTATAAAAATATTAAATACTCTTCTACATCTTTTATATCAGTAACAAATTTTCCATAAAGTCGGAAATTTTTAATATATATTTTATCTATAGGTAAATTAAGTTGCTAATTCTTTTTTATTTTTTCTACTATTAATTGATATGTCTCATATAGTATATCAAGCATATTATCTATACTTAAAATAACACTTTTCACATAATCACTAGAATTTTTATCAATATCAATAAAAATATCTAAATTCAAATTTTTATATAAATGATTAAAAATTATATTAAAAATTGTAAAACAATTTAACCATGAATCTTCTATTTCAGGTTTTATAAATATACGATTAATAGGTATTAATTCATATTCTTTAATAATGTTAAATATAATAGTTAAAAAGTTACATATATTTTCAGCTCTATCTTCATTTGATATTTTACCTGGATAAAAATTAATAACTTCTACATAAGGAACTAACTATTTTATTTCGTCATTTTTAAATTGTAAAATTAATTTATAATTTTCATCATCTGTATAGATAATTTCAATGTTATTAAATTCATCTTTTGTGATTTTTACCCCCCATAATTTAAGTCTCTTACTTTTACATAACATATAAAATAAATTTTCTAAACATAAATCCCACTATATATTATTAATGGAAGTATTATCAATATCAGTATTTAATACACTATTAAAATCAAATCCCATAAACTATTTATAAACATATACAAAACATCAGTGTATATATAGTTTATTTCTCCTGTATCGTGTTATATTTAGTTATATGTATACTTTATAGGTATTTTACTTTATATAGTCTTATATAAAGAATAAACTATATAATATTATTAATTATTTGTTTAATTAATTATAAAAATAAAATTTATTTAAACTTAATTTTATAATTAACTTCGTATATTAATATAATACATTTCTTAACTACATTATATAATTATGTTCGAATTGCCACTTTTTCATTTCAATTATCAATAAATATAAAAACATAATTTTTATATTTTCTATTATACATGACACATGATGAGTTTAAAGAATGGTTAAAGGATGAAGTCACTATTTCAGGTGCATTATCTATTGAGATACCAGATAAAGAATATGACCGTATAATTAATAAAGAATTAAAAGCTGTATATGAATTATCTCCTGAAGCTGTTAAGGAAAGTTATACTATTATACCAGTTGAATATTTTTATAGAGAAGAATTTAGAAAAAATAGAACTATACAATTTCCATCATGTGTTGTATCAGTTAATAAATTTGTTGAAATGAATCGTCGTAATACTTTGTTTGGTATTAATGATCCAGATTTTTCATTTAATAAAACTTTTATGGCTGATATGTGGTTGGGTTCATAGATGAATATGGATTCTGTTGCATTCCGTACTATATAGTGGAGTTTATGGGATCAAATGAAACAATTTAATCTTATAGATATAAAGCATCGTTGGAATTGGGATGAACATACATTATTAGTTTTAGGTCATGACCCCAGAGTAAATGTTTTTTGTGGTATGCATGTTAAAGTAGATAAAGAACATGTCTTTGATGATTATTGGGCTTAGAAATGGATAGCTGCTAAAATGAGATTACGTGCTAATACATTACTTACATTATTCCAAACCAATTTAATAGGTGGTGTCACTATTAATATGGCAAGTTATGTAGAAGAAGCCAATAATGATATAACTGAATGTAAAGAAAAATGGAAAGATAATAATAATATCCCTATTTTTGATACTATTCCATAAAAATAAATATATTAGTTTAAATTATTCAATAACATGATGAAAAGAACATGCGATTTACAAATGCTTGATGAATATACAAAGCATTTATCAAAGAAACAAATGCAAATGTTATATGAAGCAAAAGTTCATCAAAAATATTCACATAAATTATTTGAAAGTTATGAAGATATGGAAGATGAAGAAACATATGAATTGTATATAGATGATTATATTATAGAAGACCTTGATATAACAAGAGAAGATGTAATAGATTCAGTACGTTCAATGGCAGATAATGTAAAGGTAATGAATAAACCTGAAGGTATTAGTTTCAAATGTAATGATACCGATACATATGAAAATATTATTGATGCTATTGAGTTACTTGGTGTTGAACCTGAAGTACTTGGTAATATGTTAGATGAAAAATATTTAAGAGATTAAAATGGTAAAGGTATTAAAAAAGAAATATATAAAACTTAATGAGGATGATACTAATGCAACTCCTCAAAATAATACATAGGCACAACAACCTGTGTAGCAACAACCTGTAAATAATAATCAATAGTCTGCACAACAACCACAACAATAGTAGTCTGCACAACAACCATAGAGTAATAATACACAACAATAGAATTCTACACCACAATAGCAGTAGAATAATAACACTCAACCACAACAACAGTAGCAATAGTAGGCTCAACAACAATAGGATAACAATAATAATCAACAACCTGCTCAAGATGATTATAGTAAGATTGCAACAAATGTTTCTACTGTTATGGTAAACATGATAGATTCGCTTCAAACTACATTAAGAGATTTTAATAATACATGTCCTGAAATAGATGCTGCATCTAAAAATCAACAATCTCCTATTAATAAAGAAGCATAGAATGTGATAAAGGCTATTAATGGTTTTACACAAGGTAAAGCAGATGCAACAAATACGAATACTATTAATGCTGCATTCCAAGCCTTTGGTAATATTGCATCAGCTGTAAATGAATTATCAAAGAAATTACAGGAACAAGTTTAGGTATAGGACCAACAACAATAGCAAGTAACACAAAATCCTGTAACTGATTCTTATCATTATTCGAACTTTGGTGATTTACTATCTGAGAAATTAAATTACGCTGATATGAAAAAACTTGCCTCTGCAATGGTAGGAGGGTTTAAATTTTAAATCATGAAATATAAATTTGATATAAATTCTGGACATTATATTACATTAAATGAAGATGATAATAATGTAACAGTACAAACAAATGATAATACAGAGTAGCAAAATAATTCTGTATAGGGAATTCCATCTCTTAATACACCAGATGTAACTACATTACAATAGAAAATGGAAACGACCCTTAAAACATTTGATACAGATATTCAAAATTTAAAAGATCAAGAAGTTCAATTAGAAACTATATTATCAACGGCAGTTTCATAGTTTAATAATGCTACACCTGAGTAGAAATAGAATATCCGAAAATCTATTGTAGATACTAATAATAAAATATTAGATGTAAAAACTAAAATATCAAATAAACAAAAAGATAAAGCTGTAACACAAAATCAATTTGAATTATAGGTTTTACAATTACAATAGAAAGTTAATGAAAACTTATTACCAACTATTAAACTACCATAGAAATATAAATCATTAAATGAATCTAATATTCAAAATGCTAAAATATATTTAAATAATCTTGTAGGTAATGAAGATATTTATATTATTAAAGGTATGGCTGATTTTAAGAGGTCTTTATATAAATCAGAATTATTATATGGAAAAGATAAAGAAGGATATTTTGTAATCTGTATAGATAATGAAGACTTCAATAAACTATATAAAGCAATGGGTTTGGTTGGATATACAAGAGATAGAATAATTGATGCTATCCTTCCACAAGTATTAGACCGCGGAAATATGATTCAATAAAATAATTATAAATTTAAAATATGAAATATAGTAGAATTTCTAAATATAAAAATATCTATATGAAAAATAAAAATAAAAACATATAGAGACTTAATGAAGAATACGATTTTGAAAATGATGAAATGTCACCAGAAGAAATTGTAGAAATATTAAAAAAATTATTAAAAGAAAAAATTGTTCATTTTATCTATGTAAGAAGAGATGGTACTGAACGTGATGCATATGGAACTACCAATCCCGCTATTATTAATCATAGAAAACAAGCAACAGGAAATGGAGCAGGAAGAAATTATAATCCATTAAATGTTAGATATTTTGATGTTGATGCAGGTGGTTGGAGAATGTGTAAAGCTGAAAATATTTTACGTATATTAGATGACACTAAAGAAAAACCTATTCTAACATGGGAAACTATTAGTAAGTTTAATGATTATGTAGATGACTTATTAGATGATGAAGAAGGTTCATATACAGTTAAACAAGTTGTAAATGGTTTCTTAATTCAAACAGATTTATTAGAAGATGGTATTATACCAGAACTTACACAATATCTAATGGATAATTATGAAATTGATATTTATAATAATATATTAATAGGAAGAAAAGAAATAGCAGATGATGAAATTTCAGAATCAATTAAACTTAAAAAGGATATGAAACACGTTAACAGAAATAAAATTAAGGCTGTTCGTGCACTGTCTGAAAGTAGAATGACATATAGCCAACTTAAGAAATTGTTCTGAATAATAAGAGAGAAATGTAATTAATCAAAGCATTTCTCTCTTTACTTTTATATGCTGACATATACATAGTTTATTTCTCCTGTATCGCATTATATTTAGTTATATGTATATTTTATAGGCTATGTAATTATATAGCTTTATATGAGAAATAAATCAATTATAAATTGAAATTAAAAAGTGGCAATCCGAATATAATTATATAATGTAGTTGAGGAAGATAATATATAATATACATAATTAATTAGTTAATTAAACTTATATAAAAAAGAAACTTTATAATTAATTATTTTTATTTGTTTAAAATATAAAATCATAGTAGTGTGAATTTAATTAAACTTATTTTTATAATTAACTTCGTATATTAATATAATACATTTCTTAACTACATTATATAATTATATTGGAATTGCCACTTTTTA